ATCGCTCTACTGAATAAAAGGATGAATGAACTATCTCTTATTTACAACCTGAGTAACAAAAAGCTATACGATCCAGATAACTACAAACCAGGATTACCTTACGAGATTAAAGGTAACCTAATAAAGACACAGCAATCAAGTTTCAGTACGGTAAACTACTTATCTCACCCAACTGAATTTAGAGACATGTATCGGTCTCTACATGAGTTCTTGCAAGTACCTGGTAATGGAGATAAGATATTCAGGAAAGCCCATAAAGAGAAATGGTTTTACGAGATACCAGAAACCAGTGAAACATCTAAGGAGTATTTAGCTGAAATAGAGAAATACGAAAAGGATGTAGCTAGTAATCAAGCCACTATACCAAATGATGTAAAGCTGTTTCTAGGTAACTACCTGACTAAGAGAAAGACCATTTTAAACGACTTCATTTTCTATCTCTATTATGCTTCTTCACGTTACGATGACTATTGTCTAACCGATATTCTGCCATTTGATTTCTTGGTTTACGATAATGACTATCGACTGGTTATTACTTCTAGTTATCGTGATTTCCATGTAGAAGACTGGTTTAAGCGCAATCCTTCTACCATGGAAGAAGTCAATTTCTTTATCGCTAAGACAGGTGAGTGGATTGGTATCCTGAATGATTATAAGAGCAATGGTAACTTTGCTGATTATAGCGAAAGCGATATAGATAGAGAAATTGTCATTTTGGATAAGAGGAAGAAGGAGCTAGAGAAGATAAAAGAAATCATCATACTGCGTCCTGTTCTTTATAAACCAGAGAGGTGGCCAGAGATATCTCGACATTATTGTAGAAGAAATGCTTTTTCAGAAGTGCAAATCTACGACCCTACTCAAGCTAAGACCACTTTTAGTCTAAGAGGTAAAGACCTCACTCCTCAGTCTCTAATCGATGCTTATAAAGCTCTAGTTAGTGATAAAATCAACGTGATTTTCAAGCAATCCAGAGATTGGATTTATAACGAAGCTTATAGAGGTGATTGGGATTCCCATTGGACTAACTGGGATACTTTAGTAGCTAAAGACCCAGCTAAGCAAGCCAATATCGAGAAAATCATTAAGAATCTAGACTATGCTCTAGATAGTGATTTCGGTATCATGACTGCTGCCCCAGAAGTCACGGTAAAGCAGATTCTCTCTGCTACTAACCCAGACGAACCTAAAGCAGCAGATTATGTGGGTAGTCGAATCGCTTCCATGAAGAATGTGATGTACGCTCTAGCTGAAAACATTAGGTTACTCTCTCGTGTCCGTAAGCATAAACAGAAAATCTATTTTCGTTCCAGTAATGGTAGCAGTACCTACTACGGTGAATACGAGGTTTACCGTATTCTAAAACCAGAGTTTTGGTCTGTAGAAGATGTTTATAAAGAGTTCTACCGTGTAGGTGAGGACATTACGGAAGAGAACATCGTTAAGCTCTTCAATGACCTCTACACTAAGTTAGTCTCCATTATCAATGGTGAACTAGATGACCCTAATCCTCAAGGTACGGATAAAGACATCAATGGTTTAGAAACCTACTTTGCTACTGGAGCACTGAATATTCCAGAGAGTGACATTACTCGTGGTAGAATGTAATAGATAAATGAGTATAGCTACTCGTACTACCAAATAGGTAGTACGAGTAGTCTAATCTATATTTAATAAAAGGAAAATGCAAATGAGCGATACTGCAGTCCCTTACCCCAAAAGAGCACTACAGTCTACATTCGATAAGCTTAAGCTATACAATAAAGACATTTACCCTAATGTTAAAACCAATGTACCTGTAGGCCGAATTAATAATCTAAATACTCCTGGTTATTTCAATAGTGTTTCCGATCATCGTGAGAAGAAGGAGCTATTTGCCTTATTGAATGGTCAAGGTGCTACTGACTTTAAACCAGCAGGAAACTGGTGTTACCAGCCTTGGTATAGAAACCCACCTTATACCGATGCTGAAGCCATTAGTTATCTAGACGATATTCAGAGATTCATGGCAGATATCCGGCAGAATAGAATAGTAGCTGATGGTACTAATAAGGTGCTATTAGGTAAGCTATTACCACAAAGACAACAAGAGCTACAGGACCTTAGGAATGCAATTAGGGGAGGGTTTCTAGGTACTCGATACGACCCAGAGGTTTATCCTGCTGACTTCTATCAATACGACATCAGTTTTCGTACTGGTATCACCACTACTTTCAAGAACTTCCATTTGGAGAAGTGGTTTAACTTCAACCCAGTAGATTACAAGGAATGGGAAGCATTCTATAAAGCCATCGGTAGCATGAATACTGAATTGAGTAGTAATCTATCAGGAACAGAACTCTCTACTCAGCAAGCCTTACTGAATAAGCGTAAGTTAGAGCTACATGCAATTAAGAACGCAATGATTTGGGATGCTCGTCTCTATTCACCTACTCGTTGGCCTAAGCTAGGTAGATTTAACTACATTCCTGAAGGAGAGGTAGAAATCTATACCCCTAAAGATAGAGTAGACTTAGTCGGTAAAGACTTAACTATTCAGTCTTTCGCTGATGCTTATAATACCTTAGTAGCCGATAAGCTCAATAGTCTCTTTAAGCAGTCTGCTGGATTCCTCTTCAATGATGCGGCTCCTAGTGTGAAACCTTCAGCTTGGGAGATACCTGCTTATAAAGCTATCTTAGATAAGATTAAACTACATCTAGATAATCCGGTAGATGGGGACTTTGGTACCATGCAGGCTTCTAATGCCATTATACCAGAGGCTCTAAAGAATACTATTAATCCAGATGAGTTAAAATCTCAATATTACATTGATAATAACGAGCCCTCGATTAAGAATGTCATGAAAGCACTAGATAGCTCCATTACCATGCTTTCTCGTATTCGTAAGTTTAGTGTTAGAATTATCTATCAGCCACCAGGTGGTGCAACACAAGACTTAGGTTTATTCGAAGTCTATCGATTACTTACCTTAGACTGGGCTTTCCCTGAGCTCTATAAGGAATTCTATAGAGTCGGCGAAGACATTACTGAAGCCAATGTCACTAAGCTCTTTAACGATATTTACAAAGAATTAATTAAGATTATCAATGGAGAAAGAGAAATCCCTAACCCTAAACCAGGGGTAAACTACCAGGGATTGAATAATCTCACTCTCTATTTTGCTCCTGGTAGGATGTTGTCCTCCGATGAAATCGTAAGAGGTAAATAAATCTGAACACTCTTCTACTCTACTCTGGTATTGAGCCAGAGTAGAGTAGGGGTATTTATATTGTACTAGAGGAAAGCCTCTCTAATGAAAAACATTTACATCAAGACCACAGAAACCTGTAACTTGGATTGTCCTCACTGCTTTACCAGTGGTTCTCAAGGTGCAAAGGTGTTCTGGAATATAGAAAAGGTAAAGAATTGGTTAGCTAAACTCGATAAAGAACTACCTAAAGACGAGATGTTTGTCGTTGCCTTACATGGTGGTGAGCCCTTTATCTGTAAAATGGAAGACTTAAACAGTGTCGCTGATTTTGTCTATTCTCTAGATAGAGAGACAGACTTATCTGCTTCTACTAACTTAGTCTATAAACTCACCCCAGATAGATTGGAATTCATTACCAAGCGTTTATCCGGTATCATGACCAGCTGGGATATGGTGGGAAGATTCCAAACGGAAGAGCAATTAAAGCTCTGGGAATCCAATATCAAGACTATCCAGGGTATCACCAAAGACCCCATGTTTATTAAAATCAATACCGTATTGACTAAACCCTTTATCCATTTCGGTATTGATCGGTACTTTAATGAAGTCATTTTCAAGAACAACATTAAGTACATGGATATCTCTAAGTTAACGGTACATGGCAGTGCTAAGAAGAACCCTGCTATTGTACCAACTAATAAAGAGGTTAGGGATTACTTCTATCAATTACACGAATACGTAGAGAAACACAATCTAAGAAAAGAAATCGTGATTGATGTACTGGAAGACATCTACATCAAGATAGAAAAGAAACAAATGGACAGTGGGACTTATTTTAGGCAATGTGAAACCAATCTCTATACCATTAATGCCAATGGTACGGTGTCCAGTTGCCCTAATGAAGCGCCTACTGCTATCTTTGGTACAGTAGATGATTCGATAGAGAAATTGCACAATTCCCCTAAGAGAATCTTCCAAATACACCAGGAAACCGTACTGCCTGATACCTGTTATAAGTGTGACTTATTGGATTATTGCGGGGGTGGTTGTTATAAGCAGCACTGGGATGAAACCGGTTGTACTACCCCTAAAAGATTGATTCGAGAATTGATTAATAAAACCTAAGGAGTGATTGAAATGCCTATTCAGTTCCCAACTGATTTTGAAGATGCTGGCCTAAAAGCATTAGTCAATGAAGTGGTACTAGACAATAAGGTAACCGATAACGCCGATAAGAAATACAGCTACATCAATGGTTCTAATTTCTTTAGATTTAATCCGACTACTCACGATGAACAAGTGTGGTATATCGGCAAAATCCAAGCGATTATCAATACCATTGTCAATGAAGACATGGGTAATCTCTGGCAGAGAGCTGAGATTGAAAGACGTATTGGTATTTGTACCAGTATTATTAACAGATGTAACGAATTCGATAAATGGTTTGCTGAAGCTTGGTTCCAAGAAGGACTGGCAGGGAACCATGGTCGTCTCCCTATTATTATCGATATCTACATCAGTGGAAGAAAAACCGGTGTTGGATTCAATAGTGCTGAAGAGGTAGCCAGAAGCGTTATCAACAACGAGTACTATAAGAAACCAGTGATGGTAATGCGAGGTGATGGTGGTCGTTATAAAACAGCTACTGAAAACTACCGTAGAGTACTGCAAGAGTATATCGATGGTGGGGTATTCAGTTTCGATGAATGGACGACCAATTACCTAGAAAGAGCCCACAATGCACTAAATGACATGTGGGATGCACGTAACGTATTCAACCAAGTAGGTCGTTGGGGTATTTGGACTAACCCCATGCCATACGGTGTTTCACCTCGTACCGGTTCTACTATTGGTGACCCACCTGAAGCCACCACTAGTGATGCTTACCACAACAAATGGTTACAGGCACTAAAACAGAGAAAAGCAGAAATTGAAGCTTTAACTGATTTGCATCATTATCCAGAAGACCTCAATTACCAAGGTCAACTAGTGAAGACCAAAGACTTTTTGGATACTTACAATACCCGTGTAGCTAAACGGATTAATAGTTGGTTGAAGTTTAGTAAAGGTTTCCAATACAACCTCAATAAAGACCCCAAACCAGCAGGTCTTAATGCTTTCGATGCTCTAAATACCGAATTACAAGAGAAGATGGGTGAACCCGTAGCTGGTGGTCAGTTTGGTATCATGCAAGCTGCTATTGATGTGATATTGGCTTCTATCAATACTACTGCTTCTCCCATTGAACCTAAAGCTCAAGAGTTCATTGACGATAATATCGTTTCTATTCGTAATGCAGTAGAAGCATTAAACGAATCAGTAAACAAGTTATCCCGTATTCGTAAGATTACTATTGACGTCGGTCAGCAAATCGGTGGTAATAACGTCAGAGTGGGTACCATTGAGATTCCGGCTATCATGAACGACTCTTACATTAAAGAGAATATTGTTCGTGAAGCTTTACAAGAATTGGAACTAAAAGGACAGGTGATTTCCCAAGAGAACTGTCAAGAGTTTATGGATAAGTTATACGAAGACTTAATGGAAGTATTCGATAACATTGGTAGAGACGATAAAGTCGTGTTCAGTACCACTTATTGTCACTCCAGTTGCCATACCCACAATTCTTGTAAACACAGGTCGACACGTTAAAATGAATACGATTAATCTAGTAGAAGACAGAGATTTCCTTATTAAGCTATTGGAAAACAGCTTTACTAAGGAAGAGAGTATTGCCAAGACAATAGAAGATAACTATCTAAGAATTGAGTCTCAAGGTACCATTAAGTACTATCCTCTTACTGAGGAAGACACCAAAAGTCTTAGTAAGGTGAATGAGAAGAACAGGAATATGTTGGAGTTCGTGATTGCTGAAAAAGCTTATCTAGAACTCTTAGCTCAATTAGGTAGCGATAAAGCCTTTGCAGTGAGAATCGATTCTATCTCTTCCCCTGACTTAATCAAAGCGATTGTGAAAAACAAATTCACACCGGTTTGGTACTATCCGAAAGAGATTACAGAGAGTAAAGCAGTTAAGATTCTTACGGTAATCGCTAACCTGAAACCTGAGCTATTCTATATTGACGTAGAAGAGAGCGGTGAAAACCAATTAGAGAACAAGGTAAACTTACTGAAAGCTTTAGTAGAGAGCAGTAAGTCTCACTATACTCGACAGATGATGTTAACCTATTTCTACTTGGTTCAGTTTGCAGTAGGGATTAACACTCCAGTAGATGAACACTTGGTACCGATACGTATAGAAAATACGCTATTTAGAGATAAAGAGGTATACCAGGCTTACGTAGACCAGTATCTCTCTACTGAAGAGAATCATTCTGATCTCTTAGACGTGATTCGTTTTATCAAGTCCATCCCTTTAGCTATCTATTCATTTAGACTAGATGCAGATATCACGGCTCTCTCTACTAAGAACATTGTTCAAGTAGATGATTCTCAAGGTCAACACCAGATTAGCCGTATTGCCTATGGCTTAATCAAGAATCGTGATTTGATTTATTACCTCATTGACCATATCGAGAATAACCCCTCTGTAAAAGAGAGATTCTCTTTAGATAACACCTACTACTTCTTTAAGAATCAGTTTAAAGAAAAAGTGTGGTTTAACCAAAACCTATTCGAAATACTTTCTAAAAACCATTATTTAGAAGAGGTAGATTAGAGACATGTTGAAATTAAACAAAGTAGAGTTAGGCCTCAATCGTTACTTTCAAAGTGACAAAGAGGCTATACTCTTCACTGACCGATATTACTTCGGTGCGGCAGGTAAATCAGGCTTTAGCTTTGCCTATAAAGACGGTTTAGAGAGTTACGTGAAAGAGAAGTATAATGGAGACTTCAATCTCTTCTTTACTTTCATTCGAGAAAGAATACCTGAAACCGTTCTTTACTTCGATGCTGAAGACCACTTACTCTTAGTAGGTTTGGTCTTTACTATCTGGTTTAACCAATGCACCGATAGCGATGTAAAGACTTATCTTAAGCTTTATATCGACAACTTAAAAGACTCTTTCTTAGACTCCAATGTGGCTAAGCAAAGACTCTTTAATACGATTCCAGAGGAAGTCGATCTCTTAAAAGAGGAAATCAGTCACTATCAGGTAACGGATAACCTTACCCAATCCATTAAAAGGATTAAAGAGAAGCTCGACTTATCTCAAGAGAATCGAGATTTCCTTATTGACTATCTACCTCTAGAGTTACTCTTGCTCTTAAGAGCCAGCAACAAGATAGAAGATAATGCTGACTTAGACGATCGTCTCTATCCAGTATTGTTCTCTATTTACAACTCTCGTATCTTAACTGAATTAAGACGCCAAGTCGTATTGAAAGAAATCTCTATTGAGAGTAAGAAGTACGGAGTAGACTACCAGAACCTAAGACATGGAATCGATGATTTAACCTTCGATACTGTATTGCGTTCTCTAATTACTGGTAGAAACATTCGTTTCACCCTAAGGAATAAGAAACCTTTGGTGAAGAAACACGTGAATCGATTAGTAAGAAATCACTTTCCCAATGACAATAATCTAGAGTCTCTACTGGATACTAACTTCAGTTACCACTCTCTAGTAAATAGAATCAAGCTCTACAAGAGCGATTCCATTGATATCGATTGGGTAGACCAGTATACTTACAATCATGGTTTAATTAAGCTCTTTATCAGTGTGGTATTAGGTAAAGACACACCCAAATGGCTAGAAGGAGCGAGTGATGTTTTACTTGAAAGATGGGGTTAATATCTATCCTGATTACTTCAAGGATATCTATCTAAACGATAACCTTCAAGCAACACTGAGTGAAGAAGAGCTAAAATACCCGATTAAAGCACTAGAATACCTGTTAGAGAAAGAGGAGTCGATTAACTTCTATCTCCCGTATAAGGACTTCGTTGCTATTCGTTTAAATAGCTTTAGCTACTACCTAAACGATATCTCCGATGACTTGTATTGGTATCTCTACCATGTTATCCACTTCTACATTCACTTCCTTCAATTCTGTTATGGTGAGCCATTTACAGAAGAGTTGATGAAGAGAGAAGAAGTCCTCTCTCTAATTGACAGAACCCCTAGAAGCGAATTAATCGATAAACCATTCGAATTCACGTTAGTCGATTACCTAAAAACAGGTAATGAGGAGGAATTAGTAGAGTACATCGTTGGTATTCGAGAGTTCGTATTCTTAGAGGATGTTCGTTCTATCCTCTTCGAAGTCGATTACACCAACAAGATTAATGAAAAGGAAAGTGGGTTAATCAGTGGTGTATTAGACAATACCTTCGAGTTTACTCCTGAAAACATCAAGCAGGTGATTGCTATTGTTAGTCGATTGTCTGTAGAGACAGGAGGAGATAAAGAAGGTGAGAAAGAGTACTGGTCTGTATATACCAATCAGGATTTCAGTGATATTCTTTCATTCCTGGAGTACTGCCGTAATCCTAAACCAGTAGAGAGACCCTGGTTAGCGATTAGTGCACCAGTAATGGGTATTAATCAACACCTCGTCAATCTACTCTTAACCAATCCCTTCTATCTAAAACTATTTTAGTATACCCTCTCTAGTGAGTATCAAACTCACTAGAGAGAATACCTTTTATAATGAAAACCATTCCAATCTACCCAGCTACTAAAGTTATTAGTCCGAGTGATAGAGAGATTAGTTTAATCATCAAGCCTACAGAGAAATGTAACTTCAAGTGCACTTTCTGTAGTAGTACCGATATTACGGATGATAAACACAAACTCTTAGACCTAGACTATATCTTCAACTTCTTAAAACGTTACCCTAATACCTCCACCATTATTGTCAATGGGGGAGACCCATTAATGGTACCAATCTCCCATTACTATAAAATCATCGAGTACCTAGAAACCAATCAATTAAAAGCACACCTATCATTAACCAGTAATCTCTATCCTTTCTACTTGAATCCAGATAAATGGACTCCTCTCTTTACTCATGAAAGAGTCGGTATCATTACTTCATTTCAGTTAGACGACTCTCGTTTAAAACACGATTATACTCCTTATTCCTTAGAGGAATTCTGGAAAGTATCGGATTTGATGTTAGAGAGAACAGGCTATCGTCCTGACTTCATCTCCCTAATGACTAATGAGAATGAACACCTAGCAATAGACCATGTAAAACTAGCTAAAGAAATGGATGTAGAATGTAAGCTCAATCCGGTTTACTTATCCGGTAGACAAGAGAATCCTTTTCTATTAGCCAAAGCCTATCGTATCTATCTAGAAGTCTATAAACAAGGATTAGCTCAATGGGAATATAACACCAAAGCTATCTTTGGTGTATTAGCAGGAGATTCGGGTACTTGTCCTTATGGACGAGACTGTGATAGCTGGATTCGTTTATTACAACCATCAGGTGACTATTATACCTGTGGTTCATTTGGAGACGATAGAAAGTACCCTATTAGCTACGAGAATGAAATTTACCACAATCAGTTCTATACTCCTCTAACGGATAATGCCGAAATCTACTCCATGAAGGAAGACTGCTTTACCTGTAGTCTATTCGAAATCTGTAATGGGTGTAGGAAGCATATTGAAAACCACAAAGAGAATGGTTTAGTAGAAGAGCATTGCCGTAACATGAAAGCGATAGAAAAGGAGCTTTTACAGGTAAAACTCCAGTCTAGTACTAGAAAATAAACTGTAAATAGCGATTAGAGAGCCATAGAACGTGTTTAAGGCACCATCAACAGTAAGTTGATGGGTTTGTATGCCTTTAATGTTCATCGCAATATAAGAGCATTCTGAAGCGATTTAATAACAAAGACTAAAAAAGAAGGTTTTAATAGATAGACTAGGGTACCCTCTGAGAGGCACCCTAGTCGTAGCATTACACTAATAGAAACAGTTTTCTATTGATGTTGTTTATTGGTTACAGAATCTTCTCTGTAACTCCAGTATGTTTCTTCCACAAGAATGGAGTAAACTCACCGGTTGATGTGGGCTTAGTCTATTGACTACAGGTAATTTTGCCTGGAAGCTACTACTACCTTTAGCATTGACTAATTCCATCAATTTTTGGTGGTGCTGTGACACACCTCTCGCCTCCTTTCCGAGCCATGATTACTCTACTCTACTACCCCATTGCTAGGGTAGTAGAGTAGAGTGGCTCTTTACAGCTTTTACTACAATTTCAATCAATGATCCATTATAACCATAGAGACTACCAGCAAAGCAGTAACGGTTATATTGATTACAGTGATAACTAACATGGTTGTTCCTTAGTCTTTCTAGAATTATTGTTTAGTACTACCTTAAGACTACCTTGTCTAGAATTCAGGGTAATCTTAATCAAAATTAAGTCTTGAGTATATCCTACCCCCTACTACCCTGTAAAAGAGTAGTAGGAGGGAAGGGCTTTTCACAAGGACCAGATTAAGTCTTACACATAGTCGATTTTCACGACTACGCCCTTGGCTACACGGATGGTTACTTCATCCGTAGCGGTGGACAAGTCCACTACGATACCACCAGTAGCTTTGGGTTTTTGTTTCTTGGGTTGAGGTTGAGACTGTTGAGGTTTAGCCTCTACTGGTTTAGCTTGAGGTGCTTCCGGAGTTTGGGAAACTTCCTCAGCTGGCAGTTCAGGCAGAGGTTCGTTAATACGGGCATAGCTGAAACCGGAGAGTACTTGAATGCGTTTCTTGTCAGAGCGCAGGTCAGCCATGAGATTGTTCAGGGCTGAGTACTCAATCTGCTCATTGGGAGGCGTATTGAGGTCCAGCTCTTCCCCTTCGTAGTAAAACTCAATTGAAGAGTAATCCAAACTCAGCGGGAACTTAGTAGGACCCACCTTACCTTTCGGTTGAATGAAAGGAATGATTACCTCCTCAGGTAGGGTGGGTGTACCGTACACGCATTTAGAGAACTTCTGTTTGAAGTCCTCTACCAACACATGGGTGAGTGAACGGATATGCTTAATCTTGGTACTGAAACCAGGTGGCGGTACTTCATCAACTTCGAGTACAGTACCATACTCACTGATTTCCGGACCAGTAGCCGGTTTTACTACAGAAGGTGCCTCAATTTCACCTTCTTGGGCTGCTTGGCCTAATTCAGCCAAGGAACCATACACACCTACATTTGCACCGTACGGATTGGTTACTTCATTGTTTTCCATAATCTTGTCCTTTTTAAAACATTAGGTTAAACTCGTTTCTTTCTTTAAACGAGGAGAAGAGTAACAGCACTTGGTAATCTGTACGTCTACAGATACCAGAAGAATACTTAAGTGATTCTTCCTTTCTCATTACAGTAATATAAGGGTATAATTATTTGGATTATAGAAAGTTTCCTAGTCTTCTGGTGACTCACTATCGCTACTAGAAGCATCTAAATAGAGTTCTTTAAAGTCAGCATTAGCTGTCCACAACCAAGCTACTTCCAATAAATCGTCACCTAGAGAGAATTGGATTAGATGTGGATCACCATTCTCGTCTTCTTCCCACCATTGTACCCAAACATCTATGCTATTGTAACAGAGTTCGTATTCCTGATCATCACTGTAATCGTAGCTAAAGTAACCATCATCGTAACTCGTTACCTTTTCTTCTTCCTTACGAACGTACATAATCGAACCAATCAGTTCGACGACTTTGTCTTCTTTCTCGTAAATCTCTTTACGGTTTTCCTCAGTAATCACTTCACCGAATATTGATACTTCAATCATCTTCTTAATCTCCTTAAAATGAAATGCAAAATAGAATACTCTACTGTACAGGCTATTGTACCTGTACAGTAGAGTAGATTATCACATCTTATCTCGTAGCTTGATAGCTACTCGATGGTTAGACTTATCTCGTAACCTGACGGTCACTCGATGTTAAACTTAGCCTTGGTAGTTCAGTAAGAAGAGTTTGTGTACTCGATTACCGGAAGGTACCTCAATCGGTTCCTTAATCACAGGGTCATCGGTATCTTTAAAACCTACTGTCTTCATGGGTTCGTAGAAGCAGTTAAAATAGATTTTAACCCCTTCTCTCCACAAGTGACTGGTTAAGAAAGGCGTGAAGTAATTGGGAACATCTTCCCCAATCAGTACACCATCGTATTGCTCAGGTCTAACTGGTTTTACCTCTAGACCAGGAACATACCCTTCCTTACGGTAGGTTTCTTTATCTTCATCGGACAAAGCATTAAACTTTTCCATCCATTTCTCAATGACTTCTTCGAAGCGGTCAGCTTCTTGCTTTCTTTCCCGAATCATTTTCAGTACATGTTGGGCGATGTTAAAGGACTTCATGTCCAATCCATCACTATCCGGTACCAGGTAAGAAGTCAATAGAGACTTAATGGTGTCGTCCACTTCATCCACATAGAGACCAACGTGCTGGATGTGTGGGTGAGGGCGAGTAGAAATATTAATCAACATAGTGAAACCTTTACTTAAAGAAGAGAATATAGAGTACGGCTAGGAATAGGCCAGATACCAGGAAGTCCAAAGTGACGATATTGGATTTAGGTACCCATTGCTTCCTAATAGTCCCCAGTTTACTATTAATTGTCGCAATCTCAGCTTCCAGCTTACGTAGTGTCTCCTCGATGTCAGGAGTACTGGGAGTAGACTGGGCAGAAGAGATTAGAGGTACCGGTTCTTTGGTTTCACTAGCCTGAGGTTTCTCTTTGGCTACCTTCTTAGCCCTCTTAACTGTCTCTTTAGTAGACTTCACTAAAGGTTTAGCTGGTTTCTCTTTCTGTTTCTCTACCGCTTCTCTTACTCTTTTCTTGTACTTCTCGGCAGCTTCTTCGGCTTCTTCCTTAGTTTTAGCCCAAAGTTTAGTCATGTCGATTTCTAATTGCTTATTGACTTCTAAGTGTTTACGTGAACCACACTTAGGACATCTGGGTGTTACGGCCACACTCCTGTAATCATTTAAGCAATTACTGCATCTTAAAGCACGTTTTTCTTTCTTCACTCTAGTCATGTTGTCACCTTACTAATAAGTAGATTACTGAAACAATGAGTAGTACAGTAATCGCGGTTAGGATATTAAGCATTTTTCTGTCCTTACTGCATTGGATAGTCAGATTTTCTACCTCTAGTGTCAATCCACCTACGTGTGCTTCTAATTGACGCAGAGGTGCCTCTAAGGGATTAGTGGGTTTAGGTAGGGTATTCCTTCTACCTAGACTGTGTTGTCTCATGGGTTTACCCTCTAATCCGACTAGGTCATCTTGATGGTTAGAATGAGAGTGGATAATCTCAGTGCGCTGGCGTGAGCGACAGCAAGGACACCTCGGTTTAGGAGAACCGGTTTCGTACTCGAAATGACAGCGTTTACAATGGTATTTGGTTCTTTGTCGTTCTGAATGGTGTTCAGTCATTATTCAATTCCTTTCACTCGTACCCTCGTTACAGGGTCTTCGAGCCTTTGTTTTCGTAATGTTCTAGCAAGTGGTATAGACCACTACAGCCATTATCCAGATTCTTGACTTCCCCTAAATGTTCAGTTAAGCACCTATTTAGGTATTTACAAGAACCACAAAAAGAGTGTTTTATTCTCTCCTCTTCCTTCTCTCCCCACTTCAGGATAGAGGGGAAATCGGGAAAGTGTCTAAAATATTCTCTACCATTTAAGTCAAAATCCAATACGGCTAAGCCAGTAGGAGAGATGAATAAGTTACTACTGGTATAGTCATGGATTTCTCCCTCTAGGGCTAAGTAGACCAATTCCAGGTTATTACACGGTACATCGTACTTAGTACAGGAATCAATAAAACGAATTAAGAATTCCTGATAATCTAGAAAGGAGTAATTAAAGTTATTGGCTTGATTGGTGGAATACGGTTTTACCTCTACGACTTCTAAGGTAGAGAGTAAGGAGAGCTTCTTAGCCATCTCATCGGTGTCTAAAGACATGACATGGGGAGTAGCTAATAGATTAAGAGCAAAGCTTCTATCATTACTAACTAGTTCTAATAGGTTATTAAACACTTTATCGTGTTGTTCACGAGCATCAAAGTCGTAGGATATACAAAGATTGATAAACGGGTAATAGAACCAATCTCTAATGGTGGATAGATTAGTTAAAGCATTAAAGCGATTACAGTAAGAAACCAATAAGGGTAGAAGCTCTTCTACGTATCCTTTTGGTAATAAGGATATTTCTCCTCCATATAGGTCAATAATGTCAATCTCTCTGTATTGGGTAATCTCTTTTAAATATCCCTCTATCTTCTCAAGAGGGATTAGGTCTTTACTGCTTAATTGCTCTTCGGTTAGGTAACAGAAGTGACACCTAAAGTTACACAAATAAGAAGGATTGACCTGTACGTTTACGGTACTCATGCTTTAATTACTACCAGGTAATAGAGAGAACATCTCACTTAATCGAATAGTCTCGATTTCGGTTTCTCTGGCTAAGGCTTCTTGTAAACCTGATTCCGTTCTTTCTTGATACCAGTAACGAGCGGTTCTGTCTAGGTCAGTAATGTAGTCTAAGTGAGCATAGTCTTTCATGGCTTCAGTGAGTAAGGAGTAAACGATTCGAATAATCTTATTCTTCATGGCTTCACTGAAGATGCTTACTTTCTTAAACTCTACTCCTGGGACAATACTCTTATCGAAGAAGGAATATCGCATCAGTGTCTTGATAAGGGACTCAATCTCTTTATCGGTAGTGAGGTGATACTCGACTATCCCTTTCTCTTTCAAGAAGCTTAGGACTTCTAGGTAGGAGAAGATGGTTCTGACAATAATGGCTTTCATGGGGTAGATTTGCATAAAGCCTTCTGTTCTTTTACAGCAATAGGCTTCAGTAGCTTCCCCTAGGATTCTAATGTAATCCTTGTCTTCAATCATGTATTCCAAGAAGGTAAGCTGTGCTTGATTCTCAATCTCTCTATTGTGCTTGTAGTAGATGTTGAATTTATCTGCTATTACAATGGGTTTAGAATCATCAATAACATCATTCGTAATCACGTCTGAGTTTTTAAAGAGAGCAGCCAATTGGTGGTTTTTCTCAATATAGGCTTTAAACTCTTCTTTTAATGGTTTTAAATTCAAATCGGTTTGCAAGACTAACACTCCTTTTTACTAAAATCAAATAGATTAACCGCTTGTGACTAAAATAGAATACCAATAAACACTACCCTACTACTCCTAGTCTTCAGGAGTAGTAGGGGGTGTGGTTTATTTCAATAATACCAGTAGGTCTTCTTCATTTAATACCTGAACACCTAACTGTTTGGCTTTAGTGAGTTTACTACCTGCGTTTTCTCCAGCAACAAGATAGTCAGTTTTACCAGAAACACTATTACTAACACTAGCTCCTCTTTCTTCTAACATAGAGCTTGCTTTATCTCGTGTTAAAGTAGTCAGAGTTCCTGTTAAAACAAAGTTTAAACCTGATAGGTTTTGTTTGGTATTTACCTTGTTATCTAAATGGAGATAGTTCAGTAATTCGGCTAACTGTAACCGGTTTCTTTCTTGTTTGAAATAATCGTAAATAGCTGATGCGATTATTACACCAATTCCACCTATTGCCATGATAGATTCTTTACTGGCATCCTGTAGAGAAGATAAATCACGGTAGTGTTTAGTCAGTAGTTTGGCTAAGTTTTCACCCACATAAGGGATACCTAATGCAAATAGCAATCTGGTTAAGGTGGTATACCTACTCCTCTCTATATTAGACAGTAGATTATCTATCCATCTAGTGGCAGTAGACACCTGTAGAGTACTTAGTGTTTCTTTGTCTAAACGATACAAATCTACAAATTCTTTAATCAAGCCATTGTCGATTAGTTTCTGTAGAATCTCTGGACCCAAACCCTCTATATTCATGGCTTTCTTGGAGACAAAGTGAACAAAACTCATGTGTCTTTGGGTACCACAGTATACACCACCAGTACAGCGATAAGCTACCCCATCGGATTTCTCTACCGGACTATTACAAACCGGACACTTCTCTGGTAAACGGTATGGTACAGTGCCATTGGGTCTTCTTTCCTTTATTACATTAGTGATTTTAGGGATAACATCACCACTGCGTTTTACGACTACCGAATCCCCTACCCGAATACCCAAACGATCAATTTCATCTTGGTTATGTAAGGTAACATTAGAGACCACAACACCTCCTACAGTTACTGGGTGGATTCTGGCTACCGGTGTCAGTACTCCTGTCCTACCAATCTGTACGTCGATGGCCTCTACAGTAGAAGTAGTCTCTTCAGGTGGGAATTTGTAAGCCACTGCCCATAAAGGAGACTTGGAGATATAGCCTAGCTTAACTTGGTCTCTTACCTGGTTTACCTTAATAACCATACCATCGATATCGTATTCTAACTGATTACGATGAGAAAGGAAACGAATGTACTCTTTCAGTACCGAGTCTATACTTGTACAAAGAGAACAGTATCCCTTAGCTAAACTAAAACCCATTCTCTTTAAAAGGACTAATTTATCTAAATGGGTGTCCTGCTGTTGGATACCTTTCAATTGAACAATATCGTAGGCAAAGAAAGACAACTTCCTACTGGCTGTAGTTTTGGGGTTTAATTGACGTAAACTGCCTGCAGCAGCATTTCTAGGGTTAGCAAATAGCTGCTTATTTTCTCTTTCTTGGTTTTGATTTAAGGTAAGAAAGTCTTTCTTGAGCATCAGTACCTCACCCCTTACTTCAATTAGGTCTGGTAAGACATCGCCCATTAGGCGTAAAGGAATGGATTTAATGGTCTTAATGTTTTCCAATACATTCTCGCCAGTATAACCATCTCCCCTAGTAGAGGCTTCTACCAATAAACCGTCCCTATAGAGTAAGCTAATTGCTAAACCATCGTATTTAGGTTCCACTATATACTCAACAGTTTCTCTTCCTAGTACCTTTGTTACCTTTTGGTGGAAAGCTACTGCCTCTTGGTTATTAAAGACATTATCCAGTGAGAGCATTGGTATAGAGTGGGTAATCTTATCGAAACCTTCTTTTACCATTCCTCCGACTCTATTAGTGGGGCTGTCTGGTAATTTGTATTGTGGGTAGGTCTCTTCTAATTGAAGTAACTCTCTGTAGAGCTTATCGTACTCACTGTCCGGTACAGTGGGTTTATCTAAGGTATAGTATTCGTAAGCATACCGATTAAGTAAATCGGTTAAACGTTTGATTTCAGTTTTTGTATCCATGCCATTTCCCATTTTTAAACTAGCAACAACTAACGTTAAGTAGAAAATGAAATAACTCCGTATTTACGAGGGTTTATAGTTCTCTCTATTAAGATAGTATACAAAGTATACCTCCACCAAATACATTACCACAAAACCCTTGTCTAGCAAGGCTTTAAGCCATATTCCAATTTATAAGTTAATGTAACACCTAAAATGATACTAGTTAGGCTACCTATCCCTGTTCTAAAACAGCGCCTTTTTTTAGTCTATTTTAGGGAGGCGCCATTAATATATAGTATACGAAGTATACTCCCTAGCTATCAAAACCTCCGAAAGCCTTATCTGGCAATGGTTTGAGGGCCATTTAGTAGTGAAAAGTTAATGTATAATCAAAAACGAAATATAGTAAAGAATACTACTCTACCGATGTGTCTCGGTAGAGTAGTATAACCACCAAACAAGGAGTAGGGTCATTTAGTTCGGTTTTGCTTTCTTACTAGGGTAGAGTTTACTGGTATTTATACCAGATTCGTTCCGGAAGAACTCAGTGATGTTCTTAATCAACTCTTTCTCATCGGTACCTAGTTTTTCTACTACCTGTTTAATAGGAATCAATTTAGAACTATCAGTGGGATGCCAGTAGTTCTCGCATTTGATCTCAGGTACGTTGTTAAACCGAGAAGTAGCGTAGATGTTACAGTCTTTACATGTCCAGCATTTCCCGATAATGAGAGTAGGAGGTGAGTTCTTTGGTGAACCATCTGCCTTAGCACTGTAAGTACAGGTACCACGCAATGAACCGTCTTTATTCCTACCCTTGTTGTTCTCGCAAGAGGAGTAATTACCAAACTTTCCTTCTTTTACTACCATCTTACCACCGCATTTAGGGCAATTTATATCATCTAGATAGACAACCTCTGTATTGGTACCATTAGACCCCCTACCAGGATTGTAAATATATCTACATTTCCTATCAGGGCAGTAACGGAACTTACCCATTCTACCCATGCGTTCCATCAGGTTGTGTTTACCACACTGAGGACACACTTCGGTAGTCTCAACAGCCTTACTCTTGCCTTTTAATTCTAAGGTGATTTTATCAACCAACTCTTTAAAAGGACTCCAGAACTGATTCAGTGTCACTACCCAGTTCATCTTACCAGAGGAGACATCGTCCATCTTCTCTTCTAGTCTAGAGGTATACTGGTAATCGACGTATTCAGGGAAATGAGAAGAAATAAAGTCATTTACACCAATACCCATTTCCGTAACAGTAATACGGTTCTTATCTACGGTAATATAACCTCTATCCTTAAGCGTCTTGGGAATAGTGGCATAGGTAGAAGGTCTACCGATACCGTAGTCTTCCAGTACTTTCACTAGAGAAGCTTCGTTATAACGGGCTGGAGGTTTAGTCTGTTTCTCCTCGCATACTACACCAGGTGGTGATACAGGAGTTAACTTATCCTGGTTATGGATTACTGGTAAACGAACATCGTCATCTTTTTCACCATCAATCTCATCACCTTCCTGATATACTTCTAGAAAGCCCTTAAACACCAATACACTGCCGTTAGCTCTAAAGGAGTAATCTTTAGAGAAATCGAAGATAATTCTGGTAGAATCGAATATAGCCGGTTTCATTTGGCTAGCTAATGTACGTTGCCAAATCATCTCGTATAGCTTATATTCGTCACCTTTCAGTACCTCCTTTAAGGACTCAGGGGTGTGGCTGATATCCGTAGGTCGGATACATTCGTGTGCTTCCTGAGCCGCTTGAGACTTAGAATGGTATTGTTTAGGTGATTCAGCAATAGCTTTAGGGTAATGGTCTTTACCGTATTGATAAACAGAACTCAATGCTTCTTGAGATAACACAGGTGAGTCAGTACGATGATAAGTAATAAACCCATGCTCGCCACTACTGCCTTCGAATAACGCTTGAGCTGCTGTCATGGTGCGAGAGGAAGACCAGCCCAGTTTACGTACCGCATCCATCTGCATGGTAGAAGTAATGTAAGGAGGTTTAGGTTTACGAGATACCTTACTGGTAGCAATATCCTTTACTACCAATCTCTCCTTATTACCCACCAACTCATTCAGTTTAGATAAGTGTTTATCCTTAAACTCCTTATCCGTAATACTCTGTTTATCTACCTTATTGCTACCAATACGAGACAAACGTACAGGGAACTGAATATTGTCTTTTTCGGTTAATAAGGAAATGGACCAATAGGTCGTTGGTACGAAAGCAGCGATTTCTTTCTCACGCTCGGTCAAGACACGTAGAGCAGGAGACTGTACACGACCAGCTGATAAACCACTTCTAATGGCTTTCCACAGAATCGGAGAGGCGTAAAAACCAAATAGAAAGTCAATACCACTACGAACAAACTGAGCATGAACCATGTCCATGTTAAGTTCAGTAGCGTTAGCAATGGCTTTTCTAATAGCGCTTTCGTTTACCTCATTGTAGGTTACACGCTTAAACTGACAGTTTTTGTTCTTTCTACGAATCAATTCCATTAAGTGCCAGCTAATGGATTCCCCTTCTCTATCTGGGTCAGTAGCCAGATAAACCACGTCTACATTTTCAGCTAAGCGCAACAGGTTCTTAGTGTTTTCTTTGTTCTTTGGGGAGAGTACGTAATGAGCTTTAAAGCCATTATCGACATCGATGGCTTTCTCTTTATACTCGTCTTTATTCAATTCACGGACATGGCCTCTAGATGCCGTTACTTTAATACCATCCTTGTAAAGGTACTTACCAATGGTTTTCGCTTTACTAGGGGATTCTACAATCATGAGTGTTGACATACCCACCTCATTCGTTTTCATACAAATTGGCGTACTGGTTAGTGAGATGTATTACGAAACACATCAAACCACAAGAAATCGCCAAACCTATCAATAACACCACACTATAAAACAAAAATTCATTCTGCATTACCGTGTTCCCTAATGTATTCTTCTTTCTCCGCCTTCAATAAACGGAGAAACTCGTCAGCTGTTTCAGCTCGACCAATTGTGTGCTTATAATCCGTTAAACGCTCCCTGATTTCCTTTTCATTCCAGAAACCATTGATTCGTTGTACAGAGACTTGCCAGGAATTGACAAAATCCACAATACGTTTATTGTAGCTATAAGCAAAGTGCTCTCTCTGGAATAGAGTCGTTACCCAGAAGTTAAAACTCGCTAAGGTGTGGTTATGGGTAAAGAACAATACTCCTATAGTACCAATAAACATTCCTAATGGAATAATGATTACTCGTTTAACAAATGAATAACCTACATTCGAATTGGGTATCATGGTAATAAGGCTACCAATGTATAGTGCCAGATAAAGAAGTAATGAAGCAATCTGGATACGAATGACTTGGTCTTTAGTGTAGTCTAAGTGAGTAACAGCGCAGTACTCCACTAAATCCAGAGCTGTGTAAATAGCAATGGACTGGATAAAGAAGACAGTTTTCCTCTTCTTTTTCTTGAATTCCTTAAATAGGGATAAGACGTTCCCTGTTAATACTCCCATGTGTAATGCGAGTAGGCTTAAACCATACACCAGGAAGATGTGTTCCTTATGGTCTAAAGTGACTTTACTGAAGATGTCTTGAAGCATTAGATTCATCTTGATTCCTTTTAAAATGTCTTCATTAGTATAAAGAGACTGAGCACAGAGACAAATCGAGTGTAATCAGTCTTAACATTATTTTGGTTCTAGAACAGTTTACTCTGAAAGAGAGTAAGAACTAGTATCCTGGTTTACTTGTGCTGAACAACACACGTTTACCATCGATAACAATGCCTAAAGGTTTAAGCTTGATACCTTTGGTTGCGGGTTGTGCTGCAACCAAGTTATGCCAAGGACGGTTGTTATTGGACATAACTGTTTTCTCCTTTCTACCTACGAATACAGACTACTACAGCACTGCGAATGCTGTAGTAGTCTAGTAGGATTTAAATATACTCTCTCTGTTCTCCAGTATAATGATATAGAGCTGAATTACTCTAAATTGCTCTTAGATTAGATTTACATCTATTGGGCTAGGGTAGTACCACCTATACCTCTAATCGCTCTGTATAACGCTCTACGAGCCAGTAAACAGCATAATAGTATTACTCCTACTACCCACTAAGAGGTAGTAGGAGTAATAGACTCTATTTTGCTTACTTAATATTGTCTTCCACGTTTACCATGTCGTAGAATTCAGACAGGGTAGAATGGTAGACTTTACCACCTAAAGTAACTAAATGTGCTACTTTACTAAAGCAAGTCAAGATGTACAGGAAAGTGAATACAGAGTTATTGGTATTGGTCAAGAAGTAGTTAGTGGGACCATCGATATTAATAATACCATGGTACACCATAGCGTAAGCTTCTTCCTTACTTACACCAAATGCTTCCATAATCAAATCACTGAAGAGGAAGAAGTCTTCGTATTGAGTCACTCTGCTATCAGCCGGAGGCATGGTAATAGACTGACTAAAGGCTACGTAAGCTTCTTTTTCCAGTTCTCTTAACTGGTTTAGTGCATCATCACTGGGAACAGCAATGTTCTCGATGATCATGGTTTTGTCATTAGCAGGGAAAGTACCGGTATTGACGTAGTCTAAACCAGAAGCGTATTTACCTAAATTAGGTACGATATCCAAAATCAGGTAGTCTAACTCGTAAGCAATACGATTAGCATCTTTAGAGAAGGTATACTTTTTAGCCAGCTCTTTGCATTTAGCAGCAAAAGCAGTACGATACTTATTCCAATACTTCACGTCTTCCAGTACCGCTTTATAAGCTTTCCTAAAGAGGTCAGCTTCAGCTACAAAGCTTTCTAACCAAATAGTGCGGTCACTGAACTTACGGAAACCGTAGAACTGGCCTTTGGCTAAACAAATACCGGTATAACCGTCTTTAACGAAAACGTAAGAGCTGGAAGGGTCACGTTTAAACCAACTAAAGAAACCTTTAGCGGGAGTGTTCTTAGTTACTAGCTTGAGTTTCTCTTGCAGAGGAACAGCGATAGCGAAATCCAAGTCATGAGAACCTAACTTATCGAACACGAAATTAGCTTTACGACCAATGATTTGGTTAGTAGAGGAAACAGCTTGACCAATAGACGGCGCATAGTTCTCATTACCTAACTGCACCATGTGCTGAATGGTTTCCTCAGTAAAGACAACACTTTCTCCAGAGAAGTCAGTATTGGCATATTCACCTTCGGCACCCAGTTTATCTAACATACGAGCAAGTTGGGCAGTAATCCAGAGGAAACCAGCTGCTCTACCTACTACATTCAAGTCAGCTACATCGCCAGGCTGGTTACCGATCTCACCTTTCTCAAGCTTACGAATGACACTAAGTACCCTTTCTCTAATAGATAAAGCATCTTGCTTAATCTTAGCCCATTCTTCCTTGGCACCGATATCGAATACGAACTTCTTCAGCTTGTCTTTAGGATTAGACATCTTAACGAAAGTCTTCTCGATATACTGAGTTAAGGCATTCGCATCATCAGCTACTTTATCCAAAGCACTTAAACGTTCGTTAAATGCTTTCTCAATAGCCCCCTTCTTATTAGGTAGCTTATAGGGGTCAATAGCCCAATAGTCACCACCGTAGCTAGTGAAGAAAATACCAACCATCTTGGCTTTACTGTTATAGGCAGACTCACCATTTCGGAAAGCATTCAAGACCCAAGTAATACCATCTTGGTATTTATCCCAGAAGCCTTCAGCAGAAACATTGAGTTTCTCATCTTCTAACTGAGACAAGATATCATGGAAGGAGTCTTGAGAGACTTCAGTCTCTTCAGTCTCTTCATCACCTTCCTCTGCTTCTACAGTAGTATCCTCTTCACCAGAATCACTACCTTCCTCAGTGGATTCAGTGGACTCATCACCACCCTCTCCATTCTCATCGGTAGAGTCTTCAGCAGCAGTTTCTGCTGCTTCACCTTCGGCAGCTTCCGGTTCTTGTTTCTCGAGAATCTGTTCAGCCCGCTCTTCTACTTTATCAGCGACTTCTTTTTCATCCGTAATGTTATCCACAGACAGCGTCTCCTCGCCTGTAGTGGTTTCATCGGTTTTCGCTTCACCAGCCGCTTCATTGTTCTCTTCCTCTACAGAATCTTCACCTTTTAACTGAGTCAATTCAGCCTTCTCTTTCAAGAAAGGGTTATCTTGAATAAAGAAACGCTCTAATACTTCACGTTTCTTAGCCATGAAGGTTTCTTCATCGGCTTTATCATTCAAGGAAGGAGAGAGGTAAGCTTCCTCTGTTTCAATGGGTAATTCAGGTTTCTGGGTAGCTAAATCAGCGACTTCACATTCGCAAAGACACCATTGTTTATAACCACCACTACCATCCGGTACCACGTCGACTTCCCAAACAAAGTCAGTTCCTTTAATGTTAAAGGAATAACGGTGTTTCAGGATACCACTTTCAGCCAATGCCTGCATTTGTTTAAACATCATTTCATTGGCTACGGTAGTGGTTTCAATCCTACCGTCTCTTACATTGTTCTTGGTAGTCATTTCGTAGGTTACATTGCCTTTTCTGTCTGTTACCTTCCGAATACGAATACTGCCACTACCGGCATTCTTATCAGTTTTGTCTACTTTTACCATGTATTGCTCAATCACTACGGCTTTATTGGCCTTCTTCAATTGAGCAAAATTGAGTAGTCTGGCTACAATTACGTGTTCTTTCTCGATAATCGTATCGCTGACTACATCCTCTAAACCTGTCTCTATGCCTTCACGAGACAGAATACTAAATAAACTCATTCTGCTTGTCCTTTTGGTTTAAGTAAAAAGGGAATAGAAAAAGAGACTAGGAGCTCACTAGCCCTAGCCCCTTTTCTAGATTTATTCGATAATCGGTTTTTCACTAAACAGAATATCACTAACCTTAGAAATGATTTCAATAAACACCTGTACCACTGGATTGTTGTTCATGTCACCTTTCATGGCGCTCATGACTACGGTGCCAATGATTACAGCAAAGAAGACGAAGATTAAACCAATGATGGTAAACTTCATTACCTTGAATTTAAAGCTTCTAAACTCTTTGGTAAATTCACGGTGTTCATCAATTCGACCAGAATCCGACATGAAGTTATAAACCAATACCACCATTTCTTCAAACAGCAGATTAGCCACCATCAGTTTAATATCGTAACCGGTGGTCTCTTCATTGACATCCGGATAGTTAGAATTACGGGAAGCAATCTTAGAGTAATTCGTAACCAGGTTGTTCAGTGCGATATCTGTTTCTTTTCTCTCCGACAAGACTAAGGTATCGGAGATGTTGCCTAAACCTTTCTCGATAAAACTGTCTAAACGTTTTCTAGCCATAGTTTGTTCTCTTCAGTTAAATCAATCTGGTTTATCTAAGTAACTAGGCATTCTACCTTCTTCAATTATCGTATTTAACTTATCGTTGTGTTCTTTTAAAGAACGAATACTGTAATCCCTCTTGAGTATCTCTGCCTCCAATCGATAAATAACAAACTTCTCGTAACAGGCAATGGATAGTAAGATTAGGATAATAAGGTAAATGAGATACCTGTAGTTCTTCTTAGTAGTAAGCTTTTTCTTAAGCTTTTCGTAATAATCTTTAGTGAAAATGTCTTTAATCGACATACAGTCACTCCGTTTTGATTTCCTCTAATTGTACCCAGTAACATAACGACCATAACCAAAGTAACCAATGGCTAAAGCATCAATCGAGTGCTCATCCAGTTCATTGACTGGATTGATGAGCTTTAATTGATGTTTTATTTTGTCAATGGCTACAGTCATTTCTTCTTTCTTAGCATTGCCTTTGGCCCCGACTGCTTTTTTAGCAGTGGGTGGGTCTACTTTAAAGAAGGGAATGTGGTTGTTGTAGTTACGTAGGGTGTTTTGTATTAGGTTGACTAATTCAGTTAAAATCGCATATGCGTTAGGGGTGAAGGAGTTGAAGAAAGGAGACTCGCACATGACAATAGAGGGATTGTAATACTGGAATAGTTCCCGTAGTTCATTTTCTAATGCCATTAAACGAGTATACTTATCACCAAAGGTTTCCCCTAGGTAGCGACTATAGTGAAATGATTCCTTTGCATGTAATGTAAATGCAGAGGACTCGATGATTTCACGAGTATGGAAATTCAGTTTATAAATAGCAACCCCCAGGCAACTGCTGCCTGGGTCGATTGCCATTAAACAGCATTCCCAATGATTGGTAGATGGGAATGGGTTCATTCACTATCCTTTAAGGACTAACTAAAGCATTGTTCGATACATTGTAAAGAGGTTCGTTGATACCTACGTTGAACAATGAATCGAAACCACTGTTGTTAGCAGCCAGGTACTGAATCGTACGGTTAATGTGGGCGATTTGTGCAGCAATCACTTCAGTGAACTGAGTACGACCAGTAGAAGTCGTTACCTCTACAGGTTTATCCACACCAGATACCAATCCGATTTCAGTAATCACTGCCCGCATGGGGTCACCGAAACGAATATTGAATACATTGTAGAGCTCTTCCACATCACTCTTATTAAGAGAAACAGGAACAGTAGCAATGGTACGACCATAGGTCGCTTTCAATACGTTCTCTTCGTCTACTGACAATTCCTGTGGAACAGGATTGAGATTACGGGTAGTCGGTGCGTAATCCGTTTCACTGATGGCACCATCATCGGCTTTGTGAATGATTTTAGTCTCTACACGGGTTTTACTCAAGTCCAAACGTTTTAAGTAATAGGTGTAGTACTTTACCCCTTTTACGTCTTCAATGCGGCGAATAGCGTATTTAGTCCGTTCAGCCGGAGTCAGGTCATTATTCAATTCACGCATTACAAACGGAATGAATTTAAACAAACCGGTGTCGTCTGCTTTGTGCTGATAAATCTTCGGAAAGGGGAAGGTGTCTGCATTGTTAGTACAGTTTTGCATACTGATGCCACCCATGCCAATGCAGAAGTACCCAATAGTCGGGATAACATTAGAAGGCGGAGCCACATCGTTGTTTACTGTAAACAATTCATTTAAGGTAGAGTTCTTTTTCATGGTATACGGAAGACCAAGTTCACGAGTCACTTGGTTCTCGTTACCAATAAGAGTGCGTACCGACTCGAACGCACTTCTCTTGTTTGGGATAATAGGCATGTCGTCTAATCCTTCATTATAAAATTATCTATTTATTACTCTAATTCAGTTATAGAGTAATATCCTAAGGAATCATAGGAAAACCAGACTACTTACACCACACTAGGTGTAAGTAGTCCAGTCTTTATTCACCTTAAGGTTTAATTCCTCTAAATCCATCTATCGTCTCGTCTACAGAGAGTTTTTTTGCTCTGTATTCTCGATCTGTACCATCACCTTTGGTATAGTCTAAACCATCAATTTCATTGCTAGACATGTTCCAAGAAATAGGCTCTTTTGGTACTTCAGTATTGGGGGAGGTTTTATCCCATACCAAATCAGTATTAAACTGGTCTACAATCCTGCGTTTTAGTTTATTATCCATCAGTAACCAAGAACGCATACCAGGGATATTGGGTAGATTCATTGGGTTGTCAATACCCTCTAAATCATCCCCCACACTAAAACAGGCACTACCAGTACGAATATCTCGACTAAGACTAATCTGGCTCTTACCATCTAAGTCTTTTACAGAGACATCAATATCGAAAGAAATAATGGAGTGATTAACGAATTCTTTTACTCGTACTGCAGCATTGGTGTCATTAACCGAATGAATGTCTTCTAAACCTTTAGTATCATCATCGACAATCTGTACCGCAGAGTCATTGTTCCTAAACCGTAAGTCTAGTTTACTCTTCTTCTCACTATTGACACGAATACCAATCATGTTGGTAGCAGAAATCGGTTTATCGTTAATCTCTTTAATATACTGTACAGAGTAGCTAGAGAGCTTAGTTAAGAGTTGAATCATGGCTTTGTGGGTATTGTACAAAGAACCCACTTTGATATTCGACAAGCCAGTGGCTTTCTTCCAAATATCATCTGCTACTTTAGCCCAATCATCTACATCGAAGTTTCGAGTATCGAAAGCAATTGAATGTAAGAAGTCATGGAAGTTCATTAGACCAGGTTTTCTAAAAGAGACGACCTGTGTCGTGTAGAGCTGATAAACAGAAGCATTCTTATACGAACGAGCATCAATGTGTTCGTCTTTATTAGCTAAGTTTATTAGGTTGTTAATCAACTTAAACTGAGCATTAGCCTGTTCGTAGAAGTCAATCGTCGTCATGACTGGAGACATGGGAGTAAATGACTTACGTAAGAACTCAACCCACTCGTTAGATACTAATGTGTTATCAGGAATGACTTTACGAATGTCTTCGTGACTTAGTCTAGTCTTTCTAGGTACCAAACCCACTACGTAATCCGGAATACATTCATCTTGAATCTTATTCATCTTGAATACGGCTACCGTAAACAAGAGTAAAGCATTCAACCCTGTTAGAGGAACCGATTCCCCTGACTTCGGGTGATTAATAATCACATAAGCCCGATACAAGTCTCGTCTCACCATTTCAATCCAGTAGTCTAATAAGACGTTTTCCAGAATGAACTGTTCACTATTGTTATAATCAATAGCCTTAGACTCCAGTACCTTGGTTTTCAAGAAGGAGTTCTTAGAACGAGTTAAATCATCGTAAGCCAGGTTATCAATATCACCACGCTCAGTTGGGTTATAGAAGGTTTCTTTATCTTCCTTATCCAACATCTTAGTTAGAGACAAGGTATCGACTTGAGGGTCGATGGACTCTAGTCCGTTTAAGGAAACCTTTTCGAACTTAGGCGTAATCCTTAATTTAGGGTCATCCAAGAGATTAGCATCATCTTGAATGAAGTTGTATTCGGATAAAGGCAGATTACGTAATGTTAATACGTTCTTAATCAACCACTGTTGAGTGAAGTGGTGACCAATGTTCTTCTCTACCCAACGGATATTTTTATAGAAGATAAGAATCTGCTTTAATGACATCTGGTCTAAATAGAAGTCCAAGAAGCCATGGGAAGCTAAGTATCTTCTATAGTGATAGGAGTGGGCTTCGTTAGTGAATACGGACTCTAGTCTCAGTGCCAGAATCACGTCTACTAACTTAGTATAGAGAATACCCATGAAGGTAAGGTTATAGTAACGGTTATCTAGGTTATATTGACCTTGATACCAGCGTTTAAAATAACCATAGACCCAATCTTGTAATCTCTCCATTAAAGAGTATTCGTTCTGCTCTACGAATGATTTGTCGTAAGAGAGAATGGTACCGTCTTTAGCCCTAATCGCCTCGTCAATATTGCACGGATTCAGGATACCTTTAATTAAGAGTTCCTGGTCTGGGTACTTGGCAATCAACTCTTCGTACTTATGAGTTCCGTAGCTATATTCGGCGTAAGTGTTCTTGTGGTAAGCTAAATTCTCTTTAGTGAAATCGATTTCCTCAATCGTATCCATGGAGATTACCCGAATCATTTTATCGGTTTCATGGTACTCACCGGCTAAGTTTTTATAATATTTCCAAGTCCGATAATCGTGAGGATTGACCGCTCTTAGATTAGCCGTCTTCTTTAATACGATTTCGTTTAAATCTTCAGCCTGTTTGTGTGATTTAATCTGCAGTGTATGTACTAAACCGATGACCTTGTCTAAATAGACTTTAAAATAATAGTCAAAAGCTTCAGTAGACATGTCTTCAGGTAAACGACTATTCGTGTTTTCTTGCATGTTTAAACTGACTCCTATTCTAATTTTCTCTATCAAGACTACACTAGCTATGTGTTAGCTAGTGTAGTAGTATACGATTTTCTGATTTTACCTTTAAAAAAGGATAGAAAATGGCACAAAACAAGTTTACAGGTGGCATTAACAGCTATCTTAAGAATAAGGCAGTAGACTTAAAAGAGGAGGATATAGCTAAAAACCCCTCAGCCTATTCTTTAATGGCTAAGTTAGTGACTTCACGCAGTACGGATTCTTTCCAAAACAATGGTGAGTTATCCGACTACAGTCCTAACCTCGATTATCTCTTAGGTATCTCATCCGAGAAAGCCCAAGAGATTGACGACAACGAAGCGATTATGCAGCTCTTACCAGATTTGGAAAGAGGAGCACAAATCCTAATTAGCTATATCTTGTCACCTAAGTACCTATTAAAACCAGAAATACAATATCGTCCTCCTGCCGGTATCTTTACTCAGTCAGTAGGACAAAACATGGTGGATGTAGTAAAACGATACATTACCGATGACTATAAACTAGACCAACGCTTGTACGGTATCCTTTATAACATCCTATTTACTAAAGGGGCTTATGTTACAGCAGTCATCCCTGAAGCTTCTCTGGATGAGTTTATCAATCCGGATAACGCAGTTTCTCGAGAAAGTCAATCTTATCAATTGTCTCTCGAATCACTGAAAGGGATTTCTACTAAACTGAATGAAACCAAGCGTGAAAGCAGAGGTTTCCTAGGTAAGCCTTCGTATCATAGCGATACAGCGTTTTCTACCCCTAAGAGTAGTGGCGCTACGCTCTCCAGAGAGTCTGTTGATGTAACGGTAGGTAATACCAATCAGGAGTATACTTATACCCCTACTAAACCTACTCAGCGTTACGAAACCAAGATACAGAGACCTGAACAAGTTTCCTACGAGTTTCCTCCTGATTTAGTAGCGAATTACAGCAGTGAGAGTAACAAAATCTCTCTTACTGAAAAAGGGGTATGGAATGTAAACCTATCCAATACCGAAAAGGATACATTAATAGAGGTAACAGACGACTTATCTCTATTACACCAATCCTACGCTAAGAATCAGTCGCTCTCTACTGAGGCAAAGAAAGCCGTAGGTTTGTCTAATGAAGGTATAGAACCGAATATAAAGGCTACCGATAGAGACTTAGTAACCAAGCTCTTTAAATCTATCGATGATACTTATCGTCGTATTCCGGATAGTAACCAGATTAAACGACTGGCTACCAATGAGCAAACTTATCGTAAGAATCTGGATGAACCCCTGATTATCGAGTATCCGGTGGAATCCATTGTCCCTATCTTTAAACCAGGTTCTCCTTCTGAACATGTAGGTTATTTAGCCTTACATGACGAAGACGGTAATCCCTTGTCTAAGACCAAACCGGTAAACTACTATCGTGAATTGCACAACAATTACAATTTACGTACTACCGGACAGAGCATGGCTTCCTCCTTAATTCAACAAGGTAGAGCCATGTTCGATGGGTTCTCTAACCGTCTCGATGAAGCTCGGCAATTAGAGATTCTCTCTAGAATCCATGGCAATGCCATTATTAAAGACATTTTAGAGAGATTGAGAAATGGTCTCTATGGTAAGAATCTCGATATTGGTGATCCAACTGAAGCTTATCGTATCATGTTCTACCGCTCTTTACAAGGACAAAGAACTAGAGTGCTCTTTGTACCTAAAGAGCTCATGACTTACATGGCATTTGATTACGATGCTAAAGGCATGGGTAGAAGCCTAATCGATAACATGAAGGTACTGATCTCTTTACGTATCCAATTCATGTTAGCCCAGATTCGTGCCGGTATCATGAATTCTATTCCTGAAACTGTGGTTACCTTAAAAATCGATGAAGATGATCCTGATCCTAAGAAAACCATCCAAATTGGTAAGGTATTGGCATTACAATCCCGCTCTAATGCAGGTTTAATTGTTGGTGCTTCTAATATCCAAACCATTGAAGATAGGATTAATCAGGCTAATATTCGCATCGCCATTGAATCCGATAATCCAAAAGTACCCCAGGTAGGTCAAGATGTCTCTCGTAATACCGCAGACATTCCTGTACCGGATTCGGATACTGCAGATAAACTTGAGAAGTTCACTACCTTAGGGATTGGTTTACCTCCTGAAATGGTAGAGAACTCCTTCCAACCTGAGTTTGCTGCCCAGGTACTGCAGGCTAATGCGATTAATAACCTGACTTCATTCCAGAAACAAGAGAGATTCAATCCTTTCTTAACAACTTTTATTAAGATTGTCATGAATTCCTCCCCCTCTATTCGTACTGAATTAAGAGAGATTGTTCAATCTAACATCAAAGTGCTCCTGGAAAACGTACAGGAAGCAGCAGGTGATGATGTAGAAATCGATATTGAAGCTTTGGATAAGACTTCTGTCCATGTGATTATCGATTATATCGTAGATAAGTTCATTGAGACTTTAGAGGTTGCTCTGCCTGCCCCTGCTAGCGACAACCACGAGATGAAGAATGAACAGATGACTCAGTACGAGGAGAAAATCGATAAAGCCATCGGTTATATCTTAACTCAAGAAGTCCTGCCTGAAGATGTTGTAGGTGAGAGAGCAAGTGAGTACATTGAGAAATACGGTAACATCATTAAAGCTGACATGATGAGACGCTGGATGATTGAAAACGATTATTTCGCTGAAATCATGGAATACTTTACTATCTCTACTACTGGTCAGCAGACCTTTGAGAAGAATAAAGAGATTCGTGAAATGGCTATTAAGTCCATTAAATCCGTTATGGATTTCTTTAAAGAGTCTAAGAACATTGCTAAAACTGTGGAAGCAGTAGCAGAAACCAACCAGATGAAGACTGAAGGGGATGACTATAGTGGTTCTGATTCCTCTAATGATTCTGATTCTGGTGGTGGAGACAATGACGGTTTTGGTGGTGACTTTGACCTAGGAGGAGACACTTTCGAAGAAGGTGGAGAAGGTGAAGAAGGCAATAGTGGTAATGATGATACCGATTCTGGTGAATCTGGTTCTGACTTATCTCTTGATGGTCCGGTAGACTAATACCAAAAAAGAAGACTAAAAAAGGCTCTCTGCCCCCTTCGGGGGCAGAGAGTCTCTTTTATTTAATTTAGATTCGATTTTTTACAAATTTTACAACTTGTAAACTACTTTATTTTTGGAAATCGTTTCTAAGGCCTCTACAAGGCTCTCAGATTGAGCTCAGCTAGGTGGGTAATAGTCTTACTCCATTTTGAGGCAAACTCAATCTAAGAGCAATCCAGAGTACCTAGTGAACATTTCCTATTTCTACAGTATTACTAAAGGAGTAGTTTGCCCTATTAGCAATACATGATTGGTGTATTTCTAAATCTGTTTCGATAATGAAACTCCTTTTGGTTAGGTTAATAGAAATGTTTATCTAACTACCTACCAGCACTAATAGGCGATTGCTGTATAAACAGCTTAGTGATAATAGATAGTTAGGATAAACCCGAATACTAGTATAGACTGATGGTAAGTACTACTCTCCTTCCCCTCTTAGTAAGGGAAGGAGAGCAGCTGCAGTCTGTTTTAGTACTTGATGCGAATGAAGATGCCTTCACCGATAGCATCCGGCGTAATGGCTTCAATCAAAGCACCGTCTTCAGTGATGACGTAAACATCACTGCCTTCCTCGTCAGGCTTACGGAAGCGATTGACGAATACCTGGTGAAGGATGTAGTATAATTCACCTTCATGTTCTTTATCCAGAGTATGCCATTCGTTGGCTTTAATACCGTGCTGACGGGATAGATTCAATTCACTCAGTAATCGTTTAATATAAACGACTGAGACTTTCCTCGGAATGCAGGTCGTCTTAGGTTCATCTGTATCCAGATTAAAGAGGTGAACAGCTTGACTATCGAACATGACTTTAAACATGTTCTCGACTTTACGCTTGTAAAGAGACTCTACATTGGCCGGTACAATCAATTTCTCGTATACCTCATCGTAGCAATCGATTACTTCGTCTACTGTAACATGGGTAATACCGAGCTCTACCAGAATCTTAGCGAATGCTTTATCCACTAACTGATAGAGACGATTAGCCAATACGTATTCTTTAGCCCGTATCAGCACATCGTAAATATTGCTCTTGAATTCCGCAATGGTCTTACAGCCTTTAATCTCTTTTAAGAGCTCGTACTGCTGATTATTGGTGTAAGCGTCATTGGTTAAGTAATGAAGTGTTCGTACCAGTCTAGCGTTTGGCATGTCTTTGTTGATGCCTGCCAAGATATTGGTTACCATGAGTTCTTCATTAGCGGAATCACTGTATACTTTACGGAATACCGCCATATGGCTTTCTACCTGATCACCTCTCTCCTCAATCAGCTTCATCTGTTCAGCCATTTCCTCTTCGGTCATCTCCAAAGACTTCACGACTTTATTGAACTGATTAGCCTCATTGTCTTCACGTACCGGTACTTTGGTGGCAAAGATGTTTTCAGGTGCCTGTTTACCAGGAATCAGGTGGTCTTGATATTCCATAATTTCGTACTCTTCTTTCTCTTCTACCGTAAAGTACGGCAAGAAGGTATCATTATCCAGGTTTAATACCAGTCGGTAGAATCGACGGTCTACGGCTGGTAAGAGGTTTTGTTTCGGGTTAGCACGGAATACAAAGTATTTCACGCCTTTGCGAATCACGTAACCGTAATCGCTTTCCCACTCAATGGCTTCCTCGTCAATGGGGTAGAGGTGAGCCGGAGCATGTTTAGCGTAGTAATCCTGGTGCTGTTTGTAAGACCAGAGAGAATGGTCATTATCAAACCAGAACACGTCTTCTACCACATCACCTGGATTCATGACGTGTTGGGTTAAACCACCGGTATGGTTGCCTTCATTGGCTACTGAACCGAGTGGGTGTTCTGGTTTAGACTCTACTACAGGAGAAGCCACCTCAATACTGCTGTAGCCTTCCTGATAAGAGTAGTCTTGGTCTAAAGAGTGAATATCATCGAACAATAAGGTGTCTGATTTCTTAACTTCTTCGTTTTCACGTTCCCAAGAAGGTCTAAACGGGGTATTGTTACTGCTCGGTTTATTACGACTACCTTCTACCATGATGCCAGAGGAGGGCACGGATTGAGAGCTTTGGTTGTCGTAGTAATTACCGGTTTTAGCATACGGATTCGTACCCATTCCACCCAGGCTAGGATTACCTGGAGGAGGAGCAAACTGATTAGAGCCATAAGGGTTAGTACCAAAGCCATTCGGTTGCGGTTGCTGACCAAATGGAGATTGGGTCGGTGCTTGGAATGGCTGATAACCACGGTTAGCCTGGTTAGGCTGATACAGATTGCTGTTATTGTTGTTCTGGATATACGACAACTCTCTCACCATGTTCTGGCGATTTTGGATGTAGTTACGAGCATCTTGCTCTACACCGTATCGAGTCTGGTAATCCAGATTCATTTGGGCAAATACCGTATTGAAAATGCCATAAGGGATAAAGTCATGGAAGTGCTGTTCCATTAAACCGTATACCTGGTTTTGGTCATTGACATTGATACGATTATTCGCAGCTGCCCACTCTAAATGGACAAAGATGGATTCCAGCAACTCATCTCTTAAACGCTGGTCGTTCATGAGAATGTTGCTAATAATACCACGAAACTCATTGGGGCGCTCTTGAGCACCTCTCCAGAGTAACTGCTGAATAGCCTGCTGGATACTTTGGTGGTACCCAGCAGTGAGATAATAGCGATGATTCATCGTTGGTCCTTTCATGAAAAGACTCTCTAGTAGCTAATTAGAGAGAAACTATAGATTCGAAATTAGTGAGAAAAAGGAGATAGTACTCGTTTACCTCCTTAGAGTCAGCGTGTTCTGTGTACAGAACAAAGCTACCTCCTTATCCCTTTAATGATATATAGCCTTATTAGGCTAGTTTCTACGAATACAGCAAAGACGCAATCTCGTCAATCTTGTCTTTCAATTCAGGATTAGGAATCACGGTAAAGTCTTCAGACAGCGTCACATACGGATTAATGCGGTTACGTCCGGATGGGTCTGACTTAGACATGTCCAATGCACCAGAGGTCTCAATCAAGGATTCGTGTAGAATGTTCTTCGGATCATTGACATCGAATGTGGTATTGGAGGTCCTAATCTTATCGGATTTCTCTTGTAATACCGCTAATCTACCTAATTTCAATAAAGGCAAATCAGTCGGGTCTTCTACCGGTATAATCTCAGCGTGTTCTTTAATACGCAGGATTTCGTCGGTACGAATCATGGCCAAGCAATTAACAATATCGTCAGGACGGATTTGTTTCTTCGGATTACTCAATTGCTCATTCTTTAAATTACCCAGTTTGTAATAGCTGTTATTAACAGCCTTGGTGATGTTGAACAAGAGATACTGTAATACTTGTAACTGCTTACCGTATACGGTATTGGATTCGGATGAACGAGAAACTTCGGATACCATTTGGTTAAACTCGTTGATGATGAATACGAATAAATGGTATAAGGTTTCAAATGCCGGATAACCGATACGGGTAAAGTCATTTCTCACCATATCGTCCACATAGCCGTCTAATGACAACATGTGTTTATTGATAAACTCTTTAATCACGGCATAGTGCTCATCGGTAGAGTGAATCGTTTCCCCCATCATGCTGCGCCAAGCATCCGTATTATCAATGGTACTGGGATTCATGCGTTTGGGAGAAGTGAAGTGATCCAATACGTACATGATGGTACAGAATACACTTTTGGCACTCGGAGAATTCTCGAACTCTTTCCTATCGACTAGGAAGAGGAATTGCTGTGGGTTGTAGAACTTATAAAGATAGGTTCTGGCTGGTTTCTTGTCTGCGGATTCAATCACCACCCATTTCTCTTTAGGGTAATTGTTTTGCTCTTTAACAAAGTCCTCTTTGCTCATCATGATGAAGTTCTTGATGTTGAACATCTTGAGCGTCTGAGTTAACCCGAATTTACACACTAGGTAATGGACTAATGTGCATTTCATCTTCACCATTTTCTCAACCAGATTACCATCGGATGGCTTATTGTGGATATCGCTATAATACACAGGTGCGTATTCACGAGTACCATCTACGTGGAACTGATAGTTTAAACGTTCAAACCAGAGTTTGGTTTTAATCAGTTTAATGAAGATAGAATTGGGTTTTACCGTAACGATACCATCACTCACTACCGGAGTAATGATGTACTTTACGTTATTGAGGTGAATGAAACCAAACCGAGAGATGAAAGGAAGATAAATCCCTTTCTTAATAATCTTACCTTCCCATTCGAATAGGTAGTTTACGACACGGACATCATTGCGGTTAATGTCGTATTTACGAACGGAATTAGAGGTAGGCTTCGTGAGGATTTTATAACCCTCAATCGGAGAAGCTCTCTCGTAACCTAAATACTTTAAACCTTCTGGGAAGGCAATAGAGTTCATTCGGAATAGGTGGTCTACGAAATCAGGGATGCTTTTGCTCTGATAGTAAGCGAGACCTTCACCTACTCTAGGGTCGATTTTAGGAGTATTTTCTTTAATTAACTGCATTAATCTTGGGTTCAACTTACACTCCTTTTCGTCGTTGATTTACATGATTTACAAACAATAGAATAAAAGATTTTGGGTGTTCTGTAGTCACTTTATCAGATCGCCTATACTGAGTAAAATTCCTACAGAACTGACTGGTCAAAACCAGTCAGATAACGCGCTGAAGATAGATTTTATCTCTTTCTTAAAAATTATCCCGAGACCGACTGCACCTACTATACCTACGCCTGCAGCGACTACGGGGTTTACGGCAGCTACTGGAGCTAACCTAGAGAAGCCTGAGACAGCGGCTTTCTTACCGCTACTCTTAAAGAACTCCCTTAGGATAATGATTCCACTTAACACCGTCCCACCGAAGTTAGTTACTTCCCGAATAGTCTTGTACTTGCTATCGGTCAGTTTAGCTTCTATATCCAGTATCTTCGCTCTTAAATCGAAGTCTTTAATCGTAATGTCTTTCTCATTGGTATTCAACTTAGTCTCTAAGTCATTTTCAGATACCCGCTCTTTATTCTGGGCTATCTTCATGCTCGCTTCATTGCTATTGAATTTAGAGAAAGCATCGCTCATGTAAGCTTTGGCTTTGTCGATGTCGTAGAAAATACCAATTTCTTCTAATCGTTTATCGATTATCTCATTTTCTTCTTTATTCTTCCCTTTAATGGGAATTTCAATAATCTCAGGTGTGTCATTTAACCATTTCTCTCTTCCATTGAAGATAATGGTCATGCCTGACTGCTCACCTGGCTTAGGTTTTCTAGAATGTTTACTGATTACCTGGTTGCCTAATCTCACGTAAACACACATGTCTACTTCAGAGACGAAATGAAAATGCATCAAGCTATCTTCAGTCTTCATCTTTTCCAGAATAGCAGAAGCAATCACGTTATTCTCGTTATAGGGATTATAACTCTTGCTCTTCAGTATAGCTTCATTAGCAATGGTTAATCCACTATTCTTGTCGAATACTGTTTTGTTTCTAAATTCACCTTCTGGAATAAAGATAAAGAAGACATCTGTAAAGACGGGCTGGATAGTGGTTTCTCTCTCCAACCAGCGACTGATGATACTGTCTACCGTACAGAAGTCATTCTTAATCGAGTCAGCCATCTGCTTACTCATTCGCTCTTTAATCTTTATCGTAATACTCGGATCATTCCAACGGTTAATGAAGTAATCCAATAGCATGCCTTCAATCGACTCGTGATTAGGTTTCAAGCCTCTCTTCTGGTAATGGTCTATGGTTTTCATGAGACACAATGCCGATACTGAGAACTCGTATCGGTAATAAACCCCTTTAGCGATGTTTTGGCCTCTAGGGAAACCTAAACGATATAAGTCTTCACCATTACTGGTTTCGTAGCCGGTAACCAATAGAGGACTTACGGTAGTGGTGATCCCGTTTAGCTGAGATACCGTAATCGGGTTTCTCGTGAAATTGAATACCGATGTCTTAATATCGATATTGTCAGTAGACATACCACAACTATCCATCTCATTGAGATTGTTTAACCAATGAGCATGTTTCTCACGAGCTCTAGCTTCACGATTGGCTAATTCCTCTTTAGCGGTATAAGGATTCTGGTAAGGATAGAAAGCGTAGAACTTATTGTTCCTCTCTTCTATTTCTTTTACTCTGGCTTTCTCAGCCAACGAAGCTTCGTGCTCTGCTTCCATTAATAAGGTAACTACCTGGTTTCTACTGAAACTAACATTCATGTTATCAATGTAGTAGCTCAAGTCACCAGGAATGAATTTGGACTCTGTATTAATATTAACACTATCCATTCGGGTTCCTCCTTTAAATTGAAAAATTAAAAATAGCTATTTTAAAATCTTTTAGATTTCAATACCACATTGATAATATAGACCTCTATTTTGTTTAAATAGAATACTGTAAAGACGGCATAAAACCCCTACTCCTTCTACCCGTAATAGGTAGAAGGAGTAGAGAGTCTTACAGGGATTAGCCTTTTACGGTTACGGTGTTACCGTGTAGCTACTTATTAGGGAGCTACTTTGTTTTCCACATGGAACGGTACACGTTTCTGTACAGCTTCGCTCAGGTTCAATACACCGATGCGAACCAATACAGGCAGGTGGCAGATGTGGCTGAACCACGGTTGTACCATCACTTCGTGTTGGTATTTGCTGCCACGGGCACGGTCAAGGATACGCGGAATTTCACGTTTATCCAAGCAGTTACCGAACCACAGCGGTACAGACAGGCTACCAGAACGCGGTACACCGAAGGACATGAAGATGGTACCAACGCTACCGTCTTTACCACCATCTACCAAACGGTCATCAGAGCACTCTTCCAGAGTAAAGTCGAAACCATTACCCAGAGTACGAACATCACCTTCACGGAAGATGAATTTGCTGGTGAACACGTCGGCGATAGCGATTACGTGCGGACGGAAACCAGAACCACCCATATCAGTCAACTCGTAAGCTGCAGCCAGTTCAGAAGCAGTGTATGCTTTAGTAGCTTCAGCCAACAGGAAGTTGGTCAATACGGAAGAAACGTTGTTCAGGCGGTCGCTAGACTGCAGAGACTGTACAGTAGCCAGAACATCCAAAGAAACGTCACGTACATAGCTCTTAGCGAAGTACTGACCTACACCTACAGAAGAGTAAGCGAAGGGTTCAGCAGTTTCCAGCTGTTTGGGCATACCTTTCAGCATGGTCAGGATGTCGTACAGGGCAGTGATGGCTGCATTGGTACGACGAGCGAAGGTAGTCTTAATCAAGCTGTCTACGCGTTGAGCGTCAGTGATTTCAGTTTTCTCATCGAACGGACGGCGAGAAGAAATCGGAGAGTGCAGGCGTACACCGTAGATGATACGTTGTACACGGTCTTCCAATACCAGGCCATGTTCGCGGATGTTGCTGTTGGTGCGAGTAGCGTCGATTTCGTAACCAACGATAGAGCATTTCTGCAGAGCAGTTACCAGAGCGGCACCATCACCAGTGGTCATGTCTACCAATTCTTTGGTATCGGCTTTGCGGATAGCTTTTACTTTTACGTTAGCGGCATTCAGGCTAACAGTACCCAGGTCGGTGTTACCAGTACCGGTTACGTTGAACTGGAGCAGGGCTTCGAGTTTCTTGTCTTTCAAAGCTTGCAGTTCGGTCGGCAGTTGACCAGATTTAACGCCTTTGGTGTTTTCGTCTACCAAGTGAGTGTTAACATTGTAAATCAACTGGATGCCTTCACGGTCGCCATTGGGGGCGTAAGTGAATTGGGCTTGTTGGTGGAACTGGAGGTTTTCGAACAGTACGGTGTCGTTACCTACTTTCAGACCCAGTGTTTTCAGGCGGGGGTTACCAGAAATCTGGTCAGTATCGTCCTGCATACCCAGACCAATCATGCGGTCAGTCTGTGCCAGGGCAATAATACGGATTTCTTCATTTACTTTCAAGAGAGAGGTAGTGAAGGTTTCACCGTAGTCAGAAACCACTTGGCGCACTGGCAAAATACCAGTGTCAACGAATTTGTCATCGTTTTGGCCTTGACGGAATACCGGTACGATATCGGTGAAGTTAGACTTCAGGATAGAAGCATTACGCAGGGCTTTGATGATGTGTTTCTGGTTACGCCATACGTCGCCGTTACCAGTCAGGTCGTATTCTTTAGAAGTGAATACGGTAGACAGGGCTACGTCGATGGTGTAGTTGTTCTGGGTAGAGTCCAGAGAAATGGTCGGGAAGAACAGTTCGGCGGCTTTAGACTGTTTCTCAGCTTTTACGTTGTAAGAAACGGTCATGGCCAGGGTGTTCATCATGCCATGTACTTCGAAAGACTCTTTAGAGAGGTCCAGGTTAACAGGAGAAACTTCGGGTTCACCACCGATTACCGGTACCACTACGCCCTCAGGACGCTCAGCGGCAGATTTCAGGTAAGCTTCAGGGTTAGAAGCGATAATCATGGATTCCTGGATGTTAGCCACTTCGGCAGGAGTCAATTCGATGTTTTCGTCTTGACGCAGGCCTTCAGCCAAAGTAGTGGTGGCTTCAGGAATACCGGAAACGGCTTCGACCAATTCGCTTTGCTGTTGAGCAGACAGAGACTCTGTAGACAAGAAAGCTTGGCTGAGAATCTGGGCAGCTTCATTAGAGAGGCGAATAGAGTTAAAGCTTTCTTTAGCGGCATCACCAATCCGTTGCTCACGGCTCGGACCACCAAAGTCTTTACGAGTTTTGGAGAATAAGAACATATTTTTAACCTTTTACGTAAAAGTACAAAAATTCAAAACGAAAGTATTACGACTGTAGTTATACCAGAGATTCTAAGTATAAAGAATGTACAGGGGATTGAACTATACATTCTTCAGAATAGAATATAGCCGATTTACGCAATACTGATTTTACCAAGTCCTTGTGGTAGAGGTAAACTTGTTCCTGATTGGAATCACCAGTAAGGGCAAACGGTACTGATACAAAAAAGTATTGTCCATTGTTAGATGGAGTAATACTTTCATAAGTAGAAACTTCCTTGTCTGTCAAGGAGATTCCGCTTATTACCTTTTTCACTACTTCTCTAATGTCAGCAGTGAAGGTGTCTACAGAGTAATCGCTTTCACCTGATGGTAAAAACAAACTAGCGACTTCACTAGAGTCACTATTTTCGAGCCAGGATTGACGTACATCTAATGCTTCGCTCAACAGGGGAGCAAATTTTACAAATGCAGGCAAGTCCTGTAAAAAAGAAAAATCGATTTGCGTCAATGCGTTTTTGCTTAATGCATTAAGACACACTAAAGTCCTTAAAGCCCCGAGAGACAGGACTTTCTTGACTTTATCATAGTCTATAATGTCCGCTACGCCGACATTAACTGCTTTCAAGTCTTCGATAATCGGCTGAGGAACAAAGATCAGTTTAGGAAAACCCATCGTTTTAGTCCTTCTAAAACCCATGAAAAAGTCACGGGAAGTGGTTTAAAAATTAATAGTCGGTTTCCCTGTATCGAAAGGTACTAATATGCCTAAAGATAACAATAAAACCTACGTATTGCTGGATAATTCATAGTAACTCGTTCCATAATACACTAGTGAGATTTTAGGCTAATGGAAGTAGCAACAAGTTTAATCTAAAGATAGGCAGAAAAACGATGGATGTAAAAGCATTACTGGCTAAAGCCATTTCTCTTTTGTATAGAGAATCTCAACTCGATGAAGACAACTATTCCCAGTCCATGATTAACGACATCATCAACGGACTGAAGATTAACGGTGCTGACTTGTCTGGTACCGATAATACTTTAAACGAATTGAAAAACGTGATTATCAACATGATGGATAGAAGTGTACCACTACCTATTCACGATTTGTTACAACATGTCAAGATTGCCTGTGGACAAGACAATGTACTGTTCGAAGCCATCCAGGATAATATTGCTTACGACTTACCAAAAGAAGACATTAAGAAAACCGTATTGAGTTATCGTTACGAGTTAGAGAAGTATCTAAAGAATAAGAAAGCTCAAGAGACACTAGAGAAGATTACTTTCGATTTGAAGTTCAATAAAGACAAGATTGACAATGTAGAACAATACCTAAGTAGTAATCTACAAAGACTGACAGACATGGTTTCTCACCAAAACAACGATATGCCTGGTTTGATTTGCGAGGTAGACATCAGTGATGAAGAAGCAGTAAGAGAGTTATTGGAGAATAAGGTAAAACAAGCTGATGGTTCTAAACTAGTAAAGATGCCTTGGCAGGGATTGAACAGAATGACCCAAGGGGGTTATCGCTTAGGTGACTTTGTCCTAGTAGCAGGCCTTATGGGTAATGGAAAATCTCTAACGAGCAGACACATGTTCATTTCTGCTTGTATCTTCAACAATCCTAAGAACCTACAAACCAACCATGACAAGAAACCGTTAAATGTCTTGTTTACCTTCGAGGATTCAGCTGACTTAGTAGTAGCAGACTACTACTCTATTTTACAAGCTAACCTAGAGAATAAGAAAGTCACCAAAGAAGACTTCATGAAGCTCTCCCCTACAGATGCAGCCAAATACATTAAAGAGAAACTAGAGTCTACTGGTTATACTTTAAAGATTATCAATAGTGACCCCAATAACGTATCTTACCTAGATGTTATCAACAAACTGATGGATTACGAGTCTCAAGGCTACGAAATCCATACTTGTCTTATTGACTATGTTTCCCTATTGAGTAAGAAAGGTTTAACCAATACTCGTTTGGATACCGATATACAGGAACTCTTTAGACGAATTAAGAACTTCTGCATGGGAAGGAAGATATTGTTTATCTCTCCACATCAACTCAGTACTGAAGCATTGGAATTGAAACGAAATGGGGCTAAGTACCTAGCAAGAGACGTGGCTCCTTTAGGTTATTATCAAGACTGTAAAGGTTTAGGACGTGAACCTGAATTAGAGATTGCAGTAGACATCGTAAAAGACAATGGTAAAACCTATATGTGTTTTGGTAGGGGTAAACACAGGGGCGTTGGAGACACGCCGGAACAAGACAAGTTCTTCATCATTCCGTTTAGTGATAAAGGCTTACTCTGGGACATCAATGGTAAAGATACCTCAATGAGTAAGTTTGGTCACGCCAGAACAGAGGAAGGTGATGAAGTGTCTTACTTCGGACCTGAATAATACAAACTAATTCTATACTCTCTATTGCTCTTTAGTGGGCAATAGAGAGTATATTATATTTGTTTCAGTGCCTAGTATGTTAATATTTATTTTTGAATTATCGGAACAAGGTGATTTTCAATGAAAGTAAAACTAGACTTATCGGCTAAAGAAAACTTTGGACGTTTACTCGTAGCGGCTGGTCTCTTAACCAACCAGACAGATGAGTATACTTTAACTGATGTTGAGACTTTAGAAGAAGACGGAACCAATACCGTTGGTAATGTAGAAGTCAATGGTAGGGTATCTAAAGTGAGGTGGAACCGTCTGGGTGGTGATGTAATCTCCATAAACAAACTAGAGGTATTCGGTACAAAAGACGGAGTGGGTGATAGCTACATCTTCAGTGATACCGATATTAAAGAAGCCCTGAAGAGCAAAGGTCTACTGGATACTGAATACTTCTTAAACCAGCAAAGCGGCAATAACATCATTGTGGCTACTCACGTTGATGGTGCGATTTATCGAGACATTAATCTCTACCTCCACGTTACTCCTCTTAGCACGGATAGCTTAGAGGACTTAGATTTAAATCCGAATGAAACGCCTGCAGATTACCTGGAAGCGTATAGTTCTGGTTTAGGTGAAACGCTAAGTAATGGCAATGATGATTCTAATCCGAATTCTGAAATTGACTTCTTGGCAATCTACAACAACGCATTGCAGTAATGCAATACTGATATAAGGATAAAACACAATGGCAAATCTGAAACAAGTGTTTACACAAATTGGTGCTGACATCAAGGGACTGAAAGCAGGTCAAGCTAAAGTAGGTGACTTGAATAACTTGACGACTACCGATAAAACCAATCTGGTAGCTGCCGTGAATGAGGCATTGGCTGCCGCTAAAGCAGGTGGTGCTGAAGACACGACTGATTACTTGGCTGCTTACACCACTGCTCGTGACAACTGAGTAAAAAAAGAATAGCTAGAGAAATACTACTCTCCTTACCCCGTGAGGGTAAGGAGAGTAGCACTCTATTCAGTTACCATGGATTGGTAGAGAATACGACATTGGGGTACAGGAGTTTACCTGAATGGTTAATCCAGGTCTCCATGTAGTAATTCCCTTTATCGTCTTTCACCATACGGATAGCTAAGTCTTTAGCGGCTTTCTCTTCAGCTTCAATAAGAAGTTCAGCAAAGTCTTCAATACCATCGGTTTCTTGTACCTTCTCGTTACTTACTGTCTGGTTAGTGATTTCAGCAATCTCCTCCAAACCGTAATGTACGATAGGGTAACTAAACTTACCAATAGTAATGTAGGTCTCCTCTACAGAATCCTCGGTAACGTAACCTAAGGGTAGGTGACCAAACTTATTACTGAATTCCGTATAGCTGCCGTTATTGAGTAGTACCGGTACATAGACCACAGCACTATCCATATCAGAACGTGAATTGATGTCCATTACAAAGTCTCTAGTGGCTTTACGATAAAACACTTTACCAGCAATGAGCCCTTGGTGGAAACCCTCTTTATCTACAATACCAGGAATGAAGACACCATTGTCTTTCAGTTTATCTTTCAGTTCAACCAGTTCTTCATCTTTCAAATCGTGGAGTAAAGTGTGGTAGACATGATTGGTATAACGAATACCAAAGTCTTTAAAACGAGCATCTAGATCACTATTCAAACCAACCAATAATTCACGGCCTACCATCAATTCCAAACCCCTACCAAAAGCACCGAAGGAGCGGAATAGCTCTTTTACCAAGTACTGAGGAGTAATGTAGTGGATTAAGTCTTTCAGTGATGAACCACCCACTAAGTCTTTTACTTTACTGTACTGAATGAAGATGGCTTTAATCTCTTCAATCTTCTGGTTTACCAGATAGGGTAAGGAATGATAGAGATTAGGTTGGATGATTTCCTTTTTCAGGATTTTGTAGATGTCCCTTAGTACGAAATCAGGTACCACAGAATCACTGTTACTCGGTGCATTGAATACGATAAAGTAAACAAATACCCCTTTCTCTGTTCTATCCATTAGGTAACGTACAGTTAATGGATTACCGTTCTGACCATGGGTATCCAAACACAGGTTCTCCAGTACTTCCATTTCCTTAGAGATGTGCTGGGTAGTGACCTCACCACCTTTACCAGAGAGATAAGTATCAATGGCATCACTACGAGTAACGTAGATAGAAGCTAAACCATGTTCAGCAATCTTCTTCATCTCTTGGTGATTTAACTGGTAATCCCCTTTGGTGAATACCGGTAAGTGGTAGAATTGACCACCCATCTTACGGAAGTATCCTTCGATAGACTCAATATAGCTAGAAGCCATCAAGTAACCGTAGGTTTGTCCATCGACTACCAGGGTATTGATGTCTCTATCACCCACCTGAATCAAGTTATTGGAAGGAACCTCATTTAAATCAAAACAGAGGAAGCCATACTCACCTTCTACTGTGTTTATAGCATAAAGCTCAGCCAATACCAAATCAGTAAAGGCAAGGCTATGTTCGGTATTATAGACTCCACTATAGATTCCAATCTGCTCGTGACTACCATCCTCTTTCATCTTTACTGGAATAAAGACGAGGTTTTGGTTGTATTCAGCAGGGAAGTAACGGTCGCAGTTGAACCAGTTTACTTCTCCACCCACCACTAGATTACCCAACTGTGCTAGAGGGATAAGCTTTCTATCCTCAGCCAGCTTCTTGCAGGACTCACGGTATACTTTCTCGAAGAAGTATACAGGGTCCATTTTAATGGATTTATAACGCTCGTTCTCATTGTAATAGCGATTGGCTACTTCATGAGAGATACGAGGACTGAATACCGGTAAACCAATTACCGGTTCTTCTTTGAATTCCTCAATCACTTGATTCACGACTTCAGTGAAATCGTATTTTTCCTTAGACATGTTAAAGACTCCATTGGGTTAAAGAATACACGAACTACTCTCTCTACCCCACAAAGGAGTAGAGAGAGTAGCTACATCATGAAATACAGATAAGACTTAGTCTTTTAGAGAGTAAATTACTAATTAGTAGTACTCTCTTCGACTTTACCACCTGCTTCTTTAATTTGCTCGTCAATCTTAGCATTCTCTTCAGCAATAATCTTATTGCTATTGGCAATGCAAGAACGCAAGGTATTAACGGCAATACGGCACTGTCCTACACGATGCAAAGTATCGCTATAAGCCAAAGCCAAATCTCTATTGTACACAATGTTGTGTTTGGGTACATCACAGCTGTTGACTGCCGGACAATCCAGAGTTTTGTAACGGGTAAAGGTCAATACTCTGGGTTTGGTAGCACAGGCGCTTAAGAGTACCGCAGTAAGTAATACGGTTAAGTAACGCACGTTATCCCTCCTAATGGAAAATAGCTCATCAGTTTCACTGACTCGCTGTACTGCGTAGAGTTCGTCTGTTTCACTGACTCACTCCCTCTCTGACGAGAGTAGGGTTTAGTTACTGGAAGACCAGGCTGCCAGTACTGAAGCGGGTACTTTCTGCTCTGACCAACCTTCTTTGTCTAGGGCATGTACCAGTTTTCTTTCAGTGACTTTATTGGCTTCTTCCAATGCCTGTATTTCTACCTGTTGCTTTTCGTCAGAACGCTTATATTCTTCAATTAAAGCATTGTTAACACGAATCTCAGTTTTCAACTGAGTGATGTTGTGCTCTTGTTGAAGAATCGTTTCTTGTTTCTCTTTTACTGTCTGGTTTAGGGTATCTACCTTAGCGCTCAATGAATTGTTGCGCCACTTGAGATAACCTAGTGCAGAGAGCAAGCCGATTAACACGACTAAGCTAATTTTGTTTAAAGTACTCATTTGAAATTAATCCTTAGGATTCACGGGTTGTCCTATACTGAAAGAATCACTTATCAGAAACAATGAGGGTGAGTTACGTCAGTAGCTCACCAAAGCGCATGTATCGAATAGCAGTGATTTTCAGCTTTTCTTTGTATTGACTCAAATCTATATTCAGAATCTTCTCTAACTGAGATTGGTCATTAGGGTGTTTAATCTTGATAAAAGGGATGTATTCACCCTGATTCCAAACTGCTCCCTTGTTAATATAGAATTGGTGCATTTGATTAAATAGCTTTCTCTCTTTAATGGAAAGGCACTCAATCTTCTCACCTTTAATCGTAGTAATCTCTTCACCTATTAGGTCTTTTACCTGGATATAAAGCGGTTTACTCAAGTCACGATAAAAGGTTTCTAATTCACAATCTTCCTTCGAGAACGGATAGCAATGGATTCTATTCTCACTGTAGGCAACCGTAATACCGATTTCTCTGGTATACTCCTTGTCTGCTTTAGTGTAAACAAAATCTGTCTCTACTCCATTCTCGTTTAGAATTATCTTCAATTCTAGTACCGAATCTTTATCTAACAGTAGACTGACGTGGTCAATCAGCTGTACATCATCTCTCAATACCTTAGGGTGTTTTAAGATGTTCGGTAGAATCATTTCTCTATCTAACATGATATTCGACTCCAATTAGAATACTATCACGTAGATGATAGCTTATACCAGAACCCACACTAAAGTGTAGAACCTGGTAACGCTGTCATTTACTCACGTAAATGATATAGAGCTGTATTAGTTTAGTAAGTGAAATCTTTTTTAATCAGTTTGTACTTAGTCCCTAAATAAGTCATCTCTGCTTCAATACTGTAGATGTCTTCTGCTTTAGTGACTTTCTTAATGGTAATCTTGTTTTCTTCTGCTTTCAGTAGCTGGCTACCACCAAACTGAGAGACAATATAAGGATTCCCTACAGGGATAATGGTTTCCTTCTTGATGTCTTCTACATTGGTTAAAGTCACTTTAGTACCGATTAGGTAAGGTAGCTTATTCTCTGCTACTGAGAAAACAATGGTTCTCATGCTCATGTCGTCATTCCTTAATAAGAAAAAGGTATAGGGGTGGGTGTAATTCATAGTGAATTTAAGAGACTCTCTACTGCCCTTTCATTAGGGGGCAGTAGAGAGCTATTCCTGTTAGATTAAGCTACAATAACGTAGAGTGTATTGGTACCACGATAGAGTAAGGAATCAGTTTTAGCACTAATCGTAATCGGATAATTACCTGGTGCATTAGGCACAGTCGGTACATCATCCAATTCCCTAACATCAATCCCTTCATTAGCCAGTTTAGTCCTAATGTCTTCGTCTACATGGTCTACCCTGACCCTAATCACTCGTCCAGTATAACCAGGCTGACGTCTGGTGTAGTTCACGTTTCTAAAGTGATAGAATAAGGGATTATTAGCTGCGTCTACTTCATCGCTCGGATAGCTAATCTTCACGTTAGTGGTGTAATCACCATTTACTACCTCTACACTACCTGGCCAGAAGTGAATCTCCTTGGTATTAGGTAGATTGTCTTTTCTTCTAATGGCTTCAATAAACTTATCTCTAGCATCAGCGGTATCGTCAATAGAGAGACCCCTAATATCAATCGAACCAATGTAATTGCGAGTCGCAATAGAGAGATTACCAGAGTAGTAGAGTGAACTGTACTCAGCACCAATGTAACGATTGGTGAAGTTATCGATTCTATCTTCACCATGGGAGAAGTTACCAGGAGGTACCCAGTGGGATACGATAGAGATCAATTCTTTCACTTTAGGGTTAGCTGGGTACAGGAAGTGATTCTCACCAGCTAGTAGTATCGATTCAGCGATATTGTTGTTAACCGTATCATCCGGTAGACCATTTAAACCAATAGCAAATAGGTTTTGGTTATTTGGATTAATAGAATCCTTATAGAGGAAGAATACGAATTCGTACTTCTTAGCGTTACTGGGGTCAGCTACTAGCGCATCAGTAGCTAGGAAGTAAGGTAATCTTACTAAGAATCCTGATTTACCCTCTTTAACATAAGGCTTTAAACCGAGAGTCTTAATGTATTCCCAATAGAGATTGGTTAAATGGAAACGAGGGAAACGAATAGTAAAAGGAGTACTGAGATTAGGATTACGAATGGTTACGGTAACGTAGTCCGATACAAATCCATCTATTTGTTCACTAGGGTTAACCCCACCTCTTAACGGTAGATTAGTGCCATGGACTCTACTCTCTACAGTATAGGTAGTTTCCCTATCTCTTAATAGCTTACCAATCTTAGTCCTGTTCTTGGTAGAGAGGACTTTATTCTGTTTGGTGTAGAGGTAGTTATACCAGTTGTTCTTGATATCCGTAATCAAGGCATCTACACTCTTAATCTCAGTAGGAGAATCGGTATTGGTAATCACCTTAACCTGCTCACCATTCGGTAAAGTCATTTCCTCTTGGATTAAGTGGTAATTAGCAACCGTATCGTTCTCTTTTAGTTGTTGGTACTGCTGATACTTAGTTGGGTTAGAGAAGCGATAATAGCTGTTGTTGATGACATCATTCTTCATGCTAAAGTCTAATGTTGGATCGTAGAGGACTTTAGGTATTACGAGATTATAGGTTTTACTACCAAAGTAACAAGGAGAAGCTAAATGAGCTTTCACTTTTACTTTAGTCTCGTCTTCCAGTATTTCTACTGTAAACTTGAATTTCTCATCATGAGAGAAGGTATTAGTCGTTTCATTGACTAATCTGGCAATCTTCTCTACGTCACTGTCTTCTCCGGTTAAACTACCGTATTGGTTAGTGTAGGTATAGGTGTAGTTTTCATCTCCTCTAAACCCTACTGGTAGACGATTGTAATAAGCACTGGCATAAGCCTTTTTCTCTTTGTAGTGAGAAGGACTATTGGGCTTAAAGTGTAATTGTACTTCACTATTGAAGTGCTCTTCCTCACCACGAATAGTAAAGGTTTCATTTGCCTCTAGAACAGAGAAGGATTCGGTATCGGTTTTCACCTGTTCTGGCATGTTAATGTCTTCTAATAACTTGTATAGATTCTCGGTCTGAGATAAAGCGGAATCTATCTTGATATTCCCGTACATTTTACTTTCCTTATAAAGAGATAGTAATTTAGTCAGAAATAGAGCTCTATTAATAAAACGCTTAAATTTGCGATTATAGAGAGTTTAACAGTCTAGGTATGGGATTGTACTACCTGGTAGTCTAAGCACATTCTAAAGCTATCTACGAGCCTTTAAACACTATTATACAGTATAAAATACTACTCTCTACCCCTAAATGGAGTAGAGAGTAGTCATTTACACTCGTTTAAGGAGTAGCGAAACCAGTCAAGTTGCCTTGAGGACGAACTTCAGTGGGTTCGTAGTGTACGTTAATACGTACAGAACCACTTACCAGGTATTTAGCCGCACCAGTAGTTTTGGCATCTACCCAGATTTCTACCGATCCGTCACCATCCGTTTCTTCAATCTGTCTAATGTCCAGAATGTGCTGCAAACCGTTAGCACCGTTGTTGGTGATTTTCTTCACGATTTCAGCAGCTTTAGCAACAGCTTGCTCTTTGGTCTTGAAGGCATCATCTTCCACTACCAAAGTCTGTTTACCGGAAGCATTCTCGATGGCCACTTTAGAAATACCTTCGCTAGAGAGAGTGTCTTTCAATTCCAGCAAGAGGTCATCCAGGGGACGAACGATGGTGTAAACAGTAGAGAAAGGGTTACCATTAGGAATATTAGCGTTAGCTTGGTTGATACCAACGTAGTTTTCATCGGATTCCAAGCGGTAGATACCTACTTTGGGGTTGATGCCATGGAGTTTTTCCACCATCTTCTTCATGGCTTCGTTTTCACGACCAGCGGTGGCGTTGCTGAAGTAGTAACCACTGAAGGCATTCAATTGACATACCTTGTACAGAGAAGCGACATCTTGTTCGATGGCTTCCTGGTTTTTGTAAGCTACTTCGTAGTCTTTCAGGGTTTCATTTCTACCGTAGCTGGTGCTAGTACTATCCACCTGGAAGTCTGACTTAATCGCTACGTCAGTGAATTGGGCTGCGCCTTCTTTCCAAGCTTGGTGCAGTTCCTGAATCACTTGTTTACGAGCACCTTCGTAAGCGGTTTCACGGAAGGACTGGATAGAGTCAGCAATACCTTCTTCTTTACCAAAACTTTCGTTAATCAGGCTATTGATAAAGCTCAAGCCCATGAAGTACTCGTCGTTTTGTTTCTCACCAAAGAGATTACGCATGTCATTGCGTCTGCCCCAGTTACGAGTTTCAGGGATATAGAACTCATTCTGCTTCATTCTGGTGATAGAGGGTTTAATGAAGCTAACGGCGTAGAAAGCAGGATTATCTACCTTAGAAACGACCATGGTGTAGCAGATAGGCAGATTCTCGTTTTTGTAGAGTGCTTTGTCATCGGCTGGCAGAGTATAGCTAATACCAGCACTACCGAACGTCAGGGTGCTAATCTGCCCAGTAGCAGTAATCGGTTTAGCAGACAAACCTACTGTCTCTTTGTACTTCTCTACCAGTTGACCAATATCGGTCAGTTTACCAGAGGCAAAGGAGCTGTAACCGAATTCGTTTACATAGTGGAAAGGCAGAGATGTCTGTTCCTTGATTTTGGCAGATTGAGCACGCAGTACAGCAGCATAGTCTACACGACGATACTTGTGCACAACAATCTTGTGGTCACCTTTGTCTTCGTAACCAATGTTACCGGTGTCTACCAGTTTAGTCGCCAAATCACCTTTAATCTTCAGTTTTACTTTAGTGGTACCGTCAGTACCTTCACCAGTCAGTTCCAATACTTCAATGAACTCACTACTGGTATACTGGCGAGGGTAACCAGAGTATACCAGAAGGTCGGTAAAGGCTTCATTACTGGTCTGGTTAATGTTGAGTTTTAATTCAGCCATTATTCAATTCCTTTTGTTTAATCATGTCGAAAAAATGAAAACACTAGAGTAGAGGGATTGGTTTCTCTCTACTCTAGTCTCTATCTAGGTAATATTACCTAAATCTTAGATGCCTTCAATACCGCTGAAACCATTGAGACGTTCAGTGGTTTCTACTTTATCGGAAGGATAGTCTACTACGATACCGAATCGGCCCTTAGCCCAATCACCGAATTCAGCTTTTACACTGTAGATTTTGGTAATGGAGCTACTGTCGAAGATAGGATTAGAAGCGTTGCTGTTCTCTTCAGCGTAGGTATCAAAGTGGGTCAGCTCTTTCAGTTTATCCACTACTTTAGTCAAAGCAGTCTCAGCAGTGGCTCTATTGGTAATAGAAGTACCACTTACTTTAACGGCTTTAACAGCCTGTTCACCAGAACCCAGAGTAAGCAATTCGGCAGTAAAGCCATCAGCAGTAAAGTCCAGTTTCTTACCAGCACCAAAGCCATCGACTATTTCAGACGGATAATCAGCCAAGTCAGCCTTAAGTACCATCTTGTAAGCTTTACCTACGATAGACTTAGAGGGTTTCACCTGTTTGGTGACATCGTTAGTGTAGACCACGATTTCATCGGTCTCTTTCGGGAAGAGAGTAGCGCCGACTACTTTGGGGTAACCCTGCTCTTTAGTAACGACTCTGTCTTTCACGAGTTTCGGATTGACTTGACCGCTGATTTCATCCGGATAGAGCGTCAGGAGATAGTTTTTACGCAACTCGTAGTGGTCTGCGCTAAACATGTAGTTGAAGAAGCCACGCAAGAGAGTCGGGATATTGCTCAATTCAGTCGGATTGATACCGGCCAAATTGTAATCGCCGTCTACGCCTTCGAAGGTAGTCTCTACAGTATTGGTAAGAGAACCCAATACGTCAGTGAGGAATTTCACCTTGTGTACGTCTTTGTGGTCCGGATGAGTGAAAACCAACTTACGGGCCATGTAGACTTTAGAAGGCAGGGCTACCTTAGTAAACTCGTCTTTAGGAGTCAATACGGCTACCAGTTTGTCTTGGTAGTCGATATTGGCTTCTTTAATCTCCACATTGAAGTTATCTGGATTTAAATGTTCTCCATGCAGATAAGAGTCGAGTAACTCGTCTGTTTTCATTACTTCGCCGTATACTTCATTGCGAATAGCCGGAGTAGATTCGGTTACACCGATTTCTTTTAAGAAGTCCAAACGGTTGAACTTGTGGGTAATGACTTTGTCTTCACCACTCTCTTCTACAGTCAAACCGGCTAATTCAATCTTATCAGCCAGAGCTTTCTTTACTGTAACCTTAATAGAGGAGTTAACGTGACTACCATCGATTTCTTCGTCGATAGCCGCTACCGCACCAAAGGTTACTTTATCCAAGTCAGCGCGAGGATAACCAGCGCTAACCAACAAGTCACCTAAGTTCTCAGTAACGGATTTGGTTAATGTATACTTAACAGCCATGTTGTTTTGTCCTTTACTTAAACTAAACTAATGCCTTCGAAACCATTCAGGTTAGTCTTCACGACTAAGTTCTGTGGTTGGGGAGGACGAACACCTGCCTGCTGGTAGGTGATTTCAACAGCGATTTCTCCAGTCACGTAATCGGAGATTTCAGATGTCGGCAATACGGAAGCTTCAATGGTGTTACCTGACACTAAGTCACGTTGAATGTTGAGGTAGTTTTCAGGAATCGGATTGAAGTAGAGCTTAATGACTTCTTTGGCTTGTTCGAATGCCTTATCAGCAGTATCGAATTCACCTAAAGTCATTTTAATCTTAGCGACTTTGGTATTGTCTCTATCGAATACGAAGGAACGAACGCCTTTAGAGCGGAAGCGGTAAGCTTCATTGATACCTAAGTCGTATTTGCCAGAATCAGCTGCCAAGCGACCAATGTGCTCTTTAACCATCATCAGGCGGATATTACCGACTACCTGGTTATTCTCAGTCTCCTGGATATCCTGAGAGAACTTATAGAGGTAAGAACCAGTGTATTGCTCGCTGATACGTTTCTCTAATTCCTGCTCACGATTAGCCGGAGCCTGTAACTGGTGACGGAAATTGGTCTCTTCTACCAATTCAATGTTGTTGGCTTGCAGCTCTTCTTTAATCGCTTTAGTACGGGAAATACCGTAAGTCTCTTTCAAGTAACGGTCTAAGATGTGTTTCTTAGTCTCAACTAAGGTAGCGTATACCTGGCTAGAGAGTACAGAGAAACCATCTTTACGTACTACGAGGTCTTGAGTTAAGAAAGGATTGATTAAGGCTACTACCTTGGTTTGCTTGTTATTCAGGTCTACCAGGTATTGTACGGTAAGACGAGCTTCACCCAACAAACCATAGCTGCGGTAAGGAGCAGTAATCAATACGGTATTCCTACCGTAATTCAGGATACCGGAAGTCCCTTCTACCTGATAACCTAAGGTTTCCCCTACGAAGGGGTAACCATCACGGTAGAAGCGGTCACGCAGGTAGGTATCCAAGCTGACATTTCTCAGTTCAGTATCTTGAATCAACATTACCTGGTTTTTCCAGGGGTCAGGAATCGGTAATACACGGTCGTAGAAGTGTACATTGGAGGTTTTACCGGTCAATTCAGCCAGTTCACCTGAGTACTTGACTTTCAGTGCGGTATTACCGACTTTATTGGTATAAGAGTTAAACTCAGATGCAGTAGAATCCTTCGGTGCATCGACGATTTCTACTTCATCTAGAAGTTCTTCAGGGATGTTGGCATCGATAAATAATCGATTCAGGTTCTCCATCCCGCTCTTACGAGTATCGTAAACAAATTTAGCCATTTAGAACGTCCTTGTGTTAAAACATGTTTTAAAACGGGGGTACTGCTTTAAATTTCACTACGTGGAGTGGGTTTCTGGTTTAAATCCACACAGTGAGATAAAGTGGTGCTATTAGAAGTAGCCCAGGTGTGTTTTACCCTGTCTACTTCGAAGGAAATGTAATCGGCTCTAGTGAGTGCTTTTAAGAAGTCTATCTGTTCTTGAGTAGGATTTGGGTCTTCGTTAATAGTCGGTACATACCAGAGCTTACCATTTAGACCCACTGAATAGAGCCGGTGGTCTTTACCACCGATTACTGCCCTAACAATAGAGAGATTCCTTAAATCCGTTACAGTTAAGTGCTGATTAGCACAGGTGATAACTAAGTAGTTATTACCTTTACGCAGGTAATAGACATCACGGTGTTCATCGAGGTCTTTTCTCTCCCAAGGAACAGCTTTTAGGGAGTATTCGTCTTCCGTATCGTATTTATTGGTGTCTCTGAACACCATGGTAGCGAAGATAACCAGTAAGAACATAATGCTGATTAGCAAGATGGTGTTTATCTTCATTTTCCTTAAGTATTCTCTAAAGAAACGATGCATGTTTAATCTCCTGTAAACCATGAATTCATAGCTTGATATAAAAATACTACATAGATGCTAATATATTATTTTGTAGTGAAACTGAGTGAATTTCGTAGAAATGAACGAAGTGAATGAGTTTCGTAAGAAACGAACATTGTCAACGAGTGCAGTCTACTGCACGGAGTTAACGTAGTAAGTAAGTCTCGATAGAGACGAGCTAACGAGTTAACTGAATAAAGAATACTCTACTCTCCCTAGTGTTTAGGGGAGAGTAGAGTAATATTCATTCACTGACCTGTACTAGAGTACAGAACACTTCATTCATCTTACTCTTCTATCGAAGAGTAATAGAGTATAGCTTTATTTTTACTTAGGCTTCAGAAGCACCTAAACGACCAGTAGCACTAACAATCTTAAGGTCGTAGCGTAGGGGATTAGGTGTTTGTTTCACACACTGTTTGTTTTCCCACTTAGAAGGCCAGTAGAAACCTTTAATGTCCTTAATGGCAATCGGGATAATAGAGACTTTATCTCCTTGGTTACCACCTAGGCAGGCTACATAGCCAGGAGAAATTAATCCTACTACGAAGAACACATGTCCTCCACCTTTTCTCTCTTTCACACCGATACAGCCATAAGCCGGTTTATCAAGCTTGGTGAGGTATTTCTCATCGGACCATTTCAAGGCTCTAAACCACTCCGGTACGACGAATCGACCAGATACACCCAAAGCGTGTCCTACTGCCAATCCGCACCACGCACTCTCGTCCTCGTAGTACCAGGACTTGTTTTCACCTGAGTATTTACCCATGTCTTTCAACCATTGGATAATGGTGGGGTTGTGTCTAGGTCCTTTAATCTCAGCTAAACCAATGTGTTTACGTAGTTCAGCTATCCAGGGAAGTTCTTCTAGCTGACCATTAGTGGGTTTAGCAGTAGGGGTAGTAGTTGGCTTAGGAGTAGGTTTAGTCTCTTCTACTTTAGCTGCTGGTTTAGGTGCTGGAGTAGATTCTACTTTAGGTTCTACTTTAGGTGTTTCTACCTTAGCTGGTTCACTAGGTTTTACCAGTCTATCGATATTGAAAGCACCTTTAATCCATCCTTTTAAATCCATAGTGTTTATCCTTTACAAAGAGGACAGTGAGCCTAGTAAACTAGGCGAGCTATCCTTTACTAATAGCGAAAAATACATTTTCATATCTTCTAGTAAAAAGACTTCTAATTAAGGTGGTTTTGTAAGGTAATTTTCTATTTTTACCTAATTATCACTTACTGAAAATTAGGTAGTTCTCACTATGAGTAAAGGAACTAACTGAATAAAACTCGAGGATACTATCTGAATGAAGTTTTAAGAGGTATAAAACAGTATTTTATATTCGTAATTACGAGTGTTTTTACTATAAGATACCTCTTTTTACAACTAGGTTTTATACATAGGTTAATGTAAGATATCACTTTCATCTCATTTTCACTAGTATTATCAACTAAAATCTAGTTACAAAACACCTATAGTTCCTTCCTTTTACCTACTCAATGAAAAAAAAGATTTACCCCTTACCTTACTCGAGAATCGACCAGTGCTTGAGACCACTAGTCTAGATGTAATCCACTTCTCTTTCAGGTAAGGGGTATTGTCCACAACTCTACTTTTTGGAAAAATCACCACGGACAGTAACAAAGAGCACCTCTACAGGAGAATGCTCAAAGAATGTCAAGATAAAGCATCAAAAGACACAATACCTGTAATCGACTACTTAAAATCCATCACTCCCAAAAACAGTATCGACTACAAACTACTAGAAGACCCTCTCTACCTAAAACACTGTAGTAGAGATGCCCTATTAGACAAACTCAAGACTCTCTGCAAACAGAAACTAAAACAAATAAACCAATCTAACAAAACCAGATTAACAAATACCTATCGTTACGATGACTTCCATATGCGTAAACAGGTGTACATTCGCCTCACCACTAGTGAAGACGAAGGTTATACCCATTGCATAAAACGATTGGTCCCTCACTGGCTAAAGGAGTTAGCGCTCTTGAACAACAACAAACTCAGAACCGTACGTAAGAGCTTCAACCAAATAAAAGACATGATTAGCTCTCTATTCATCCAGTACAACAAAGTAATTGTCGTTAGACTAGACTTCTTCCTCTCTCCTGGCGATAAAAACAAAAACAATCTAGACTGGTTAAACAGATGTTTCCATACATTGAAAAACAGCACTATTGATAGCTACAAAGGCTACATCGGATACATGTGTGGTCGTGAATATACCCCAGATAGAGGTGTCCATTTACACTGCTTCCTGTTCTTAGATGCCAATATAGTCAAAAACGAATCTGACTTTAGCCTGAAAATAGGCAAGAGATGGAAGGACATCAGTGGGGGTTATTACTACCCTCGTAATCTAGACAAAAATAAACTACCTGACCTAGGTGAAGTACTGGGTAAGATTGAATACTGGGAAATAGAAAGAATAGAAAAACTCATTGTCTGCTGTAAATACCTCATTAAAAACAATGCTGATCGAGACTGGCTAATAGAAACTGGCAATATAGGCAATAAGAAACTCTTTAGCTGCAGTAATCTAGGTGATACAGAGAACTTATTCTACGAGCACGAATACCACTTTCTAGAAACCGATACCAAACGAAAGTATCGAGTAAGCTACAAGTGGATACAATACCTACGATTAAGCAAGCTAGAGAGCTACTTTAAATCTCACTCTGTAAACGATTACAGAAAACCTAATTTGCTTTACAAGAAAGGTGATTAAGAGAATGTAGGGAACGGTAAGTTGATTTGTATTAGTGAAATTAGCTAAGTTTGCAATAGAAGCGATTTAAAGGCCTTCATTACCCTCTAGGCTACCCTAGTATACCTTAGGTAGTTAAACGCAATCTGAGAGCAATCTAGACCCCCTACAAACGATTTTATTATTCTACTCTATCCCTACTTTCCATTAATCTTCTCTTTTTACCCATTTTCTCCTCTCTTTAGACTAAAATTAAAGAATAGATAGACTCTCTACCTACTACCCCTAAATGAGGTAGTAGGTAGATTGGTCTTTAGTGTATTTAACCTTCTAAAGTTAATTTTATAAAAGGATGAGATTGATAGCCTACCAATTGAAACATTTCCTCACTTAACTCTCCCTTTAATAACACCTCTTTAGTCAATGCTTGGGAGAGATAAAGCTTAGGTAGAGGATAAGGCTCTCTAGTCAATTGCTCTAAAGCCTCCTTATGGTGAGAGAGATAGACGTGAGAGTCATTCACTGAATGAGTATAGCTACCTGGGTGTAGATTGAGGACATGAGCAATAATAAAAGTCAATGCTGAATACTGAGCGATATTGTGGGGTTTACCTACCATCACGTCATTGGACCTCATCTGTAACATGGTATCTAATCTGTACTGAGGTAGAGGACGATTATCGACTTCACCAAAAGCATGAGATTGTGCTTTACGATACTCGATTACTTTCTTCATCTCTACAGGGTGAATCTTCCTGACATTTAGGTAAAACACCTGATGACAAGTATCGAGAGCCATTCTACCCTCTTCTACATTCTCGATAGGAGAGACAGACTCCTCAGGATTCAATCCGATAGCGATATTAGACAGATAGTGACGTCTGGAGAAAGGGTGTTTCTCTATAGACTCTAGAATACGCTTAATCTGGTCTACCTGAGTAATTTCGTATTTTACCTCTTTTCTTACTCCATTAGAATAAAGCTTAGAGGTGACTTCAGGTTTTCTTCTCCAGAGTACTGGATACATGGGTCCGATATCCTGAGTAATAGGAGAGGTCCACTTAGTCCAGAAGGGTACTTGTTTCTCCTTTAGGTACTGTACATTACTGTCCCCTTTAAGAAACCAAATCAATTCACTCAGTGTTTTAGTAAAGTTTATCTTACGGGTAGTGATGAGAGGTAATTCCCCACTAAACAAGGAATACTGCTCATTCAATCCAATTAAGGAAAACATACCGGTACCAGACCGATCATTCTCGATTAAGTCTCCTCTGTTAATGATTTTATCTAGATTCGCTAAGTAAGCTTTCATTGACTAATACTCCTTTTACCAATTGGTGATAACAAGAACAAAAACATAAAATGATTACTACTACCGACTCCTTAGAGAGGTCGGTAGTAGTTCGTATCACTGACGTAGCTCGTACAGTAAACTGTACTCACTCCTCTACTGACGTAGAGTAATACTCACTCCTCCCTAATGGGAGTAGTGTTTCAATTATTCACTGCAAGGACGATAATCACTCTCGAGATTATCTACCGAAAGAGAAAAACTATCTCCTTTATCGGTAGTAATGATAATCCTCTTAGCATTATAGAGTGCATTCACGGTTTCTTTAAAGAGAGATTCTTGATCAGTAGGGTAATGTTTATCCCCTATCTGGATGTCGGTAATAGCTACTCTTTGCTGATTCTCTACCTTACGTCCAAATACGAAATAGGTATTGGTATCGTAAATACGGGGTTTACCTGTCTTAGTACCACAGGAGAAGGTGAGTAATCGACGATGACCATGCTCGGTCTTATATACGTCGTATAGACCGACTACCGTATGGTCTCCTTCCATAGTAGCACCAAATACCGTAGCATAGCTCTTTAATACCAGAGGAGGCTCACTCTCTTGAGAGACTGCTCTCTCCGGATTAGGCTGAGAATGACAAGCTACCAGAGAGAATAGCAAAAGAGTAAAGAGAATACGAAGTGATTTCATTTTATCTTTAATCCCCTTTAAGGTTGTACGTAGTTATCGTTGAAGACTTTAGAGAAACCACCCATGTTGTTATTCAGGTTGAGTTGATGCTCTCTACCAGGACAATTGGTATTAGACCAGTAAGCTTGATTAAACCACTGTACATTACCGTCTTCTTCTTGCCAGGTAAAGGCATGAACACTGAGTAGCTCTTCTAGGTATAATCGTTTACCATTAATCCCTAAGAAGTGGTAGTAAGGTTTATTGACTAAGACCTTTACCTTATCACTCTGTAAGAGATAAGAAGGCCCACCAATAGCCACCAATACCTCCATGTGCTCAATAGAGCGATTTAACCAATTCTTAATGGTAGCATGAGTAATCATTTCAGCTACCAATCTCTTCGTGGTGTCTTCAATCACGATATTGGAATAGAGCTCGGTATCTTCGTAGACATGACGTCTAAAGGAGTTATCCCGTGAGGGCAAGTCTCTCTTCTGCACTAACTTCAGTTTGTGTAAGAGGTGAGAGACCGTTTGGATAGGACAAGGAGAGCCAGCTAATACAGACTTACCATCAATTCCGATATGCCAACTAGGCAGATTAATGGAATCGTAGAGTAAGGTGTCTTTAGGCAGCTTCTCTAATTCTTTAATGACTTGATTGATATTCATTTAACACATCCTTCATTCTAGGGTAAATAGGAGTTTTTCATAGCTTAAAGTAATTTTTATACCACTAAACCATGTGTACTCCTCTCTACCCTACATCAATCTAAGCTATACCCAATTGCTTATCCAGTACTTCAATCACCTTCTCTTGACTCTCTTCGATACTACCATTATTCTCTATCGTGTAGACAGGACAAACTAACTCTTTAAAGAAAGCTAAGTAACGATTAGACATGGCCTGATCATTACCGATATCTAAACTGCTCCTATCGAAGGTTTCATCATCTAAACCATTATAGCTAACATGACCACTATACATGCGTCTATTCTCTAATTTAGCCGTAGTATAGACAAAGGAGAGGTTGGTAAACTCGTGTTCATGAAAGTACTTCAATTGTTCTAAGCAGTTACGATAAGTCTTCAATACCTTATTGGCTAAGACCATTAAGGATAAGTCTCCAGTAGAGACAGCATAGAGCGTAGCTTTATTAAAGTCTAATGGTAAGTACACCAATGTAGAGGGAATATACCTATCCAACAAAAGAGTAGCATCCTCTTCACCAAAACGAGTAATCAGTTTAATCATTTGGGTAAATTGATTGTACTTACCTAAGAGGATAGAATAAGCGATATTAAGATAGCGAGTTAAGTACTCTTTATCAACCCACTGATAGCCTTGATTGGTGTAAGTGAAGATAGCAGTATCTCTATTGACTTCTCTAGTAAGAGAAGCAGCTTCTTGTAAGGCATTACGGGTTTCTGCTTTGTGACGTAATAGCTTATTGATTTTGTGTATCTCTACCCGTCTCTCTTTTTCCATGATTCTATTCTTAAAGTAATCGGTAGTCGCTTGATCATTATCGTTAGAGACAGAGAGAGTATAATGGGGTTTAGAGAGGGAATCTAAATGATGACGATAAGTCTCTAAAAGCGTAGACTTACCAGTGTGGGATAAACCTTCGAAAATAACAATATTGAGCATAGAGGGTTTCCTTGTATTAGTGATAAAATCAAATACTGAAATACGATAAAAATAAAAGGACACTACTCATTACTCCCTACTACCCACTGAGGAGTAATAGGGAGCGAGAGTAATGCCTTTTTGTCTTTATTGGTTTTCTTTCTCTTCCATCTCTTCTGCGTTCAAGAACAGCTGGCGATGCACGATTGCGAAGAAGACTACACTCATGCAGTCTTCAAACTGCTCTTGGGTAATCATCTTACCCTTAGCTGAAGACACCACCAGATCAGCTAGCACGGTACCGGCTACCAGGAGGTTTTCCTCCATCCTATCTCCCCTGGTTTTGATCCAGGTTTCATTGCCACTGATTTCCATCCCAGCTGCCATCATATCGCTAAAGAAGGAGTCTTTACACCAGAAGAACTGTCTGTTAAAAGAGATGGCTCCTATAGCTGGAGATGCCTCTTTAAGAACGTCGAACAGCTTTTCAGCTTTCTTAAGGAGCTTGAAGGTGTTCTTGTTCTCTTTACCGTTGATGTCTTTTTCGAATACAACTTTATCGGTTGCTTTGATTACTTTGGCTACAGCTTCGATGGTTTGTTGATTGATGTTTTTCATTTTGATTTCCTTTTGTCTCGTTGATAAATTGATTTTAAATAGAGGAAGAGGATTGATTCCTTCTTCCTTTCACTTTAGTAATATATAGGTATAAAAATCTAGATTGCAAACCATAATCTAGAAAAATACGACATGTGTCAGTACACGGTACTGACTAAATACCTATAAAAATCTAGAATGTAAACCAAAAAACAAATCCAATCCAATAGAGAAACACTACACTACCCCTTAGCGAGGTAGTGTAGTGTCGTATCTATATTACTGATTCATCTCGGCTTCATCAGCACCTAAGCAAAAGTACATGTCACTTTCAGTTTTCACGTACTCGTCTTTACCACAGCGATTCTCAAGACGTTTGCAAGCGTTTTGATTACCGCTTACATGGCACAGAGCGTACATGCTACGACCTTGAGCGGCATCGCTGTTATCGGCAGGAGCCCAGTCACCACGAGCAGACTTACTGGCGTAAATCTGGCTATAGCTACCACTATAGCTACGGGTAACTGTACCATCGTTATTGACCTGGAAATTAGGGTCTTTAACTTCAGGTTCAGTGTTAAGCTGTGGATGAGCAGCAGGAATATCCTCTGGATTCAGAGGAATGATGCCAGGTTGCTCTTCTACCACTGAGGTAGCTTGGGTAGCTTGATTGTACCGTTTGGTTATAATGTCTGCAGTTTCTTTCAGAATACCATTACGGAAATCGATTTGTTCATCTACCTGTTCTTTGGTGTTTTGACGAGCAGGTGCTACACCATGACTTTTGATATCACGTGGGTCGAATCTATCCCAAGTGAAATTACACACCGATCCATTATACAAACCAGGGTTCTGGATAGGGGGTAATTTATAAGGACGGGTAGTCACTCGTGGAACCATTTGTCCTTTTGCCAATTGCTCGATGACAGGATTGAAGTCTTTAGGAACGGCACCGATACTCGACATCTTCACTATGGCAGGGTGTTCCATATAGAGTAAATCATTAGCCTGAGTATATTCCAGACCCTTAGCCAGCAAGTACTCAGCACTCTCAGGACCATCTACCTTGAGAATGTTGTTGGCGTTGATTAACTCAGCCTCTTCTTTTACCCGCATGTCTTTACCCAAGCCATTGAATAGAGGTGCTCTAAGACCAATACCCAAGAGTACACTAGGGCCACCACCACGCATAGCCTGATTACCATGACCATCAGATTGAAGCATGGTTAACCCAAGATCTGTGTTAGTTACCAGTAGGTTACCATTATCCCCACAAGAGTACGAGAAGATAATCTTGTCATCCTCGCTGTATACGTAAGTAGGACCGGCTTCTTTCACTATTTGTGCACCCCTAGGGTCACCAGTATTGGGTAAGTGTAACTTCCAACCATCTTGGAAGTCGATAACACCTTCGCTTTGTACTTTAGATACTGCTTCCTCACGAGAGGTACAAGCAGACAAGGCAGTAGCCAATACAGCTGCTACCAGAATAGATTTTACAAATTTGTTCATTTTAATACTCCTTTAGAGTGTTAGATTCAGTTTTGATTTACTACCATTAGAATAAGGAAGAAAGGGAGAGGTGTTTACTTGTGGTTATAGACGAAAACCAGATACTGTACTAGCTACCTGGTTTATTTAAAATACTATCAAGCTACCTGTCTATTTGATAGGTAGTGATAGTGTACTGCATCCTGTAACCACGGGCGTGGCTTCAGTAACAGTTTACTAACTTCTCTACGTAGTCTCTCTGTTTCAGCTGACTTGTATTGCGCGATAGCTTCTGCAGAGGGTAGACAACTAGGTCTGTTTACCACATGATTCACCTCCTATCCGAACCATGAATCTACTACTCTCTACCAATCGCACTGGTAGAGAGTAGTAGGGTTCTGCTTTTATACTGAGCTACAGTTTACCACTGATTTAATTAACCACCGAAATGACGTTGGTATTCACGACAACCGCTGTCATTAGGGTGAGCATCGCAGAAGTTGAATACACGATCACATTTCGGCGTGTCGGCACCATCACAAGCGATAGCTGCTGCTTTCGGTGAAGCAAAGCCGTGCCAGCCAGCAGGTTTGGGTGCTTCTTTAGGCAAAGCAACATTAACCTGCAACAGACCAGTGGCTTTAGATTGCAAGAAAGCATCCATGCCACGGCATTTGTCATCCTTACCAATAGCTACATCATTGGCACACTGACGGACAGCTGTACGGCATTCTGTTGTAGCGAAACCGGCATTATAGCATTTCTCTGCCAGTACGATACCCTGGGCTTCAGTAGCCGTTGGGTGGTTCAGTACTTCAGCTGAGCTGTTAGCCCGCTTCATTTCCTGATCAACAAAATGCTCTCTCATCCCATTCTCAGTGTCTTCGTTGATGGCATCGCAGAAGGGGTTATGGGAGGTAGAATCCAGGTTGCAGGGGGAGTTGAGATCGTTATATATCTCATTACAAGCTTTTGACTTGTATTCACTAGTAGCATTGTCAGGGCCTTCTTGTTTGCAGAGCTGAGCTACTTTAAAACCCATTTCTTTATCACCGAGGTGTTCAGTGATATCGAAATTGTTCAAGTCCAGTTCTGCTTTAGCCTCTACCGGAGCAGAAGCTTGAGAAGCGGCTACAGGTGCGCTTACTGCAGAAGCAACAGGTGCACTAGCTACACCAGGGTCACGTGACATGTTGTCACAAGCGGCTAAGCCGAATACCAAAGAGATTACTACAGCGATTTTAGATACAGATTTCATGATAAACTCCATTTGAATAAATTGAATAAAGATTAGAATAAACTACTATATTGCCAAAGTTACTACTTAAATACAGATAGACAAGCGATACTCGTTTGTCTCTACTGTTTCACCAGACCTATCAACAAAACGAATAATCAGGTCTGTTCTTCTGCTGAAGTGGTAGACGACTTTACCGTCTTCTAACTCAACAGTGTCTGTTACCTCTTCTTTATCTAAATTGCCTTTTGTGTTTCTATTACCACCACAGTTAGCCACACTGGTATTCCACCAATCGATAATCTCTTGAGAGGTGTCTCTGATAATGAATCCCAGTCTCAGGTTTACATTATCACGAACTACTCCAGTTACCAGAAACACAGAGTTCTTACCGAGGAGTTTTCTGAACTCCTTGTGAAGTGTTTTTACATCAGCTTCCATTGCAATCTCCTTTCTTATTTAGTTTCGGTTACTGCTGAGGCTGCTTTCTCAGTTACCTGAGGTGTCTGGTTACATGCCGTAACACCAAACAGAATAGCGAATAAGATTGAAATGTATTTCATTTTTACTTCCTCTACTGTTTGTAGAACACTGTGATGTCAACACTATATTTAAGACAAGTGGTGAACTCTAAGTCAGCAAGCTGACAGAATTTGACATGTATACGCAATGCGGTGCCGCCTTCAGTTTTCGCTTTGGTTACAGAAAATGCTTGATAACCATCGACTAGGTTTAATACCTCGACAGGTAAACCGTTAACGGATTCAAGAGACATGTTTGTAGTGATGTCTTCCAACACGTCGTCCAGAATGGATTGGTTTCTTGCCATGAAGGTACCGATATAACAATCATCCGGAGAGCTTGGGTTATTGCCTACAGATAAATCGTTTACTACAAAAACACCGTTGTTTCCACGGAGGTATTTCACCAGACCATTACACATCTTAATTTGTTCAAGATGGAACGCCAGTTGTTCTTTATTTTTAAATTCAGTAGTCATTTTAGACTCCTTTTCAATAAACATTGGAATATAAACTACGGAGGATGAGTGATAGGTAATCGAAAACCAGGTATCGATTGCTCAATACCTGGTTTCTTAGATCTTTACAACTTAAGAGAGGATATTCTCTTTAATGGTAAGACTTACATTAAAGATGGATTCAATTTCACCATCTTTAACATGATCTACCATGATACGTAATTTATCTTTATCAGCAAGAGACCAATATAGGTCACCATCCTCCAATTGAGAAACATGGGCTTCCAGTTCTGCTGTAGAATCCCAATTCTCAATAGCCCCAGTGAAGTCAGGGTACTCCTCCTCACTAGGTGCTACTGTATTGGCAATATGCCGGATATCTTCCAGAGACACGAATGCCAGTCTGTTGAAGAAGGCAACTTTCTTGCCCTCTACTTCTCTGGAAAAGTCGTGTTCCACAGATTCGATATTACGGCTAATGAACAGCTCATTCAAACCGTCCACGACTTGTGCTACTGTTTTCATTTTACTACTCCTTAGTCTCTGGTTAATTGAATAATTAAGGGATTTACTACTGGATAGACCCTTACTCTGAAATGAATCAGGTAGGTCTTAGCATTATTCTTATTTTCGGCTGACGATGGCTAGTATAGGTTAATACCTTCTACCAGCTATCAGTGCTTTTAGCATTCTATCAGCCACATGGCGCCCAGCTATCTTCTCTGCAGCGAGAATAAACTGAGTAGCCGATTTGACCTTGTGGTCAATCTGGCTTTTTCTAAATGAGTTCATTTAGACTACCTCTTCCTTTCTGCAACTATTGATACTTGACTATCCTCCTCTTAGCCAGTCCAATTGGCTAAGAGGAGTAGTTGCTATTTAGTCGTTTTTAGTTATTTCTCAATTGTAGATACAAAAACAATCTACTAGATTGCCTTAATGGAAAAGAGATTTCTCTTCTTTTCCATTTTAGTGATATATATCTGTAAAAATCTAAATTGTAAACCATATTTACAGTAATGCCTCTATTTTGCTCTAGGATTGATTTTATACCATAGGTAATAGGGTAGCCTACCTCTACACTATAAACGCTCTATACGAGGCCCTATGAGCCTGTAAACAGTATTTACATAAACAGAATACTACTCTCTACCTCTAAATGAGGTAGAGAGTAGTTCGTATTATTAACACAACACTCACTGCTCTTCTAACGAAGAGTAGTCTATTCACTATTTAAACTTAACTAAAGTGATTCGTTTATCGGCTCCTTCTAGTCCAATATCTTTACCAGAATAAGCCTTCTTAATCAGCTTATACAGGTCTTTACCAGTCATCCAGACTTCTTTTTCTTCTTTTACCACTTTCTTATACTGCTTCTTAGTCAATATCTTCTTCAGTGGTTTACAGTAAACCTTGTTCAGTTTAGTAAAGTGCTTGGCATAATCCATGATTTCATCAGGTTTACCTACTGCATAATCAAAAGCAGAATGGAACATTACTGCGGTTTCTTCAGCAATCTCAATGTGTTCTGCTTTATCCAGTAATGCTACTAAAATATCAGTACCTGCAGACATTAGGCTACCACTGATGTAAATACCTAGTCTAGCTGGAATCAATTTTACTAACTGAACGATTTCACTCATGCCGTAAGTAGCACCACCAACTGTATTGAGGTGTAGACTTAAGTAGTCGTTTTCACTGGAATTAGCTAAAATGGTCTTTAGGTCTTTAACTATCTTGCTGTGCTCATCGGTATTCCAGGTAATCAATCCACTAATACTGATTTTGTAGTCATGACCAACCAACTTCTTTACTACGGTCTTTTCGAAATTCAATTCACTCACGCTGTCTTAATCCCAGAGTCTTTAGTTTCTTGTACGTAATTGCGGTTTTCACTTCTCTCTACTGAGAACTTCTCACCAAAGCGAGAAGCCAATTTAGCGATGTTAGAACGAGCTAAAGTCAACAAAGTCAAGTCTTCGTTAATCGGATAAGTATCGTTATAAGCATGAAGATATCCTACAACCACCTCAATCTTATCTACCAGGGAGTGAACCATGTTTTCAAACCACTCTTGTTTACACTTCTGCTTGTAAACGTATACCTTCTTCACATCGTCTAATACCAATGCATCACTCTGCAGTGTAGGTACCACAAAATATTCACCATATCGAACCGTATCGATATCTTCTCTTTTCTCTACAATACGTACTATATTTTTACACAGTACATCAAATTCAGTAAACTGAGTAAACAATAGATTTACTTTAGGTAGTTTCACATCACCCAATTCGAAGTGTTTCTTAATCGCTTTCAAGCTATCGAATAAGGTAGCACAATACCACAGCAAGTCACCATACTCAGCCAACATCTTCTCGCTGGTTTCATCAAAAGCATCACTGTAGCTATCCAGCTTCTCAATAGGTTCTTCTTCCCCTAAGAGATAATGTTCCCTCTTAAAGGCATTTAAATGGTCCAGTACTTCAGCTTGTTCACCTACTACACCCATGAAAGAGTGCAGTAGTTGTAAACGAGGGTCAGCACCATAAGTAGAGTTAGTACGCTGTGCTAACTCTCTATAGATATCGAAATTGGTAATGGTAGCAATCAGCTCCTGTATAGATTCCGGCATTTGGATAGTCCTTTAGTGAAAAATAAAAGAATACTCAATCTCCTACTACCCCTAATGAAAGAGGTAGTAGGAGTAGAGGTCAGATTAAGAAATGCCGTACTTAGTTTTTAGTTCAGTAACGATCTTGCCTAGCTCTTCATCAGAGAGAGACTTGCCAGGATAAACCTGGAGACCTTCACCAATCTTACCACTAATCATCCCATTACCGTCGTAACGAGACAGAAGCGCTAAGTGTTTGGCTTTAATCATACCACGGTAGACCAGAATCAACCAGGTATTCATCGGATAGGTTTGGGTCTTATTCGGTACAGCAGTACCGTTTACCTGTACACCGACATTGTTCTGGAAGGTAAAGTTCTTGTAAACCGTTTCAGTTTTCGCACCGACTTGTTTATCCTCTTTACCCACATCGCTGCGTACTGCTAAGAGAATACCGGTAATACCAGTACCACCATAGCTCTCATCTGCTGCAGAGAAGAGATAGTTAGTGGGACGAGCACCGAAGTGTTCTACCATAACCGGCATGATGATGGTAGAAGGAGTAGTCGCTTCTAAGGTATTGATGCCTTCGATTGCTGGGTAAACACCGGAGGAAGCACCAGTAGTAGAGAGGTGAGCTGAGATGTACTTCGGCGAAGCCGTGGTGTTAACGAAGTCACTGAAACCATCTTTAGGTGCAATCTTAGAGACGAACTTAATCGGAGACTTACCATCAACAGAAACCGTTCTATCCACAGTCGCACCATTGAAGTTAAACTCAATCTTAGCGAGAGTCTCTTTTGGGGCTTCAGGGGCTGGTTGTGGAGTATTGGCCTGCTCTTCTTTTCTCTGCTCTTCCTCAGTCTTAGGTTTCTCACTGGGAGAAGCAGGCGCACCTGCAGAGACATTGGAGTGATTCACTACCTTGTCTTTCAGACGAGAGAAGGAGAAGAAGTTAGTCAGTTTCACATTCGGTTTAGTGGAAGTCTCTGCTTTAGAGTAAACCAGAGGAGCGGTTTCTACACCACTACGAGCACAGTTTACTGCACCAAACTCGTATTTTACTCCATTGATGCTATCGTTGGTATAAGGAGTAACATCCACAATGGTATTATCCATTAAGAGGATATTGCTCTCTTCAATGAATACACCGGTAGCGTAGTTCAGGGTAGGTGAGTTCATGACCTTGTTATTGGAGAAGATGTTCCAGTAAGGAATACCATTTCTAGCAGCAAAACCAGATCCTGTCCAGATACCTCTAAATTTAGACGTATTGAAACCAGAGTGAATCGGGTGAGACAAGGCACCAATAAAGGTATTGTTGCTGACTACCATTTCACCACGTCCGTAGTTATCACGCCAACCAAACGGAGCCATGATGACGTTATTGTCTACCAGAATGTCTACACGTAAACCATTCAGTACTTTACCGTCTACTTTGTCTTTCCATACCTTAGCAGAGAAAGCACCATTGATAAAGTCAATGCCGTAGAAACCTGAACGGATAGTAGAGTTCTTAACCGTAAACTTATTGAAGTAGTTGTTGAGAACAGAATCCTCTTTCCAGTTAGATTGGTTTTCTTCTAAGGCGACTTCAATACCCCAGAGACCGGCATCGATTTCTACATTATCAATATAGACATCAGCACCATGGTGGGCATCGATACCTTTACGGGCACAGTTTTTATACACACCACCGACGATGTGGCGCTGAATCTGTGGAGAAGTACGCTGAGAGGAACTACCATAACCAGGGTCTACCTGAGGAGCCGTTTCATCTTTATCACGATGATCAGTCAAAGACCAATCTGGGTGACCCATGCGGTTAACACGAGAGTACATTTCCCAGATATTGATACCACGCCACAGCTGGATACCACCTTCGTAGTTATCTTCAGCCACAATGTGGTTCAGGTATACGTTTTGCGGTACATAGGGCATAACGGTTTCATCACCGTAACGAGGCAAAGGCGTACCATCGTGTTTTGCACCATTACCAATCTCTACAGTATAGGAACGGAATCCACGACCATAGAGGTTGTCTACATGGATTTCAGCTAATTTCTTATCTTCTAAGGAAACCTCAGGAGACTGCATGATGACTAGAGCACTACCCCAGTTACCAATCCAACCATCGTACCAAGTACCCCAGGTCTCTGAAGTATCGTTTACACCAGTAGATTGTGGGAAAGCGTGCTTGTTTGCATTGTTTAGATAACCACCGAAATTGAAGTTAGAAGTATCGATGGAGTTATTGCGGTGATTGGAGAGCTCGTAAGGGGCAGTGGTGGTATCGAAACCATCAGTTTTGGTACCTTTAATAGAAGCACCGGTCTCTTTATCCTTACGAGGCCAGATACCTACCTTACCATCACAACCCAAAGTACCTTTCCAGTCATTAGCCGCTAAACCAGTGGGGTCTAGGTCTAGAATCGCTTTAGTGAAGAACTTACCACCAATGATTCTGTTTACACCACGGTAAGCACGTACCTGAATGATGTCTTGGAATAGCTTGTCTACAATGAAGGTAGCATTGCTTAAATCCAGGGTGTTGTTGTCCATCAAGAAAGAGAGACAAGGCTGTTGACCATACTTCTTGGTTTTAAACAAGAGCTGGGTACCTTGTTTAATTTCTACCTCTACGTTGTCCTGACCGTAGATGTCTGGTTTATACCCTACGTGTTTGGTAACAGGGAACTTACCATGCAGGATAACGTGGTCACCTGGTTTTACGTGTTCATCCCAAGCTTTCTGGATTTCTGTTACGATATCGATTTCTTGGGTTTCTGGTGAATCAGTCACCACTTGTTCTTGGATATCATTAGGCAGATAGTCGTTTAGTACGACTACTCTGGGTAAAGCTGAGCCTTCTTCTGCGGCTTGCGATTTTTGCTGTTTCAGTAGCTTGATGTCCTTACCAATCTCCTGAAACGCCTTCTGTAAATTACTCAAGGTTATACTCCTTATTTTACATGAGTGAAAAAAGAGGGGTTACTCAATGTATTAGAGATAGGGAGTGGTGTACTCCCTATCTCTAATATGGCTTATTGAGTGTCTTGGTTATTGACCTGGATACTGTAAATGAATAAACCCGTTACAGTAGCGTAGTCTTCACCCTTCATGTTGTTGTTTAAAGCATGGGAATAGTGATGGGCTTTCAGTACTACTCCTTCTACCATGGCTTGTTCTGTACTGGATACAGCGTAATGTACTCTTACTAGAGAACCTGGTTTCACTAAGTCAGGATTAGAGTTCTGCCAAGTAATACCAAACATCTTACCTAATCGTCCTTGTACCTTAGCGACTTGTTCGTAGATATTGGTGTCTTTATCCCCTATCTTCAAGGGTACGTTATTGGTACCGGTAGGGCTATTCTGTACAATGAATTCATTAACCGACTGGTTTCTATTTAGAATAGCCTTATTGTTCTCTACTTTTACGGTCTCTTCAGTATTCTGGGTAGCAGGATTGACTGCTCTAACCCCATTACCTTCATTCAGTAAGGTAGCCGATACGTTAGTATTCGATTCACCATCTAATGTACCGATGATGTAGAGATCTTCACCTTTACGGGAATAGGTAATATCAGCATACTTCATGATGTCTTTATTGGATAGGTAGATGTTAATGTATCTTACCTGGGAATCCTCTCGTTTATCCTTTAAACGAGGATAGACATACCAGAAGCCATTTTGAATGTAGTGACCAATACCGTGTTTGTAGATACCATAACCAAACTTCTGTAGATAGTTGGGGAGATTGGTTAGTTTTACCCCATCTGGAATAGGGATATTGGTGTATTGGTCAGCATTGTCTGCGTCCACCATGTCTACACCTTGTAGTTGGTCGTATTGGTCTAGACCTTCTACCTTAGTGGACTCACTATAGAGTAAGGATTTTAGGGTATCGCCAATAGTAGCATCGACTACATTGCAGCCTATCTGTACCGGTAAGAGCTTTTCAATGAGAATAGGTACTAACTGGAATTCGATATTAACTGTGCCTTGACGGTCAATGTCTTGAGTAGAATGTGCTTGTAGGTGGGCATTAGTCTTACGGTAGTTTTGTGGGTTCTTACAGTAGGCTTTATAACGGGTAATGGTACCACCCCCTGTACCAGAAGCACCAGCGATACCTCTAACAATAGAAATCTCTAGGTTCTTGACATGAGGATAGATAATATCAGACCAGGTACCAGGTGAAACCATTAAGGTACAGGTCACCTCATCTGAAATATTGTTTTCGTAATCTCGATTATAATCGATGGTTAATACCTTTAATGCTTGATAAGTTAAGTCGTTATTATCAGGCATGTGGATGAAAGCAAAGTACTTATAAGCGTAACGTACTGTCTCTCTATCCTTAATAATCTTAAGAATCTCATCCCCAATGGGATTATTCGCAATACTCATTACGTTTCACTCCATTCGTTATTGCTCATTCTTTCAGTATTCGCTATTGACATACGCTCATCCTTTCAGAATTCTGTATACCGCTCATCGGTAATATCTCCAAATGCTAAATCACAATTAAGACTAAAAAAAGAGATACTTGGTATAAACTACTCCTACTACCTCACAGTGGGTAGTAGGAGTAGAATACATTAATCACTTAGTATCATTAGCTGATTTAGCTTCTGTATTAGGTACAGGCACATTGTTAGCTTTCAAAGCTTCATCTAACTTGTGGTCTAACAAGAGATAAGCTTTCTGGGCTATAGGAGACTTGTTAATCTCAGTCAGTACATCACCAGTGGCTTTTACCCCAAGCATAGCGTACACTGTATTGCTAGAAGGAGTAAAGAGTTTCAGTGGTAAGGAGATGAAGAAGACAATCGTCAATACCTTTAACATTTTAATAAGGTCAGGCTTCCTAGCCATCTCATTCTCGTTATTTCGATCCAATAAAATCGAGATAACAATGTAGACGGCTATAATACCAACACCAGAGAAGAAGGCAAGAAAGTCAGCTGTACCTTTAATCTCAGTTACAATATCAGCCAGATACAGCATCCAGAGAATACCATTCATGTTACTTCTCCTTACTCTGGTTATTAGGTGTATTTTCCTTAATTGCCTCATCCAGTTTAGATTCTAACAACTGAAGGGCTTTCTCGGTAATGGGAGATTTACTGGCTTCCTGAATCAAGTTACCAGTTACCTGTACACCTAACATCATGTAGATGGTATTCTTACTGGGTGTTACTACGTTAAAGAAGATAGCTAGTGAGAGGACAATACAGAGCCTCTTAAATAGCTTATTGTAGAACGGTTTGTTTTCCTCTCTCACATCACCGTTACTGTAAGCCACCACGTATATTGGTATAGCGACTACCAAACCAACGCCAATAACCAGTATAGTGAAACCGGAGATAGCCCCAATAGAACTTACCACATCCGCTAAATACAAAAACCACATGATTGCACTCATTGGTCTTTTCCTTTCTATTCGATATTAAACTTATCTCGTAGCCCAAGGACTACTCGATATTGAATTTTATCTCGTAACCTGACGGTCACTCGATGTTAAATTTCACAAATTTCTTCCGCATGTGCTTAGGTGGGCAAGGAATGATAGCATACATGGAGAAACTACTGGGGTACTTCACTTCCTTGATTTCCACCAGTCTACCAGTATTCTCACTATACTGATACTCTACCGTGTAGCCCACACTAACGAACACCACGTAGTTAGAGGACTTTTCATTCAATACATCCTCAGGCCATACCTTAGCTTCAATCTTAGGGTTACTTAGAGTAAAGCCTACTAAGTCACGACCAGTGAGGGCAATGAAGTCATTCTCTTTACGGGCAATCACTCGATGTAATCTGGGTTTCAATAAATCCAAATCAATCGTGTTATCGAGGATATTGATTTTCACCAAAGCAGAAGGCACTTTCAGTACTTTCTCTTTAAATCTAAATAGATTACCAAATATTCCAAAAGCCATAATTCAACTCTCCCTAATTGGATATATTAGAATTAGAGACTATTCTTTAGTCTTTTCCCGTTTCTCTATCTGGTTAAGACGTTTCTCAACCACACTACCGATTATCCCCAATATATCTTTTATACCTGTGTCACTAGCGGAAAACACTCTCCTTTTATTAGAGAGCATCTCCTTGTTCCTAATAACATCTATAGTCTCCCTAGTAATGTAGATAATATCACCTAGAATAGCTCTACGAATTTTAGATACCTCACCAGAGAGCAAGATACCGTTCCTCTCTGATTTGTTTCTTGATGTTATCTGTCGCTCAACCTGTTCTAGTAGATGATCACCTACCCGCTTAGTTTCAGTCTCCCAGGCTATTTCGTTATCCATAGAGTCAATAGAGTCTAAATCGGCCGAAGCAAGAGCACGGAGTTCGTTCATCTCTAAGAACACACTGTAATTGGTACCTAATTCACATGGCTTTACCTTTACAACAGGACTGGTACCATTTACTGTAGTCCACAAATACTTAGTTAGGCGCTCAGCAAAGTGTTTTGCTGTCGCTTCTCTTTGTTTTTCTAAATCTGGTTTCATTTGCATTGCTCCTGAATCAATGAATTACTGTAGAGTAGGTTTGGTATTCTCTTTATCAATACCTACACCATTAGCTTGCAGTGACTTAATCACTTTATTGATTTCGAATTCTAAACCTGAGGTTAACTCATTTAAGAGGAAGACTAAGGCTTCTTTTACTTCAGGATTAGTAACGGGTTTATCACTACTAGAAATCTTTCTCTTCTTAGTTAAGCAAACCTTTTGGAATGCTTTAAGACTACCTAATATAGCTAAGTCTGTAGTGGCTTTCATTCTTAAACGTTCTGGTGCCATGGCTGGATTAATACTTTTTACTTCTTTCTCGTGCTGCTTAGCTAATCCTTCACCTACCTGAACGACGATATCAGGGTAGTTAGTGGTAATGGATTTTACCTTCATTACCTCGGATAAAGGCGCTAGAACAGTGAAAACAATGTTATCACTGAAGAGACGACAAATCACTTTGTCCCTTTCGTTAGTCTCGTATGTCTTGCTTTGGCTACGCATGACCCTAACTTTAGGTTCGTAACCTAGTCTTTTAGTAAGATACTTTATCAGCATCCTCTTAAAGTAATTGGTATTCTGTACTTTGTTGTACATGATAGATCCTTTATTACTGAACATTGGAATAAACAATAGCACAGACACAACTGTGTCTGCTCTAGGTCTCTGGAAGAGACGTAGAATAAACACTAGAGTGTACCTGGTAGTAGGTACACTCTAGTAATATAGACATCAATCTTCTTTAAACACGTCATCGAATAGCTTAGAGGATTTCTCTTCTACTTTATCGAATAGCTTCTCTGGGTCAAGAATGTCTTCTTGAGTAATCCCAGTATTACCAGTTTCGATATCGTTCTTAATACCCATAATGGCAGTGTATAACCTACCTAGTAGGGTAGAGAGAAACCAAGCTTTGATTTTAACTATCATTGTTTGGTTTCTTCTTCATTAGTACGAAAGAGTTAATCCTGCTATCAATTGCTTCTAGCTCATCGAGGATTCGTCTAAACTGGTAACTACCGATCTCATTACCTTTAATCGTTTCGATGGCTTTCTGTACTTGTTCTAGAAGTGTTTCTGCTTCAGCATCCATAACCATGGAGAAATGTGGTTCTAAGGTGTAATCACCACTACGGTGGTTCTCTCTTACTTCATCGAGAACTCTACCTAATACTAATCTCAACGCTAAAGACAACTGTTTAACAAGATAGACTTTAGCTGAATTAGTTGTGGAGATGTTTACCCTAGCGCAATCAGCGAGAAGCCCTTTGTTTACTTCATCTAAATCCATTTTATTACCTCCTAAAGGATTATTGAATTATAGACTCAAGAGTGTTGTCTTCGTTTACTGTTACCTCAATGGTATCGTATTCGAAACTCTCACCATCTACCGAAATCATGGTGTTAAACTCACTCATGGTTCTCTTCAGTGAAGCCGGTGCTTCTTTCCCTTTGGTTAACAATATCGGAGTAATGTTAATAGCCTTGTCAGTCTGGTAACCATCGTTAATACACTCGACAAAACCTTGTAGGTCGTAATACCCATTAAGGAATACCCGTTCATCTTCTGTTAAGTTAGCATTAAAGTCGTCGTAGATATTCAGGTTACTGCTAATAAAAGACTCATGGTAACCACGTATGGTTTTTAGATATTTAGAACGAGTAATAAGGCTATACCACGCTCTATTCAATACCAATACATGTGGTTCATCCTTATTAGACATCTTCAACAGACTAATGAGGGATTCTACTAAGGCCAATTGGATGTTTAAAAGATTCTTTTCATCCCAATCAGAATCCAGTAGCTGTTTACGAATCTGATCAATCACGTGTGAAGTAATCACTGCCATTAAAGCATAGCTTAAAGTCTCTTTGTTAAAGTAACTAAAAGTAGACTCTAGCTTACGTAAGTCTTTAATGAAAGATTCGATTACCTCTTCTCTTTCTTCTTTACTGTAAGACGGATTGAAGATATCAGGTACCACGACTACAGTAGCACCTTCTTCCCAATTGTGTTCTGTCTTATAGTTTTCACTCAAGTCAGAAACGATGTTCTTTACTACCTCGTCACTATCCTTCTTGTCTAATTCGTGCTCTAATACGTAAATGTCGTATAACATGTTAGCTATTCCCTTTCAATTACCACCTTACCGTGTTTAGCAATGGCTTTTTCCATGGTTTCTCTCATTGCTAAGAAAGTAGGTTCGATATACTGCGGTAAGTGGGTTGTTTCAATAACCACATCGGTTTCGTCAGGGTGACCGAAACCAGTAGTGACCGACAGAACCACATCAGCATTTACTGATATGTTGACTTTGTCACTTAGTTTTATCTTAAGTTCCATAGCCAATGAATCTACTCTGGTGTGTTCGTCAATGTATTTACCGTTAATGTGTCCACTGACAGAAACCACCTGCCCATTGGTTTGGTGACGGTAGTTTTCTTCTGGAATACCACCAAATAAACCTGGTCTTAAATGTTCTTCAAAACCGTATTTCTTCATTACTTCAGTCATGGTAGTGTAGTAATCACTAGCACCAGCGTCTTTAGTGTGCTTAACTTCCTCCATAACAGAAGAGAGGAATTCATCGGTATAGTTGGTTGTGTAATGGTAAAATTCAGTTAAACTGAATTGGTTGGTATAATCAATATTCATTTTCTTTCCTTTATTAGGTGTTTAAGTAACGAATATGCGGTGTTTTCTATATTCGTGATTACTGGATTGATAAGGGTCTTCTGGTAAATTCTCTTACCGTCAGCTCGAGGCTCTTTACCAATCTCGACAAAGAAAGGGATTTGAAACTCGAGAGTACAAAACAAACAGGCTCCGTCCTCTATGTTTTGTTTGTGGGTTAAGGTAAAATCCATTACCATAACCACATCGCTCTTATTGTCATCGTCTCTCGAGAAATTGTAGCGCGTACCGCCACCCATGTACTCGTAAGTCCAATCACCTTTCACCCATTTGTTAAGATTATTTACTTTATCGTAGCCAGTTGACCTAAACAGGTTATCCAGTTCCCTAAAGAAATCGTCTTTACCAGTTTCATTCTTCCAGTCTTCTGAAATACCTATTTTATTGTAGGCCAATATCTGTTCAACCGTAGTGTGATCGTAGCAGTGTTGATATTGGTAATTGATGGATTGATTATATAGTTTAGGTAAGAACATTGTTCATTCCCTTTCTAGGTTCCTGGCACTATAGAAGACATCTCTTTTTCCATGTCAGTGAGAACACTCTCAATCAGCTCTGTTAAGTAAATACACCTATCACTTAACTTAATGTAATAAGGGAGATGGAATAATATCTCGTAAGAGACATTATCGTCACTCCAGTACATTAAGGTAAAGTGTAATACTTTAACTGACTCTTTTGTGCCATCTTCTTGTTCGTAGGTATAACAAGGAGTGATTCTTTCCGTTTTATAGGTAAAATCTTTCTTAAACCACTCGTTTCCTTCTTTTGCTTTTACATAACCTTTCTCTTTAAGTAGGTTATTTAGAGCATCGAAGTAATCCTGTTCTGTAGCACTACTCTCTTTGTTTCTGTAGTCCTCCAGAATCTTCTTAGGTCCATAGTAGTCGTAGTAATAGAAGTAACGATATACAGTGGCTTTTGAATATAACTTAGGTGTGTACATTCTCATTACCTTCCTTAGGTAAATGATTGTTCTTCACTGATTCCATGATTTCTCTGGTTTTAGTGATGGTATTCAATACACGGTCTATTTGTACACCTAATGATTCAGCTAAAGCAGTATTGTTTCCAGCTATTTTCAATAGAACCAGTTGTTCCATCGTATCAGCTAGATCACCTTTAGTGTCTTCCCTATCAACCTTTACCTTATCGGAGATGTTCTTGGCTTCATCCAATAAAACACCCTGCATGTATCTTAAAGCCACCAGAGCCCCTCCTAAGGACTCCAGTGACTGGTTTTCTGCAATATCCATTTTACTATTCCTTTCCAATATACAGACACTAGGTAGCTTTGTACTACCTAGTGTCTATAGTGTTTATTTGTAACGATGTGGATTCAGGTACCTATCGTGGTCTCTCTGCAAGAAGTCACGAACACCAGTATGGATAATGTCAAAGACGGTATTTACCGTGAGTTCAGACCACGCAATAGAACAACCATCTTTACCCCATTCACGAAAACCAAAATGCACCTTATCTACTGTTGCTTCGTAGGCAGGTATAAGTGAATTAGAGAATATCCCATTAACCGATACCTTTACCTCAGCAGACAAATACCATTCCTTATTAGGGAGGTTTAATGGTATATCGTGATGTGTCCTAGATTCAGTGATGAATAGGTCAGTTTGAATAATGTAAGGAGACTGATACTCTTCATTAGAACTCAAAATGACTTTAATCATGGGATCATCACGAATCAAAGCCTTAAGTCTATTTAATAAGAGACCCTCGGTTTCTTCAGTATACCACCACCTAAAATCGACATTCTCTTTTATCAGGGATTTACCCTCTGGGTCTATCTCACTAGAATCCACAAAGAAGGTTTTCTTAGTCTTCTCTACGTGGTCTAATAAAGAGACTTCACTCTCTTCTCTATTATAAACAGTTTCGTGTTCCATTGGGTTATACTCCCATAGGGTAAATACGATACTGGGCCCCATTAAAAGTCAGAAAGTAAGAGAGATTATCCCTAATCATTCTAACGGCATCTGTAGCATTGTCTACGCAGAACATACATTGATCACCTACTGCTACACCCACGTAGAGACCACTCAGTGTTACCTTGTGTACAATGGCATTACTGGCTGCGTGAGCCTTGTATAAATCAATAGTCACGTCGAATAGATAAGTTGTACCAGTGCCTTCTACTCTTTCGTAAATATTATCATTGACACGTAAAGCCAGGCATCTGTTAGGGTCATCCTTAAAGAAGTTTCTTAAGTACTCGTCTTTACGGAAGAAGTCTTCGAATAATCTACTGATTTCAACATCAATCAAACTCTTAAATAGAGTATCCCTCTCACCTTTACTGGAGATAGGGAGTAAGGTTTCGTAAAATAGCGGTATTGTTTTCATTTCTTGTTCTCCAGGTACTTATCCCACATAATCACCATTAGATTTTCAATAAGCTTACATCTAACCGCTTTCAAGATACGCTCTATACGCTTGGTATAGAAATAGAAGGTAGTAAACTGCGTACCTTCCATAACAACATTAGCGATAGCTACTTCAGGTACACTAATGGTAATACAGCCTTCAGTACCGTCTGTATCCAAATTAGCATGTTTTAGTGTAAAGGACATACTAATATAAAGCTCATGCTTCCTTGAGTAAGTTTCCCTAATCACGGCTGTACTGGAATGCTTTAAAGTATCAGGATTCTCTTCTAAGAATGAAGAGACAGTGCGATGAGAAAGAATCTCGTCTTTGATTAACTGCTTTACGTGTTCAGTATAATCGATATTCATTACCGAATTACAAACCAGATCATTGTCTTTATCTTGGTAAGTAAGACTGAATTGAGTATTTATCTTAAACATGTTTGGTTTCCTTATATGGAATCACGTTTAGTTTTCAGGTAGTCCTTTATACCTTTCTCTAAGTAAGGCATAATGAAAGCTACCTGTTCTTCTAGGTGTTTAGTGAACAGATGAATGATACAATCCTTCTTAAGGATATAACCACCTAGTACTGTAAACTCGACAGCAAAGACTGTGTGTCCAGTTGACCTATCCACCACATTGACTTCCAGTACATGGTCGTAATACCATTTATCATCAACTTCCTTAATAGGGCGACTACTACGGGAGTCTTCTATAAAAGGGTATTTTATACTCACTGTTACTTCTAAACCCTTATTGTACGCTTTTTTAGAGATACCGTAAGCAAACGTCTTACCTGATACGGTATCTAATACCTCGCTGTCCATGATAATCAAGACAGCTTTCATGGTGTCACTTGCAGTTTTAAGATCAGGAGCAAGACTAATATCAATATCAGGTACATCAGTACATGGCTGGGCCTCTGTACCCATGATAGAATTCATGGTTTCGTCATTAAAACCAGAGACAATAAGACGTTTATACTCATGTACTTCCTGGTTTAAATATGTTTCATTCGATTTCACAATCTTCACCTACCTTGTCTAAGTAATAGTTTAAAAGGGTTTGCCGAATCGATTCTTTTACATGCTCTAGAGCATAATCAATTCGTTTATCGTACAGGGAATAAGTCGTCCCCTGTACGATACCAATCACCATGTAGGGTAAATCCAGATTATACCAGATATTGTAACTCCCAGAATCCTCATCTGGTTTCTTGATTAGAAAGCTAAGGTCCATGGTTAAATGAAGGTCTTTACCCTGCATTAAAGAAGTCTTAATCGTATTCTCTAATACGATATCTGTAGCTTCCTTATAGTGCTTAATATCACTATCGTCAAGTACCTTTTCCTTTACTAGGCTCTCAACGTATTCTTCTACATTTACTCCTTCTAATACCGTACCTATTTCTAGGTCTTCTTCACGAGTAAAGAAATGGGTATTGAAGGAGCTCTTTAGAATAAATGACATTTATTTATCCTTTTCTTTCTCGTATACACCCAATAGAGTATCTAGAGCTTTTTCGATGTACTCAGCACTGTATTTAGGGTAATGTATTTCAAGAGGGAAAAACTCAGGTTTCTCTTCCAAACCAGCAGGGACTTGCATGAGGATTTCAATATACTTACCGCCTTTATTTACATCTAACCCAGTTAGACCTAATAATCCTGTAGTAAGTATTTTACCATTAGCTAGTCTATAACCGTTGGTATGTGGTCTAAACTCAATAAAAACCTCATTTCCTAGTGAGATAGTTTTATTAAAGACAATGTAACCTTCAGTGGAAGAATGTGGTTTAAACTCAGGGTCTTTAGAGGTGAGATATTTAGTGATCTCGCTCACGATACCCAGTGTAGTTAAATTACATTCTTTAAAGTTAATCTTATTTGGGTCAAAGTCGGTATCCATTATAGTGAGTGTTCTAGTCTCTTTAATCACGTAATTCATGGTTTATTGCCCTTTTCCGTTATAGTAGTCCATAATGGCTTTTACAGTAGGCTTGATATACTTATCTGTATACCCAATCTCCTGATTAAAGTTACGAGTGCCAATAGGTGCCCTAGATTCAACAACCAAATACAATCCATTTCTATCGTAGTTGGTGGCTTCTAATTTAAACTCAATGTCTACTGGACCATAGTGAATCATGGGGTCGTATAGGGTAAACATTAAGAAAAGACGATCTGGTGGTTCTGTACCCTTATCAATCTCTTTAGTGAAGACGATTTTATACTTGTTTTCGTAGAAGTAGTCACGGAAACCATACTCTTCTACAATACGTTTTACTGAGCCCAGTACTTCTTCTCTGGATTGAGTGTATTCACCCTCTCTGTTTATTGATAATTCATCTACATTTAGTACACGATAATCAATGTTTCTGGTTTTAAACTTCATTCGTAGTCTCCTGATAAATAAGAAACAGCAGCCAATACCAATTCATGGGCAATGGATTCTAGTTTACCGTGGTAATAGTAAACCCGTTTAACCTGGTTACTGGTGTACTCTTTCCCGATAGGGGTGGAGGGGATTCTAGCGGTAAATACGATTTCTTTACCACTTCTTACCGTGATTTGGGTAACGACATCGAGACGAACATTGCCTGATTGCAGTTTATTGTAAGTAACTTCGGCACTCAGTGTCATCTTTAAATCGGAGTAATCCTCCAGCATTTCACGAATCTCTTCGTCCTCTAAGACTTTCTCCCGTAGGTAACCCAAGACATAAAGACGGATTTCTTCACCTTCCAATAGGGTTTCTACATCACTAACCTCTACTTGTTTGTGTAGGGTTTTCTCGATTCTAAACATTTTTCAATCTCCATTAGAATAAATAGGTGGTTTAAAAGGATTCCAAGTGCTTGATTGCTCCTTGGAGTAGAGCATTACAAATAGACTGTATCTTACCTTCGTAATAGTAAGTGTGGATTTCGTAATCACTAATGTGTTCCTCCTCTCCAATAGGAGTAAAAGGAATCTGTACCTGATAACGAATTTCATCATCTGGTAGATACTTAATGTTAAGAGTAAATAGACCTTCAATGGCGTTTACCTCATTCTCATTCCAGACATGATTTAATTCCACTAATATAGGTAGTTGAATCTCTATTGAGTCTAGTTTCCTCATGTTGTAGACAGAATTATTCTTATCTAAGTACTGAGTAACAATCTTATCAACAGAGACTTCTTTCTTAATGACGTCAAGGATAAGGTCTTTTAAATCGACTTCTTCACGTAACTCTACCTTCTTATCCTCAGCTTCACTGTAGTTAAAAGTGGTACTTTTAACAACGTACTGGGATTTCGTAGAAGTCGAAATGTTTTCAGATTGAGACATAGTGGTTTCCTTTAGTCTTGAGGGAAGTGGTTTAATAACAAGGTACCATTGTGTTGTATCTTGTCTCTGTATTTAGTAATAACGTTTGCTAAAACATGAGCAAACATTAGAGAAAATAAGTGGTACCGATACTCGGTGTATCTATTTCCTTTTACGGTTTCGACTAATGCTACTGGTATTTCCTTTACTAAGGTAAAGAAGATACCTTTACCTCTCTCGATAAAGTAAATAGTAAACTCCAGTGAATAGAGTTTATAACCCAGGTCACTGTAACCGTAGAATTTAGGTCTTTTACTTACCTGAGTACAAACGGATCGGTTTTCACTATTTGCTTTAGTGAAACCAGTAGTGATGGGGGAGGTTCTATATACTAGGTTATGGAACATATCTGCCATTTTGTTATAAATGGTTTCCATGAGTTCTTCGTAACTACCAGAGAACAGCTCATCTGGTTTAGTAGATGACTGAAGAGTAGGGTATTCCTCTCTGTCGATGTAAATAGCCATTTTAGATCCTTTCTCTCGGTACCCTCGTTACAGGTTCTCCGAGTCCTTTACTTTAAATTGTAAACGCAATAGATTAAAGACCAAGAGAATGGTCTCTTAGTTACGCTATAATAATATAGGGCTGTATTCCAATGGAATACGCCCTGCAGCGACTCTCTTTCAGAGAGGGAGCTATAGAGCTATAATGTAATAGATTACACTCATTACACTGGTGGGTAATTGAATCAATTTAGACTAAGAATAAAGGACAATACACACTACTCTCTCTACCTCACTAAGGGGGGTAGAGAGAGTAGAGGTAATTACATTAAACAGTAGGAGCTACTGCTTTGAGAGCACCGGAAGACAAACGAGACAAACCGAGGATAAACCCTTGGTTCTCTTCTACAGTTTCCTTAATAACTGCCACAAAGTCTTCAATTACTTTATCGTAACCGATGACAGTGATGGTTTTCTCACTGTCACTAACTGTCGCTTTAACAGCTGCTGAAGACAAACGATTAATCATTTTATCGTGGTGGGTGATAGCGAAACTAATCACCATGGTAAGATCGTTGTCTTTCGGCATCGTTTTCACAATGTTGAGTTTACTGTCGATAAACTCGGTTTTCAGTACCTTGAAATCCACACCTTCAACAAGGAAGTCGCGGCTCTTAATCACCGCGTCTTTCTCGATTTCGGTTACGATTTCTTCAATTTTACGGTTTACGAATTTGCGGTCTTTCATTTTAGGTTCCTTTTCTATAATGGAATGAACAAAAACAAAGGAATCTGAATGACTCCTTTCTACTTACACTATGGTAATATATAGGTATAATAAAATAGATTACACAACATAGAAACAAATACTCTCTACTAGGGGCGCCCCTAGTAGAGAGTATCGTTAATATCTAGATAAACTAAATATCAGTTAACTGATTAAGCAGTGGCTACTTCAGTGCTTTTGCTCTCTTCAGCAGCTTCGCCTTTCAGCATAGCTTTGTAGATGTCAGCCAGACCTTTAACTTCGTACAGGAAGTAAGAAGAGAAGGAAGTAGCTGGTTCACGCAGAAGAGTCAGGATGTCTTTCAGTTTAGTGACACGGGCGCGAACAGCTTGGTTGTTCTCGATGAAACCTTTGCCCTCACGAGCGGTTTTGCTAACGGCCAGGTATTGTTTACGAGCAGAGGAAACAGCGCGTTGCAGTACTTTAGCGGCGTTAGAAGCTTCATCCAGTTTTTTGCGAATAACCATCATTTTGTCAATCAGACCCAGGAGAGAACCCAAGTCTTTTTCAATGGTGGCAATGCCGAGGTTAGCCAGTTTAACGTCTTCGCCGTCCTGTTTGAAGTTAGTAGAAACCACTCCTGCGCGAACACCATTGCCTTCCAGATTTAAGGCAACCAGAACGCGTTTGTTGCGGGGCAGTTCATCAGACATCTTGATGGCCCAGTCTTTACCCAGTTTCACACCGGCTTTGGCAGCAGCTTCGTTACCAACAGTGTAACGACCACCAGAGAACGGAACGGTGGCGATAACATCGTCAACGATTTGTTTACCTGCCTCATTGGCCAGTTCTTTGGCTTTGGCAGTTTTGAATACCATTTCGGTTTCTTCAGCCAGTTTCTTACCGATTTCGCCGAGTTTACGGGCATCCCAAGAAGCAGCTACTTCTTTAACGGCTTCAGAGAGCAGGGTAATGCAAGTAGTCGGAGATTCTTTCTTACCGTCTACTACCAGGTTCAGAGCCAGGCTACGAGAAATCTTCACGTCAGGAGACAGGGTTTTGCCTTTAGCAGCACTGGCAGCTTCTTTAATGGATTCAACGTATTTTTTCAGTTTGTCGAAATTGGCGAAGAGTTTGTTCCACAGAGCACGACCTTTGTCGATAATCCAAGCGATACCATCCAGGATGGCATTCAGGATACGTACAAAGAAGTCTTTCACTGACTGGATAGCACCTTCAGTGGTCAGGGCAATAGCACCAGCAGAAGAGAAGGACTCTTGAGAGTAAGCCATAGCAGGCAATTGAGCTTCACTCATGCCCAGAGACTTACCTACATAGCGTACGTGCTCGTTAGCCAATTCGGCGTGAGCGATACCCATACCACCCAGTGCTTTGGCAGCATACAGGTTTTTCAAGAGAGATTCGGTAGAAACAGCAGCTTCTTCAGCTTCTTCTACAGATTCTTCACCTTCGTGGTATTCGGCTTCTTCTTCTTGTACTTCCAGAAGAGCGGTGTTGAGTTCATCAGCATCAGCGATGACTACTTCATCACCAGCAGCGTCTTCTTCTACTGCTACAGGCTCAGCAGGCTCTTCAGCTTCTTCAGAAGCAGGAGCAGCTTCGCCTTCAGCGGCTTCAGGTTCTACGGCAGCCGGTTCTTCACCTGCGCCTTGTTCTACAGCGACTTCTTCGTCTTTGGTTTCTTCGGCGATAGCAGCCACATCAGCTTCGGTACCATCAAGGTTAGTTACCTTAACGCCGGAAGCAATCAGGTCGAATAATGACATATTCAATATCCTTTTCAATGCAATTAAGTTTTAATAAAAGCTTTTGTTAAAAGTTAATCGTCTTAGTCCTTAGTGTAAACTGAGAAACCAAGCATTACTTTCCAACACTTCGCTCTACGTAGATAGCGAGTCTACTAGACGAGCAACATACACCAAAGCCTGATTTAACAAGGCTTAAATCTGGTATAGTCATAAATGCATGTAAAATCTACTCGTGAATAAAAGAGGCTCCCCTTACCCCTAAAAGAGGATAACTTCTCTACCTACTACCCCTGAGTGAGGTAGTAGGTAGAGTCATTGTCTTTTAAAGTAAAAGGTAAGGAGAGGGTTTATTTATTACTCTTTTTCGTATTGTTCAGCTAGTCTTACGAGCTCTGTACCGCTCTGATAAAGAGCAGCGTAATAAGCACGGTAAGCATTCACGTAGTATACCGCTAACTTGTGTTCTAAACGGTATACCAGTTTCTTCATGATAGAAGTAAGAACAGCAGTATCAGTACCCATTACACCACCGGAAATGAAAGCTTGCAAAGCAGCGTAGCTGTTGTTACCATGATAGTGTTCTTTCAGTGAATCACTGAATGTGTTATTAGGTACTGAGAGTGCTTGATTCAGAAGCGTACCCGCAGCATAGCCCATCTTAAAGGACAAGAAAAGAGGACCACAAAGAGCATAAAGAGCAAAAGGTACAGTCAAGCTACCTACTAGACGAGATAAATCGACTTTATTCCACTTAGTGATTTCAGCTCTTTGCTTATTCAAGTCAATATTCTTTTCAGAAAGCTCTTTTACCTGTTTCTTAAACTTAGCAGACAAAGCATCTAAGTCTTTGGCATTCGGTATTTGCTGCAAGAGTTTCACGAAGGATTCAAGCTCTTTAATTAATTCATCCTTAGTGATGGAAACACTCTTTACCTTACTAGCAGCAGGGATAATGAGACCATTATCCACATTCGGGTAGAGTTTACCTTCACCAGTAGGATACTTCAATTCGATTGTAGAGGCATCTGAAATCTTAGATTCCCATTTTCTCATGCCTTTATCAATACCGGTAGTAACAAAACAAATGCCAGGATTGAAGAACTGCTTACTCTTCTCTCTTAGTTCATTGGCTAAGGTTTCTTTATCCTTATCGTAATTGGTAACAGCGTAAGCCGTCAAGGCACCGACACCTTTTACGTAAGTATTGAAGAAACCGCCATCAGCAATGGCTGCTGCGTTGACACGAGAGAGGTTGTCAATGACTTTAGCGATATCTGTTTTACCATTTACTGCTAAGGTAGCACCATTCTTCAGTACGAAGGATTTCTTCTCATTGCCTTCTGCTTTCTTCAGGTACTCGATGCTGCGCTGTACTCTGGTTAATAGACGTTCAGCTTGATTGGCTTCACGACCGAAGATGTCTTTAATACCGGAGAAGAGTTTGCGGAAGATGTTATCTGCTTCAGTGGAAAGCATGTCGATACGGATATCGAGTTCTTCTACTGCTAAAACCACATTGCTTTTCAATCCAATGGATTCAGTAGAAACATAGAGAGGTATCTTCTCCTCTACACCAAATCGCTGGTAAGCTAGGGATACACGTTGAGAAAGAGCAGTCACTTCAGTAGGACTGAGTTTATAACCACTCTCTCTAGCCAGTACCAGATTAGCTTTCAGTGATTCTAAGGAATCAATGGTACCCATGATGCTGGATAAGAGTTTTACCTGGTCTTCATTCTCTTCAGTAATGAGTTTCTCAGGTACAGAGGGATGGATTTCCTCTGGTTGTTGTGTCTCCTCGGGAGTAATATCAAATTCCTCTCTGGAGAGTAGTTCAAATAGCGCCATTTTCATTTAATCCTTTTACTAATTAAAATGAATGAATTATCTAGATAAGAGAATAATCTCACAGTGTATAGAGCTACTCTACTACCTCTTTTTGGTAGTAGAGTAGGCTTTTCTATCGTTTAGTGGACTGCTTATTGCTGTTACTACCAGTAGTAGTCTTTTTCTTAATTACGATACGAGTACCAAATAAAGTCATTTAGTCACCACCCTTAATTAAGAAGACTGTCTTTCGTAGTGTACGTATTGGTTTATCAGTACACTACCATACAGGATGAAGAGTACGTCAATCAGTTTACCAATACCTCCTACTTTCAAGCAGGCATTAATCAGTTGTAAAGTACAACCTTCAGTATCAAAGAGCTTATCCAAATCCTTCAATTCTACTGTAGGAGCATTAGTCATCTCAGGATTCTTAAGATTACCCCTTTCTGCTCGATTACTGAAGTAATCTTTAATCAGACCCAAATGGTAAACACTACTGTAGCGATTAGGTGTAGTACTTACTCCTGCCTGGTACAATACCTCACGAACCGTATCACTAAACAAATCAAATACGTATTTGTTGGCGTACTTACTGTTCCTAATCAGGAATTGGCGAGTTAAGTCTAGGTAGTTCTTACCCAATAGGTTAAGAGCCAGATTGAATACAGACTCCCTATTGGCAAAAGCCTCTTCACTACTACCTTGGAACCAATGAGGGTGCTGGTAGTGCAAAGCATAGAGGTAATCTACATCAGTGTTACCACGGATATAGAGCATGTCTCTATCAGGGTTAGCTATAGGGGACTTGTACTTCTCGTCGTAATAGTAGTAAGAAGGTGTATAGCGAAAGTCTTGTACTTCACGAGTCTTAGATAGACGAGGAATGGAGAATGAACCAACTGCTTGAACATGCATGGTATACTCCTTTTAGTAACGAGTGTCTAAAACACGTTTCTCGTGTTCGTGAATCTGATACTCGAGTTTGTCCAGTCTCTCTAATGCCTTCTCTTTCTGTCTTTCTAGAAGAGCATCACCTTGACCATTAGCTAATTGGGTATTCATGTAATCCAATTCAATCTTAATGGCTTCAACCTCTTCTTTAGCCAGTTTGTACTTGTTGTGGCGTCTATCCACCAAGTATACACCGGCGTAATAGAAGGGGTTGATGGAAGCAGAAACAAAGTTGTTGACACTACCGGTAGGGTCTAACTTGAACTTATTGAAAAGAGAGTTCTCCTCACCTGATTCAGTCACCGCTACATCAGGAATGTCTTTCAACTGTTTCTCAATGTCTTTTACGCTGGTACGAGACAGTACAGAAATGGTTTTAAAGAAATTCAAGGTATTGGAATTGATGTACTTAATCTGGGCTTTAGAGAGGGATTTCTCTACCTTCATGCCACCATTGATTTCAGTCTGTTTAGCAATGATGAAACGACAGTACTTCGGAATGAAGTCTGCAATGAAGTCAATATTGCTCGCTAGAGTAAGAATCTGGGCACGAGGATAGGTAATGGAGTCTTTGTCTACCGTAGCAGTAAAGTACTTATCCACTAAGGAAATCAGTTTATCAATGGTGCCTTCTGCATTCACGCTGATGTAAGCCAATGCAGGGAATAGCTCCATTTTCTCTGTACCATGGTAATGGCGCTTAATAGTCGCCAAACCAGACTGGTAATCACGATTGTCTTTAAAAGACAAATCTTTAGTGTTGTTAATACATTCAGTCACGACAGGAATCAAACCTTCCCGAATACGGGTACGGGTATCAGTTAGGGTTTCCGTGATGTCTTCGGACTTGAAAAGATTAGCTACACCGCTAAATAATTCACCAATATTCATTATCGCTTGTCCTAAGGAGGTTAATCAAGAATGGTAGAGAGTAGAGATACTGCCTCTACTCTCTGGTATTACTCAGTATTACAGAATCGGTGCACTACCCTGAGAGAGGAGTTTGAATACATCCATGTCGAAGTTCTTGTCATTGACCTTCTTCTCCAGGTAGTTCATGGAGATTTCAGACACTTCTTCCAAACCATGGTTGTAGATAAACACACGTTGATAATCAGGATTGTAGACAATCAATGTCATGCAGCCTGACTCCTCCATGAATTTATCACGGGCTCTCTTGTTTTTATCCAAACGGGCACCGATGGCTGTTTCGATACGGGTAGCGGTATGGTTGGAGATAATCCAGGTATTGGCTACTGTACCGACAGAGAATTCACCGGTTAAGAGGGCAGCAGTCTTATTAGACTTATTGCGTTTCAATACTTCTTCGTAGTAACCAGTGGTGTCTTCTACTAAGTTACGGGCACGTGCTTCTACCAAGTCACGGCAGAACAAATAATCCCAGAAGGTATTGATGGTTTCACGATTCCAGAAAGCATTCCAGCGTTCACTGAAAGTCTTGGGTTGTTTAGACACACTGGCAATCGCTACCAGTGATACTGATTTCAATCCCACTAAAGTCGGTTTCAGCATCAGGGATACGGTAGCAGTAGCTTTATCACGAGAGATAGAGACATTCAAGAGTTTACCTACTGCTAGATTCTGCAGAGCATTGATGTCTTTACGTACATCATCACTGGAAGTAGTGATAACATCGTGCCTGTCTTTAACAACAGTCTTATCTTTATCCTTCTCGTCTTTACCGTATTCAGTACGGAAGGTATCTTCTCTCCGAACGTTGTCTTCAATAGAGGCTTCACCTCTTTCTAGAGCTTCTTTAGTCCTACCACTAATGTCATCTACCACGCCACTTAACCATTCACCAATCCCTTCAGTAGAGAGCTCAGTGACACCAGATTGATAAACTTCACCCAGTTTGGGGAAGCTTACCGGTAGTTGATAAGCAGCTTTTTCGTGAGAGAGGCTAATGCCTTCAATGGCGTTAGTGGCCTTTGGAGTATATGAATTATTCGATATATTGGCTACCTGTACCATGGTATCGAAGCCGAATTTAGCAATCTCAGCAGCAGCATCTCGAGTAGGAGAGTACTTACTTAAGATTTTGCCCACAGACACACCGTTAATGGTGTTGTCAATGGAGAGGGCCACTACGTAGTAGCCGGCAAAGTTAGAAATGGCGGTGTGTACTAAGGTACCCATCTTCTCGTCATTTTGAATTTCTTTCTCAATGGCAATAACGGGTCTTAATTGCATTTCGGTGGAGTATTGACTCAATGACTTAGCACTGATGTCATGATAGTTGGCTGCAGCCATTTTAGCTACGTTAGCAGCCATTGCGCTACTGGCTACTTTAGCAGCAGATAATCCATATTTCACTGGGTCCATATCAGAGTCCTTTTCTTACAGGTCATGTTTTAAATAAATGCTCAGATACTGCTCTAACACCAGAGCAGTATCTAGCGGTATTATTCACAATTGTATTTAGAAAGAGCAATGCAAATGAGTGATTTTGATTTAACCAAATACGGTGATAAGGTATTTTCAGTAGACCAATTGTTAAACAAAGGGTATAATGAAGATATCAGTAGAATGATAGACATGTTGGTGAAGAGTAAAACCGGTTTTACTTTAAGCGAGTCCATGACCAATACGTTCAAGGGACCCAACATCTTAACCAATACCCCGATGTTAAAACCGAATACCAATAACAATGGTTACATTTTCACCACTAGGCCAGACCTCAACCTGACTGATGAAAATATTCAGGTAGAGAGAAGGCTGATGCCTCTCTTAACAAGTAATGCCAATTCCATCATGAGAGCGATTCGATTGATTCTCTCTCCTCGCTTAGGGGTATCGTTTAATCTACCAGGCTTTAGCAGTAATCCGGTTAGTAGACGGGGAAGATTACCCTGTCCACTAGTCGACCCTAATTACCCTTTTATTGCGGTTTCTGATAACAGCATAAAAACCTTAACCGGTTGGCCTTCCGGTCAACTGGGGGTAAGAGAATCGAATCCTGGTATCTTAAAAGAAGTACACATCATGGCTGATGGTCCTTCTACGTATAACGGGGTTTACTCTTTAAACCTTTCTACCGTGTCCATGAGGGGTAATCCAGTAATGTATTTGTATTACTTCTGGATTCTCTACATTGGATTTGTCTATTACCAGACCTACGGGGTGATCCCCTGGCCTGAGTATTTATACAATGGTAGAATGGATTATACATGCCGTATCTATCGGCTCATAATGGATGAATCTAAAACCTATGTAACCGAGATTGCTGCTACGGGATATGCTATCCCCAGAAGCGTGGATATTGGTCCTTATTTCGACTATCAGCAAGAGGAATCCAGACCTTTCATGTCTAAGACTACAGAGATAGAATTCACTTGTGTGGGTGCTATCTATCTGGATGAAATCTTGATTCAGCAATTCAATAGTACGGTTATGGCTTATCAGCCTGGCATGAGAGAGATTGCGAAAAGTGGTAAAGGACAGGTAGTGAAAGGTAGAGGAGGAGACATGGTGGTTAAGGGTAGTTTTATTAAAGTACCCAAACGCTACCAGAACATCTTCAATAACCTCTGCTATCCTTTCATCAATCCCCGTACTCGTGAATTAGAGTGGTGGATTCGAGCTGATGTCTATAATGCCAATAAGGAAATGATTAAGCTGGCGGATATTCAATCCGGTCTCTACACGGGTAGAACCGGTAAGTAATGGAATGGAATAGAGTGAGTTTCGTAAGAAACGAACGAAGTGATTGAAGGAGTAGAAATGAGTCCATGTAGTGAACGAATGGAGTGAAACGAAATGAGTAATGAGAATTTACTAGTCAGGAACGTAGACAAATACGGTAGCTCTCCTGGCATGTTGCAAAGAGATGCTTTGCTCGCCATTAAAGAAATGTTGAATAACGAATACGGGATCATCAGTGCTGCTAACCCTGTATCGTTGTTATTAGAAACCTCCAGTATGCAGACAGCTGCTGCTGTTGGTAAATACTGGTTGTTGAACAGACGTCAGTACCCCGTCTCTGCACAAACCTACGAAGATTTGTGGTATCACTTTAGCGAACAAGACTGGATTGGGGCATTTAGCTTACCTTCTACTGCAGAGTTTATTATCTCGTTTCATTACGACGAACTCTTGCAGATGGTACAGCCAGTAAACGATGGCAGTGAAACTAAGCTATTGCGTATTCCTCGTGGCATGAGGATTACGGTAGGGGGTGTAGACTTCCTACTGGATTACCCAGTTAATATCGTGCAATTGAAACACGGTGGATTCCGTGTGACTTACGATACCACTGAAAAGTCTCCTATTCAAGACTTAAGCAGTAATGTGGTAGACCACCAGATACTGACCTTTGGTGCGACTGGAGATGATGCGATTAAACGCTTTAGCTTTACATTACAGCTAGTACAAGTAACAGAAACGGTAGTAGAAGATGCGATTAATGCTGCTGGTCGAATTGAGATGGTGAAGAAGTTCCCAGACGACTACTTCTTCTCACGGGTATATACCGGTAATGACCAAACTGGATGGACTGAGTTAACCACCACTCATTGTCCGGATGTCTACGACACTACTAAACCGACTGCTTTCTTAAAGGTGATTGAAAACAACGATGACAATACACTGACCGTGAGTATTCCAAAGATTTACAATAATATCCAGGTAGGTCCAGGTGGTATCATTACTTCTCCTCTGGGGAGTAGACTGAAAACAGAAATCTACTCTACTCTAGGGTACTTGACCATGAATCTAGACGAATACGTACCCTCTCAGTTTAGTCATGACTTCTTTCCCTCAGGAGAGAGGAAAAGGGATTACAGTGGATTGGGTAATTACAGCAGTGCATTAAAGAGTGTTAAGGCTGTTTCTATTTACTCTCGTGACTTTATCTCTCAAGGAAGGAATAAGTTATCCTTCGAGGAATTGAGACAAAGGGTAATCGATAACACGACTGGACCCAATGTGGTACCGGTATCTCATCAGTCTATTCGGGATAAGATTCAGGATAATCAGTTTAAGATTATCAAGAGTGTGGACTACGTTACCAATCGTGTCTACTGGGCTATCCGTGATGTACCTGACCCGACTAATGCCTCTCTGATTACACCTGCAGCTGCTTCTATTGAAACACTCACTACGACGATTAGTGACTTAATCTCCACGGGGACAGTGATTGATAATGGTAAACGAGTGACCATTACCCCTGATTCGATTTATCAGCTAAACAATGGTAAACTCACTATCATGAACAAAACGGAGATTGATAGAATTGTGGCATTGTCTCCTGAGAATAAGGCTAAAACCGTTTCTGCTAAGGAGATGTTCTTCTCTCCATTCCATTACGTAGTGGATACAGAAAACGCTACGATTAAGATTCGGCCTTATTACCTAGATAAACCAGAAACCTTGTATAAGACTTATCTGGATAGCAATACGAAGCTAGACTTATCACTGACTATTTCTCAGTATGCCATTGAGAAGAAGGATAGCGGTTATGTCTTACACGTCACCATGAAGTCCAATGACGAATACAAGAGATTCGATAATAACTCATTGTGGGCTCAATTACTGGTACACCCTTATCACGATAGAGGCTATACCTACATCATGGGTGAATTGACTGGTCGTACAGATGACAATGAACCCATCTTCAGTTTCCCATTGAATACTCGATTCGATATCGACGAAACCAATAGTCTAATCTTAACCAATGGGACACTGAATAATGTCCGTGATGTACACATCCCCATTGACTTAGAAACGAATGTAGAATTGATATTCGGCTTCTACGGAGATTACCCTAACTGGCAAAGAGCCCAATTGGATAATAAGATTAATCTTAATCTCTTGGATAATGACCCTAAGGCTATCTTGAATGAAGGGATTCGGATTAAGCTAGGTAGCTATCTAGAGTACTTGTGGGTAAGAGCCCGTACCCATGCCAGTGACGTGACTTATCGTCGACATGATGCTGATGTGCCCTTAACCTATACGGAAGACGTATACGGAGCAGATGCGGCTACCGGCTCTATCCTCAATATCGTCAATGGTAAGCCCCAGTATACGATTAAACACCGTAAAGGGGAGAATGTACTGGATAGTAAGGGTAATATCGTCTATCGGTATAAGAAAGGGGATATTTACCTAGATGAGAATGGTAATACGGTGATTTCTAAACCTAGAGAGATTGTTCGTCGTTTAGAACTCACGATGGTGGATGCTACCTACTGGTTTGCTACTGATGATATTGCTAAGGATTACCGTAAGGAACTAGTGGCTACTTTCATTGACTGGTTAACCGATGATTTACGTCCCTTGAATAGGAATACCTTAGAGCAGACTAAGATTCTCTTCTATCCTTCCTCTACCATGGGTGAGATTCGTGTCATCTACAATGAAGGGATTGATACCTACATCAATGCTGCTCAATCTCTGTCTTTAGACTTAACCGTTGATAAGCAGATTTACTTAGATTACGATATTCAGGAGAAGATTAAAGAGTCTTCTATCCGAGTGATTAAGGAAGAATTGAAGAAAGACACCGTCTCGGTGTCCTCTATTCTTTCTCAATTGGTGAAGGAATACGGATCTGATGTCATTGGTGTACAGCTAAGGAACTTAGGTAATACTGATAAGATTATCTCTTTTACCGTAGTAGAAGAAGGTAAGAAACCTACTATCCGTAAGAAGCTAACGGTGAATAGTGATGAAACCTTATCCGTAAGAGAAGACATCACTTTCAACTTCATCTTACATAATCCGGACTCTGTCGCGGATTAGTAAGTGTAAGTTACCTTCGGTACTTCATTCTCCATTCTCCAGATACAATAAACGAATAACTGGTAATAAGAGCTACTCTCTACTCCTCATTACGGGGGAGTAGAGAGTAATGTCTTGTTCTGTATTCATTCAGTGTAAAGAGGGGTATTTTAGTCTAAATAAGTAGAGTAGAAGAGAAAACAAGTAGAGAATACCCTTTAAAGGCCTCTAGAAGCGTGTTATAGCTCAATCAGAGGGGTAATGTAAGCTACCCTACTAGAGAGAGTCTCATCGCTCTATAATCGCAAAATAGAGCAAGTATAAAACAACAGCTATATCTAAGCTACTTACCAGTCCTTACACTTTCTCTATTCCCTCTAACGAGTACAATAACTTACATTAGAACCTTACTAGCACAAGAACCTAATGTCGTTCCCTATTCCTTATCTGGAATAGTACAAGTCATTCTGTTCTATCTCTACTAAGTCTTTCTCTTTTCCATTAAAGTTTTTGTTTTCTTTAATGTAGTCAGCTAGGTTGATGAGGTTAGTGATGCCTGTCTCTTTGGGAATCAAACTGGGACTAAAGACACTGTGGGCTGTATTGAGTTTAATGTTATAAATCCAATCGTAACAGCATAAGTACTTTCTGTTGTCTCCAATCTCTTCTCTAAATCGTTTGTTATTCTCGTCTATTTGGTATAACCTATCGCTAGTAAAGCTCATGGTGAAGAGTCTACTACGGGGATTTAAGCCTAACTCCACTAACCATTCCCTATTGTTTAAATCCTTAATGAGGTATTTACAGCAATGGACTAGCCTTTCTATCTTGAAGAATTCATCGTAACGAATAACACCTAAGCAAGGAGACAAGTCAGGGTATTTACTCTTGTGTAGGTTAGCGCTATACCAGCTATGCTTTTTACCTACTAAAGTATCCCATTTCTTACCTATTTCGCTAATTAGGTTTAGTTCGTTTTTAACCTTACCACCATCTAACAAAAATAAGCAATGTAGGTGTATTCCACAATTTTCAGTGTACTCTTTACTACAAATGTAGTCTAGGTACTCATCTTTACGGTAAAGTACTGTGTTGAGTAGGTTATCGAAGTATCCGGTAATCTTGTCAATGTCTTTTTTATCGTCTTCAGGTAAGTAGAAATCCATTCTAATTACGGATATCTTGTTGTGTTCGATGAAGCTTAGTGCTATTAGGTCTTTTATTTGTAAATAGGCATTACGGGTATTGGGACTATTGCTTATTCCGTATATCCACCAAGGAGCTTTACGTAACGGTATGGGTATTCGTTTATTACGTAATGGGTGGTTTATAGGGAGTTTGTCTCTATCGATGGATTTTCTCATGTGTAGGTAGTCTTTCTTAGATTGTTTAGATTCTATCGTTTGTTTGTACTTACGTAAACGACTTAGACGTTGTTGGACCATTTGTTTTAAGGTGTTTCTTAGGTCTTGGTCTTTGTAGTGGTTTACGTAGTCGTTAGATTGGAATAAAGAGTGCAGCCTTGATTGTTTAGGTAGGACTAGTCTTAAGGCAAAGAGTAGTTGGTCTCTTGAGTAATTTCTGTATTGTTTTAGTAAGAGCTCTAAGGTATCTTCTGAGATGTTCTCTGGTATAGACATCTCTATTTTTGTTATCATTTGTTTAATTCCTTTCTGTAAGAGGAAATGGAAACAAGCCCTACAGTCAGTTTAGTCTAACGTATTGGAAATGTGGATAGACTAAATTAGATTGTAGGGCACTTATCTTTTTTTCACTTAGCTAGAATAACCATGTATGGTGTAGTGAAGTAGAGTAGCTCGTGTCCCTGGTGAGACACTCACTCCTTCTACTTTCAATATAGTCACTCATGGGTCCCTACCCATTCCTGAGACGCAGCTAGAGAGTGTAGTTTAGTGGTGGTTAGAGAGTAAGTGAAATGTGCGTAAATATCGTCAATGACTAATATCTTAACTAATAACCAGCTACTAAATACACTGAAAGCCTTATCCAGTAAGGCTTTCAAGAAGATTTACACTGCAGTAATTAGTTACGTAGTTACTAGTAGTAATTAGTTAACTTTTTATAACTAATAGCAACAAGTTTTTTATCAGAATATATAGTGACTGAAAATGAAGTATTGTTCTCTTTACTCTAAGGTATTATTTATTGATTTTTGATACAGTATCCGGAGGTATCTTTGAGACCATCTCTATTGTATTATTGGGACAATCAATAGGGTACATTTTATAATGGTCTTTTAAATAGTATCGTTGAAAGGGTAATAGGGTCTGTACGATTAATGGTAATAGGTGAAACCGTTACCACTAGTACAGGCTCTATTCTTTATTCTTTTTTTCAGTAACTGGAAAACAACTAGATTAACTAATTATACTCCTCTCTACCTAGTGTGGTAGAGAGGAGTATAATCCATTTTAGATGTAATCTATCTTAAATGCTTCTAGGTAGTCTTTCAGTACTTCTACTAGCTTATCTTTAGCTTGATTGGTCTCGTGACTCACCATTCCTTTATTACGATAGTGAATGCCACCAATAGCACTGAGTAATTCACCTATTAAGTAGTAATTACTAATCAAAGCCTGATAGTAGTTACGGCTAGCTACATACACCTGTACATCGTGTAATACTGCTTCACCCAGTATATTGACTAGCTCTTTTACCGTATCATTCAGGTAATGGATAGCAGCTTGTTGAGGTACAGCTAAAGGTTCAGTACCAGCATTAGCTACGTATTCATCTACATGTACACTCAATACAGAGCTATAGAAGTCTCTATACTTCATGTAACTAATCACTAAATCACCTACAATTAAGGTATCTTTACTGTATTCTTCATGTAGTTCATCTAAACCAATATCAATGCTTCTACTAAAGAGCTCAGCTGTTTCTATCTCACTTTCATGAGGTAAGTATATAGCACTAGTATCAATAGTACCAATACTATCCTTAATTGACTCTAGATAAGTCTTCTTCAATACCTCAGTACGTTCAATCAATTCATCACTGACTACACTGTCTTCATCTACTAGTGCATTGAATAAGTCAGCAATAGATTGGTTGACATTATCTAGAGCTTCAGTAAAGCGAGTATACTTAGCTTTATCTAATGTCTCTAATCTATTAATAATTGCTCTATCGGTTACGTAATCCTGAGCAATAACAGGAGGAGAGGCTAAACCTTTCTCTTCTTGATAACGATTCAATAGAGGCAAAGTATCGTTGCTATACTGAGTCAGTAAGAAGGATAAAGCACTCTTGAGCTCATTATCCCCAGTATACTGGCTAATATCGGCTAAATGAGTCTCTACAGCTAGTTTCACTTCTTCATCAGCCTGAGCATCTTTTAGGTCTACTTCACTAGACTCTTTCTCCTTCTGGATAGATTGAGCCAATTCAATCAAAGCAGCTTTCAGTTTCACTAAAACCTGTTGTCTTTGTGGGTGTTTGTCATTAAACTGACTAACCAGAGTACTAGTTAGTGTTTTAATGTCTTCTTCATTCAGTTCTGTTCTGTATACCACACCAAAGAAGAGCTTAGTAATAGCATCAAAATGGCTTTTACCTAGTTTACTGGTGATAGTACAAGCATTATTACACAACTGATTACGCATAGCGACTTCAGTTTCATTAGCCAAGTGACTAGAAGGAAAGCTGGTGAATTCATTAGCGGATTCTAATCCTAACTCAGGATACAGCTCACCTAGGTAGTTACGAGTCTCTTTAGAGACCATACGAGACTTAAATACCGTATCGAATAGAGAACGCAGGTGTTCGTTAGATTCCACTACCTGAGCAATCTCCTCACCAATGCTTTCTTTCTCTTTCAATACCACCATTTCACGATTAATGGCTTCTTTAGGCAAATCGATGATTTCATCTAAGTCTACTTTTACCGCTACTGCAGGAGAATCCTCAGCAGTGGTTTTAGCAATACCTGCTTCACCAATCGGTTCAGATACCGGTAAATCAGGCTCACTTTCCCAACCGTATTTAGACATTATAATAAACTCCTATTAACAAAGAGAGGGATAAATTGGACATTTCATAGCTCTTTAATTCGATTTAGCTATGAATAATTCAGTATTTTAAGGAACAAACATGGCTTTATTCAATATTCTCAGTAAGAGTGAAACGGATTATAGCTTTGCTGAGCACTTTGTACCTAAACTAGAAGGCGCTCCTGAAGAGGAGCAATCTCGCTTAGAAGAACTAAGACGAATCTACATCGGTGAGAAGCTCGGTAAAGCACCAGAAAAAGTACAACTGATTAATCCATAAACCATAAAGACTCACTACTCTCTCTACCTCATCAAGGGGTAGAGAGAGTAGTATTGTCTAGTTTGTCTTACTTATCTTTACCTAAGGCTAGGTTATAAAGGATACGAGCAGTTTCCTTTACTCCTTTACCGGTAGCCTTAGCCAGATTCTTAATCCCTTCTTGAGCATCATGTAATGCTTCCTTACGGTTTTCAGCTCTGGCTAATCTCTTTTCTTCCTTCTCTCTTTGCTGCTCTTCTAATCGTTCTTCCAGATTTTCATCTCGAGTACCGGTATTAGAAGCATTCAATGCCTGCTTTTTAAAAGCACGAGCAGCATCAATAGTAGAAGCTAAAGATTCGGTAGTGAGATTAGGCTTTCTTTCATTCATTGTATCGAATAAACTCATGAGTTTACTCCTTTAGTCTACCTGTCTCACCAAACCAGAGTCAGTCTTCTGGCTTTCACGAATCAGCTGGTAGATGGCTACACAGGTAGCAATATTGCTATTGAAGAAGTCTACGTCTTCTTTATCCAGATAGCTGGATACATTAAACAATACTTCTAACAAAGAGCTACCTTCATTCACTACTACCGCATGGCTACGTACACCGGTTACCAGATTGAAAATAGCACGAGTAATACGCTGAGCTTCACGTACATCGAACAACAAAGTCTCATTCAGTACAGAAATGGATTCACTGGTAGACTGGAAGAAGAGCTCCAAGAAGGTCTTATCCGGATTAGTGGTTTCCTCTACCTTATTAGCAGAAGTCACACCCAAAGCGAAGCCAATAGAGAAAGCTAAACCTTTAGAACGTTCACCTTGTTCAAATGCCGCATCAGCTACAGCACGAATATCGGATTGTAATGACATTTAAAATATCCTTTCTAATTGAAATATAGTTTATCCTAGATTTCTTAAATCGTAAGAAGCCAAGAATAGATTATTAGCACTCAGTTGCTCTAATTCTTTATAGAACTCAGCTTGAGTAACGCGTCTTCTGTGTTTCGGTAAGACAAAATCAAATACCCTACCTAACGCAGACTTGTAGTTGTTGTAACTCTTCAGAATTTCTTCTACCCGTTTGATGTCATCACGGATACGGTTACCAATAGACTTATCAATCTCTTTATTCTTCAACATGACAACCATATCCTCACGGACACGTTGAAAGCGTCTTACAGTGGTGTCGTAAGTACCATCAGTGGTGTTAGTCGTTTCCGAAATAACAGCAAGGACACCTTTATAGAAGAGAATGAATGGCATCAGTAGATTACCTTCCAGTACAGCAACAACACTATTGTAAGCAACACCAATAATGAAGGAAGCACCAGTCCAGAGTTCATTAAACAGAAAAGAAGTCAATCCACCTCTGTTACGGTTACCATAAAGAGCGTAGATTTTATCTAAAGCAGAAACTATATCAGCGCCAGCACCTACTCGGGAAGCAAAGTTATCGGCCACGTACTCGGTGTTTACTAAATCGTAATCTTTGGTTTTCGCAGCAGAAACAGTGTCCCTAATGTGGTTAGTCAAGAGAGCAGTAACAATAGTTTCCTTCTTCTTGCCCTCCAACTCAGTCACATCCACCTTAGTTAATACTTCATTGTTACCGTTCCATTCTTTAAGAATGTATTCTATTTCGTCATCCTGTTCTGTATTAGTGATATTATTAATTAAAGCTATCATCGGTAGATTGGTACTAACAATATCGGCTACTAAAGCAAAGTAAGAGAAAGCATGACCGATTTCATGTAAAGTAGCAGCAGAAAGGTTTTTAGAAGACAGTACACCACTGAATATAAGGTAGGGGTCTAAGTATAGGGTAATTGGTATATTAGAAAACTCACCAGAAACCTTGAAATTCTTAATATCTACAGAACCCCTTAACTCACTTACCCTGGAACGGACTTCATGGTTTTTGAAATACTTGCGTTCCGTTAGACTAATCAAGACGTGGTTCTTGTTTAAGTCCGGAGGAATCATGGCAAAATACTTAGAGCTACTGTTTACCACCACCTTGATACCAGTATACTTGTAAATGCAAGCAGTAATCTTGTCAATACCTTCTTTGTTGCGATATAAGCTACTGGCTGACAGATTGTCTTGAATCCACTGGTATACTGATGTTAATTCATCATGAAATCCATTGTGGACTTGAGACCAGTTCGAGGCATTGACCATCACTTCATTGGATAGTTCTGTCTGACTGGGTAATTGAAATATTTTCATTAATGAAAATCCTTGTATAAACATAATAAGCAGGGGGGTGTAATCTCATAGAGTTTTCGAGGTTTTCTCTCGCTATAGTAGAGGGATTAATTCCCTTAAGGAGTAAATACAAATTCGTAGTAATCTGATTAATTTCACTATTAGGGACCACAGACATGCGAGAAAAGATTGGTACACAGTGTAGAAACGTAGTGTATTGTAAGCCACCTAGTGGCGTAGACTACGACTATCACTTTGTCAAGTATACCGATTACTATAGCGACGGCACCAAAGAGAACAAAGTCGCACTAAAGAAAGACTACGAGAAGACCTTCTGGGTTTGTTCTAAAGGTAATAGGAACCACAAACAGAAGAAAGAAAGGTTTCCTTTAGAGAAACTAGAAGAAGTCAAAGCCACTCGTTTAGAGATGGTCAATAAGACCAAAAGAGCATTAGGTATTAAGTTTGGTACCAAGATGGAGAATGGTCAAGATGCCGTCATCCATACCGGTAATAAGTTCTCATCAGACAGGGACTTACTTAGGGGACCTTATGTATTCGGGATGGACTTATCCTCTACTGCCGAATTGAAATACAAGTATAACCAACAGCCATTAGCTAGGCAAACAGAACAACTAGCCGATGTAGCGGCATTCGACGTGGAGACCAATATCCGTGATAAGTCTCGCTGGGAATGGATTGAGATGGCTACCCTATCTATTAAGGGTACCTGTATTACGGTAGTAGACTTCCACTTCATTCAAGAGAAGTTTCCTCGTATTACCAAAGAAGAAGCTTTAGAGAAACTCTATAAATACGATGAAATCTACCTAGGTAACATCAATAAAGAAAGAAACATTAAACAAGAGTTCTACATCGTAGACAATGAATGGCAGGTATTAGAAACCATCTTCAAGAGAGCACATGAGATTAAACCAGATTTCATTTCTGCTTGGAATATGGATTACGATATCTCTCGCTCTCTAGAGTGTTGTGCTCGTTTCAATAAAGACCCGAAAGACCTCTTTAGTGATCCTATTGTACCTGAAGAGTTTAGATTCTTTAAGTATAATCCAGGTAAAGAAGCTGGTTTATCTAAGAAAGGTGTCTTTAAGAGTTATGCTAACTTCGAGAAGTGGCCACAAGTACATTGCCCTTCTTCTTTTGTGTTTGCTGACTCTATGTGTTTCTATTACAACTCTAGAAAACACTTGGGTAAAGAACCCAGCTACAAGTTAGATTACATCTTAGAGAAAGAGTTCCCTAAGAAGGAATACATTCGTAAACTGAAGTTCGATGAAACGAAGCATTTAGCAGGTACAATCGAATGGCACTTAGCCATGCAATCTCAATACCCATTCGAATACATCATCTACAATAAGTTCGACTGTATTGCTTTAGAGTACCTGGATGAACAAACACTAGACTTGTGTTCCTCCCTACCTTCAGCAGTAGCTACAGGAGACTATCAGGATTACGAGTCTGAACCTAAACGATTAGCTAATGAAATGCATTGGTTCAATCTAGAACGTGGCTATGCTTACGGTAATGGTGGTCAAGACCAGATAGTTGATTTGGATAAAGAGCTAATCGGTCGAGATGATTGGATCATTACCCTAAGGGCTGATTTACTAGTAGAGCCAGGCATGAACCTAATGGAAGATGCTCCTTGTCTCTTTACCAATATACATGAAGACAATGGGGACATTGACGTAACGTCTTCTTATCCGTCTTCTAATGCCGCCATGAATACCTCTAGAGAAACGCTGTCTAAGGAATTGATTTCCATTGATGGAGTAGATGAAATAGATAGGAGACAATGCGGTATTAACTTCTCTGGTGGATTCGTTAATTCAGTAGAGATTGGTACTAGGCTCTTTGCTTTACCTGAAATGAGTGATGTACTAAAAGAGTTTGACCAAGACATGAACTAAAAAAGAAGGTAATGAAAAGAAATAGACTAGTCTCCTTCTTCTGAAAGGAGACTAGTCGCTTCATTCGTTAGTTAGAAACCAACGAAATCAGTTAGATTGAGTTAGATGTAACCAAGTTCAGCTAGTTTATCTAACGTCTCTTTTGGCAAATTACAGCTAACACCGTTTCTGAACGAACGTTTAACTAAATCAATTGCTTGACGTAGTTGGGTACGTTCAGCTAACATCTTTTCAAGAACAATGTCTTGATTATTGCTGTGTACCACAGCGATCACCTCCTTTCCGAAACAGGATTTACTACTCTACTACCAGGGCTATTGGTAGTAGAGTAGTAGTTTCGATTGTATTCTGTTTACAAAAGGTAGATAAAGATGACTTTCTTTATCCAATTTAGTGATATATACCTATAGAAAAAATAAAATGCAAAACAGTATAAATACTCTCTAGTACCCAATGCAGGTACTAGAGAGTATTCGTTTCACTATGTTTCACTCATCCTCTCCTAACGGAGAGTATTCGTTCTACTATCTATTCTTGTCGTTAGCGTATCGGTTTCCTAATTCAATATTAGAATACCAATGTACACCATTCAAACACGTACTACCAGGAAATACTTCGTTCCTCTTAATCACGTCGTACTTCACATGGGATGCAATATCGTCACAGACAAAGTAGATAAACTCGTGTCTTATCCCTTCACCTAAAAAGCGTAATCGTCCAGCCACCTGTAGGTTAGTCTGTTTACTACTTACTGCTACTGTCAGGATAACGGTATTGAGGTCAGGAATATCTAAACCTACTCCACTACTACCAATGGTAGAAACGGTAATATTGCTACCAAATACATTCTCCTGAGGGTCATCAGCTACATAGCTGTTTACCTTTAAATCAGGATACTGTTCTCTTAGGTAAGTAGTCATTTCCTTAGCCATGTTAATAGTGGACACTACTACTAAACATTTAGACTGAGGAAATAGGTGGAATCGGTTAATGAATCTATCCTTAATCACCGAGTTCACCATCTTAAAGTAAGCTTTCTTTACCCCCACATGTCTCATTACCGATTGTTCGAACTTAACGTGATTATAACCACGACTACCTTCACTTCGGATAAACTGAGGTTTCTCGAACTTATAATGGAATGCCGTAGGTTGAATGTAAGCTGTAACGTGTTTCTGCATGTATCTGTTCTCTATAGGAAACGATAGCTTAGACATTCTGTCAATGAACTTACTAGAAGGTTTAATGGTAGCAGAAGCACCTAATATTCTCTTACAACCTAAGTAAGAAATCATTTTACACTGTAAGTGAGAGTCTAAGTGGACTTCATCTAAGAAGATGGTATCTACCCCTAATACATTAGGTAAGTCTTTAGGGCTACAATTCCACCCTAAACCTTCAAACTCTTCGTCTGTATACTCTTCGTAATACTTTAAGTAATACTGGAATGTCTTATTCGAGATTAGAATAGCTCTATAGGGTAATTCCTTAGCCAGACCCATGTTGATTAGAGACTGTAAGTCTTTTCTACCTCTTACGACACAAATCTCTTTCTCATCTAGAGTAGTAGCCTTAGCCAACTCTTTAAACCAGCCAGTCGATGGGTCTGAACCCCCGAGATTCGGTCTTAGAATACACACTAATCTCTGCTGAAACTTCTCAGCTAAGAACAGACTAGAAGAGGTGTTGTGGTTAACCACATAGTCCTTCGTTAAGTATAACTGAGAAGGATGGTCAATCGAGATACACTGAGCGTAGCTATCTTCCACTCGTTCTATCTTCTTAATCAACACCCTTTTTACATTCTCTTTAATCTTAATCCTAACGAATTCACCTTCTTCTACACTTTCTATACCGTAGCCAATAGAGAATACTAACTCCTTAATGTAGTCCAACACTCTATTATCTCTAAAGGTATCTTTACCTTCTTCTACCAATACTTTAATCAGTATATCGACAAATGCTTTTCTATCCTGATAAGAAGAAGCCACTAAGCTATCGAGTTTAATGGTATTAAGATTACTCTCCTCGTCAATGAAGAATTGTTTAATGAAGTACATGACATCGATAATCGATTCGTCTATTGTCAGCTTCTTACCTTCTTCTATCTTTCCATTGTGTGGAGTATAGAGTTTCTTGCCTTCACTGAGTAGTTTAATTATCTCAGTGGTAGTAACGGTAATATCAACATCGGTATTGTCAATACGAATAATCTTAAATAGGTGTTCTAGCGTAACGTCTACATAACGGAAACCATCTACATGGACACGATAGATAGGTTGTAATCCTTGTGGGTGTACAGACATGACAGTCGTGATTTCACCATTGTAAGCGTATATCTTATCACCTACTCTAAGACTACCCATTTTCCTCCAACCGCCAGGTACACGAATAGGTGTAGATAGCGTTAGGGCTTTACCTAGACCCATAAGCAGACCCATGAGGATAACACCATAGTCCTTTTTAGAGGCAAAATCAATCAGGTCTATCTGCTCACCTCTAGGTGTCCAGCTTTCCTTAGTGGTTAATCGATGCTCGTAATCGATATCGATATCCAGCTTCTTCTGGATAACTCGATAATGTACCCCTTCGATATAGTTACTCATGGCTAAATAGCCAATTAAGTCATCGAACATGGTTCTAAGAATATTGACTTGTTTTCTGTCTTTTCTAAAGAATACGTAATTGGCCGCAGGTGTCACGACTTTCCTCTTTTGCCACTTATTCCAATATTCATTCCAACGAATGTAGTTCTTAGCCCATGGCCTGATGATGTCTAAATCATTGTCTTTATCCGGATAGATAATACAGTTTAAAGGATAAACTTCAATATTGAGCACTTCACACCCCTTTCAGTATACATTCCTCCACTGTCCCTTTTACAGGAGCAGTGGGGTCCTCTTTTATATAAATCACACATAATTCCATTTTCTAGTTACTTCCAATATAGACTAAATCTATAAAATACATTCTAAGGCACCTAGAATGCGCTCAGATTGAGTTTATATTAAAAGTAATACCTTTGCCTGCCCAAACAGCTAAATCGCGTATACGCGCTTCCTAGCGTGATTACGCCTATCCCTTACTATTGTACTAAAAATAGAGTATAAAGTGAAAATAGCCCACTCTACGAGTGTCCTAGTCTTTTACGGAATAAAAGACTAGAGCAAATAGGCCTAATCCTCTAGTCTCCCTATTCTAAGGAGAGACTAGAGGCGGTATCTATTACTCGTTAAGGTCTATCTAAGTACTCTAACCTCATTTGCTCAGGAGTGAACAATTCATCCATTGGATGGTCTGTTCTGTTCTTACGAGTGAATGAATAAGTGGACATTAAAGTATCCCCTTGTTTCTCGTAAGCCAGTGCTCCAGACAAACTTCTACCTTTAATCAGGTGCTCCATTGTACCGACACCATGTTTAGTCCAAGGTTTCGGTAATGAATAGTCTTTCTTAGAGACATCAGTAGCCAGCATCGTATAGGCTACCACCTGCATGATAGAGAGATTGATACCTAGTTTTGCATTAATCACGTCTACCAAATCCATTAGGAAGGATTCTGGTGTTACTTCAGTAGCACGTTTCTTAATGTCCTTTACAGAAGACTTCAGGATTTTCTCAATGCCTTTGGAGTAAGCAAACATATCAAACTGCTTAGCGGTAATCTCTATTACCGATTGGCTAGAATCGAAATTAGTCAATTCGATTTCGATATTACCGTCTTTATCCAAAGTCCAGCCATGGCGTTTCATGTGTTTTAACATCGCCATAGAGAGATACCCTTCGTCACGATACGGAACCACATCTAGTATCTCGTCACTAACTTCTACACCTTTCTTGGTATTAGTAGTCAGTCTAAGAATGATGCGGTTAACACGAGAAGTACGTCTAGGTGATAAGATATTCACGTCTTTTACATCCTGAATATCCGTTAAACCTTCGAAGACTTCCTCTGGTACGACTATCTTAACCGATTCGTGTTTGTCTAATACTTCTTGCTTAATCCCAATACCTAAACCCTCTTGTACTTCCTTCATGTACTTGGCTGTATAATCAGTCAAGTTTACCATAGAAGCAGCCGCACTACTGGTATGGTGTTTGGTAGACAATACCAGCTGGGTAATGATTTGGGTAAAGGAGATGATGCAGAAGTGACCTAAGTTACGGTAACGCGCTACGTTTCGAGAAGCTTGACCGAAACAAGTACTGCAAACACCATTGGGGTCTTTATGCTGACAACCCAATACGGTACGTAACTTAATACGCTTACCAATTAAATGGGTGTCAGTTTCTCTTACCGGACGATACTTTTTCTCAGTCTCATCCCAGTAATTCATCCCTTCCAATAGTTTTAAGTCACTAATCACTGAATCGGGTCTTTCGCCACGTACCTGAAACTCTAAGTGGTACTGGGAACCACAATCACCGAAATGCAGGTTCTTCAACTCCATACCGATTAACTGAATACGACGAGAGAGGTATTCGGTAAACTTCAGTGGTCCTGATTGGTTATTCAAGGACATTGCTGCAGTACGAGATTCAATCAGCACATCGTAAATACGACGTAAACCATTTAAGTAACCAACCTGAATCGGTTCAGGGAAGATGTTACTATTCATGTCTGTAACACTACCACGTGGTCCTAAACACTGCATCAGCTGTGGTATCTTAATGGTACCAGATCGCATCATGACCGCTACGTTGTTATCGAAGAACTCACCAGACTCTAATACTTTCTGTTTCTTCTTATAAATCGAAGGTACGGTATTAGGGTCGGTAATGGTATCTCGATTAACCGGATTGTTCTTATCGATATCCAGGATATCTTTACTCTTCATGATGGCTACAATGTCTTCCACTGACATAGTCGCGTGGAATCGTGCACCCAATACCTGAATATCGTTTCTAATCTCATCGGCTACCGATACAAAAGAAGCCCAGACAGTTTCCTGGATTTTGTAATACTCCTCCTGTACATTGGTGTCGTATACGGTAAATACATCACCCATGATAGCCGATTTTAGTTTCAATACCGTATCAGGTTTAAAGGAATAGCAATCCTTCATGTAGTTACCAATGAAGTGTGCCGGTAATAAACCAATCTTGGGAAACTTCTTATTGATTTCCCAGACATAACGAGAGATTGCTAACTGCAGTCCAGTGGATTCTACTACCACACCGTTATCGAACTTCAGTTTAAATCTGCCTTTAAAGTGTTTCAATATCTCTTTTGGAGAGACTTTTAAAGTAGCTGATGCTGAATACTGCATTTAGTTAGCCTCCTATTCCTGATCATCATCGCTGTCTACTTCATCAGCTTCTTCTACCTCTTCCTCTTCCACTTCTTCAATGACTTTCACCTCTACCTCTTTCTTCTTAGAGGAGGGTTTTTCGTCTTCATCATCATGCTCGATTTCCATGCTATTGAGGATAGAACCAGTAATCGGGTCCATATCGGCTTGAGTCTGTTTAGAAGGATCGAAGGGAGAATACACCATCTTAAACCCATTACATTGGAAGAAGTGCCTTACAATCTGTAATGGCCTACCACTACCTAAAGGATACTTCTCCCTATCGATTACCGCCTCGATATTAGTCGGATTAGTCGACTGGAAGATAGTATTTAGGGAAGCTTCGATAGTCTGCTGGTTATTAGACCTATCGTGTAATTCAGCTGCTAAACCACTGGGCGCAGCAGAAACGATGTAACGGTTTTCTGTTTCAGCAGGGAATCGAGTCGCTTGTTCACGTGTTTGGCTATTGTACTTGTCTTTAGAGGTTAGAGGCGCAATAATACCGTTAGGCTGAGTCGCTGCTGTAGAGACAGAAGCAGAATCATCACCAATCTTCTCTAATGCAATGTAATACAATGGACCTACACGGTGTGGTACCGTGGTTTCTTCCTCTTGTTTGGTGTAAGGATTGTAGAATCTTAACTTACGTGGAGGGGAGAGGAATCCTTCTTTAGATAAGGTATCGAACATCTCGATATAATCAATCGGTGTATTGTTCGGTCGATACAGATAGAATCTATCCTTGATAATGTGGAATAAATCCTCTGTTTTCTCTTGGAAAGAGAGCTTAGTATAAAACTCGTATTGGGTCTTAACCGTAATTTCCAAGAACCGTTCAATACGTCTAAAGCAGGTATCGAGAATATCTTTATTCAGTCCTGCTACAGCCAGCTTCAGATTAGGAGAATTCTCGTTTAAACCAGTAGTGTTTACCAAGAAATCCCTTAATTCTACTAAGGCTGCTTTTAAAGACTGTTCGTAAATACGACCGAAGTTCATTCGGTTTACAGTCGTTTCAGGAGAAATGACAATCTCTGCTCTTCTCCCTGTTACTGGATCGTAAGGCATTTGTTCAGGTGGTAATACTCTGGCTACTACGCCTTTACCACCGTGTACGTTTGTGTTCAGTATAGTTCGCTAGGCTATACCCGTTTCTCTAAGAGAAACCGCTTATACTCTCGTATAAGACCAGACTATATCTTAATCCTTATATCCTAATAGAATATCGAGGATTCTCCCCATTTCGGATACCAATAGCTTGTACCCTACTCTACTCGTTTACCTTTATTTTAAATAAAGTACTTTCGATAGTCGTTGAACTTTCTTCTACTAGTAAGAAGCTTAGCTGCTGGTTGTCCCTATTGTTAAGATTGTCACTCTTTAAAGAGTACCTAACACCTAACGGGAGTTTCCAGCAATTAGAGGAGTTTTCATTCCACTATTACTAGTGGACGGATCTCTTAATGGTTCGTGTAAATAATACTCTAATGGCATACCCCCATCAGTTATTTTTACACAAACCATGACTTCGAATCAGTGATCTTAAAACCTGGACCCAGTTCTTTCTCTACTTCTGTAATGACCGTAATCACGACATTGTCTAGTTTACGGTTAAAGTTTGTTACCTTTTGGATAGAGGTACGCTGCAGCTTTTCATCAGGCAATGGCTCATTGGTCATGGCCATGCAATGCCGAATCAATTGGTCGAACTCATCAGTGAATTCAGCCTGCCATTGATTCTGGGACTGAATAATCCGATATTCTTTTAAGATTCGGTTACAGAAGTCCAAATAGGCATCAGCGTACTTATCAATCTGCTGCATGACTTCAGGAGCTAATGAATTAGCAGCTTTATTCTGTTTATAGACAATAATGTCTACTACACGGGCATTTGAACCATTACCATCTAAAGGCGTATCGTTGATTGGGTCGTAAATACGGGTCTTTGTTTTAGTAAAGGTAATCGGCAATAGCTCAGGACGATACTCGCGTTTAGCCATGATGATTCCAGAGTAAGCATTACCTGTTGGTTTACAATACTCCCCGATATCCGGCATAATCTTGTAAATCTCATCACTACCGTATAGGTTTAGAGGATAGTCTTTCTCCCCTAATTCAATAGTACGGGTAGCGTATACCTTAGTCTTAAAGTAAGGTACGATTTCTTTAGAAATCAGAATCGAGTCTTCAATTGTTCCCTCTAGTGAAGAATAAACGGTATTGAGGTCTCGTCCCATCATGTAGTTACCGATATTGTCTTTAGCCGGTGTATCGTATAGTACGGTTCCTTTGGGAATGGAATTACCGACACGAATCATGTCTATATTACTGGTGGGTTTGAATTCGAAACCGAATTTGGTGTGGTTAATAGACAACTTATTGATGTCGATAATACCGTATAGCGGTTTATTACCATTATTATCGAATGTCTGGTAGATTACAATGCGCTGTGGATTGAGTTTAATCCCATTGTAATCAGTCGGTAAGTATCTATCGACAATAGCCACAATCTTCTGGATATTGTGTTCGGTTTTAATGGAATAAGTATAGTTACCGTACTCCTGTTCTACCCCTGTTTGGATGGAGTTTGGCTGGCAGCCATTTATGACATAATGCTGGGTTAAGGCATTTGACTGCATCTGGCCACGTGATGAAGATACGGTGTCGGAGAAGGGATTGAAAGCGGTTAGACCCCTTAACCTTACGTCATTTTGGTTCTCTACGTATTGCTGAGACACAATAGCTCCTTATTGTGTTTAGATGAATAACAAGTATCCCTTCAATCAATCGACTGAAGGACACCACCATGTTAATGATATAGAGTTATAATCCAATTGGATTACTCTTACTCCCATTTGAATAAATTAGTATTCTGGTCATTGTGTAGACCGGAATACTCTTTTCCATAAAGGACAATGAGACTAGCTGGTCTAGTCGAGTTATCCTCTTTATGGATAAGTATTGATTGAAAAGAAAGTGAATAAGGTTATGTCTTTGCTAGATGAAACTTTTAATGATGCCGAATTGGGCAATGAGGACTTTAAAGTCTTACTGGAAGACCATTTAGAAATACTGAAAAGCGATGCTAATCTATCCCGTATAGCCGACATCGCACCAATTGACGCCGATAGATTCGAGTACGACTTCTATGGCGTTTTAAGATTACTCAACATCCAACCCAAATACTACTGGGTAGTCATGCGGGTGAATAACCTCCATTCTCCTACGGATTACAGAAGAAATATGCTTTCTATCCGTATTCCTGATTTCGATTCTGTCGAGAAACTCTATAACTACTTCAAGACCATTAATAAAAAATCAGCTGGTTAATGGAGTCAATCTGTATCTAAGAAACAGAGAAATAACTTCAACATTACCCTATTAAAATAAAAATTAATAGAGAAACTCTCCTCTACCTAATTGCGGGTAGAGGAGAGTATTCTTCTATGTTTTATCTAAACAGAGTATTACCGTACTGCGGACGAGGAGTCAGTAGTGACTGATACCCCATCTGCTGTGGCGTAGTCTGTCTAACCATGCCAGGTTGATACAACATACCGAATTGGTGGTGTGCTGGACCTTGCTGGTAGGTTTGCGGTTGGGCAAAACCCCAACCTGAGTTATTCACCGGCTGTGCTACCGCTTGATACCCTTGTGGAGGATATTGGTTAAACGGCTGCTGGGGTTGGCCAGCTAAGAACTGGTTATTACCCATTACCGGTTGAGGTTGCTGGTATACAGGTGCTAAAGGAGCCTGATATACCTGTCTTGGTTGAATAAACTGGTTACCTTGAGGCTGTGCTACCGGCTGTGGTTGTACCTGCTGTACTGGTTGCATAGGTGTTTGTACCGGTGCCTGTACAGGTTGAGCCACTTGAGCAGGATTACCTTGCAGAGGTTGACTAACGGTTTCCCAGTTAATCTTAGCCTGAGTAGCCTGAGGATTGACATTAATCTGTTTGTCTTTCTCTACAGCTGCTACCCCCTCATTACCATCTTGAGGAGGAACCATCAGGTACTCTTTACGGTAATCACTTACAGTAAACCCATCTTTAATCCAGGAGATATCCAGAGTAGTGGCAGCCAATTCAGCTTGAGCGACTTCTTTAGACACTACGGCATTCTTACCTTTAAAGAACACTTCCGCAATGTGGTTAGTGTGTTTAGGTAAGGAGAGCAATGAGCGTACAAATGCTTCGAAGAACGGAGCATCAGTCGCATCAGAAGCACCGTAGAAACCATGCTTATCGACTTCTTGAGAATTCGGGAAGAAGACTTCGCAGATGTTCTTCAGGATAGGCAAATCACCTTTACGTACCGGCACGCCGAATATCTTAGGCTGATAGTCTTTCTTCTTACTGACTTCGTCAATGACTTTATAGACTTCATCAGCCAGAGGGAATGACCAGATAGCCACACGAGAGAATGAAGTACCATCAATCGTGAAGCCTTTACGCAAAGACAGCGTTGCTACCGTATTGTTCTTAGAACGAGACTTACCTAATGCGATAATAATTTTAAAGAAAGAGTCCTGGAACTTCTGGTCTGTCTTACCAAAGCGAGAAATGATATCCCGCTGGGCAGGAGTCAGTTCAGTGTGGTTAATGCTACCAGATGAAATCTTAACTAATTCATTCATCAAGTAAGCCAGTGAAGTACCATAACGACGATTCAACTCTTTACGAATGAAACTCAAGAGTTTGGATTCACCACGCATCAGGTTTTCTTGCATTGGGTGGAATACCACGAAACGCAAGACATCAGGAGAAGTCAGGTTAGCCCTAGTCGGCAATACCACAATACGGCTTTCACCTTCAATATCAATCGATACAGGGAAGGTTTTATCGTTTACTTCCTTACGTACTCGTCCTTCTTCGTCCACGAGATACCCGCAGGTATTCAGGACATGTTGATACACTTCCAACATATTCATTTGGTTTCCTTTGTTTAGTATTTGTTCATGGTGTTACCGGAGTAATCATGAAACTCTGGTTGAGGTTGACCGTAATTCATCTGGGTATTGACGTTGGTAAACGGATGTCCCATGGGATTAACCTGAGCACTGCTACCCATTTTACCTTCTACTACGTCTTCTACCGAGTGAATCAATTCCCCAATATCACGGCTATTATTGCGATAGCGCTCACTGTTAACTGTAAGCATCGGGGAGATACTAGAGTCACTGAATGAGGGGAATACGTATAATTCTTTAACTCCATTGCCGATTTGGATTTCGATAACGATATCGGTATTCAGGTCGCATTTCACTTGAATGAAATAAGGCAATTCGTTATTCTGCGACAGGATAGGGCCCAATTCGTCACTAATCACTTTCTCGGTAGAGAACTGCAAACCAGAGAAGTTTAAGTTACTAACAAAACCCCTCATGTCCGAAACCACGGTTTCAGGCTGATACCCAGTCAAGGCTGTACCCATGGTATTGGTCGAACTAAACTCAATATAAGAGAGTGATGACTTGGTCATCAGGTTCGTTACCATGGAGGAAACCACAATCGCCATAGTTGTCTCAATGGTCGGTGACAACCAAGGAGCAGAATACTGGGTAGTTTGGTAATGCTCATCACTGACTTCAGCACGATAATCAATGGTTGGGTCTAATTGTAACAACCATTTCCAATCGAAAGTAGAAGTCCTTCTACTCTGTACATTGGTTAGGGCAGAGAGGAAGGCAGAGTGATGGGTAGAAGGGTCAGCCATGCTACCACGGATTTGGTTGGCTACGGACTCACCACTATAACCAGAGGTATTGTTGTTAAACATAGTAGCTACAAAAGCACCTTCCACAATCTTAGACAGCATCTGGGTAGGCGAGTTATAGTTACGAGATACTAAAGAAGGTACTTGAGATACTCTTCTATCATCAGTACCGATAATCGTATTCTCTGGAATATCGGTTACCCCATCAATACCTGAAGCGTAAGTAGAACGCAACAGGTTCTGTGGAGTCATCTTCCAGGGACTACTGTTATTGTAAGCACCAGCACCAATACCTCCACCAAATACCGAGAAGGAGTCCTGCACTACAGGGATGTAGAAGTTGTTTACCTGACGGGTACCCATCTTAGTAATGGAATTGACGTAGAATACGGTATCAGGAGCTAATTTAATATCTCGCCCCATAATCGCAGCATCACGTCTATCCGTATAACCCGTTACCATTTCTCTACCGGTAATCCCATTAGCGGAGGTAGTGATGATCATGATAAACACGTAACGGTCTTCATTCCATCCATTTGGAATAGTAACATCGATAGGACGACCTTGATTGGTCTCCGGTCTATCAGCCGGAATAATAAACTCATTGCAAGTGGAAGCAATGTAATTAGTCGGTACTTTACCATTGAACTGGTCTACCATGGTCACCAGCTTATTCTGTACGGTACCATTCATTCTGGTAACGAATGGACGCAGGTATTGGTTCTGGTAACCATTAACACGAATCAGTCGTAATGATTCGATCTGGAAAGTGACCCTAGAACCCAATGGCGTACCGTAGGTATTTTGTGGTCCAAAATGATCCATTGATCGTTTACTCCTAAAGAGGGTTTTTGAAGATTTTAATGATTTTAGAATGCTTCTACGGGTACTAGCTTCTGGCGGTTAGCAATATCCAGCATTAATTCAGCGATTCTTACTCGGATATCGGACTGTGTAATCAATCGATTATCTTTATTGACTATCTTACCTGAATTAGCCCACTTATCCGGTAAAGTAAGGTACCAGTTAAACGGAGAGATGCCTTTTTCGAATAGCTCAATGCAGCCTAATGCTGTCATGTTTCGCTTCTCGGATTTAGTCGTCCCACCTAAACAATAGGTTTTGTTTAGTCGGTTAGACAAGTGAGAATCGATGTTTCTTCGATAAGTCGGTGCAATAAAGAAATCATCGCTATTGGTATTAATCGCAATAGCAGAGACTAGAGCAGCAAATTCGTAATAACCACGATGCCACAGAATGGCTGAAGTCAATCCCAACAAATCGATTACGGTTTCTAAATCCAAGTAATCGTAAATCACTGGATTAATCGCTTCGTCCAGTACCCATTTCACGATGTTCAACTGAATCTCCTGAATCGGTTTCATGTACTCCCGAATACCAGAGAGATTATCAATATTGAAGTTCACTCGAATCGCATCAATTGCTTCCCAATACAATTCCTTCGGTAAATCAGGCTCGACGATTTGGATAATCCTATCGTGGTCCTTAGCCGCAAACTCCAGAAAGACTTTGTCGTCTGTAGAGATTTTACTGCGTGAGAAACCCACGTCGTATACTGATTGGGAGTTGGAATCCGAGTTGGTTTTCTTGTCTTCTACCGGATTCTTCTTGAATTTAACAGAATCGGTATTACTACCATAGCTTCGAGCGACTTGTTTTATCTTCGTCTGGAAGTAGTAATAAATGTTAATAATCAGGCGATAGGTATTGTCACTACCAGATACATCACCTAGAGATAGTCTACGCAGGATAATGATGGCCAACATGTAGTTGTAGAAGTCATCCTCCGACAAACCAGACATGAGTACGGTATTGGTGTCTACCTGTACTTTGGCATTAATCATGAACTCACGCAAGCGGTTCTCTGCTACACAGCCATCTAAACAGGTTTTATGCAGAATCTCCTTAGCGTAGATTTCTTTATAGTCTTTGCCGTATTGGCTATAGAGTCTACTGTCGATATCACCCCAAACAGGTGCGACAAATCGTAGAGCAATAGAATAAACCACCAAACCCAAGTAATCCGAGTACACGTAAGTCGTTTCACGTGGGTTCTTACGAGTATTCTCGTAGCTTGTAGTAGGCTTGGTAGGAACATTACAAGGAGAAGTAGGGAGTTTTACCCAATTCTCGATTTCGTCTAGGTTTACATTGGAATATAGCTGGACAGCTGCCTCATTGAGCTTCGATAACATTACCTCTACATCATTCTCTTCGTCGATGATGTTACGAATTCTCTTGTAGTGCTGATAGACATTCTCCTGCCATTGTCTGGGTTTAGTCTTCAGCCATTCGTTAAATTCGTAGAATGGAGAGATATTGTTACCGTGCTCGGTACGATGTTTATTACGTTTGTAATAGTTCATCGAGAACCTAACGTTTTCATTACCGTAGGTAACAAATACATTGGTTCTAGCAGCATCCATCTCGAAACTTAGTTGACTCATTTCTAGATTCCTTAAGGATAGTTGGAAAAATAGCAATGAATAGAGGAGAGAATAAATCAATCCCAATGACCATAACCGATATAGCCAAAGTGATTGTCGGTTTATTTATACTCTACTTACCCACTACCAGATTGATAATATAGAGCCTAGATTAAATAGAATCTAAACTATACCTACGTTGAGTAGCTGTATATATTAGTACTACAGTTTAGAATTATTCCTAAGAGATGATATAATACGGAAGAATATAGATTACTCTCTAGCCTAGACGATTCTAGGCTAGAGAGGATACACTGAACTTAAATGAATTTACATAAAGAAGTCGTCTTCGCTATCACTGTTATCAGGATTAGCAGCTTGGTTATTACCAGATTGACCAGATTGATTGTTGTTGGATTGATTAGAATTAGAACGGTTGTAGTTGTTGTTAGATTTGCCTTCATTGGCTTCTTTGTCTACGTACTCTTGAGTCAATACGTTAGCAATAATCAGCTTAGCATTATTGACAAAGGATACCATCACACGGCGGGATGCTTCCTCACGGGGCAACGGGTCTTGAGAGTTGATATCGTAGAGCACAATATCGCGGTCCAATTCGAAGTTAAACTTCACTTTACCGTGAGTATTGTTAATGGCAGTAATGTAGTAGATGCCTTTATCATCACGACCTACAATTACTTTACCCAATTCACGGCGCTCTGCTTTAGACATGTTTTGGGTTTTGATGTAACCATGGATAGCGGCAGAAGAGGAAATCTTCTTACCTTCCAGAGGAATATTTTGCATTGAGAGCAAAGTATCCAAGACAGTCAGGAAGGAAACCAATTGACCATCTTTAAAATCGAACTTAATACGAGACTGGCGTTTTTGTTTATCTTCATTCAAGCCAGTGTATACAGTAAGGTGCAACACATTACCGGTAATGTAGAGATTGAAGGAAGCGGCGGTACCTTCTTCATTTTTACCCCACAAAGACATTACACGAGTGTGGGTGATGTTATTGCGATACTTAGGGGCAAATTGTTGTTGTGCCATGTTAAAACTCCAAATGAGATACAAAACAGAAAGGATTCGGCTCTCCTACTCTTCAGTAGGTAGAGCATTCTCCTTATTCAGAAATACTCGAAAATTGTAGATTCTTTGGTTTATTTTGCTATCCAGTACGAGTAAACTCTACTAAAATCGATTCTAGCCTATCTAGAATGCTCTAGGATTGCGATTAACCATAAGGATAAGGGTTTGTATACCTTTTAGTCTAAACTCAATCTAAGAGCAAAATAGGAGGTTTTCTACATACCAGAAATACAAGCTAATAAACGCTCCCTAATCTCGTGATTCTTAATGGTCTTTAAGTTCTCACGAATCTTGGTAGCGCTTGTAATGCTACTCCAATTGTATTCAGTCGCTAAGTCCACTAAAGTCCTTCTAAAGGCAGGTACCTTACATCTAAACAAAGTACTGTCCCCTAGAATAGTCAATAGGTCTAGTCGAAACGGCATTTCAGGTAGTTTGTTACCATTGTAGTACTTGGTGTACCACATGTCTCTACCTTTTACATGTCCCGTGTGGGATTCTAATAACAATAAACGATTGAAGTTACGGAAAGCGACTAAGTCGTAGGTATAGTGAGACAACATCAACACCTTACGATTATCCATCTTCGTAATCTTGTTCTTGAAGATGTGGATGTTTTCATTACTTAGTTGTTTACTATCCGTTATCCCTTCGTTATACTGCTTGAGTAGTAAGTTCAAGGAATTGGTCATTCGATTGGTAAAGGTTTTCTGTAAAGAGGTATTATCTAATCTTAGTAATACTTCGTTATTAATGGATTCTAATCCCTGATAGTTAGGGAGATAGAATAAGTAATCCAATCCTTGGCACTCGTTTCGACAGATGTCTTTAATTAACTCGATTTCAGAGACCAGGGCTAAGTATAAGTCCTTATCACTGGTTCTATCTACGTCTTCTCTTTTCATGGAATAGTAGAGATTACGGTAAAGAGTCTTGACATTAATGTAGATACACTTATTCTCTAAATAAATAGGTTTCTCGTGTTTAATCTCTTCGTGGATATTGAGTAGCGATTCAAATGCCAACGAAGTAGCAATAGAGAGAGGAATCTGTCCTCTCTCCCGTTCATTGACAAGGCGGTTCACGGTCATCCTTTAAATGATTTGGCTTAAATACTTAGGTAGTTGTTTCACTACAACTGCCTCGGTATTGAGCTGATTGAGCTTATTAACAATCAATTCTTCAATATTCTTGTTATTGATTATCAATGGAACGTATTCGTTTTCGGTAGAGAATACATCTTTATCTTCAGCAATCACGGTTTTGTCTACCTTAACGTTTAAGGAAAACATAAACTGGACATAACTAGTCTTTAGAGACATGAATGTCTTATCACTGGCTAGAGGATGGTTTTTCTCACAAACGATTCGAATACGACTACCAGTAGGTAGGTTTTCAATGTTTCTCTTTATCTTCTCTAAAGAAGTCTCTAAATCCAATCCGGTAACAATCACTGTCTTGTAGATGGTGGCTTCTTTATTCTCAATAAACTTAGCCCTAAAGTCACCACTAGGCTGTACCAATACCTCTACAAAACCTTTGGCTTCTTCTTCCCCATGTTTCAATCGAGAAAAGCTACCAGGAGCAATGATTTGTTTATTAGTAGAATGGGTATGGATGTGCCCAATGATAATGGGTCCTTTTACCACTGAGAAGTAATCACTCTCATTGTGCTTGTGTTCAGGAGCAATTTCCGGTATTTGGTATTGAAAGCACCCATGCATTAGTGCTAAGTCTACTTTCTCTAATTGCTCTTCTTTTAATAGCTCCTGTACTCTCTTAAAGGTATCCTCAGGTTTAGAACGAGGTCTATCCGGAATAAAGAGCACATGGATATCGAATTTAGAGACATAGCGAATACTGATGTCATCAGCGAAGACAATATCAGCATGGATTCCAGTGGTTTCATTCAAGTGTAGAAACCACTGGATTTGGTTAGCATCATGCAAAGGTGTACCATCGACAATGAGTAAAGTAATGTCGTGTTTCTTTACCCATTCTAGAATATAGATAATGGCTTCTTTAGTAATGTAGACATCCGGATGGTTATTGGGCATGAGTTTATCCCAAAAGTCACCATCCAGCATCATGATGTCAATAGAAGAAGCCCATTTATTATAAGGAAAACAATGCTTGATTTCCTCGAATATCTTTTCACTGAAAGTGGTGGAGTGACACATGTGTACGTCACCCCAAGCCACTATCTTTAGTGGTCTAATCATTCTGTACTATCCAGACTATTCATCTTCATCAAAAGTGAATTCCACATCCGTCGTATTTACGAACGTTTTTTCTTCTGGTTTAGTGACTTCCTCACCACCTAATACTTTACGGTAGTTGTCTGGATTCAGGATACCCATTTTATCAAAGAAGGCGGTCCATTTAGCTCGGTGTTCATCCATTACCTTATTGTCTACACGAGAGGAGAGCATATCTAAGAAATTGATTCTCTCTCTTTCAGCTGCTTCTTTATAGGTACGGGAATACTGGTCAATACGATCCATGGTATTGCCCAGTGTCTCACTGCCTTCCAGTGGGTCTTTATCTTCATTGGTTAAGACAAAGAAATCATTAGGTACCAAAGAAGGTACCTGAGCGACAATGGTACCTGTACTGTCAATTAGGTCTACCGGCATGAATACACTACCAGCAAAATCTATCCAATCGTTCATGTTGTACTTAGCATCATCTTCTTGAAAACCACAGTGTAGGGCTAAGAAATGCTCAATATACTCGTGTACCGGCATCTGGGGAGGATGAGCCAATTGTTCTGCTCTCATCTCTTTAATGGTTTCAATATGGGGTTTTACCCATTCATTCAGTCTTTCAAAAGCCGTTTTAGGGGCTTCAGTAGATTCTAATTTGTCTTGTTCCAGTAGATTGATTTCAGCCATCTGTATTATTCCTTCTTAGCGACTAGAGAATTTATCCAATACGTACTTGAATACCCCGCCATCGTAAACGATAGGTTTATCCATTCTTAGATAATCCGTATTATCTAGAACTTCTACAGTAAGCCTTAAACCTACTGCTGATTCAGTTAACTCATTAAACGCCTTCTCTTCGTTATTAAGTGTAACGGGAATAACGTCTACACTGCATTCTGGGAAGTATTGTCCGATTACTTCAGTTAAATAAGTCTTGATCGCACTGGCTAAACGCTCTACATCACCTACGTTTTCCTGAGTCAGTACTTGGTAGGTGAGGAATTGACGATAATAGAGAGTAGATTGAGAGCCATCACTGGTGAAGAAGTTAGCTAGAATCCTATCTAGTTTCTCTCTACCGTTATTAGTCACCCAACCTACGCTATCTAGTGTCGGTACGATTTTCTCATTTCTATCCATGTTATTCTGCTGCATTTGATCACCTCAGTGTAAAAAATAATCTATCAAAAGAGTAAGACTACCCGTACTCGATTAGGTACGGGTAGTCTCTTTATCCTCTTTTACAGATAAGCACCAGATATACTGGTTGGGTCTATCTCCTCATTATCGCCATTGATTAGATTATACAATCGATTCCAATTATAGCGAATCATGAGTTTCTCATTGGTTTGCAATTCTCTCTCATTATCCAAATCTTCATTCATGTAGATGCGGAATACCTCCTCACCACCGGTATCTTCCCCTTCATCGCCATAGAGCAATACACCACTCATGACAGACTGATAAAGCGGATTTCTCTCACCTGGTAGATTCGGATACCTATCTTCACAATACCAACCCTCTAATCTACCTGCTCTTACCTCTTGGTTAATATAAGGCATAGCACACAAGTAAGATTGATTTAATGGATTAGCATATCGGAATTCATCTACCGTATATAGGGGACGGATACTGTCTTCGAAGATACTACCGGCAAACTCTAAACTATTCTTCGCTATGTTAATGGCTCTTAATGCCCCAGTATCAAAACGGTGCTGTACCGCTTGCTGGAATTCAAATGCACTTTCACCATAGCGTTCAGTTAAAGAGTTAATGCGGTTTTGGATGTAATTGATGGACTCATTGGACATGACGCCATACATGGCTGTTCTCATGTTGTCTCGTCCACCTGAGATTAATATAGCCATGTAATCTCCTTATTTAATCGCATTACATAGCAAACTGAGACATAAACGCTTGGTCTTCTTTAGTGGCTTTCTCTTCATGAGTCGCCATTACTGCTAAAGACAATACCGTTGGTTTAGGTAGGTTCATTACCCCGTCTGCCATATAAGGATTAATTAGATTACCCACAGAGAAACAAGCATCGAACATACGTAGACTTCTGGAAGTACGGTTATCCAATGGATACATAAAAGTTTCAACGTCACCATCATAGTCGCCGTTATAGAGCGGGGCAATGGCACCAGAAGTAGATGCCGATAGGTCACGGGTATCAATCTTAACATCGGTTAATCTCAATAGTACCGTAGAACCATGTTTCAGTGTAGGGGGTCGGTTAATCAGGATAGGTATGCCAGGCTTACCGTTAGGTGCCGTAGACTCTTTAATCAGTTCCAACATAATCGCATGGATTTTCGGGTGATATACCCGTCTGTAGTCGGACATGATTTTAATGATTCGGTCAGCCGGTAACTTGTGCTTGTGATAAAGCTTGGCTTTAATGTGCGGGGCAAACATGGATATGAAACCAAACCATGGGAAGATAACCTCATCATGGTCATGTGGTCTCGTAATGGCTGTCACCACAAATCGTGCAGTAAAGTTAGAACGAGTAGCAATCAAGTGCTTACGGATTACACCTGGTTTTCTACCCAATACGTTCGGATTGACTTCTCTATCGTAATACTCACCCATGAAGGTTAAGAAACGAGAAGCTCTCGCTAATTTAGTACGAGTCGTTAATGAAGAACGTGAATTCTCCACATTGTCAATCCCTACCATCAATCGCACTGCTTTTAGCAACATGGGTGTAGAATTATCGATGTATTTCTTACCATTCGATGCCTCTACAATCGTCAGTGCTCTATTCGGTATCTGCAGATACTGCATCCAAACCTTATCTTTATTCTCTCTAAAGAGATTCAACAACTCAATACCTTTTTCCTTATAATTGGTATTGAATTCAGAACGTGTTAATAGAAACTCTAAGTAACGATCGAAGTTATCGTAGAAGTGCTGATAGCTTCGTACGTTTAAGTTAGCTTCATCTAGAGAAGCTAGTGCCCGGATAACTGGCTGAGTCATTTTCGTCATTTTGGGACGATAATCAGGGTCAGTTAACCACTGCAATAGATTAAATCGATAATTAGAACGAGTAAGATAGTGCTGCAACTGATGCCACATCTTTACGTTCATTAGTGCAGGTACACCTTGCGGACTACGTACCCAAATCTTATTATCCAGGTGATCGGACACAATGTCTTCTACTACGGTATCGCAGTGCGAGCACCTAACACCTTTATAGATTCGCATAGACACAGCACCACAACTACACCTAGGTACATTATCGAATTGTTCACCTACTTGGAGCATGAGTAAATCATTCACCGCATCCTTATCACGACTACTGCGGTTAGGTAGGTCGTTAATGATGATTTTAGCAGAAGCGGTATTGTAAAATATCTGGTCACTATTTACGTATTCTAGATGGATTCCCATTATGCAATTTGCTCCTAATTTTACTAAACGTCGTCTATTGATAATAGACCGTTATCTCCTAGACTACTTGTCTTTAAACTGGGTAAAAACAAATAATCAAACTAGTGGTTTGCCTTATAATAAAAATCAAAGGCAAATGAGAAAATAGTCCCCTACCCCTACTGAAGGAGCAGGAGACTATTCCATTCATCGTTTAGTAACGGCCAGACCCTTGACCACCGAAACCGAAGAAACCAGAGAAGTTACTTTGGCGCTGGGTGCCTTGAGTCATGATAGAGCGACCGAGGTTATCCAACATGCTGTTGTTAATGTAGTTAGCATAGTAGAACTGACCAGTCGGCTGAGTGATATTGCGGTTAACCAATACCATACCGGCGGCAGCGATTGCTTCGTACAGAGCATGGATGTAGATATCTTCGAAGTCTACGCGCAAGCCATAACCATTGATTTTGGCGTGAGCGGCTACTTGACGTACGATTTCTTGCTGGATACCAATGCGTTGTTCAGGTTTCAGGTTTTCTTCTACCTGAGCCATAGTCCAATCACGTACCAGTTCCATTTGTTCAGGACGACCATTCACCAGATTCAACAAGAAGCGACGGTCGAAGTCTTGGATGGAACGAGTAGTGTTGGTTACGGAGTTGTGGTACTGACCCATCAGGGTTACGCGCCGGTCCAGAGTACGGCATACGCGACCGCTACCACCCATACGACGGTAGATTTCCAGGAACTTGCCATCGCACAGACGGTCGGTGTGAGCCAACAGAATGTGGTTAGCAGAACCTACTTTCAATACGTCTTCTTCTTTTTCGTAAGCAGCACGCAGGAAGGGCTCGTATTTCCACTGACCTGCAGAGGCTTCAGCTACTTCCAGAGAGAAGGAGAAGCGAGGAGTGAAGTATTCCTGGATGTAGTCATTCCACTGCTGGGCATTGAACTCAGGAGAATCTACCGGCAGCGGAGCGAATTCTTGCAGACGCAATGCAGCAGAGATTTCGTAACCCAAACCAGCTACACTGTGGATATTGGTTTGCGGAGGTTGGTTAGAAGGATTCAGGCCTTCGCATACCCACCAGTATTTATCCCAAGATGCAGCCACACCGCAAGCCAGAGACCAAACCATGTTACCGATAGACTGGTAACGAGATGGGTTCAGTGAAGTGAATACGATGTTCGTAGCATACATCTGTTTGCTGGGTTTACCCTGCTGGTCTTGATACTGGATACGGTCCCAAGGAGAGGTGGTGCTTGACCAGGGAGAACCGTTTACAGCATTCTGCGGAGAAACCATCAGCACGTCGATAAAACCGGTAACTGAAGTGATTTCTTTAGAAGCCACTTGAGTGTTGAATTTACCGTTAGGTGCAGTAGACAGGTTGTTGGAGTTAATGGTGAACATGAAGTCGGCACGAATCGGACGGCTGTATTCGTCCAGTACGGTACCGTTCATGATTTTGCGTTCGCAAACCAGTTCTTCTTCTTTATCGTGTTGACCGATGTTCAAGTCTACCACACGACCAATAGCGCGAGATTCTTGTGCGAAAGAAGCAGTAATATCAGCTGCTACGGCATTGAGCAAGATTTTCAGTACAACATCTTGGTCAGTGAAGTCGGTTTGGTCGGCGTACAGGATAGAGCCACCAGCATACACGACATCTTCGTTGCCGTATTTCTCTTTTGCTTTCTCAACGAACAAGGCTTTGATTTCTTTTTCGTTGAAGATTTGGGACGGGAACATGTCCACATTAAAGCGACGACCATTGATTTCGTCAGTCTGGATGGTGGTCAATACGTCATCGGAATTGGCAATGGCAATAGCGTATACAGCCATAGCGTTAATGTCACGACGACGAGCCACAATCAACATCACATCCAGCGGCAGGAGACGGTGGTTGTGGTGGTCCAGCGGAATCGCACCGATTTCGATTTTGGCATTGGAGATACGGGTAGACACCACTTCGTCAATGGTTTTCTCCAATTTCATCAGACCATCGTTAATCACATCCAGATTCATGCCGAACACAGTACCCTGGTCGGAGAACATGAATTTAGAAGCGCCAGAGAAGTAGCTTTTCACTTCACCGGTATCCTGCGGGCTAACCTCTTTCACTTCAGGCTGCTGCTGTTGCTGCTGAGCCTGAGCTTGAGGTGCTTGTTTTTTGTTTTCTTGGTTATCGATAATTGCCATTTTTAGGTTTCCTTTACTAAATTAGGCTGGTTAATACAAGAGTCGACTTTTGTAAATAAGGAAGTGGATTCTAATTAGAAAGCTCTCCCTACCATTTACACGATAATGATATAGTACTAAATTTATTTGGAATACAATCCCAAATAGTCTTCAGTGCTAATATCAAACTAGCCTACAGTATAGAGAAAACATACTGTAGTATAGACCTCCACCCTATTGAAAGAGTAGAGGCTAAGATAGGGGTAAAGTAGACTGTTTCAAAAGCGAGAGATATTCTCTCCCATTGTGTCTCTTCGGTTTAGGAAGAGACAATAGTGATTTTCATCATATATACCACCTAGCACCTGATAAACTTTCTTATCCGGTGAAAGGGTGCAAAAAGCATATGACTAAAATCCCTCCATTTTCTATATAATTTAGGTTACTATACAACATGTTTAACTTAATTGGTATAAAGAGTCGTTTTCAGAATCCTAGGTTATATAAACTAGGGTTTGCTAATCGACTATTGGACAGAAGACTACAAAGGGCATTGAATTGGTATCGCAATAACTATTACTACGTACAATCCAATCACGTCCTCTATAAACTCATTCAATCCTTCGGTATGCCCAAGGCATTACCGGACGAATACGTAGAAACCTACATATACAACCGAGCATTTAAGCACGGTAATGCTTTCGGTTTCACATCAGATAGGGCAATAGGAAAACTATTTTACGGTAATTTCTACGGTATCAACTCAACTGAAGTGATTGTGCAAGTAGACAATAACTGGAAGTGGGAGAATATTAAAAGCAACTGGAGTGAAATGGCTCCTGTTAGGATACTGAGACACAACCAAACTCACTTTAGTTTTAACTTATTAACCCACAAGAACTACGTGGAGTCTCCAGGGCTAAGTATTATCGAAATCGATATTAATCTATTGCACATGCAGTACTTAGCTTGGTATAGACACCACAAGAAGATTAAGATGGTTAATCCTAGTCATGAAGTACCTGGTGTGGGTTACTTCTTAGGTATGGTGGTATTGCCTAATGCTTTAGCTTCTCACTTCAATCAGGTGATTATCAATCAGCATTGCTTAATGACTGATGAATTCATGCCTAAGACTATTGATTACGTAGGAACCTCATTCTACATCAATAGTAACTTTAGAGAAGCAGAAGACAACATTAAATCGGTATTTGAATTGTGTCGTAAGAATAGTTTTAATATCCAGACCTATTGCGATAACGTAATCGGTATAGATGATGTTAGTGCTCGTGACTTTAACGACACACCACAAACCTTTCTTACTCGTAATAACAAATGGGTATACCTACTAGCTTGTAGTCGGTTTATTAAACACTGTTTAATGACCCCTGCTAGAGAAGATAGGTTAGTGAATAAAGAATACGTAGTGAGAATGAAATACGAATTACAACAAGTGATCAATGGTAAGGTATTCAATGACTACAAGATAGCTGAATTGAAACCCTATTACACTGAAGAGATTGAGTATTTAAAAAACATGTACTGATGGATAGACTCTCTACTACCCGAATGTGGGTAGTAGAGAGTACTGTATTCTTTAGACTACTTAAGGAGTGCATCGAATACGTCACCGTAGGTATCCATAAAGGACCTATCCTTAATGACTTCGTGGATATTATATCCTATAGCGATTAGATAACAGGCAATGAACAGAATACCTAGTATAGTGACAGTGTAATAACCAAATACACCTTCTGGTCTAAGCTCCATGATTTGGCGACAAAATGAAATAGTGGCTAAGAGCCCCTCTATACAGAGCATAACGATTTTAGTGTTCTTTTTGAAATGGATATTGATTAATTCCAATAGACGAGCCAACATGAAGAAACCTCCTTATTATGGCGAAAGGGTAGCCCTAGTTATGAAGATAAGACTACCCTTATAGCTAGTCTTTATTCAAGACTGTCGTATCTAGACATTAGTCCAGACATGAATAGACAACTAAAGAAGACGATAACGCCTTTCAATAGATAAGAGACTGCTTTAATGAACAATACTACTACGACCATAAAAGCAGAACTCTCTATGTCACTCAATAGGAACAATGTCGTGTTCTGAATAATGCTAATTACTGTCATTAACCCGATAGTCACTGATATCAGTAATAAGCCTTTCAGTACCAAGATTTGTTTCTCGGTTAACATAAGAGTTACCTCCATGTTAGGTTGATAGGCAGCTAGACAGTCTAACTGACAGAAGAACCTCTCTTCTGCAGTTTAATAATATAGATGTAAAGTAAGCTATACTCCTTACTACCCGATAAAGGTAGTAAGGAGTATAGTGCTCAGTGCTCTAATAAAAGTAGCTTATACTACTAGCGTAGTAACGCTGCTTTTACTGATACTCAGTAAAAGTCACTAATCAGTTTAGAGTTGTTTTTGTCTAAGTAGAATAAACCTACTGCTTCGAAAGCAATGTAGTAAGGAGAACAGATATTGGCAATCAGCTCTCGTGTAGCGACATGGTCCACTATCTCTTTAGGTAGAGGCTTCTCTAAGAACAACTCCATGGGTACAGATACACTACCCACAGTATCCTTACCACGTTGTTTTAGGTTCTCACGAATAGCATTAGCCAAGTCTTGATTTTCAAATCCAGCTAACCAATCCTCAGTCGCTTTAGCACTACTAATATCCAGTTTCACATTCACAGCAGAATAAGGCGGTTCACTCACTTCACCGTAGTACTTACCAAATGTCGCATTCCAGAATAAGTAATGGACGTAAGGGGATTCTCTATCTGGAGTATCCTTATACGATTCAGGATTCTTAATCTGGGCTCGTCTAAAGTACTTAATCCCACCTTCTCTTACATTCTTATAAATATCTCTTTCTACATCAGCTACTTCTCTTAATAAGTCGATTACCTTAATCTTCTTATTATCTTCATTGTAGAGATAGAAGAGTCTCTTCATGATGTCTTCAGCATGTTCAATAATCTCTTGCGGAGAGTTAGAGTTCCTTAGATGAACTCCTTTCTTATCCAAAGACATTTCCTTATACACGTTACCTTCCTGATAATCTACCGTATAAATGTAGTGCTTAGTACGGTTTAGATTCACTAGAGTAGGCATACCGAATTCATTCTTCATGCCAATCGTGAAGATACGCTTAGTCTCTACCCCTAGATTACCAGACATAGTAGCTAGTAAGTGTTTCAATGTTAAACTAGAAAGCATAACCATGGTAGCAAACACAGGCGTGGCTTTCTCTTTAGTCCTCTTATTTTCACAAAACCAGTTAGTCCAGTGTTTAGTAGTAAAGATAGAGGAGTCAGTGTCTGACATCAGTACAATCTTCCTTAAACTACTGGGGAATTGGGCTAATGAACCAGGTAGGTGAGAAGACCTTAAGAAGGTTTGGATGTAATCCTTGTATTTAGCAAAGACTTCGTAGATGTTGATGATAGAGGCAGCAATCTTTAGAATGGTCTCTGTACCAATGTATTGGGATTCCTTTAATCCTTTTACTTCTTCCGAACAAATCTGGATGGCTACCAGCTTAATTTCTTCTAAAGACTTATTGAAGATAGTCTGTGCTTCTTCAACGGACATGCCTTCAATTGGATTACATTTTCTAGCTAAACCACCAATAAAGTCACGAGTAAACGATTCATTATAGATACGCAAAGCATTTAAATCGTAAATGAAAGCAATAGCCGCTCTTTGCTCACGACTACATTTGCTAATAAACTCCTTAATCAGGTTTTCCTTTTCAGGCCATCGCCAATACAAACGAGTAGAGTTTAGAATGTATTCGAATAGCTCGTCCGTATTAGGTACGTAGAGATTGTACTTATCCAGTATTTGTCTTATATTCTCTACATCGATATTAGTCGTTAGTGCTACTAGGTTATTAATCGTGATATCCGCATTGTGGTAATGACGATTACCCCCTAATAGCTTTTCATTATTGGCATTAGCATATCCAGAAGTCATTCGGCAATTAGAAGTCAATACTGGGTGCATAGAAGCCATGTAAATAGCAGTAGAGGCTAATGAAGAAGCTCCTGATATACTATTCAAGTTTCGTTTAATGTTATTCTGTCCGTTATTAGCAAATGCCATAGCAACAAAGTTGCCTTCTTGCTTCATCTGGAACTGGCGTTTCTTGAGTTTACTTCTTTCTGGTTTCTTAACGTCTACGTATTCGGATAGATAAGAGAGCTTTACCTTGTGGGGTAAGAAGGTAGTAAAGGTAGCAGCCATGATTTCATCATTGGCAAATGCATCCTTTAAGTAATGGACTAATGTGGTTTCTCCTTTTACCCTATCATCATTCTCGTCTTTGTGTACGTAAATGACTTTTGGATTACGTAGAGGAAACTTACCGTCTTTACGAATGTTTTTCAATACCCATTGACGTGCTTTGTCTAATGGGTAATTACGCATAATGGAGAGAAACTGAGCCTGCTGGTCAATGTACTGACCAATGGGGTTTAAATGTCTGGTGTATTGTTCTGGTTTTAATATAAAGACATTCTCAGTTAAGTCAAGACCTCGATATTCCATTGTATCGTGAACTCCTGTCGATTGATTAATCAGAAATACGAAATCGATTCTACTTATTGCTAAATGAAAAAGTACACCTCTCCTACCACCCTAAAAAGAGCAGTAGGAGAGAATGTATTTCTTATATCAATCAGGACCTATAATCCCTCTACACTAGTGAAACCAGAGAGAGGGACTATTGCTGGGGGCTGCCGCTCGGAGGAGGTGAGCCAGGGGGTGAACCACCTTCTTGTGCACGACCGCCTCGACCACCACGGGCACGACCACCTTGCTCGCTCTCACTACCTCCTTCAGAGTGACCAGGAGGAGCTTGAGGCTCTTCTGCCTGAGGATAGGGGAAGTCGTAACGGGTATCACGAGCAGGTACATAAGACGGAGCAGGAGAAGACGGGGCTTCCTGATAGCTCAGTTTATGGCCAGCCACCAAAGTTTCATTTTTTTCGGTGTGTTTAATGGATTCATCGTTGTAAATCTGCTTCAGGTTTTTAACGAAGGTATCCGCGTTTTTCACATCACCTTTCAAATAGACTGGAAGTTTATTTGCCATGGTAAAATACCTTTTAATGAATGAGTTTAAATATATTTAAATTCAGAAAGAGTATGTACTCTTCATAGTTCAGTATAAAAAGTGTCGTAAACTAAGACTATTCCTCCTATTCCCCGCACAAGAGGAATAGGAGGAAATCGTCTGCACAACCAACACATAAGGAAACCATCATGAAAGTGAGAGTGATTTTGTTCACTCCTCTATAAGTATTTCGAGTCGAGACAAGTAAAGGAGGCTAAGGATGCAATCGCCACCTGGGGCGGTGTGATGGTTACCTCTACGTCTACAGAGACAATGAAGTCACGAGGACTCGAAATAAGTATAAGAGAATTACTAATACACAGAGCCCTGCCTTGGCATCACTCTCAACTACTGTGTATTATCCAGCTACTCAATGTAGCAGATGAACAAACTGGTTAGTAATTTGTAACTACTATCATAGTAGTAGTGCTCATTACACCTCAGTGAGTACCATGGAGATGTTGGTATAACCTCTAGAAGTAATGGCTTTACGCAGTACTTCCATGTCTTCAATAGAGACGTTATCCAAAGTAATCACAATGCGGTTAGCTTGGGTTTCCACTAGAGTAGTTAAGTTAATCCAGTCTAGTGCAAAAATGGTTTCTGTACCAGAACTGTTCAATAACTTAACATAGGTCATGGTTAATGGATCGTCATTGTGGCCACTAGGTAGATGTGGTCTCATTCTCTCGTGGAATGAGACCACATCTAAACCATTGGCAATCGCATTTTGGGCATTGAGAATAGCCAAGCATTTAGCATTGATAATGCGAGTAGACAATACATCAGGGGCGTAGGTATCGAAGGAATAGACCTTACCTACTACAAAAGAATTAGACATTTAACACACTCCTGTAATTGCGAGTAAATCAATACTCCCATGGATTGACCTTGTATAGAATAATCATACCTTCCTCTAGATTAAAGTCCCCAATTCGATAGCATATTCTCGTTTTGGGTCTTAATCGATAATCTATATTAGGTAATCTAGGTAAGTACAGATTGAAAGAGCGAATCGTGACTAACAAGGAGTAAATGAGATTATAAGCAATAATACTTAGTCTCTCTACTACCAGTTCGTCTAATTCTCTAGAAGGGAAAGCTGAATGAAAGTCGATTTCACCACCTACCTGTAAGTAACTGGTAGGGTGGTTATCCAAATCGTAGAAACAGAATACTTTATTTATCTCTTGTATAAACAGGAAAAACTCAGGTGGAGTAATGTTAGGTACAAGGTAAATAATGTCTCTAAAGCTACGATAGACAAAATCACCATCTCTTACTAGGAACTTCTCAGGTAGGTTGATGTAATACTCAATTAGATCAGCATCAGTAGACCACATTTAAACGTGTCCGATAAAACAACATTTGTTGGTCTACGATACCGTTGAAATAGGAATCAATGGTGTAAGGACGTAATAGGTCGAAACACTCAGTGATGAGTTTGATGTTCTCAGTATAGAGTTGGCGGAAAAGAGGAGTAGATTCGTATGCAGGTAAATCTACAATAAAGCCGTCTGAGAACATGATGTAGTCGCAAGCTTCTTGAGCCAAGAGAATAGAATCTCTATCTCTACCCAATTCCAGCTTACGCATGAGAAAGGATGCTACTTCGGTAGGGGAAATGTTCTTATTGGTTAATCTAAAGATGTTATCAGCTATCTTCAGTACTGGGTTAGGGATTGAAAGTTTAAACCCCTCAGTGGTGCCTAACATAGTTTATTTTTCCTTTATCCACGGTTTAAAGTGTTGTGCTATAGATTAATGTAGTTCAGTAAAGCCATGGGAAACACAGCTTGTTCTTCGACTACATTGATAAATAGCTTTGTTTTATCCGATACCGATATTCCGGACAGTACATCATCAAGCAGAATAATCGTTCTGTTAACGATGTTGTCTGTCACTTCCAAGTTATTGGCAATCCCTAAATCCAATAGCTTTTCAGAGAACAAAACATAGCCGTCCGAGTCACCGGTACAGATAGAATCAAATAGTTTTGGTAGGTATTCTAGAAAAAAGTCATGTATACCGTCTAATTCAAGATTCAAGAAGTCTACCATCTCCACATGGTTGTTTCTCATTTCTTGACTAAAAAAACAATATACATCAGTAAGGTTAAAGTACGCTAAGGGCAATACCTGTCCCTTAGCGTACTGTTGATTGATTTCTTGATAGTATTCCATCACGATTGGTATTTAGAACTAAGCACCTTCAACAGTCTGTATCCTACCTCCTCTGCTGAATCGGAATATACACCAAAGTCATGATTGAAAGCAATGGTGATTTTCTCATCAGCAAACAAGGAGAATTGCTCATTAAAGTACTTCCCGTTGGCTTCTTTTTCTCGATGATTTAGTTCGATTTCCTTCAGCTGTTCCCACTCGTTTATTCGGTAGTCACCTAAGTCACCAATCAATAAGCTAGAACCATCGTAATAAACGGTGAATTGATGGTAGTTTAGGTTCTCTTTACCTTTAAACAAAGTCTTTACGTAATCCTGTACTCTGATATAGATTTCATTTAAGGTAATACTAAACGGAATAACGGTCATGATTTCATTGATAGACAAGCTGCCTTTTATCTCACCTAAGGTGGCTTTTAAGACAGCTTCTAAATCAGGATAGTGCTGAGTGAGTAGGTAATAAATCGTGTCGTCCTTACTCATTACTCCGTAGTTACTGGGTAGCTCTCTATTTAAACAGATGTAAGCGAAGTTAATAAAGATATCCAAAGCAACTGGAGAACAAATGGTTTCGAACAATACTTTGTTTCTATAGAAGCTGGGTCTATAGAGTACTTCACCTGCTTCACTATAGATGGTACTAGATACGAATTGATTGAAGATGTTATCCTGATAAACGACTTCTCGTCTACCGTGCTCTTCGCCTAAGATGTATTTACGTCCAGGTACGACTAATTGCTTATAAGTCTCCCTATCGTAAAATCCTAATCCCTTACCCAGGAATTGCTTTTCGTGGTTAGGTAGGGTTTGGCTGATGAGGTCTTCAATCTCTTCTAGAATGATTTTGGTCCTTAGTATATAAACATCATTAATGGCGGTCATGGTGAATCGATTCCTTAATGGATAAATGTAATCGTGAGGAAAAGTGGGTCAAGATGGATACTTACCGGAATACTGATTCCGTCTTTATTGATGTTTTTAGTCTCAATAAAGGGAAATGGAGTAGGCTCCAGTTTGTAAGCATGGTTCAATAATTCGAATGTTTTAGGGAACAATTGACTCAATCCATTTTCATGGATGGCTTTATCCAGTACTTCCTCCGAGGCTTTATTCGGATACCAAGGAGGGAAATCGTATTCACTGAGCATCGCATGTCTTAAGTAAGACCAAACCGGTGCGATATTGAGAAACTTATTGTAAACGACATCTAATCCTTTAGATTTCAACCACTGATAGATTACATGGTTTAGTACCAATAACCAGTTCTCTAATCCGACTTCTAGTTCTAATTCTAGATACTCTTGGCTGAACACCTTATCAATCCCATCGTTATACAGCCAATTGACGGAGGATAAGGTATAAGGGTGATTGTAAATCGCTTCCGAATAAGTCGTCCTGTCTTTTAAGGTATCTATCCTATCGAAGATATTCCTGATTTCAGCAGCAATATCCAATCGATAGTAAATGTTTCCATTCATTTGTACTCCAATCCATATACACTCAACATACGTTTTAAACCCAGGTAGTGAGCCTACCTAGATTCCGTATTCTTTCATAAAAAACACGACTTTGTAGAAAGATATACCTACTGACGGCTATAGAAACCGTCAGTAGGGTACCTAGATTGCGTCTATATTGCGATGAAATAAAAAGTAAGGGGATTATATACCCTTAGCTCTTAAACGCTCTATACGAGGCTCTACGCTCGATTCTTAGAGAACCAAACCATTGCTATCCGCATCAGACGTATTGATTACGTTGTTGACACGAGCACGGGCTTTCTTCTCGTAGCTGGATACCACTTCATTGAGACTATTAATCACCTGGAAGAAGTAGTTATCAGTCAGTACGAAGTAAAGAGAAGAGCGTTTCTCTTCCGGTACATTAGAAGCGTAAATCACCTGACCATCAACACGGAAATCACAGGGGATGGGTTGACGAGACAAACCGTCACCAGAATCAATGGAGATTAAGGAGACAATATTGTAGTTGTCACCCAGTGATTTCTCCAGTGTCTTATCCAGAGAGCTCTTGTCTTGATTCTGGATAGCAAAGTTAGAAATCAGAGTCAAACCAGGTTCAGTATTGGTCACTTTGTGGTACTGGAAGAAGTGACGCAGGTCTGAAGAGTCTACACCGTGGATATTACCACTGAAGAGCAAGCGATAATCAGTAATAGAGTAAGCGATTGCTTTATTGATGTTATCCGGAGTAGAGTCCTTATCGGCGTAGTTTTGGTAGTAACGCACGATAACTGGTTTCCCTAACTGTTTGCTGATGGAAGCATAAGTGCGGATAGTAGCAGCAGTGTTAGCTGCAAACTTGTTGGTGGTCGCATCACCGATCATGATGACCATCACCACAGCATCGTTTTCAAGGAGCTCTTTCACCACCAGAGGTCCTTCGATACTACCTGACGTTATGTTCAATAGAGTTCGTTACACTCTACCCGTCTCTTTAGAGACAGCTCTACATTTCTGCAGAGACCAGACTATATCAAGCACTTTAGTATTAGTGTAAAGGGTATAACCAATACTAAAGCACCCTCCCATTTCCCACTCACTTGAGCAGTACACGCTGGCTAATGCGTTAGTCGTTGAACGTTTCTCCTGTATAGGAGACTTCGCTGCTGATTGTCCAATTCTAAACATTTTCACTATAGCTTACTCTACTAGCGTAGAGACGCTGCAGAGCGTATTCCTCTGGAATACAGCTCTATACTAGATACATTACTGTTCTAGGGAGTAGTTTAGACTCTAAGGAGTTTCCAGCAATTAGAGAGGATACCATTAGACACATCACTGCGTCTACGGGCTATTATTAACCGCCACTGCCTGAATGAATCACGATGTTCAGGCTACTGTTGTCTTCAGGTTTGTGTTGGTGTACGATATTTGCGATGTAAGGAACGACTTTATCGACGTTTTCATCGCGCTTCTGGCCAGAACCATCTAAACCAGGGATAGTTACCAATTCCACACCGTGCTCTTCGAAGATGCTTTCGTTCTTGTGGTAATTAGAACGAGAAGTATCCAAGAGTACAGTATCCAGGCGAGCAATCTCTGTAGAGGTAGAGAGCTTACCTTGGCTTTTCAATACATCGGCAGCGATGCCTAAACCGGCACCACCAGCACACCAGAGTTTCACGACATTTTCATTGACTTGAGACATTGGCATTGATCCTTTCAAGGAATTAAAGATATTACGAGACTTACTTAAACGTTTAAGCAAGCAATACGATTGCCTACTCATGGTAATGATAGCTTATATCAGAACCTCACCAAGGTAAGAACCTGATAACGCTCTTATCATCAAGATAATAATATAGGCTTATTCTATTTTAGAATGTGCACTATAACGACATTTTCTAAGGGATTCGTATGAACTAAAATACCCCTTATTTACGGAGGAATAAAGTAAATGTCAATGTTGAGTTTGTGCCTAAGTGAAATAAAATCCTCGATACCAGCTGAATTGATCGCTGAATACGCCATTGCTTCTAGATATGGTAGAAATCCTTGGTCAGCAGTAGATGAAGATGCTGTTTTGATTGCAGAAGTATTCGAACGTAGATTAATGCCTGACTTGAATGTGGAATACGCTCGTACTCTAGAAATCCCTCTACAAGAGTGTATGGTAGAGAAGGTATCTGAAATGGACTACGTGGTAACGGTACCACCTAAAGCAACTGGTGGTTACAAGATACTGACCGTATTGGGTATCAATACCGTTAACATCTATCCCAATGGTATCTACGCTGATACCGCTACTGTAGCGGGTAGTAGTATCCTGGCTGCCGCACAGAAACTGGCTAATTCTAATCAATCGGTTTCTTTAAATTATAATGCTCGCTGTGAGATGATCTCTCCTAATGCCTTTAGGATTAGAAGAATGTCTTACTTGCCTCCTGGTACTTACGCTGAAGTACTGATTGAACATGATAGTAATCTAAACAGTTTAAACATGACAGCAGCAGCTTATTTTAAGAAGTTAGCTGTATTGGCTACTAAAGCCGCTATTTATAACAAATTGAAGATTAGAGTAAACCAAGCTAAACTAGATGGTGGTTCTGAGTTAGGTGCGTTTAGTGAGTTTCTCGATAGCTTTGCTGACGCTAATGAACTGTACTTAGAAGAATTGAAGAAAGCTTCTAAGATTGGCTGGTTGAGTGACCTACAGATGAAGTATAATCTCTATTCTTCAGTAAGTTCTAATCTAATCTAAGGATTATTGAAAATGAAAGTAAAAGCAGTAGCTAGATTGGATTTTATCCATGAATTGTCAGTAGAGTCATTCACCCATGACTTATCATTATACGGAGCTAAAGCTAAGACTGTACCGGTCTATGGTGACTTTGCTTCTCTAGTCAGTGCTAAGCTAAATGAAATCTATTCTAAAGACGCTGAACATGAAGAAGACATGGTAGAGTCATTGGGAAGAGACTTAGGTGACCCTGATGATCCGACTTACGATTACCAGTTAGGTAGAAAAGACGTGATTACGAATATCGATAATCACCAGGTAACGATTAAAGATACGCAGTTGGCAATTGAACACTTAAACCATGGTGTAGAAGGCATTGGTCTATACGACATTGCTTATCAGTTAGCTGGAGTATGTAAAGGAGTAGAGGATACAGTAGTCATGACCGTAAACTACTCTAATGTACCTGATTACGTCTTAGAGAAAGCAGAAGCTTTGATTAATGAAGGTAAACATGTTTGTTTAGTAATCGTGTTGCCTAAAGACGTGGAATTGAGTGAAATCCAATTTGAGAGCAGTAAGCTCTACGAAATCATGGAGAAGACTGACCACGTTAGCGTGTTTGCTACCTATATCTTGAAGTAAAAAAGAAATGATAAGACCCCTACTCTCCTTACCCCGTAATAGGGTAAGGAGAGTAGTGTTGTCTATTACCGTTTAGCTACTAAGTCAGCTACTTTGTTTATCCAGTAATCTACTGTGGAGGCATAGTCGCTAGGCTCATCCTGAGTCTGCTCTTGTACCTTAATGTGGTTGTAATAAGCTTTGTTCTCTTCAGAACGAAGGTTCATTACAGCAGGTTCAGTTCTCCAGGCGTCTTTACCAGCAGTGAGGTAAAGAGTGGTGGTATCTACGCTGTAACCACCTTCCTCTTCGAAATCGTTCAAATCCACCCCTGGTTTATACTCACGGACGGTCTGGATAAAGATAACGATACAAGACTGATTTTTGTAGCTATAGACCACTCGTTTAATTACCATAGCGTAAACAGGATACATTTCACCATCTTCATCTACGGTATAAGCTACCTTAGGTTTCATGCCTTTAGGTAAACTGAAGAAGACTGTATTGACAGCACGGATAGTGACATCAGACTCTTTAACTGGTTTACCATCACCTGTTTGGTTCAACAACTCATCCATTTCAAAGTCCTGAATGGATAGTGAATTGATGTAAAGACAACTGCCCTTAGTAGGTGAATAGAATACAGAATAACCAGCTTCTTTATTGAAGGTGATTTCCTCACAGTCTTCGGCTTCAGTAATGGGTCCAGTGATACTGTCAATGTAAGCAGTAACCGCTTTGAAGGTATCCCAATTGAATCCTTTAACTACATTGTAGACACACTCAATATCCATTAATTCTTCATTGACTAACATTAGAATAAACTCCTTTTTAGTTTAGATAGCCTTTAGGTTTGTCTTCACTGTCAATATAGAACAGGAATTCCTCTTTAGATACATTCTGGCTATCGACCATGGAATCAATCACGTAGAGAATGTAATCAATAGAGATACATTCCGAACAAGGTACTTCGTATACACCTCCATTCTCGAAGATGACATCAACTTCTTCAGGTGATAGATAACCCCATATTGCATTAACCACCTCTAACTCATCTTCTCCGATTTTCATTGAACTCGATATACAGGCGATGTCATTGTGGTGAACTTTACCTTTTGTACGAACTACGGAATAGTTGTTTTCAGGCGAGTATTCCGGAATAAAGTAGAAGAGATTGAAGGCATAGTGATCATCTTTCACCGCCACGGTAACGGTTTTGTAACAGAAACCGTAGATGGGTTTCTCTTCACCAGTTTCTTTATCTTTATAGAAGATAAACGGGTCTTCTTCACCGTTCCTATAGGCAATGTTATAGACAGAAATCAAGTCTATGTCCTTCTTAGAGATATCCCTATTAACCATGTCTTTCATTCGTTCGAAGATGAACTCTTGCTCATCTTCCAAAATAGACATGGTGACAAGTCTACAGAGAGCATTGCCACTCTTACCTATTAGAACCATGGTGTCGATTTCATCTTCTAAGTGAATGGCACTGATGTCTTCTGGGTTACCAGTAACGACTTCTTCCAATCTCTCCTTAAAGAGACGTGGGATGGATGCCGTCTGCTCAGCACTTAAACCTTTATCTAGATCCAAAACAATCTTTTCATTAGACATAAAGAAATTCCTTTTACAATAGAATAAATAAACACCTACTCTCTCTACCACCATTAGGTAGAGAGAGTAGAATGAATCAATTAAGTGGCCTACCAGATTCTTTAAATCCAGCGTATTCTTGTTCGACGTGGTAATCCTCCATTACCTTAAAGCTATCCATGATGATTCTTACGTCACCACGAAGAGCTGAATGGTATTTAGAAACACCTACCTCTTTATCGATAATGTGTCGGTGGAGTTCGCTCAATGAACAAAACTGATTAGAGTAGAACTTAGCTGTCTTTCTACTGACATCTTCGGGTAAAGTAAGGAGTATCCTTTCAAATGCCATTTTACCCTCTTCGCACAAGTCTTCTCGATAAAACTGGTAGTAAATAAAGCTACGGATATACCCTCTTGCCTGTACCACAATATTACGAATACAGTATACTCTAATTGGAGTGAGTTCATCACCATTTTCACCGACATAACCAAATACCGGTTTCATGTTTAATGGAAGCTTAGCCGCATTAGTGCTGGTATAGAGGACTTCTACGTTATCCTTCTCTATATCCTTGTAGTACCTATTCAGGTTTCTGGTTATTTCGTCCAATTCTAAAGGAGAGATACACCTACCCAATATATTGGCATAACAACCATAACGGGGAGAGTAGTAAGAACGAAGTGTTCCCGTAGCATCTAATCGATAGCTATAGCTATCATCACTCTTATCAGCCATGACGGCTTCCATTAAATCGTAATTGTAGTAATTGAACTTCTCCAGTAGTTCAGAACTAGGTCCTCTAGAGAAGTCCAATACGTACTTGATGGTAGAGAGGTCTTTTTTCATGTTAGAAGAACCTTACGTTGAAGAACTCGTCCAATAAGTCAACCTGAAACTCTATTGCCAATACCATGTAGTTTTCTACGAAGTACTGGGCCAGGTTATTAGGTAGCTTATCAGATGCCATGGTAATGATACCTTCATCCACTGTATCGTAATCCTGAGTGCTGTTGATGTAATCGTCGTAAGCATCACGAGTGACGTGTTTGTACTTAGGATAAGTCGACATCAGGTATTTCACTCGATACAGAGCCATTAAGAATACACAATGACTTTCTAAATGAATACCTTCCTCAGCTACCTGTTCTGATTTTGTTACTACTGATAAGCTGACGTCAATGATTTCCATCAGTTTATCATGTAACATGTTCTTCAGTTTCAGTAAGTAAGCTTTATTGCTATTGGCATTGACTACGTATTGGATAAAACCAATGTAGTAGAGCATCACTGAAATGAAGAAGAATTGATCTACATCGATTGGGGTAGCATAGTCGATATCGAAGAACCCTGTTTCAGTATCGTCACCTACATCAGGTTTTTCCTGAGTATGGTTGTAATAATCAACCGTATTGATGCCCCTAACGAAAAGATCGTCATCTTGTCCTGACTTGTAGAATTCCTCTAATAGGTGGTTGACTTCTACAATCAGTTTCTTTCTTTCTAGGTACGTCGCTGTACCTAATGTCTCTTGTATTACAAAAGACAGAATATCTCCTTCTTTCCAATTTTCATGGTCTTTTAAGATGTCTTTCAAGAAGAACTTCGGTTTCTGATTAACGAACCGATCAGTTACGTACTTCTTGAAACAGTAAGAAACCATCTCATGATTCAGCATTTTAGTTTCCTTTTTGTATTTTATAAATAAACTACCATTAGATTAAATAAAAGAACGTTAAGCAAACAGCTATTAGGTTTGCTTTGTCATGTTAATGATATAGCTTTGTAATTCTATTGAATTCAGTATAAACCCACTACTACTCAGTACTCCAGATAGAGAGTACTGAGTAGCATTAGGACTTACGTGGGGATTTCATTACTTTGTTAAACTGTTTCAGCTTAATATCCAGAAAGGCACTGACAACACTATTAACTTGCTTCTCTTCACTGATTAGGGAATTGAGTAGTTGAGGTAAGACGAGTTTCTCGGTAAGAATATCACTAAGTAACTTAGGCATATTCTCACTAAACTCAGCGTAGACTTCGTAGACACAGTTAATCTTCTTTTGCTTACGGAATAAGGATTTCTTCTTCCGTCTGTAGATGTACTGTTTCTTCACCACGATAATCTTGAGGTTATTACCGATTTTGGTGTGAAAGTCTATCCGATTGATTACGTCAGGTTCAACTAACTCTAATTTCTTCTCACCTAGAAAAGCATCGCTAATGGTGTATACCTTAGTCAATAGTTTTTCAATAACACACATCGATTACTCCTAAAGGTGAAAGAAGTGGATTTCTCCTACTTTTAAGAGTAATAGTTACGAGTGAAAGCCCTTAGTACGATGTATAGCAAAATACCTGTTCTGGTAGCGGCAATAGCCGGAGTGGATTTGACTTTAGTTGCTCTTTTAACTACCTTCTCCATGTCATCACGAATCCCTAGTAATAAAGGATCAGTAGTACGAGAAGAAGTATAGATACCTTTTAGCTTAGAAAGTAATCCAGGGATATCAGACTTATTCTTCATGGCATTACGGTTACTGTATAGGTAAACCAGTAAATGGGTCATGATTCTCTCAATCAGGTCACTCAACTCAATCTTGTCTTGATTGTTCTTGGAGTAGACATCGGAGATATACCCTAAAGTGTTTCTAAACATCTGTGGAGGCATGGTCTTATTGGCATTTTCAATAATGCTTACTAAGTCTAGTTTAATAAAGCTAGGTTTATCCCCAATGATGTCATTTAGGTAATTCTTATAGATTTCCAAAGATTGCTCTTTGTCTTTAAGAATACTCTCCCCATCTGTTTCAATGTAGGTAGCTGAAGTACTGTTAATCTTCAGTCCAGATTCTTGTACCATCTTCTGTAGATTATAGATGCCTTTTAACATCTCTTTAATACGAGTCGCATTATCGATTACGACATAAACCACTGAATTGGTGTGTCCAGAGGACTTCATGTCGATATCCATTCGATTAATCGCATGTTTGTGGATACCGTTTACCATGTCTACCGTATCGTCTGCTCTTTCTCGTATTACCGCTAACCAACTACCTAAACGCTTAATAGCATAGCGATTAGACATAGAGGCTAGAGTAGCCTCAGCGACTGCTTTAGAACAAGGAAATGGCCAATGTCGATTCATTCTAGACGTTAAGAAACGAATACACATGACCACCATCACGTCACTCATGGCTTTCTGTTTCTTCTCTTTAGAGAGCTTACCGCTATTCCAAAGGGAATGACATAACCAAACACAAGATAGTGATAATGGATCACCTGCTACTTTATACTTTACCGCATCGATAATCAGGTTTAAATCATCTTCTACATCGGATTCATCAATCCCTAGGATTTCTTCAAACCACCTACCTCTATCGTTATTCGTAAACGTGATTTTGTGGGTACCAGTCAGTGGACCACCCCAAAACTGAGAATCTTCATCGGACTTAGTGATTAACTGGTTAAGGTATCGTTCTACCTTTTGGGTAAACTTCGTATCGAATGATAGATTACACTTATCGTTAAATACGTCTTTTACGTGTTTATACATAATAGATTTCCTATCTACAAGCGAATTCATCATAGTTTTCCAATTAGACACATACCTAGCCTAAAAGCAACAATTTCCATTGCTAATATGAAAATACATTATTTTCTCTCTAGTCCCTAATGCAAAAGGGCTAGAGAGATAAGGAGGAAAGCATTGATGACTATTTTATTCCTAGATGACTGGAATAGGTATCCTGAAGCAATAGTGGATACTAAGACCAGGAACCAAAGCTATATTGACATGGCCAACGTGTATAAGAAGATGGGGTTAAAGAACTACTATTTCCATTTAGCTTTACACGACAGAACACTACAAGGAGTAGACCCATTTTCACCAGACTTAACCATGGAGCAAATGGCTAGGATTGCTATGGAGTGTAAGAACAACTTCTGGTACTTCGTGAGGGAAATTGCCACAGCACCGAACACATCAGGTAACAACTATTACTTAGCCAATCGCGGTAATCTATCACTGTGGTGGTGTTTCTTAAACCACATTCGTTACTTATTCGTGATGGCTCGTCAGTTAGGTAAATCTAGCTCGATTGACAAGATTAGCGAGTGGTGTCTGTTCTTCTGGACGGACATGCGTATTTTTCTATTAACCAAAGACAGTAAACTTAGGGCTGAAAATATCAGGAGGATACAGAACTCTTTTAGACGTTATCCCTATTACTTAAATCCATTAACTAAACTGGATGCGGATAACAGTGAATTGATTACTGTTAAGAAGAGAAACTGCTATCTCAATACCGGTATTGCTCAAGCGCAACCAGAAAGTGCAGAGCGTGTAGGTCGTGGTTTTAGTAGCCATGTGCTCTTACTGGACGAGGCGGCATTTTGTCTTAATCTATCTCTAAGTTTCAATTCTGCTTCAGCTTCTCAGAACGCGGCGATTGAAAAAGCTAGGGAAGCTGGAATGCCTTACGGCTGTGTGATTGCTACTACAGCTGGTTCTAAAGACACTGATTACGGGGCTTATGCTTATAAACTCTATAGTGAAGGTTGTCCTTGGACAGAAGAGTTGTTAGATTGTAAAGATGCGGAAGAATTAGAGAAAAGAGTTAGAGCTGGGTCCAACCCCATGTCTGCTATTGCTAAGAACGGTATTTATGCGGTAACTGGTGTCTTCTCTCACAAACAGCTAGGTAAAGACGATGCTTGGTTATCGGAAAACGCGTCTCGCGCCGGTGTTACTGGGGCTAACTTGTTAAAAGACTTCCTTAACGTTTGGGTATCCGAAATGGAATCTTCTCCATTTAACGTAAAACAGACCCAAATGATGAAAGTAAGTGAGATGGAACCTAAGGCTCACGATGCTTCTGGATACATCCATGTTAAATGGTATTACACCGCACATGAAATTGATAAAATCATGAATGAGAAACCAGTCGTAATTGGTATCGATAGCTCTAACATGGTGAATAACGACAATAGCTGTTTGGTATTAGTTGATGCGACTAACTTAGAAATCATTGGTGCAGCTTCTGTTAATCGAGTGAATTTGTATAAGTTCTCGCAGTGGTTAAGTGACTTCATGATAAAATACCGTAAAGTCATGATTATCCCAGAGAACAGAAGCAGTGCTCAAGGTATTATTGATTACCTGATTGAAACCCTACCTGCCCATGGTATTGATCCATTTAGACGAATCTTCAATACCATTGTACAAGAGAAATCATCAGACCCACGTAAGTTCCAATTAATGGATTCTCACCCTAACCGAATGAATATCGCTAACCAACACAGAAATACCTTTGGTTATACGACATCTGGTTATGGTAAGTACTCTCGTGATAACCTCTATAACGAAACGCTGTTTAGAGCGATTGACATCTCTGCTGATAAGTTAAAAGACAACCAATTGATTAATGAACTATTGAGTCTAGTGATTGTAAATGGACGAATTGACCATCCTAAAGGTGGTCATGATGACATGGTGATTGCTTGGTTATTGGCTTGTTGGTTTATCTTCAATGGTCGTGAAACTGGTTATTACGACATCAATAGAGGTCGTTTCTTAAGTGAAGTGGCTTTTGCCGGTGAAGTACTAGATGCTAAGACAATATTGAAGAAGAGAGAACAAGATAGCTTAAAAGAGAGTATTACTGCTCTTTATAACGAAATGAGTAATACGGATAACTACTTCGAATTTGCTAAATTGGAGAAAGAGATTCGTTACTTAGAAAGTAAGTTATCGATAGAGAACAGAGAGCAAATGAGTATCTCTGGCATGATTGACGATTTGAAAGAAGGGAAGAAACTCACTACTTTAAGGAAACAACCCAATATGGTCAATGACATTATTGAAGGTTTAACTGATGTCAATACCGATTCATTGGGATTGAATCCTTACAATAATAGAGATGTTTCTCGATTTGAAAACCTATTGACAGGTACCGGTAATAGTAGGGGATTAGACCTAGATTACTGGTTAAGTTAATGGTAAGGCAGACTAATACACTCCTCTACCCCTGTTGAGAGGGTAGAGGAGTGTATATCGTCTTTTTCATCAACTACTACGAAAGGAGTCTCAACGATGTTGTTTATGGGAAAACTGACAACCGTTTTGCTTGTTTATCTTAGAGGATTTATCGTGAATAACCGAAAAACAATTCCGTAAACAAAACAGCTAATCACGACAGACAAACGACCTCTTTATAGGAACCATCCGGAACCGCCCCGGACTGTTCTTTTCATAGGGTATTGAGTCCCATTTCTTTTATCAGGCAATCAATACCGGCAAGGGTGACAATGACAAATAGAGGTCATTATCGGTGGTATTGATGTACCAGAGAATAATGGGTGTAGCGGTAGCCGGAATATCGAAAGGAATGGTTAAATCTTCATTCCACTTACGAATCGGGAATTCGATGCTGTTGTCCCCCCAAATGATTTTAAACATATTGGGTTTAGGTGCATTAGGTTCTCGATTAGTACGATATTGCGGTAAAGTAGTGTAGTAGACTTTGTTTAAGAAGTCATCTAGGGTAGTACAGCTATTAGCGATATTGATTACATTGCTATTGGTAGCAATGGATTTCACTAAGAGGTGTAAACCTTTACCGTAGGTTGGGTTTTGATAAGCTTCAAACCCAATCTCCCATCTATCATCCGTCTGGTCAGCGGCATTTCTTAAGAAACGGATGTCTACCTGCTGTGGGTGTACGTATTGTCTAAAGGAATTATTGATTGTCCCTAAGTCAATACTTACGTTCAGTTGTTGGGTAGGACCGTAGAGCTTACCATTGAGTTGCTGGGTAGGTGAGTTACGGTTAATGTACACGCTATTGGTTACATTATAGAATTGGTTTCTATCTAAGGTAAACAGATACCAATCCAATTGCCAGCCAATATTGTCATTCACCCAACGAGGTACAGGATAGAGTTTCACTGAGTAAGAACCATCTCTCTCGATAATGGTATACTGGTAAGAACGGGTAATGAAGTAACGGTTATTGTTATTCACTACGTGTACAGACTTCTCGTTATTAGCCAGATAGTACTTCAGTACCAGAGTACCTTTAGAAGTAACAGTAGATTCGGATGCCCTATCTAAATAAAGCAATTCGAATTTATTACCATCTACTGGGTAAGTCATGGTAGAACCATCGGTATAGAAGACTTTACCCATTAGGTTAATGGAGTCTTTTAAGATGTTCTCTGGGATTAAAAGATTGGTTTCATCGCTAGAATCAATGTAGAATGACTCTAATGAGATAGCAGAAATGAACTTATCTGCATCGGATACGTCCCTTAAGAGAGCGGATTTCTCTACAATAAAGTTGGTTCTAGAGAGAACACCACCTTTATCATCGTACACCAAGATAAGAACCATCTCACCTTCTTCTAGACGATGAGAGGTATAGAAGGGAGGTAAGAACCACTGGGTATGTAGATTTGGGTCTTGTTGTAGGATGGGTTCTAATGGAATGGCATTAGAAATCGGATTAAAGGAGGAATCGTACCTCACTGAAATCGGTGTACCACCAGCTCCTGCTACGGTACCTTTAAAGGCAATAGCGTGGTGAGGTAAACTACCCTGGATATGGAATTGAGCTGGTACAGTGAGTGTAGGACGAATCACGGAATCATCGTAGAAGATTTGTCTGGCACACGGTGTAGCTAGCGTACCACCAGCAAAGAAACGACCCATTTCAGTAGTCGTTAAGTCATTGGTAGTCGATTTACTCAATTGTACCAAATCGGGTACCAGGGTAGTCGCATCAATGCTGTTTACTCGATAAACGATTAAGGTATTGATGTCTTCTACGAAGTCATTGACTTTAGGTACGTATTTATTGTTACCTTCCTGACCTAGGAAGATGTCGTGTAATGCCCATCTTCTCCAGACTTGTGTTTCGTCTACAATAGGCGGATAACCATCTGTACCCACAATGGGTGCAGGGCCACCAATCCCTCTGGAGTAAATAGGTAGGTTAGACTGAGGCATGTTGAATATACTCCCGAAATAAGAAAGTACTACCTTACTCACCAAAGTAAGGTAGTGACTTTAGATAAACATTAATCAGAAACAGTGGTGTCTAATCGGATACCCGAATGAAGTGAGAAGTCTCGATAGCATTATCGTAGAAGACTTCTACTACCCGCCTAAAGAACCTTGCTTGGTGGAAGTTCAGTGTCGTTACGACTCTTCGGTGGGTGGGGTGAATCACCACGTGTTTAAAGGAGATGGATTCTTTTCTATAGTAAGGGTCTACCTTAAATAGAGAACTATACTTCGTGGAAATATAGTTAATCAGCTCCTGATTAGTAAAGAACCTATCCATGGGGAAATCGACCTGTTTCTTCTCTAAGTCATGTAAGAGTTTACTTAACAGAGGAGAGAAGATTTCGTATTTACCAATGATAGCAGGATTACTGCTAAAGGGTTCTTCTTCAATAAACTGATTGAGGTAGTTAGACACCTTTCTATCGACCTCATCAGATTCTCTCTTGAACTGATACGTGTCTTTAGGATACGTAAACCGTTTCGGTACTACCACATCTCGAATCTCGTAGGGTTTACCCTCTAGATATTCTTTTCTCTCTTTCATCTCAGTATTGTCTTCACTGAATCCTACTTTGGATTTATCCATGATTCCATTACCGATTTTAATCAAGAAGTTCTTATCTTCGAATATCTCGTATTGCTTATTGCGAGAGACGCGATAGTGATTAACGTAACCTACCTGACGATTGGTTTTAATACCAGTTAGAATGGATTCACCATTAATGGTTTCGGTAGCAGGGAAAGCCATCATTCGGTAGGTGATCTTCTGCTTCATGCTAAACGGATTAATACTGCCTTTGTTAACAATCACCACATTGGGGAAGTCTACAAAGTAGTCAATGCCTTCAATTAAGGCACTGCCGTTTAAGAAGACATCAAGAAAACCATAAGGCACTTCTGCTCGTTTACCGGATACCTTACCACCCACTGCAATGTGGTGGTTCATGGTGAACTGCAGTAAACCTCTACTGATATCGACCTCAATATCCTGACAAAGGAACTTCTTATCAGTACGAATTAAGAAGGTGTATTCCTCCTTACTGTACTCCGCATTGCCTTTAATTAAAACGTTTCGAAGTCCATCAGTATCAGTAATGTAAGACCAAGCATCAGTAACAGTAACATCTTTCCATTTCTCAGGGTGAGTTTCTAGATTCTTCAAGCAAGCAAAGACACGATGCTCTTGGTATTCAGGTACGACTGCCTGTAGTTTACCGTAATGGTCTTCAGGCTGACGGGTACCGATACCAGAGACGAATTCTACTAGCTTAGTATCTCGATTTACTACCGGATACTGATTCACGTTCTCTAAGCGTCTCCACATCAGGAGTTTACCTTCACTATCGTATTCGAATACAGTCACGAGTTTACGATAAGAATAAGGTACATCAACTAGATAACCACCTAGACCATCGCTAATGAATTCCTCGTGCGAATGAACAGATAAACCAGTGTAGTAAGTCGCTGCATTATAACCGTAGGCATCTTGTACCTCTTCTAGGTTACAAATAGGCTTAGGTTTACTAATCAGCTTCATTAGAGGAGAATTCTCTAGGTTATCAGCACGCCATTCGTCGATATTACTTCTTAAACCTTGTAATGCCGCTACTCTATTAACGTAAGGTAAACGATTGAGTTCGTGAATACGGTTAGCATTGTACGGCATCTTCTTATTACCAAACTGCTTACGGTAATAGACTTTAAAGGTTAAGTTAGCAATCTGTTCGTCGAATAAGTCTTGATGGGCAATCAGGTATTCGGAGACGAGATTAGCCGAAATCGAATAATCACTATTGGTTACCTGACGGATATTAGAGACGTGATTACGGTGAAGCAGTAATCCGTTAAATAACAAAGGGGTCTTCTTCGGATAAGCACAGAGGTAGAAGTCGCAGTCATCCAGGTATTCCAATACATTGTCTTTATAAGACTTATCATGCGTAATAAGGTATTTTCGAATACCATCTGCTTTAGATTTAAATGTAGGGAGTTCCCCTAGCTTGACTTCAATCGCTTTAATTAAGGTAGAATCGTAGAGGATTTCTACAATGTCTCCTTCCAGTACATTGGATAGGTAGTTAGTATTGTCTACTAAATACCCATTATGGTAAGTCAGCATGGTACCAGGCTTACCATTATACTGGTTAAAGAACTCTACCAGTTTCTGCTTATCACTAGCAATCTTAACTTTCACGTAAACCACATCTGCCTTCTCTTGAGATAAACCTCTTTGGTCTACTCTTTGTAAAGCATTGCGGTAGGTTCTAAAGTACAGAGGGGAGTTGTTCATGTCCCACTGAATCTTTAAATCCTCTTTTACGATGAAAATGACATTCTTCTCTACTGTTAGAGTAAAGAAGACATGAGATAGCGGTACATTGATACCATCTTGGGTGTAGAAGTTGAACACAATACCGGTTTGTTTACAGTATTCGCTCATTGGAATCCAGGTAGAGCGTTCAGTCCACTCCAGTAAGGGAAGATTATAAATGTCTTCGTATACCTGCCCTATCATGTAGGCATGGTACCTATCTTGTTTAGTAGGTAGCTGGTAATCCTCATGGAAGACTTCTACATGGTTTCTTGCTCCTCCAAACGGTGTCACTCGAGCGAGTTTATTCCAAGTTTGGTTATCCTGCCAAGGAGCAGCCCACATGTTGTAGATATAATGTCCGACTAAGTAAGGTGTACTTAATTCAGTCATTTCAATTCTCTCCAGTATACTCCATTAGGTTTTTATCCCTAATGGAGTACAGTGTTCTTACTCAGGATTAGCCATAGAGGTAACAGACAGAATAAACTGACTTCTGTCTCGAGTAAGGTTCTTCATGGCAATCTTAGTCAAACCAGCATTCTTAAATACCGGTTCACTCAGGCACATGACTAGGGTAGCCACGAATGAAGGAATGTGTTCAATAGAGACAGCCAAGAGCTGTTGTTTCTCCAAACCAATCCAAACAGAGGAATTCAGGTTTTTCGCTACTACAGTGTAGAATAAACCTAAATTGAGTTTCTGTAATGCAGGGTTGGTAATCTTGCTTTTCACTACTTCTAGAAATTCTTCTACATTATCGAAGGTAGCGCCATCGATATAGCGAACAAAGAAATTAGAAGGAATACCGGTATCACGAGCGAGTTTAGCAATCACTGCTTGTAATTCCATATCGCCAATCACTTCTTGTTCACTCAACATGGAGTAGTACATCCAAGCTGAGAGTACTTTTAAGATAATGATTTCTTCGCTATTGAGGCTAAAAGCCATGGAAATGGAATTGGTGATTAAATCAGTATAGCTTCTCAATACACCGGTAGGCAATGACTTAATCATGCGAGGACCATTTTCCAGTACTTCACTGGTGATGGCTGCACGTAAGGTCTGTAAGAGATAGAGTGAACGGTTAGCTACCGTATACTCACCTTCTCTATTCTCACGAACAAAAGCGGTTAAGTCTACTGCTGTGTAGACCAAACCTTTTACGGTTTCTACCAGTAGTGGGTGATCGAATTTGTTAATCACGTCGTTAGGGTAGATGTAAATGGTTTTGTTGGTTTCGTTGACTTTAATCCAGTTGTAGCCTCGACCCATGACTTGTCGAATAGCCTGCTCGGTGTCTTTTACGACAAAGTGTTTACCTACCGTAGTGTGGTAAGGTGAGATTTTAATAGACATGTCTTGTTGTCCTTTAACAAAAAGAATAAATAATCGATTACTTACTACTTAATATACTCTACGTCTAGAGTTCATAGCTTTTCTTCTTATTAAGCTCCAGTAAATATTTTCGTTACGACTTTATGCCAGGTATTAATAATTCGATACTATGAATATTGCGCTTAGCGTGTGTTCTTTTTGTTTATTACCCTGTGTTTTCAGCAGGTAATAAAGACATTTTCGAAAATGTTTTAAGCAGTAATAAATTGATTAATTTTTGTTTGTAACGGAGATTATAATCCATGGATATTTATATTTCCAATGCAACGCCTGCTAGTTTTCACTTAGGTACGAAAGACCTATCAGGCCGTGCACAAACCGTGGTCGATGTACCACGCGCTCCGCTGCTCTCTTACATTCCTTTTTACGCTGAAAAAGGACCGACTGAAGAAGTCGTAGTAGACGGCGCTGCATTTAACGTATTATTCGGTTCTAAAACACTAGACCCGATGGAACCCTACTATAACCACGCCTCTGTATTCCTACAAGGTATTCTGCAAGACGCTGGTACCGTGATTGCTAAACGTATTGTACCAGAGGAAGCCAACAAGCTGGCCGCCTTGCGTTTGTCTATCGAATACTACGAAACTGAAATCGAAATCGCAGAACGTGACAGCCAAGGCCGCTTCAAACTCGGTCAAGGTGGTAAAGTAGTCACTACCGGTGTAAAAGCCCCTGGTGTACATTACCGTTTCGTGGTTTCTCCGATTCCCTACGTAGAACAACAGATTAACCGTAAGACTGTCTCCATTTTCCAATTCGGTAAAGGTGCAGAGCAAGACGTAGTGGGTTATGTAGGTCCGAATGGTGAGAAAGCCAAACGTGTACCGTTGATGGACTTTGCTGTGTCTTCTCCTGGTGCTTGGGGTAACCTGGTAGGTGTTTCTGTCTGGGCTCCGACTACTGAAGATGCTGCTCCCCTGAACATCAATGCGTACAACGATACCCATTCTTATCCTTTCCGCATTTCTGTTAAAGCCAAAAAGACTCCGACCAGCAATGGTACAGTAGTCACCAGCCTGAATGGTGCTCGGGAATTGGATTTCACCCTGAATCCTTCTGCTCGCTCTAAAGCAGGTTTGGCTTACGGTATTGGTGAAACCTTCATCAAGAACTACAACAACCTGAAACCGGAAGTCGCTACTACCCCTCCGACCATTGGTCACTTCGATAAACTGCACGTTTATCAACGCAATATCGATGCTCTCTTGGAGAAATTCATTACCAAAGAGACTGATACTGGTTTGTTTGGTGATTTCTCTGGTTACGATGTATCTCGTCGAGCTACTGAGAAATACCTGTTTAACTTGTTTGGTGCCACCTATACTGATGGTGCTCCTTACCAGACCTTCCGTTACGAAAAAGGCGATGAGTCTACTCTGGCTGCCGGTGAGAAGATTGCCTTGATGATTGAATCTGAAATGCTCTCTGCTTCTGGTGGTTTGGATGGTGAGATGAGTAACTTGGCATTCGAGAAAGCTGTAGACGCTATTCTTGACGAGTTTGCTGATGTAAACTCCAAATACCAAGACTCTACTACCTTCAACGACTCTACCTTCTGGGATACCGGTTATTCACTGGAATTCAAACGCAGCATTGGTCGTTACCTCTCTCAGCGTAAAGACCGCTGGGTAGGCGTGACTACTCATTCTTGGGAAGACGTGAATATTCCGACTCCTCTGGAAGAGAATGCCCGTTTGACTTCTATTGTAGCTCAGCTGAAAAACTTCCCTGATTCTGCTCTGTTTGGTACACCTTGCTACCGTGCAGTAGTAGTAAAAGGCAGTGGTTTGTTCTTGGACTCTGTGTCTACCTACAATAAACGCGTACCGGTACTGTACGAACTGGCTCGCATGACCACTAAATACTGGGGTAATACCTCTGGTCGTGCAGCTATCCGTTACGACTTCAGCGAAGGCGATAACAACTACGTTAAATACCTGACTGATGTATCCAATCCTTGGGTACCCTATCAGGTACGTAACCGTGCTTGGGCCTCTGGCGGTATGTGGGTAGAGCGCAGTGAATCTGGTAAACTCTACTTCTCCGGTATCCGTACCATCTACGAAGATGAGTCTTCTACCTTGATGAACTACCGCATCATGCTCTACCATGTAGAGTTGAACAAAATCGGTGCTGAACTACAACGTCGATTCTCCGGTAAAGACTGGGATGAATTGCGTCTGAAACAAGAAGCTGAAGCCTGGTTCTACAGCCAAGTGAAAGACAACAAATTCGGCGGTAAGATTGATGTAGAGGGCGAACTGTACTTGACTGAGATTGATAAGAACAAATCTTGGGCTTGGCACTTTGTTGTTCGTGTATACGGCGACAACATCAAGACTGTACAGACCTTCTACTCTGAAAACTATCGTCGTTCTGATAAACCGGATAACTTCTCTGGTATTACTAGCTAAGAGATTCGGTTTAAAAAGGTCTTTCTAGTATCTACTAGAACACTTGAATTGGTATATACTACCGCCTACCCTAGTAACAGGATAAGCGGTAGTGTCATTGAATTGAAAAATACTTTTAAGTAAAGGAAAACACAAATGGCTCGTGTAGAACCAGTTTTCATGACTAAAGGTAATGGTGGTTTTGCTGATGGGATTCAGTCTCCTGTTTCCCATTTAGTAGAAGGCGGCATGTTTGGTTATGCCAAACAGTGGCAGTCTTGGGTAAACAACCACCAATATACCTCTCGTCCCCTTATTAGTTTCCTGCTAGAGGCTCCGTTAGGATTCAAGCTTCTGCCGGATGCTAAAACCAATATCGCTATTCTGCGTAACTTGGTGGAAACCATTCGTCACCGCATCACTGGTTTGCAATACAAACTAGAGGTGAACGTAGAGAATGGTCAAGACTTTGGTAAATCTGGACAGAAATACGAAGTATTCACCAACGTAACAGAACAGCAACCCACTGTATCCTTCAGTTTCTGGGAGCGTCCTGGCTTAGCCATTACACGCTACATCATCTACTGGATTCGCATGCTGATGATGGACCCTGAGACTAAATACGCTGCTATTGGTACAGTAGCAGGTACTGAAGCTTACGACTCTATGCCTGACATGTACTCTGCTGCTATGCTCTTTGTTGAGCCAGATGTGTCTGGGAGGCGCGCCGTACAGGCATGGTTAGGCATCAACATGTGGCCGAAAATGTCTCCGGATAACGAAGCCAGCTTCGATAGCTCTAATCCGTCTCAGACTCGTGAAATCCAGATTGACTTCTCTGGTGTATATCAGTACGGTCCTGGTGTAGACTACTTCGCCCAGAAATTCCTGGATAGCATCAAGTTGATTGGTGCTGACCAGTTCCACCAGAAAGCGGCTATTGACGGTATTGACGCTATGGTAGCTACTAGCCAACAAAGCTATAGCTCGACTATCCGTAATGTATCAGCTAGTCAGTTCCGTTAATTCGGTATATTATACTCTACTCTCTACCCCTAAATGAGGTAGAGAGTAGAGTATTCTATTATCGCCTATATTTCGTCTATAAGCCAATTCAATCTGTTAGGTATACTAAGGTATACCCTATAGTGTTAATCGCTCTATACGAGCTTCTATACGCCAGTAAACACTACTCTACTATCTTACCCTTATCAGTATCTGGTAATTAGACTTCATTTCCTCTAGAAACTCATTGAGAAAGTCTATATCAATATCCATGTTGAAGTGTAAGTAAACCTGTTCTCTCTTAGCTGTTTTCTTTATTAGAATGATTTGGATGTTGTTTAGAATGACTTCAGTAGGATAAGTTAGATTAGGTAGAGTAAGGGTGATTCTGTCTAATAGGTTGTTGACTGTTAAGGTAAGACCATTGGATAGGAGTTCTGTAGAGAGGTTATTCCTCTCTCTAGACTTGTTAGCTAGCCTTAGAGTAAGCTCAGTATGGATTAGCTTGTAGATGATTATATTCTTTACTAATAAAGCGTATTCCCTTCTAGAGAGAATAGGTACTTTTTCTAATGCTAATCGCTCTTTAATTAGAGTAAATCTGGTACTCTCATTAAAGGTTTTAATGATGTCTTCTGTTACCAAAATCATGGTGTTACTCCCTTGGTTCTTTTATGATAAAAGTCAAGTAATTGACTAAGTATAGAGGAATGACAACTAACTACTCGTTTTTAGATACCAGTTACTCAAAAATCTCTCGTATTTACGAGTGTATTTAAGGTATTTATAGTGTTCTGGTTAGTGGGATTATAATATTATAAATATATTAGATCAAGAAGACACCCTCTCATCTGTCTCTTCTACTAATACCACTATCTCCATTTCCCTATACTACAAAAACCTAATTTTCCCATAAACTGGAAATAAAAAGAAATACCCTACTCCTCAGTACCTTTTTTTGTCTAAAAGGCAACGACTCTACCAATAGGTAGAGGAGTTACCCACTAGCTACAGAGCGTCCACTCTGTCCTAGTACAAATACGGATACCTTAGAGTAGGGTAGGTTTCCATCAGTTTCTTCCTTCCAAGAGTCAACCAATGAAAATAAAACAAGAGCTCTTGTCCATTGAGCTCAGATATAATCAAAGCTATTATAATACGGACAGAGTGAGCGATAGGATTGATAGAAAGATTAATCTAATAAACTACCTAATCGATCACTTACCCAAACACTCCCTATTAAAACAATCTCTATTATCCCTTAATCGAGAAGACATTAAACACTTCACTCTAGACTACTTACGGAATAAAGTAAAAGAAATACTGGTACGTAAACAGAAAAGATTACAAAACAGTAAACGAGAGAAGAGAGAAAAGATAAAAAGAGATAGTAAGGACTACCTAGGCATTACTCAAGAGAAAACCTACTACCTCAATACCCCTTATGGACAATATCCCATTCACTACCGTAATCCCTTAAATCAATGGGTTTACCAGTACCACTGCACTGAAGACAAAATGAGTAAACAACTCCTTAGTTACAACTTTCTAAAGATTAAAACATTAATCCGATACCTCTTTACTCGATATAGCAAAGTCTACGTAAGTAGATTAGACTTCCACTTTAAAGAAGAAGACTGTAAGGACTTAGATAAGGTAAACTGGATGTTTAACAAATTAGTAAAAGAAACACTAAGTAACGATAAAGGCTATTTAGGTTATATCTGCAGTAGAGAATACAGCGAAACTGAAGGTATACACTTACACTGCCTGTTATTTCTAGATGCCCATCTATACCAAAACAGTAGTGGTCTATACAATACGATAAAAGAAAAATGGCTTAGAATGAGTGGTAAAAGTGTCTACAATGGTGAATACCAAAATACCTTACCGGATAGAAACAGCGTATTAGGCGTAATCCATTACCACCAGTTAGAAAAAATATTCAAGCTAATCCATGTCAGTAAGTACTTCTTGAAAAACCTAAATGAAAGAGAATGGTTAATCCGATTAGGGTACGATAGCAACCGTAGACTGTTAACTAGCTCGCATATAGGCGACAAAGTGGACTTAGCTACTTTAAACCAAATCAATTACAATCGAAAATGGTTAGTAGACTACAGCTGGTTAGACAAGATTAAGCTCTCTAAAAACGAAAGCTTTAAAGAGCTAATCGATACCAGTGAATACGTAATCGAAAACCAGTACTGGCTAGAGTAGTGAAACGAAGTCAGTGAGATTAGTTTACTAATCGAGCTCTACGCAGTACAGTGAGTATGGTTAATACGAGCTAATGGAGCTAAGTTAATAAACTATCGAGGAGCTATGTTACTTAGCTAGAAAATGGTTTATTTCTCTTAACTAGCTTCGTAAATACGGATAGATTTAGTTAGTTTAGTGTCTCTATATTACTAGGAAAAGAAGATTCTGAATATACAGAACGGTTTGTTTACCCTACTTAGACTAAAAATAGATTCAATAAAGCGTCTCCTCTCTGCTCCCCACTACGGAGGGCAGAGAGGCTGTTGCTTTTATTACTCTTTACTAACCTTAGAGATTGAGCTGTGTTTTAAAGGGCTTTTCCCTATTCACTTGTACGGAGAATAGATTAGACCTAACTACGCTATCCACTGAGAAGTAATCCAAGTCTACTTTCACTAGCGTCTTACTGGAAACAGAGGAGGCTATTACCTGATTCACTTTCTCTATCAGCTGATTCAGTAGCTGCAAGTGCCCTTTTCCTCCTACCTTCAATTCAGCTCCCTCTAATGAGATAAGCTTACCTTGATAAGCTAGAGAAAACTTAGCTACCTCTACCTCATTCTCCTCGATAATGGAAACAATCTCATTCTCTAGAAGAGTCACCAGCTCTCCTCTAAGAGACTCCTTCTCCTCCACGATAGAACGACGAGTAGTCTTTCCCTTACCCTCTATCCTCTCCTTCACGGACCTGTAGTGGGTATTGATCTCCAGGTTCTCCAGAGTAGGTTGGTACTTATCCCCATTACGATACACCACACAGGAGACACCGTACCTATCCAGCATGTCTCTCTCCTCGGTACTACCGAAAGCATACAGCACGAGTAGGGCTACCGGTAATCCCAGATTAGAGAGAATCCCTAATCGATTCTTTACCTGCAGTGAGAAACGAGGAAGATTATTGTTCTTCCTAGAGACTTGACTCACCAGAGAGATTCGTCCACTATCCACTCCCTTCATGTTACCCAAACTAGAAATCAGATAGCGTTTCGTTAGAGTATACTCCTCAGCATAGCTAGCCGGTAAGCTAATCTCCCTCCACTCCTCTCCCTCTACCTGATTAGGGCACTGCACTTCCTCCTCAGGGTCGGTAGTGTAGAGGTTCTCCATTCTAACATTAGACCGATTCGCATCTTTATAGCCCACACAGCTAAACTGATACTGATCAATCCTCCTTCTATCTTCATCAGAACCAAAAGTATAAAGCATGAGTACCGAAGAGATAGCACTAAGACTTCTAGGCTGTTTAGTCGTATTATCGATACAATAAATCGATACTCGAGGAGAACGGTTAACTCCCTTACTCCTTTCAATGTCTTTCAAGAGCTTGTGTCGAGTTTGATTATAGACAGACCCTGTTTCGTTAATCAAGTAATCGAATGCAGGAGTACCTTCAGCGAGAAAGTACTGGGGGAAACGAATAGGGGTCCATCCCTCTTTAACCTCCTTTCCCTGTTCCCTAGCTTTAGCTGGAATGACTTCTAAGCCATTTACCTCCATGGGTAGAATGACATTAGGGCTAGGAGTAACTGAAGAGTCTACTGACACTTCTCCCGACATCACCACTTCTGTTTTCTCAGTCAAGAGTGAATCGATTATCGGTTTCAGTTTCGCCAAACACCGATTGACTTCACTGACTACCTCCTCTTTCAGGTAAGGCACTAGTGAGCGATACTCCTCTAAGTCTTCCTGTAAGATAGCGGCAATCACTGAGATCTTATTCCCAATATTCATTCGCTTCGCTCCTTCATTTTTTCAAGATTCATTTTAGATTTCCTTTACACGTGTACATTAGAATAAACCTCTACGAGCTTTCCTCTTTACTGCGTAGAGAATAAAAGCATAAGAATCAATACGTCTATTGATTCCACATTGGTAATATAGGTCTATAATCTTCTAAATTGTAGTATGCTACTCTACGAATTTACTATAAATCAATTCTAAGGCCTCTAGCTTCGCTTTATAGAGCGATGAAACCCTTTCATGAGGGTTTGCCTATCCTTACCTCTTAATCGTAATCTGAGAGCATTCTGACGCATTTAAACACTATCTGTATTTTCACCATTACTCCAGAATACCCCTTACTATCCCTCTCTTCTCTTTTCTCTCTAAACAATACCTAGTCTCCCTTAGACTAGTTTGATTTCTGTTTACTAACGTAGTCAACGAGTGCAGTCTACTGCACGGAGTTAATGGAGACGAATGGCCATGAGACCTGATGTATTACTAGACCTATTGGGTATCGATAATGAAGATACCCCAGTACTAGAGGAATGTAACAATAATCAAGACTGTATTGACATCATCAGCGATAGGATGCTGAAGATGTGTAACTTAGCTGATATTACCATACTGGAATGCTTAGATTGGTTGTTCCTCTACAATCCCTGGAACATTAGCTTTCCAGGACTAAAGTACACTAAGCTGAAACAGCAATGGTTACAGGGAGAGTTAACAGACATCCCTGATGAGGAAGCCTTATTGAATTATCAACAAGGGAAAATAAAAGAATTTAGACGAGTATTGAAAGGCTTACTAATCCTCTTAAAGGAAGGAATTTATAAACTCGATAAACCCTTTCACGAGAAGCTCTTCTTAAACGATAAGCAATCGATTAAGCTAGAAAAACTCGATTACTATACCTGGCTATTAGAAGCCTGTATCCGTAATCAATACCACAGCTATTCTCTGTACGGATTACCTAATCCCAACAGAAAGGGAAGGGATTACATGGTATCCTTACTGGTAGAATACCTGAAGGGTAATAGATTATTTAGGGAAAGATTAGAGAATGAATCTAAATGAGAAAGGATGAATGATGAATGCACTGATTGACAAAATGGCTAGTCTGATAATAGACTTAACCGGAGGAGGTGGATTTGATAACCTGACTTCCACTACTAGCTGGATATTAGGTGCCATGCAGGCTAATGACTTAAAGGCTCATTGTTTCTTAGTGAATAACGGCCAGATATTTAAACAGAGATTGAAAGCACTATATACTCTTCTAGAGGAATGGAAGGACCAATACCCAGACAGCTACAGAGAAGTCTTCTTAGCGGAGGGATGTGTACCTTATCAGGTTCTAGGGGATGCACTAGACTGGATAGACATGATCTACCTCTTAGAGGATGAAGAAACAATAGCTGAAAAGACAAAAGAGTATGCTTTAACGGTAGATGAAATTCGTTACACCAACAGCCAGTGGGTGTCTCTTTTGATGCAGAATGAGAAGTACAAAGAAACCCTACTATCTCAATTAGTGGATATGGCTAAACGAGTATCTGAAGATATCCGTAAGACCTTTACTGAAGTCTCTACATCAGAGACCATAGAGGTTTTAACACAGGAAACACAGAAAGCTTTAGAGGGTATTGAACCCCGTAAACCAATAGACATTATCTACGTGGATTTTGATCAATCTGGTGTAGTGTTTAGTCGCTCTAAACGAGGGATTAGTCTAACGGATTACAAGAGAATATTGAAAAGACTCAAGGTCTCTAAAGCTTTTGCTATTAAAGCCTGTCTCTATAGACGATTAGCTAGAAAATACAATGCTGATAAATGGACCTTTACTTTAGCTGACCTACAAGAACTCTATCAGTACGAGAGTACCGGTAAGAGAACCCGTGGTTTCGATGAAATGAAGAAAACCAATGGATTTGCATTAGGTAAGTGGCTAAGAGACATTGATGTGGCCAGTTACCGTGAGGCTTATCTCAATGGCGAGTTTGCTAAAATCGAATTTCTCTCGACTGATATCGAGAGACTACACAACAAACACGTGTTTGATAACCTGCCTTTAGTAGCATTCTTTCCTTTCCAGGAAATGCTAAAAGAGAGAACTAAGCTTTAGGAGCAAGTAATGAATACGAAAGACTTAACAAAACCATTCGAACACTATCCAGCTGATTACAAAGGTGGCTACCTAAGTAAAATGGCTGATACTGTTATCGAGCTAAAGGAGATAGCACAGCTACCTAAAGACGCTTATGTCGTCCTCTTCTTCTTAAAGTGTTTTAAGGTAGAAGACTTCAGTAAACTCACTGAAGAGAAAGTGCTTCTATTCAAGGCCAAATTGAAAGAGCTCTACGAGCAAGTAGAAAAATGGAAAGAGATTGACCCAGAAGTCTATGCTTCTGTATTCCAGCATGAGAGAAGTGTCTCTTATCCCAGCCTAGATGAGTTATACGAACTCGTTGATTCATTGGTTCACCAAAACCATAATCCTCCTACTGGTACCACCTCTACCCTTAATGCAAAAGAGATTAAAGAAATCGAATTCACTTACCTAAGTTGGGCAGTGGAACTGGATAAAGGTAGTAAGCGTTATGCCGAACGGTTTATCGAAGAGTGTGAACGTGATTTAGAGAAGGAAATGAAAGCATACCGTGAATCATTAGGTGACTCATGGGTACCACCCAAGAAACCTACTGAAGAAGAGATAAAAGAGATGGCTAAAGACTTAGCTATTACTCTTATTGAAAGAGAACAGAAGAAGGAGCAAGAAAGAAAATGAGCCTACGTAGTAAACGAATGAATGAAATGACTATTGAAAAACTTGTTAATTTATTGGAACTAGGGACAGATAAAGTAATTGGTATCCGTGTCAAGTGGCCTAGTTCGGATATTACTGTTAAGAATGCAAATACAGGATCGGTTAAAACCTATTCTGGTGTTTATACTGGTGGCTTGAGTGGTGAAGACCACCGTAAACTTTTGTCTTCTTTTATTTAAAGGTAACGAAATATCACTACGAAGTAAACGAATGGAGCAAAGCGAATGAGTATAAGCGTATTTAACACCGAAGTAAAGAACACCTTACAGGACCCGATGTTCTTTGGTCCACAGGTAAACACTTCTCGATTTGATGTCAACAAGTACCCTATCTTTAATCAGTTTAACGACTTACAACAGTCATTCTTCTGGAGACCAGAGGAAGTCAATCTATCTAAAGACGTATCTGATTTCAGTAAATTAAAGCCGCATGAGCAACACATTTTCACTGAGAACTTGAAGTATCAATGCTTAGTAGAAGGCACCGAAGTGCTGACTAAAAATGGTTGGAAGAAGATTAAAGATGTTACTTTAAACGATGAAGTGCAACAATTTAACCCAAACACGGGTACCTGTAGTTGGTCTAAGCCTTTAAAATTAATCCACAACACCACAAACGAAACCCATTGTTACACAGGTGAATATCTAGAACAAGAGGTTACTCCTGGCCACAGAATGCTGCTAAGAGACAGGGTTAGTAGTACTTATTCCTTCTTGGAATCTAAAGAAGTACTAAAGCAAGAGAGTTCTTTACATCTTGGTCATGGTTTATTAACTGGTATAGGCGAAGATAGGGAAGAACTTATTGTCTATTGCCATAACGACGAAGTAATCAATTTCTTCACTTTATCATGTAGCGAGGAGGTGGCCTACGAACGCTCTAGGATTAAGATTGAAGTAAAACACCACGATAAACCAATAGATGTTTATTGCCTGTCTATGCCTGATGGTACTTTTGTTATTCGATATAATGGTAAAGTCTCTGTTACTGGGAATTGCTTACTCGATAGTGTGCAGGGTAGAGCACCTGCCTTAGCTCTCTTGAGTGCTTGTAGTCTACCAGAATTAGAGTCTTGGGTATTGACCTGGACTTTCTTCGAAAACTGCATTCACTCTAAGTCTTATAGCCACATCATCCAGAACGTTTATACTGACCCTTCCAAAGTACTGGATGGGATTATCGAGTCTCCTGAAATCATTGCTCGTGCTGAGAACATCGCTCAGTACCAAGACAAATTGATTAACATGGTACTGAAGTACGACAATGAAGAAGACGAAGAAAAGAAAAAGGCCATGGTACCTGAAATGAAGAAAGTCTTACTAATCTTCTTCTTCGTAACCTTAATGTTAGAAGCAGTACGCTTTTACATCAGTTTTTCGTAAACTACAAATGCGACTTTTAGTAGTGATACTAATCGAACAACTCTGCTAAACAGGGAAAACCTTTCTATCGCAGAAAGACAACCCTGTGCTAAATCGTTATTAATAACGTAAATGCCGAACGACTAGTCGTAATGACGTAGGATAGAAACGATTGCTATCCGAAACGCAGGGGTACTCTTACCAAAGAGTACGTGATATAGTCTGGTCTCTATAGTGATATAGAGCGGTTACTATTGGTGTTAATAGTAACGGGTAAGGAGTAGTGACCCTTACTGAACACAAACGGTTCCTGGGCATTCGCCGAAGGAATGAAACTGATGGAAGGTAACGCTAAAATTATTAAATTTATCGCCCGTAGACAGATTCGTTGCGGCTTCTACCAGTGATGGTAGTCGAACAACACCACTAAACGGGGAAACTCTCAGTAATCGATTATCGAGACCAGCGTAGCTAGTCGAACGTAGTGAGACAATCCCGTGCTAAATTCTATATTCCATAACCCAGTATTGATTCTAAATCTAACACTGGGAGATAGCAAATGACTGACCTACACGATAACAGAAACCAGAGGTGTGTTGATATAACCGTGAATGGTAATAGGTATACCGTTTGTGAGAACGGGGATATCTTCTCTCACTATAGCAGTCGTCTATTAAAGAAGACATACTCCCCAACCAACGGTTATCTAATCTGTAGTATCGGATATATACACCGAATTGTAGCTACGTGTTTTATTGGTGTTATTCCTGTTGGTTACGAAGTTAACCACATCAACGGGATTAAAACCGATAACAGAGCCTGTAATTTGGAAATCGTGACCAAGTCGGAAAATGCAAAGCACGCCTATAGGACTGGTTTAGCTAAACCACCATCAGGCGAGAGGAACGGCGGAGCTAAACTAAGCAACGACGCTTGCCTGGAGTTATGTTATATGCTAAAAGAAGGCTTCTCCAATCGAGAGATAGGGGAGTTCTTCGGTTTACATGACCGATATGTTTCCTTGATAAGACACGGTAAAAGGTGGGGTAATTACCATGATATACTTGGTCCTTTTCCAGTGTCTAATGGTTGAAATATAGATAAATGCCTAACGACCATCGAAAATACCTTCTCCTGTATTACCTTACAGGATAAGGGTAAATGAGTAGAGTAGGGTACTAGTGTACTCGAAACGTGGTGGTGCTCCTCTTATCAGGAGTACGTGATATGGTCTAGCCCCTATAGCGATATAGGGCTCCCTTTAATAGGGAGATTTACGTCTAACGAACGTAGATAAATACAGTAAGCATGATAGGCAGACGAAAGTATACATGCTAGTTTCTCACTCCGTATGTTAGAGATATTGAGAAGCGGTAAAGAGGGTAAAGATTATCAGGATTATTACCAAGAGCTTATCCCTACCTTTAAACAAATCGTATTAGAAACCTACGAGCAAGAGAAGGCGTGGGCTAAACACTTGTTTAAAGATGGGGCAATCATTGGTGTCAATGAGGCTACTTCTATCCAGTACTTGGAATACCTGATTGACTTTAACATCACCCAAGCAGGTTTAGAACCCATGTTTGGTAAACCTACTAATCCTTATCCTTGGATTAAGCATTGGTTTAATAGTGATGCCGTACAGGTCACTCCACAAGAGACTGAGATGACCTCTTATGTCCTCTCTCCTGATGGCAACATCAGTGGTGAAGATGTAGAGGAAATGGGCGACATTGAGTTGTGATGGTAATCCCGTATAGAGACTCTACTCCTTACTCCTCTTTATCGGGGAGTAAGGAGTAGCTCTTATTGTAAACAGCGTCAGCTGCATTGAGACTAACTTACGCTAGTCGAGATAACAATATTCACTCCTCTCCTAAACGGAGAGTATTCTCTTTTTTGTTTTTATTAAACAAAAGTTTAATCTCTTTGTTTAATCTCTACCTTACAGAAATGGTAGATAATAGTACTGGAACGCTGATCAGTGGTTTGAGAGTAACACTACTCTCTATTTCTATTTTCTATTTTTCAAAATCTTGATAAGGGGATTTTACAATGAGTTCATTTTCATTAGGTTGTCGTGCAGTATCCTTCGGAAGCAGTCTTTGTAACGCTTCTGAATTTATTGAAAACGATACCTTAAAGAAAACCATGGATCTTGCCGGTACGGCAGCCATGGGTTGGGGTATGGTTGAGATGGTAGTGGGGTTATGTAGTGGCAATGCCTTAATGGCCGCTAAAGGAGCCAGTAATTTAGTACCTGCTGTAGCCAGTGTAAACATCAGTAGTGTAGGCGACACTCTAACTGATGTAGGTTATGCAGTAGCGGAATCTATCTTCTCCCTTTTTGATTAATCTCTAATAAGGAAACCTAACCATGTCTCAACAAGAAAAGAAACACTATAACAACGGTACTAAGCTTATCTTAGTCAACGAGGTATTGTTTACCAAATATAGCATGGTGAATAAGACAGAGCCCATCTATTCCACGAAACCTCGCCTAATCAATGCTTCCCGCATTATTGACGTAGAGTTTAGATTTAAGCACTTCACGATACCGATTAGACCCGATTCCTTAGGTGAGGTCTTCTCTAATGAGCGTCGTTCAGTGGACTGTAGCTTAATCCATCTAGCTGGCAGAAGCCACAATGATAGAATCTGTGTGATTGAAACACCAGAAGAGATTTACAAACTGATTCAGGAAGCTTAAAGACCATGAAAGAAAACATCATTATTATCCCACTCTCAGGTGGAGGTAAAGCAGTCGTTAACCTCAACTACGTAGTGGGTGCTTACCCAATAGCAGAAGGCGTAACCAATATACTCACGACTGCTTATGTCAATGAGCAACAGGTAAGCTTTCTTACTACCCTTACTCCTGACGAAGTCTACGATAAGATAGTGACAAAACCATAAGAATACTTACTCCTCCTCTCTCCCTAAATCGACTAGGGTAGAGAGGAGAGGTATCTATCATTTCTATGCTTTAAAGCTTTACGGAGTTACTCACTTTTTCGAGTAATAGTTTCTAATCTACAACATAATAGAGTTTACTCTAAAGGAGCCCAGAGTGGTTAACGAAGAATTAATTAAAGTCAAGAAAAGAGAAGGTCATTTCGAACCCTTAGACATCAGTAAAGTCTCCCGTGTCTTGGCTTTTGCATCCGAAGGATTGAATGTCTCTACCTCCCAGGTAGAAATGAATGCCAGACTACAGTTCTTCACTGGTATCTCGACTAAAGATATCCACGATATGCTAATCAAATCAGCTGCTGACCTAATTGAGGAGGAATCACCTGATTACGAAATCATGGCAGCCAGGCTATTGAGCTACCAAATGAGAAAACAGGCTTATAGCCAGTATACCCCACCGCACCTAAACGCACACATTCGTAAACTGATTTCCTTAGGCCGTTACGATCAGGACATCTTAAACCACTATAACGAAGAAGAGATTAACGAATTGAATGACTACCTTGACCATTCAAGAGACGACTTGATTCGTTATGCTGGTTTTAGCCAAATCATGAACAAGTACTGTGTTAAGGATAGAGAAGGTAATGTCCCTCTAGAAACTCCACAGTTTATCTTCATGTTGGTACCAATGTACTTGTTTGCTAATGAAAGCAATAACAGAATGCAACAAGTCAAGCAGATGTACGACAAGTTATCTCAATTGAAATTAACACTACCCTCCCCTATCATTGCAGGGGTAAGAACCATTACAAAGCAGTACTCCTCATGCGTGATCCTATCTCCAGAAGACTCTCTGGACGGTATCAATGCAGCTTCTAATGCGATTGTAAAATACATTGCTAGACGAGCTGGTATTGGTTTAAATATTGGTAAGATTAGAGCCAAAGGCTCCAAGATTAGAAATGGGGAAGCTACCCACACAGGGATTGTTTCCTACATCAAGCTATTCGAAGCAGCAGTCAACAGCTGCAACCAGGGTAAACAGAAAGTAAATTGCCCAGCTTAGTAGAAATACTAAGTTAAAGACATTCCCTTAATTACTGGAAACTCTCTAATTCGTAATAGACCTACGATAGTAAGTCGAATGCAGTGTAGTATAGCGAAACGGAATGAGACAATCAGTAGCTAGCCTAATAAGCGAGTGCAGAGACTAGTCGAAAGACGTACTGTTCAAGTGAACGGGAAACAGGGAACTGATACAGTGGTTAGTGCCATAAACCTCTATGTATCCTTCGTAACAGAAGCCTTAACAGATAATGCTGAAGGAGAAGATATAGTCCAATCCCTATAGCGATATAGGGCTGCCTATCGTAAGACAGCATTACTACGCTAGTAGTATAAGCTATCGTAAGACAGGGTATTACCTAACGAGTAATACTGAATACCAATGAATTTAAGAAAGGGTAGTGCGACACTATACTACCCAGTATGGCATCTAGAAGTAGAAGACATGCTTGTCTTGAAAAACAATAAGGGTACAGAAAACACCCGTGCACGAGATGTGGACTATGCAGTACAATTGAATAAACACTTCTACGAGAAAGCTCGTAGTAAAGAGAACAACGATTACTATCTGTTCTCTCCCTCTGATGTACCTGGTCTATACGAAGCCTTCTTTGCTGACCAGAAAGTATTCGAAGAGCTCTACAATCAATACGTAGCTGACAATACGATTCGTAAAAAGAAAGTATCGGCTAAAGAGCTCTTTACCCAAATCTGTATTGAACGCATGTCTACCGGACGTATATACGTTAACAACGTAGACATCATGAACATTAACACTCCCTTCATTCCAGAGAAAGCCCCTATCTATTCAAGCAACCTTTGTGTGCATGGTAAGACAAAGATTCTAACTAAAGATCATGGTTACCGTTACATTGAAGAACTAGCTGGTACCACACAGGTGATTTGGAATGGTTTCGAATGGAGTGAAGTATACGTAGATTTAACCAATACAGATGCTGAGTTCGTATCCATTACCACCAACAACCTACGTGAATTGACCTGTACTCCTTACCACAAGTTCTACGTTGTTAAGAAATACGGTCAAGACCCAGTAGAAGTTAGAGCCATTGACCTTAAAGAAGGTGACAAACTAATTAAGGGTGAATGGCCTGTTATTGAGGGAAATGAAGAACTAGCTAACCCCTATACGCAAGGTTTCGCTTCGGGTGATGGTTGTGAAGTATCTTCCAATTCAACTAGGCTGGACCTCTATGGTAAGAAGAAAGAGTTACTACCGTTCTTTACTGGTAACATTAGCACGATTAGAACACAGAAAACATCTAACATGGCCGGTGATGACCGTATAGAAATACGTGTTCTCGGATTGAGAAGTAAATGGTTCGTACCAGATAATCGCTATACTGTTCGGTCTAGACTGAATTGGTTAGCTGGTTATCTTGATGCTGATGGCAGTGTTTACCGGAATGGTGAGACTGAAGCTCTTACTTGTTCGTCTACTAACCTAATGTTCTTACAAGAGCTGCGGGAAATGCTAGAGATGACCGGTGTTACTGCCAAAATTACAAACGGTCAATCGGAAGGTTTTAGAACACTACCTGATGGAAAAGGTGGTTACAGGGAATATTACTGTCAACAGGCATGGCGCTTAATTATTTCTGCTGGCCATAGCCAGAAACTCTTGGACCTTGGTCTAAATCTACATCGATTGAAAATAGAGAAGAGAGACGTGCAGAGAGAGGCGATTCAGTTCGAAAGAATAGAATCACTCATTCCTCTTGGTGACGACATGCGAGATTACTCTTACTGTTTCAATGAGCCAAAACGCCACTTAGGTGTATTTAATGGGTTAGTCACTGGTCAATGCAATGAAATAGCCCTTCCGACTAAACCTTTACAGACACCCGAAAAAACCAGTGAAGGTGAGATTGCACTCTGTACTTTAAGTGCCATTAACTGCTACAAATTCTACGATGAGCAAGGTAAACTCAACCATGTTGATTTAGAGGAAACCTGTACATCGGCTGTACGTAGCTTAGATGCTTTGCTCTCTTATCAGGATTATCCAGTAGAACAAGCTCGTGAAGGTGCATTGAAGAGAAGAAGCCTAGGTATTTCTACCACTAACTTAGCTGGTTTAGCCGCTAAACTGAAACTAAGATACGAATCACCTGAGTTTCTCAATAAGCTCGATGAATGGATGGAAGCTTTAGCCTATTACTGCTTAAAAGCTTCTAACCAATTAGCTAAAGAGAAAGGTAAGGCTGAATGGTTAGATGACACCACCTGGCAAAAAGGGATTCTACCTCAAGATAGAACCAATGAAAGAGCTCGTTCTCTGGTTACTCGTGAGCGTACTCTGGATTGGGAGACACTACGTAAAGACATCGTATCATTTGGTTTAAGAAACTCTACTCTCTTAACTCAAGCTCCGATTGAGGCTAGCAGCCTAGTTACCCATTCTACCAATGGCATTGAGCCACCTCGTGCTCTATTGTCCATTAAAGCCAATAAAGACGGTGCCACTAAACAATTGGTACCGGATTACGAACTCTATAAAGACTTCTACACAACTATGTGGTCTTTACAGAACAATGATGCTACACTGAATATCAGTGCCGTTATGCAGATGTGGATTGACCAGGCTATTTCCACTAACCTCAATTACGACCCAGCCAAGTATCCAAATAGACAGATTCCAGTAGCCCAGATGATGAAGGATATTCTAAAAGCCTACTCTTTGGGTATTAAGACCATCTACTACTGCAATATTAGAGATGGGCAGAAGGAATCTAATGTATTGGAGAGCATGGGTTGTGATGGTGGAGCCTGTGCGATTTAGCGGGCTAAATCTTACTTACTGACGTAGGTGCTATTTAGCTATTTAAATCCAAAAAAGAGGTAAATGCGATAGATAGTCAGGATACCCCTGGAAAGAGATATCCTGACTCTTTTACATTGTAGATTTACTCACTACTACTTAACATAATTGAGGAGTAGTGAATTCAATCTGTTTTGGGTAGTGTTACCTACCCTATTCTGTACCCGATTACTTACGTCTGGTACAGTAACCAGTCCCTTAGAAATAAGAAACTGGTCTAGTCTGGATTGTCTAAACATTTGGATTTACCTCCTCTCTTAGAGCACTTTGCTATTACACAAAGACTAATCTCTCCTACTACCCAAGCGACGGGTAGTAGGAGAGGCTCTATATTTTAGTTTTGTAATTACAGTGACAGTCTGTACTCGATATCACTCAGGGTTTCTTTTACCCGAACCTTATTGGTGGCAAAAGGTGCATCGGCGGCTATATTGAAACGAATAACACTACCAACTTCACCGTCATCTGCCCTCTCTACAAAAAGCACGTTGTCGAAGTTCACCAATACCGGTTCGCCATTAGTACGGGTCAGTTTCATTACCATTTTCTTAATCATGACAATCCCTCAGTTCTGTCTACAAATATAAAACGAATCTCTTTCACTGGTTGTGGTAGGAAATCTACTTCTACTTTCTCAGGGAAAGTGATTTCAATACTCGTGGTAGTGATTTCATTCCCTTTCTTGTAATGCTTGATTTCACCGGCTGAAGCAGGCACTTTACGGTCAGTAAACAAAGAATAGTGTTCAGCTACAATATCACGTACCGTAGCCGATACTGACTTATCCAAGACATGGAGTACTTTGCAGTAGAATAGCTTGTAATCCACATTAGTGGCAATAGCCTTATCTTCCATAGCGGCTTTAATGCTAACAGAAGACAGTCTTTCTACCAGTTTAAACAATTGAATCAACCAAGCAGGATAGGTTTTCTCCTCTTTCCTAATGCTTTCCTCCACCATCTCGTAAGTGATTACCTGTTTCTTAGACATCTTACTACTTCCTTTCTACATTGGATTAAATCTCTACGAGCTTTACTCCTTACTACGTAGAGAATAAACCTCTACTTCACGTAGAGTACTGAAACACTGCAGTAGAGGAATCACTCCCCTACTACAGCACTAAACAAAGATTTCATTCAATTCATGTTCAAAGTCGACCAATAGCTCAGGCACCACCACCAGATAGGTATAATCACTATCAGCTATCCTGAATGAGCGACACGCTTCCTCTATACGGGTAACATCACTCTTAAATCCATTATCTAAAGCACGATAATAGATTTCTCGATCAATACGACGTCTTAATTTCAGAATCCTTTTGTCTTCTTCTACCAAGATAGTCATTAGGTGTTTTCTGGTATAGTGACGATGAAACTGTTTGTTCTCTCTTAAGTAAAAGAGCTTTTGGTAAATGAGATTATAGTAGAGGTGATAGTAATACTCTACTGTTCTGTCTGTCTTGCTACTGCGTGTCTCTACGAATGGAATCACTCCACTCTTTCTCTGTTGATAAACCTCAATAGCAGAGAGCACACCGATAATGAATAAAACCAATACTACCAATAAAACGATGTAGAATACAATAACCATGTTTTCAATTCCCTTTAGAATAAAAGAATAACCCTGTGTTATTCACGTAGATGATATAGAGATGTAAATCTATTAAATCGTGGAGACTAAGCAATTAATCCGAGTGGTATATACTATTCTGAGAAACCTCACAGTCCTGCGAATCTCAAATTCCCTAAGTAGTATGTATCCTTCTGAAATCATCCATTCGACTCCAAACCCAACTGGATGCTAAGCTATTTAAGGGGAGTGTGCCTAGCTAGGATAACTGAATGGGGTTTCTCTTCTATGCCCTAATGGATTCACTTTTGTAAAGCTTGCGAATAGATGCTAAACGTAAGCATATCGAGAGTCGTTCTAGTGAAAGCTAGAAATGATAACCAGGGAAATTGCTGGAGTAACCTAAAGCTCTTTCTGCTACAACGTGACTGGAAACGGTGAGCGTGAATGCTTGAAAAAGGAGGAGATACACTGTACTTGAACTTCGGAGATGGTACAGGAAATGGTCAATCAGCAGCCGATTCTCTTCAGTTCCGGAAACTAAGAGACAGGTTCAGAGACTTGTGTGATTAGTATTACTACAAATTGGCTAAGATGAATACGATATTCGGTAGGTATTCCGGCCCACGAATACGCACTTAGCTATACTAATCATCTCTATCTGCGTTAAATACGTAGGTAGGCGCTCCTGGCACCCGTAACAGAGAGCGGTAAGAGACCGCTGATAGCTGTGGGTGAAGATACAGTCCAGACCACAACCACATACTGAATAGAGCCTAGCTAGCTCTCGTGGCCTAGTGAAAGCTAGGGTGGTACGAACATCCATTAGGGCACCCCTAATCCCTTACTTACCAGAGGGTCTGGTAAGTAAACAGTGGTAAGACACTTTAAAATCTATCTAAAGGATTCACTAGTCTACTTACTGTCTTTTCGTCGAGCAGTACTTAGGTTATAGAGTCCGTAGAGTATTACGAATTGAGGCATTCTCCCTGAACTGTGGAAACAGGCTTGCAAAACCGATTCCTAACTATCACCTTAGTTCGTAATGCTGTAACACCTGCAACACCCAGACGCGATTAGCCTCGCAATTCTTGCTTCATTAATTTCTCCTAAAGACTACATTGCTCTCTGCTTCCTTCACGGGAGGTAGAGAGTAATGCTTTTTCTCTGTTTTATTCAATAGTACTAGAATCGCTTGTAATTGAGCTATAATGCGATTTAGGTAGTAGTATATAGGGTAGCCTATCCCAATAGCTTAATCTCAATCTGAGAGCATTCTAGAGGCATTAGTAAACGAATTAAAATAAAAGACATGGATACACTACTACTCTCTACCCCTAAATGGAGTAGAGAGTAGCTAGTATTCAGCTTATTGATAGGCGATACGGTAAGTGACTTCAGCACCTTTGTTTTCACAAGACTCTTTTACAGTCAAGCGAGCCAATAGGTCCTTCAGGTACATTTCTAAGGTTTCTTCAGCAGTACGAATACCACTACGAACCCCTAATACGAAACCACGCTTTTCACTGCTCAAGAGAGAATCCAGATAGAAGAAAGGATGGTTATCGAGAATCTTCCTTAATTCCTCTTTATTCTTCTTATCAGCGTAGTAAGCATTGTCACTGTACTCTACCCTTGCTTTAGTGGTAGAGATTTTACCATCTTCCTTAGGTGGGAGAATGTAAGCTTGATATTCAATGTTCATCACTAAACCTCTGTGGTATCGATATCGATATCTTTCCATACACCGTTTTCCACGAAACCACCAGATGCGACTGTTTCAATCAGCTTCACTACTTCTTCAGTTGATTCCTTCACGAAGACTTCGTAAGGATTAGTGGTATCCAAATCAATACGGGTACCAAAGTCAGTAACTGAATGCTTGTTTTCATGGATAGCCACTATTTTAGCAGCATTGACAAACACGACTTTATCGTTCGTGTTTGTCAGTCTAATCAATTTAAAGTCTTGAGTGACTTTTACTTTAAGAGGAGCACTTTGCTCTACTTCACACTCCTCTTTTACATAACCGTTACGGCGTTTAAATAGAAACATAATCTAATCCTTTTACATTAGTGTAATACCATTACAGTACTACGTTAAACAGAGAATATAAAGACTAAATCAGTCTTTATAGGTTTTCGGTGTATAGCTACGGCTACTGATGCTATAAGCAGGGTCTACACCGAGAGACTCCTCTTTCTCCAGAATCAGGTCCATCAGGCTCTGGATCTTCTTCATCAGTTCGTTGTGTTTAGTGATTTCTTGACCACGTAGGCAAACGATTTCCACGTTAATGGGTTTCGCTTCACCTTCGTACTTCTTCCAAGAACGAGCGGTCATCTTGCGGGTGAATTCACCGTGCTGTTCTAATAGAGCATCAAGCTCTTCCTTCTTACCGAAGAAGAAGCCATTTACAGGAATATCAATGTAGGTATTGGTATTCCCATCATTGGTATTGAAAACTGTCTCTACTCTATAGAGTACTGTCTTCAAAGGGGTCTGGTTTTGTTGCTGAATCATTGTCTTTACTCCGGTTAAAATAATCAATCCCATTGACAAGCATGCTATCTGGTGTCTTCACTTTAGCTTTAAAGCGATAAGTAAACCACATGAACTCTTTAGGGAAAGTGAGATTAGTAACGAATTTGGTACCGACTACTCTTCTGGGTCCTTTACTCATGGTAACACCATAAACGAATGATACTCTCTACTGCCCACAAGGAAGCAGTAGAGAGTACACTGAGAGATTACAGTTTTTCCTCGGCATGAGTACCGATTGCATCACGGATGGCTTTCAATTCACCTGATTTGGTTTTGGAGCCTTGGATGTTCAGGGTCGTCTCCAGGCGACCTTTCTTCACGACGATGGAAGCTTCACCGCCTTTTTCACGAGGAGGAATGCGGGCTTCGAATTCACGCACTACAGTGTGCTCGATGTCTTCACCTTTAGCGAAGTTCCAAGTAGCTGACAAAGCCTTGATGTCTTTGTTGGCTTTCTTAGCCATGGTATCAATAGCCACGTTACCGGTAGCCAGACCAGTAGCAGCGATGAATTGACGACGAGCTTTAGCAGCATCATCGAGCTGTTTCTTAGAAACATTCAGGCCATTGGCACCAAAGTGTTCGATTGCTTTGTCGATGGCTTCTTTAGAAGTTTCGAGCTGCTGTTTATCAGCGTTGAAGGTAATCTCTTTTTCGAGAATCTTCGCTAAAGCTTCAGTGTTTTCTTTAATTGACATGTTTTAGTTTCCTTATATAAGAAAAATGAAAAAGCAGTAAAGTAAGTGTAGCTACACTATCTTATTTTACCTTAAGTAAACAGAGAAGTCAGGATGTTATAATCCCTATTCTCATGGTAATGATATAGACTTGAATATTTTTAGATTGATTAGGAAACTAAGGGGTTATTGCTAGTCCTTTACTCTGTAAAGTCCTAGGGCACTCGCAGAGTGGGCTAGAATTAGTCTATAAAGAGATTAGATTGAATGGTAATAGGTTACCCTACCCAATAGGTCTAATCTCAATCTAGAAGCATTCTAGGTACTCTAGTAAACGAATAATGAATACTCCTACTCTACCTCACTAAGGGGTAGAGTAGGAATAGTATCAATAGACTATTTATAATCCACAAATCCAGGTAAGTATTTAGGCATGAATGAAATGGGTTTATAGACCACATCAATCTCTAAACTACCAATGTAGAGTAAACTATTACGAATGGGTTTAATTCTAATCTTACCTGTATCCAGGTTATATCGGTTATTGGTATAATCCAGTACTTCTACGGTAAGGGATTCCATTCTGTACTTCGTGACTCTCTTTAAGGTTTCATTGACTTCCTCTATAGTAGGGTTGTCATGAATCCAACTATTGGTAAAGACGACGATTCTGTCGTCTATCTTTTCAATAGTCGGGTTGTTCCTTAAAGAGAGTAACCACTGAGCACCGATATGGACTCTTCTATACGGTTTAACGAAGTTGCTGTCCTTATAAAGCTTAGAATTCGGTGAAGCACTCACCAGTACTTCGGAGTTCTTAGCCTCTAGAGAGAAGGAATCAAACATTCTCTCAGTGAGTTTATTGGGTTGTGGTAGTGTACTCCTTGGAATACCAAATACCAAATCCGATAATTCAAAAGGGAATTCTGTTACTTCGTTGATGTGTAACAGGAGATTCATTTCTTCAGAAAGACTAGGGTCGATAATCATGTTATCTCCTCCTATCGATTAGAAGGAGAAAGCTTTACTGATTTTTCTCTCTTTTCTCTCTAAACCTTCTAAATTAGACTTAGCTTCTACCAACATCTCTCTTGAATTGCTCTCTAAAGACAGAACACCAGTAGCCGATTTATTCAACAACTGGTTAATGGAATGGTTAGATACCATTACATCCATACCGACTTCAGCTTCAATACCCAATGCTTTTACATCAGGAGTACTGGATTCTAAAGAAGGAGAAACCAGTTTTTCAGCACAGGTAATACCTGGCTCATTGACATAGTCGAAGGTAATGACGGTATGCAGTACCTTGCACTTACGGCCATTAATGGTTTTCCAAGAGGTTAAGGAACGAATAGAGAAGCAAACATTCATTCCTTTACTGCGTAAGTCATCCTCTAAGTATTTACCATAAGGACCAGTCGGTTTAACCTTAGCCATAATACCGATGCATTTCTCACCGGTCAATGGGTCAATATAGTCTTTTACTAACCAAAGAGCACCAATAACAGCACACACATTCTTTTCACGAATCACTAGGTTTCGTTCTAAGAACTGCATGTCATTCATGCCTGGTTCACGTTCAGGGTGACCATACTCGCACTTAACAAAACCACCTTGAATGCGGTTGTTAAACATGGTACCAGGAGCAAAGAAACGTTCTGCCCCGTGGGATGAGTAATAAGTAGGGTTCCCTCTTTGGTCTACGTTCTTGGAAGCATGGTCCAGTGCACCTACGCAAATGGTATAAAAACCATTATCGTCAGGTGTTAGAATACCTTGCTTACCAGTACCGTCTAATCGGGTACACCGATAAACAAAATTTTCACTCATTTTCAAAAACTTTCATTAGCATCTAAACACTAATATCTCAATACGTATCTCGCGTACCTTACGGTACCCTCAATGTGTTTTAGTATCTTAAAACGTACCTCGTATTGGTAAACAATACTCGTTTTCGTACTTAGTATCTAAGCACGTGGTCAAGCATTTCTGTTCTGTCTGTCGGATTATTAATTGCCGATACTACCCCATCGTAGAAGTAAGCACCAGTAATCTTAGTCAATGTACTGGAAGCAGCAAAGTTGACACTACTAGCCGGTACATAGACAGGTTTTACTTTCTCAATGTCTACTTCATTCGTGATTTCACGGTAGTATTGATTGTAATCATCAGGATTACGGGCAATAATGCTAAAAGGAATAGCCAATGCCTCGTAGGAATCCCCTACAGAGGCACCAGCATACTCTTTAGCTGTCGAGAATATCCGACACACATCAGGATAAGACATAAAGGCAGGTACCCTACCACGAGAAACGAATTCTCGATACACTTTATCAATCAGTTTGTTGTCTTGCAAGAGATTGATGTCTTCAATCACCACAGAGCCTGGTTGATAAGTCAATTCGTAATAGGGTATATCGTCTACCTTAATGGTTTCTACTGAATCAGGAACAGAATGGAGTTTAGCAATACAGGAATGAATTCCATAGTAGCTACCATCCAAAGTCTCAATCTTAAAGACCCCAAGAAATGAAGTCTCGGAGCCTACTGAGGCTAAGCCGACCATTTCGTATCTTACTGGAAAAGATATCTTACATCCCTTAGTGGTAATCACTTGGTTACCGACTACTTTTAAGATGTCTTTAATCTTATTCCCATCTCGAATACTCATGGTAATCTATCCTTTATAGTGAAGAGCGATAGCGAGCTATCCTTTCTGTAAGAAAGGACGGTGAGTATTACGTTAGTAATACGAGCTATCCTTCTGTAATCAGCAATCCACCAATTCGATTTGTCCTGCTACCCACTCAGTCAACATGGAAATTAGGCCGATAGAAACAATAGCAGCAGGAGAAGCATCAGGTCTTTCTACCTCTACTTCAATCAAACGTCTCAGGATAACTGAAGCCATGGTATCCTTGAAGAAGCAGTGACAAACCACTTCAGCAACTACCAGTCTCAAATCCGTTTTCAGGATGCTGTTACCAGGATAGGTATCATTGAGATACTTGTTCACAATCGGGCGATATTCAAAAGCCGGTTTAGTGGTATCAATGAAGCTTCTCAAGTCACTATTCTCATCACTGGCTTTAGCTTCTTCTACCAACTGAATAATCACCTGCAGAATAACATCATTGTAGCGAGTAGCCAAACGGTTTTTCTCTGTGCGAACAGAGAGCTCAGCTGCTACCTTACCACGATTCACCAATACTTCGGAATTCTCTACCACAGCTTCCAATGATTTAAAACTATTGGGATTAGTGGAATGCAGAATACCCATCAGGATATCGGCTTTTTCAGTAGAGTCGAATTCATCGTATACCGGAGCGTAAACTTCGATAACTTTGTTTTCTTTATCTACCGTACGAATCAGGGTTTTAGTGCGTACTGCAGAACTGAACATACCGAGGTAAAGCTTAATGATACGGGCACAAGCATTTCGGAAGAACGCACCCCAAACATTCAGGTTTTCACTACTGATGTTCATGGAAGCAATCGGTTCTTTCACCAGTTTGTCTGCTACCAAGAAGGCCACAATAGCCTGCATGAAGTTGCGGTGAGACGGCATCATCTGGGCAACGACATGGTTAGGTGCCAACAAGAAGTTAGTGAATACTGCATTAAAGAGGTCAGTCCCTTCAATGGCTTTCCACTCTTCTGCCAACTGAAGAATACCTTCGTTGACATCTTCGAAATCAGATTGACACAATTGAGCAATCTCATTAGCGTCTACATGAGACAGAGTGGGTTTGAAAGCAGGACCTTGCTGACCAGCGGTCAAGCTAACAGCAAAACCTTCAATGTAATTCAATAGACGACCGTACAGGAAGTCCGGTACATTGATTTTGTGTAGAGTAAAGCTGGTATTCGGTACACTACGCTCACTCAGGATAGTTTCTACTCGTTTTACTGCATCCTGAATAACAGGATTAACCGTATTACGAGTAAACTTCAGCTGCTGACGCAAAGGTTTGATGTATTGGTCATCGATTTGGTCCAATACTACATGTAGTACTTTAGAGCCAGTGAAAGAGAAAGGAGCATTGCTCTTGTCGATGACACAGCTGAGTGCCTGATTGAGGGACTCAGTATTGAGTTCTGCTTCAGCAGGCAGAACAGAATTGACAATATAGTCCAGAGGGGTACCAGGTTTAGCACGAAGTTTCTTATTCGGCAACATGGTGTTTTTAACCACCTCATGGGACAAATGGAGCAGTTTTTGATCAAACATGTTTAGGCCTCCACTTTAGAGACGATTCGTTTTTGCAAATCAGAGAGAGCCATCTCCTCGACTACATCAGTAGTGAGTAAATCACCATCTCTCTCTACTACGGTACCAATGACGGTATTCACCAGATTCATGGAGAAAGTGCTTACTAGGAAAGCAGCACTAGCCAGTACGGTAGTAGATTCAGTTTCATGTACTAATGACATATCACGTACCTCTACAAAATAGAAAATTGGAAAAGCAATTATTTAACGTTAAATAAATGTTTAATTCCACCCGTATAGACGAGAGGAAAAGTACATTCATAGCTAGAACAGACAGTACTTTGACTAAAAAAGAAAGCTCGTAAAATAGATAGCCCACCACCCTTCTAATTTGAAAGGCAGTGGGCTTGTCGGATGGTTTTAAATCAAACCAAACAGTTTCAGAGCTTTGTCCGAAACATTAGTGACGCTTCTTCCATTACGGATAGCATCTTTTAGGAGATCAATTTCGATTCTCAATGTAGCATTTTCTCGAACGCGTTCATTGAGTTTCTCCATTGACTTTTCATCTAATGTTAACACATAAAGGTCCTTCCTTTCTACACTAGGTCTTACTACTCTCTCTACCCCTAGATGAGGTAGAGAGAGTAGGATAGTGTTTATGTTCTTAGTTCATCAAGAACCTAGTCAGCGAATAGTCGCTAGACTACGAGCTAACCTGTCCTATAGACAGAACCTTTCTTCACTCTCCCTTTAAATCTACTTAATAGAAGAGAAAAGCAAGAGAGACAGGGAGATAATAAACATGGATAACAAACCCACTACGATACAGCTGAAGATGTAGAGTCTAGGTTTATGCTCTTTAGCGTGAGCAAAGTAGGTATTGAATTCAGAACAGAGGAAAGCCACACCTACACAGACACCACGTACCATCTTGGTTAGTACTTCCACAACCAAGAGGAAGGTTAATACTACACTGAGTACTAAGTAATAGACAGAGCGACACAGAGCGGTAGCACCGTTTACTACGGAACCATGAGCCATGGTCTCGTAGATAGGTAGCTTGTCTTCTGCTACTGGTTCTTTCTGTCTTTGGTGATTAATCGCTTTAGCCTTAATGCGATTAGAGGCGATAGTGGGATTTGATACGTTTTGCATTTTAGATTCCTTTCTCTCGGTCCCCTTGATAAAGGGTCTCCTAGCCTTTATAAAAAGATAAACATTAGTGTAGCGATAATGCTACTTTAAAAGAGTAAACGGATACTAGATATCACGATTACGGTGAAGTGGACGTAAACGATAGAACGTGTGTCCAGCTAATCTCACTGGGTTGACTGCACGTGGTGCTGGTCTAACGCCATTAGAGGAAAAGAAGATAGCCCCATTCGTGGTATCATGGCGAGTACCATTTAAATGGGAATTGTAAATGCGTCTAGCCAATTCCATTACTTCAGGGAACTTCACTGGACTAAACACATTCTTACCACGTAGACGGTGGTTATGGAACCACTGGTATTGTCCACGTTGAGAAATAACAGCGTATACAGTATTAGGGAACTCTGGGTTATTGACACGATTCAAGGTAGCGTTAGCTACATGAGTCATTCCCATAGCTCCGCACGAGTAGCACTCATGGTACATCATTAAAGCGAGAGAATAGACTTCTCTCTCGTAATTCCCTAAATTCTGGACAGCTGGTCTGCTTACTGACCGAGAGGTTTCTGCTCGTCTAGTAATCAATTCACCTAGTACGTCACGTGTATTGGTTTGGTTATTAGCAATAGACTGAGAATGTTGCTGTCTCGATATTCTTGTTCTTTGTGGTTTGTTTAAACCACGTCTATTGATAAATTCACCTAAACGGTCACGATTGGCTTGATGATTAGACTGACTGTTTCTGCGATTAAGAAAATCACCCAGTGGATCAGCATTGATTTTACCGTCACTACGGGCTAAGTGATCCATGATACGTCCAGTATAATGGGCACTAGTGTAGACAGGTAAGATGAATAACAACGATAACAAAACTAACTTAAGATACTTCATTACTGCTTCCTTTCTGGAGTTAATAAAGAATATTCCTCTATTAGAGGACTAAGCACCAAGGCTTAGTGGCTTTCCTTTCTGTAGATTATAAAAATGTTTCACACAACCAACTACATTAAAGTGATACATACCTCTATTTTTCTAAATTGCAAATCCTCTACTCTCCTTTCTACTAAAGGAAGGAGAGTAGAGTGTATATTGCATTTAAGCGATACCGGCTTTCAGTTCATTGTACAGTTCGTTTAGTACTTCCTCTAACTGCACATAGTACTTCTGTCGGTTGCTGTATACTTTACAGTAGTTATTAGTGGAAGCACCCAGTGGAGATTCCTGTATTTCGGCATAAGGAGCCACGAATTTCAGGATTAATACTTTCTCACCGGTTATTCTATTCTTCACCTGAATCGTTACTTTCACTTCGACTACCGTATTGCGGTCTACTTCTACTGAATTGACATCAGTATTGGTAATAATGACCTTATTACTTAAGTCAGCCTTAGCATGTAAATCACGTATAGCTAAATAGGCTTCGATATGGTTAGCTACAGAGAAGGAGTACTCTTCCTTAATCGCATCAAGTAAGCCAGCTCGATACTTCAGGTGTTTGGTATCAATAGGTTCCTTCTTAGCCACGTTTAAATACTTGACATTTCGGAACCTGGACTTTGTAAGGATAGGTTCTTCTAACTTAGACCTTTTGGTTTCCTCATCAAAATAGGATTTATCATTACCTAATAGAGCTTCCATTACCGGAACAATAGAAGGCATGTACCCACTAAAGGTCTTTTTAGTTTCCTCTGGACCAGTAGGAGTACTGGCGATAATAGCCTTACCTTCACTACAGTCATGGCTAGATAAGTCTTTCTCATGTACATGGAAGGGTAAAGAGACACCTTTCTTACCACCGGTAATGTCAGTTTTCTTTACCTCTACTTTATCAGCTACCCAGCCTTTAGACTTACAGAACTCGAATAGTTGAATAGCTAAGTGACGTACACTATTGTGGAAGGAATCACTTCTCTTACCGGTAATGATTTCATGACGAGCATGTCTTACTGGTACATGGGTACAGCAATTAAAGAGATCATCTTCCTCGAAAGGATTAACTAATCTCAATTCTACCTTAAGTGTCTCATTAGCCATGTTGTAGTTATCCCAGCAAGCATTAATGAAGATTTCACATGGGAAGTAGGAGACATTGTGGGATAGGTATTTCCAGAGCTTGTGGAACTTTCTCTCAAAACGCTCAGCTACCAATCTCACGTCTCTTCTTAAGAGCTTTTCAGTCAGTTCACCAATGACTTTAGTCAATGAACTGTCACTTGGTTTAACCCCAGCTCCTTTATTTGTTCTAGAGACAGCTAATAGTTCTTCTTGTTTCCTTCTAAGAACAACGAAATCCCAACAAGGAAACTCTTGGTGATCCTCATTGTAAGCACGAGTTTGTATCTCTATTTCGAAGTTCATGGGCTGGAAGTAACGGAGATTGTCTTTTACGTAACGTAATGCTCTACGTCTAGCCAGCTTATCAGCAAAGAAGACCTCTCTGTTTTCAGGTGATAGGGCGGCTTTCTTAAAGTGGTTAGATGCTATTCTGGCTGAGTCTTCTAACTTATGGTCTAATCTGGGATCAGTATGGTAAAGACACCATTTCTTCCAGTCATCTTCGAATCCCTCGTATTTGGGGATAGTGAGAATACCAGAAGTCCAGGCTACTTTATCTTCATTTCCGTATGCGTCTCTTGGTTTAAACTTTACTACATAAGCCAGAAGATCAACATCATCCTTTTCTTCAGTGAGATTAATGAAATCGAATGAGCCAATCTCTTTGTACTTAGTGGGTAGGTATTCCATGAACTTGGTTCTAATACGGTGGAGTAATTTATCTACATGTTGTTTAATGTCTAGCATGGCTCAATGCCTCCAATAAAATATAAAAAAGATAGCTGTACTCTCTACCAATTGGTAGAGAGTACAGTATTGACTTATTTCAGAAGTGAGTCGAGTTCTGTTTTTACCTTCCCAACCAATTCAATCAGTCTGCTACTGATCACGGTATCGTTGATTTCTACATGACCATTGGCTTCAATTGTACCCAGATTGCCTTTAAAATCAGCAATCAGTTTAGGTAGATTGTCATCGTCAACAATATGGTACTTAACGTCTAGACGCATCATGACTGCTCTATCTAAACGAGTCAAAGTAGCGATATCGACATCGATGACGATAAACCAATCGTGAGGATCGAGCTTCCTCGCAATACCATGTACTTCAGATAGCCCTTCTACCATTCTGTGGTAGTTCTGCTTAATCATGGCTAAATAGGCTTCTTGCAGAGTAGGATAATCACGGTGTAGATTGGTTTCATCTACGTAAGAATGGAAGTAACGTACATTGAAGAAACTCATATCATCCTTCTCTTCAGGCATGAAGGGTTCTACCGTAGTAGTGGCTTCTTCTCCAGTATTTACACTAGGAATGTTCACTGGAATGGGTTCATCTTGAGGAAGCTCACCACCAGCTTGCATCATTTCTATCGTCGTATTGACATCGTAAGGAGGCTGAAGTAATGGGTTTTCTTCTTTAGGCTTTACCCAGCCTTTTAATTCGAAATACCCCATAAACACCTTAACTGCCTCATCTACAGACTGATGAAATGAAGAAGGTATTTCACCTGTTGCTAAATATTGGTTAACCGCCAGTACATCTAGGCGACTAACATGACTAAACAGAGTGTTATTGATGTCGTCATGATCTATTAACGATATGTAAAGATCAACTACCCTTTTACCTGCACTAGGAACAAAGATATTGCCATTAAGAGAGATGAACCCTTCATTTTCGTAAACTCTATTAGAAAGATTATCGAGTAATTCAATGAATTCACTTCGGTACCACCCAACAACCTTATCAATATTCTTACTGATGTCGTATGTTGATATCTCATCTACATTGTCGATACAAGGAGGTGAGAATATATTGTTGATGTGTTTCACTAAATCATTAGCGACATCAATAACTACATTACTTCCATCTTTAACTTCCCACTTCCAGGTACCGCTAATTGCATCGACTACCGCTATGAAATGAATGACGATAACCACACGTTTAAATAAATAATTTCCATCTTTAGTCAGGAGAAGGAAGCCTATTTCAGCGATATTAGCATCACGATGATCAAAAACATGAATGGTTTCACAGTGATTATTCTTAATGTACTGCTTTACATCTTCTTTAATACCATTGTCTTTCAGGATAGAGTCGAATACCTGTTTCTCGAAAGAGGCAACCAATTCGTCTCTTTTTTCTACACTGATATTGAATTTAGTTGATTCCATGTTAATTATCCTTTAACATTGTGTTCAAAATCACCAGCCATTGCTCTGGCTAATGCACTAATAGAGTCATTGACTCGGATATTACCAAAGTCAGCTAATTCACGCAGTAAGTCATGGTAAGAGAGATCGAGTATTTCGCTTTTCTTGTAAGCGTATAAACGGTCTTCATTACCTGGTAGATACTCTACTGTCACTTCGATGTCATCGATACCGATAAAGCGTGCTGTGGTATAGATACTGTCATCACCCATGCACTCGTGGTAAATAGCCCTTTTCAGGAAACCAATGAACTTACTTCTAAATTCATCGATAAAGAGATCGAGGAAACTCTTTCTGTCTACACAATTAATTAGTTCCAAGTTACGAATCTGTTCCGTAACAAACTTTTGTTTTTCATCCATTTGAATATAATCCTTAATACAGAATACACTCTACTGTACCCCACTAAGGAGTACAGTAGAGTAATACTCATTTACAGAGAAGCGACATGTTTACTAACAGTAGCACCAATGACTTCAACTTGCAACTGCATGTTGTCGTTAAGTAATACTTCTTGGTTTGGAGTAATACGAGCGAAGATAAACTTACGCTCTACCATCCATTCCTTATCCGTGTTATTATCACGACAAAGTACTTTCAGAGTGGCTACGTATTCTTTATAGTCTTCCTCTTTATTCACTACTTCGATAGAAGCATCTAAACCAAACTGGAAAGCATCACTTTCGTAGAGTTCTTCTGTACGAACATTGGAGAGAATGCCACCCAACATGTTCTCTTTAAGAGAAGAGCAAACCAACTCAATGTACGCTTTCTCTAAATTACCGGCATTGGTGGCTTCGTTTGCACTAAAATAGAGATCACTATTCTGTACATCAGGTATACGGTCAAATGGACTACTTCTTTTCAGCAGTTCACTGAAGTTTTCACTAATGTAAGCAACCAAGTCTTTAACGATATCGGAAGACACAGAATCCAATGACTCCTTAGTGACAGCGAAGTAATCATCATCTTCCACCGTTTTTAGTTCATTAAAGAAGGCTTCTAAGATGTGTTTTTCACCGCCATGTAGTTTAGTCACTACAATGAGATTACTACCTAATTTAGAAGGTTTCAGGTAATGTTCTACAGCAAATTCATCAGGCAATTCTACTGCTGCTTTCAAGCCTTCTACTACACGAAGGCTGATTTCAGTCAAGAGTTTGGCTTCGAACTCAGTAGATACCACGCCAGTAATGTTTTCGTTCATTTTAATCTCCTTAGAATTAGAAAAGGCTTTTTCATTAGAGGGTTGTTTCTTAACAATCTCACCTACGGGTACATCTTTAAACTCGTACCCTACCCGATTACAGGTCTCTTTTGCTAAATACATCGACACCAAACCAATTTCATCGACATCTACGTGTTCAGGTGAATCTGGCTTAATGATGATTTTGGTATCGAAAGCAAAAGGCCTATTTAAGATTTCGTCACCAGAGACTTCATTGTAAATAGTGACTCTAGAACGGATACGTTTTGTTTTCACATCAAAAGCATCCGGTTCAGTCTGTACCACGACATTGAAGAGCTCATTGGTCTTCTTATTGGTCAGGACATCAAAAGCATTCTGTAATTGGGTACTAAACACTTCATGTACCTGGTTAACGTAGTACTGTCGGATATAGGATATTAAGATATTAAGACAATCTAAGAAATCAGAGGTATCGCCCTTGAAATCTACATCGAAGAACACGTGGTTAGTAAGGGGTTTACCGGTTTCCTTATCGGAGATATTAACCTGATAACGAAAACCTTCGGTAGTAATACCACCAAGGGTCTCGTACTCCTTTACAGACAATTCACCAGGTAACGGTATATCTGCTTTATTGAGGTTTTCTACTAAAGCAGTAATCAATTCATTTTTTGTACTCATTTTACTATACTCCTAAAGATTGGTTTATGGTTAATCGAGGTTAATCAACATTTCTCTCTTAACCTTACGAATCATGTTTTCTAAATCAATATTGACTTGCTCTTGACTTAACTTACATTTGCCATCGTGGTAAACAACACCGTAATTACCACGGTATTTAGCCATCAACATAGGCTTAGAATTACTATCCAATAGACGGTAATCCACACTGAGTTCTAAGAACTTGGTGTTGTCATCACTGGTAATCTGTACACCGACTTCAGAGTCGATAGAGAGGTTGGCCAAAAGGATTAAGCCACGCTGACCAGTAATACCGTGCTCTTTTTCTAAATCATTCAGTTTAGACCGTACATTCAGCATTAAAGAATGAGAGAGAGAGTAAAGACAAGGTATCAGTAAACCCAACACCTTTAATGGCATCCCTAGAATGGTCTAAGGTAAGGATAGTTACGGTTTCGAATTCTGATTTATACCTTTCTTTGTAAAGAGTATTAATCCTGTCTCTTAGCTCTTCTACTACCGCATTGACCTTATTATCGTGGTCTCTAATCCTGAATGAAGAACCGTCCCAATAAACATCTTGGTTATCTAGGTAACGGCTCACTGTGCACAATACTTCATTTACATCTTCATTTTCTATAGCGAAGCGGATACTGATTGATCTTTCATCATCAGTAGGTACATTGAAACTTCTAACGACCTTCAGTTCAAGGACATCCAGTTTCTCGTTAATGGTACCTTGTACCAATTTAGACATTACTTTGGTACAGTACTCACTGGCTAAAGTGCGGAGCACCGATTCTGATACTTTTTCTTCCATAATGGTTCCTTTTTAATCGTACATTACACTAGTCCTACACCGAGTAGGACTAGTGTAGTGGGTTAGTTTATTGAGATAGGTGTTTCACGACTTCATTTACGAAACGCTCTATATTAACCATGATAGAGGGAATTGGGTCAATTGATACCTTGTCATCGTTAAAGGAGACATAGCCTACAGTAGCACGGTACTCCCTTACCATCGCGCACATTTTATCTCTATAACCGATGGCGACTTCTATACCATAGTTATAACAACATACGTTCTCGTCAAGGAAATGGTCTTCTAGCTTGGTTTCTACATCGTAGTTAAGATAATCCAATTCGGTGCCTCTGGTAATCTTGGATAATTCGGCTTCCGTCGTGGCTCTGTGTAGTTTGTCCCAAACCGTTGTTCTAACGAGACTCAGGTAAGAATCCACTATAGGTAAGTACGGGTATTCTGCACCTTCATCAATGACATCACCTCGATAGACATCGTGTTTCTTGAAGAAGTCATTCTTTTCTTCTTTCTCTACTTCAGGTGCCTTTACTGGTGCTTCTTTAAATAGCCCTTCGGTGAATACCGTTACTGCATCATTAAGGCAATTAGTAGCAATCTTTTCATCGATGTCCGGATCAGCTAATTCCCAGTCACCTGGGTGCTTAGCATTGCGTACGTATTCGACTTCGTAGGTGGTTATCTTACAGAAGGGAAGCAAGTCACCTTCTGGTTCACGACTAACACAGGTTTCTAAGGTGAACTGGTTTTCACCATACCACTTCAATCGAATAGACACCCAGTCAATAACCGGTTTATTATTCACCTCACCTTTACCCAACAACAGAGAGTTAATACTATCACGTAGCAAGTAGAATCTCTCTTGTAACTGGTTAATGGTCATGGGTACTTCTTTATTTTCCATTTTCTCTTTCCTTAATCTTGTCAGCTAATACTTGGATTACTTTGTCCATCCCTTCGATTTGGGTGTAGCATTTCAATCCACCTAACATATTGAAGGTATAAACCTTAGCCCGATATATAATCTCCTCAGAACCAGGTAAGGCTATCTTAATTTCCATATTACCCTCAATAGTGTTTTCGTCCTTTCCAGTGGTCTTGATGAGTACAGTATAAATGATATCATCGATTAATGGTGCGGTAATCGGATTCATTAAGAGTAGACTGGTGAAAGTGGATTTCATCCACAATTCCACCAAGGTACAAACCGTATCGTGGGTATTACTAGCTAAGGTAATACTTAAAGGCTCTGTATTCCTAGGTCTTTCCTCAATAAGGAGGACATTGCTCATCAAGAAACGTTCGTCTTTCTCAGTCTCTTTAGTCGTTGCCTCTTTATTAGTTACCTTTTTACTGGGTTTAGACTCACTGGTCTTTTCCACCACATTAACTGGTACTTGTTTCCTTAATTGCTCTGCTACCTGATCCACAATCTCCTCTAAACGAAACATTGAGGTGTAAAGACTGAAACCTTGATCTGCTTTGTTAAAAGGGATGGATATTCGTACCTTACATTTCTTGAGCTCGTAGTCGATATTACAATTCAAGTAGAAGGTACTTTTGTTATTTCCACGCCAACCGAATTCAGGTTCTTCAATTTTACCTACTACCATGTCATGGTTAGCATAAAGCAAACCAATGATACGGTTATTCAGTAAGTGAAATAACATAGCCTTGGTATTCCACTTCTCGCTGTCCTTACTAGGTAAGAGTATCTTGCCTTGCAATTTAGAACAACCAGGAACAGATTGGGTAATGATAAAAGGTAGCGTTTCACGGTAAGTGACGTCTTTTTCACTGTGCATCTTACTGACACACTTATCAATCATCTTCCCAATACGAACAGCTTCTTTTTCTGCATTGGGGATTTTTAAGATGCCATTGTTATAGACTTGTTCAATCACCAGTTTGACATTTAAGGTGTCGGTGATATTGATACCATCAGTAATGACCACTGATGCTTTAACGATACCTTCGGTATAATCTACTTGATTACTGATATCAGTGAATTCCAAATACCCGATGTTACCCAGTAGCTTGTTTTGTTTTACTTTCATCTTCAATTGAAAGATAGCACGGGTAGCATACGTGCTAATCATTTTGTCTAAGTCAATCTTAGCCATTATAGACTCCTTTATTTAGATTCTAAGGCAAGTAAGCCTTCTTTTACTGAATTAACGAAATCAGCCAATTCCTTGCTGGATTCAGTGAAATTTGTAAATACACTATCGTGTTCATCAATCACGGCGTAGAGTACACTGTACTTAGCCAGTAAATCAAAACCATCAGAAGGCTTTGTTTCATTGTAACCATGGTAAGAGACATCTAAGGTAACGTGTACCCTGTTGTCTATTTTTACCGGCATTACTCTAATGAAAGAAGCATATTCCTTTCCTTCGATACCGGCTTCTTTCTCTAATACTTTCAATTTTGCTTCAATAAGTAATTCAGTCAATTGACAGAAAGCTTCTGTTAAGTTAGGGTAGCTGTAATCGGTATAGATACCTTCAGGATTACCTTGAATAGACAAGTACTGAATAGCCTTGAATTCTTTAACGTTTTCATTCATGATTTAGATCCTTTATCTCGAATGTACATTGGGGAATACTCCCTTAGTGAAAAAGAATACTCTCTTACTAGATTCACGTCTAGTAAGAGAGCAAATGTAGAGAGTATAGTTATGGAATAAACAGGTTACTCCACTTTGATAATATAGACTTCTAATTAGTTAGATTAAAGAGTAATTTTGTTCTTCTCTAAGAAGATGTTAAATCCCTTCTCACTGTAGATTCTAAAATCATTGCCTATCTTAACAATCGTATCGCTTAAGTAGGCTACTGTTTCTTCTTCCTTATCACCTATTGTTAATATCATCCAGATAGAGTGATTGTTTCTACAGGGAGTACAGATTACATTATTCCTCTCTAACCACTGTACAATCGATTCGAAGTTATTCTTTCTTACGGTATAGTGTTCAATGTCTTCCTTACGAATCAACATCTATTTCCCTTCTTGATTATTAATGATATCTACAATAGCAGTAACGAACTTATGGATATCGTCTTTAGAATCGTAATAGATTATCGTGTCTTCGTTTTTATCATGAGTGTAGAGAGTGGTTTTCAGAACGACTTTCTGGTTGTTAGGTAGACTAGCTGTAAAGGTAAAGAGTTGACTTTCTCTACCATGGTAACCATAACGCTCGTTAGAGATAGAGAGATGAATTCCCTTGACCTTCTCTGTTCCACCTAAACGTTTAATCAAATCTAGCTCTATTACTTTTGCTGTATTCCTAGAAGCCATTGTCAATACGGCATCAATGACTCTGAGTGTAAAATCCGTTTCTCTTTCTTCTAATGGTGTGTTATTCGTAATCTCGATAACGTTACTTACATTCAGCTTGCTTTCTGACACTTTACTCTCCTTAAGATATAAAATCAAAACACTGCTCTACTCTAGGTTTAATTACCTAGAGTAGAGTGTGCTTCAATTAGTTATTCTTTCGTACCATTGAAACCATTCAGGTCTTCTTTTACCTCAGTGGTCTCTTTAGTCTCTTCTACCGGTATAGAATCAGGACGAGAAACAAAGTCTTTCCAAATACCAATAGAAGTAGCCAGCATCATTTTAGAACCTGTACCTACCAGACCATCAGCAATCTTCCAACCAAAGCGAAGCCTTAAACACTTATCCTTCTTAAAGGAATAAGGTTTCACTAAATAGTACTCCCAGGTACCGTTCTCATCGTATTGGAAGATATACCCAGCTTTCTTAGCATCGGAGGTTTCAGGATCACCTTTATTCACTAGAGTATTACCGATAACACGACCACAAACATCGTAGTCGAAAGTATAACCTTTATTACGCCACAGCCAAGCGGTTCTACGTAAGAACTTCTTCCATTTAGAATCACCAGTCCATCTCTGTAAGTGGTCTGGGTCACCATCTATCCCACAGTCGTGAGTCAGAAACCAGTTAAGCCACTTAGGTACCGGTTTGTAGAGAGAATAGAGGGCAATAAAGGGAGCCAGGATTATAGAGAGGATATTAATAATCATCGAAGCGATGAATAAGAATACCCACTGTACGATACTGATATACAGCTTCAGTTTTATATTCTTAGATTGTGTCATTGTGTTTTGTACCTCTTAGAGTTTACGAATGTTTTCTACTACTTCAAACTGGTACTCTCCATCTGGATCGTACTCTAACAGTTTGTCTACTGGCACCACGACTTTATCCATATCACTAGCCTTCAATACAGAGACAGGTTTGTCTTCTAGTAATTCAGGGTGATGGGATAAGAAGTCTTTCAGTTTATTGTAGATAGAAAGACGAGTATTGTAGCCATGAGCGTCACCGATAGCACGAGTCTTACTACCGATATTCACCTTATCACAGCACCCATCAAAGTCTGGTTTATCGGCATTCACGTTAATGTTAGCCTTATTCCAGTACCACATAGCTGATTTTACCCCTAAATCAGGTAGGGTTAATAAGTTAGTATCGGTAGTGAGTGGTAAACCATTATCCTTAAAGAAAGACTCAGTATTGGTTTTACCGGTGATCTGGATAGGTCCTTTACCAGAATACCTCCAGCCATCACCTGAAGCTTCATCACCATTACCCATTCTATTGGCATAACAATGATTGGCTATCTTCTCAGGATTACCGGCAATAGCGAGAGCTTTAGCATTAGGTGCACCTCCTCTTTTACCGGTGACTGAGTAACGACTAGGCCAGGTATTGGCTAAACCTTTGGCTGAGTACTTTAGATTCTCTCTTAATGCTGTTAAGTAATGCGATTCTGCCATGACATTGGCTAGAAAAGCTGAGATTCTCAGTATAGTCGTAATCTTGTACTCCTTAGCGTATTGGGCAAAGGAAGGAGACCACTTCTCTGCGGTTTCTCTATTACACCCAGCATGGGAGAGCATCTGTTTCCAGTTATCTGTATTCATTTACAATCCTTTCAACAAAATTGAACAGATTCACATGAGTACATAATTAAATACTACACTACTACCTTTTCGTTAGAGGAGTTACCCCACTGTTAAGGGTAGTAGTGTAGAATAGAATAGATTAGATTAGAAGCTGAAATAGTACTGCATACGGGTTTTAGCAGCATCACTGAAACCGAATTCCAATGCTTTAGCCAAATCGAATTCTCTTCTCAACTTAGCTTGACGAGTCAATGGGTCAGCCAGGGTAGTCAGGATGGTCATCAGATTGGGGTAGCATTTCAATTCAATTGGAGAGAGACGGATGTTCTCTTGGAATCTCATCAGGTTGTAGATAGAGAGCACAGTCTCTTCGGTACGGAAGAGCTGCATCAAGAAATCCATAGAGAGCTGGAAGTCAGCATCATCGGTTTTAGTGATGATGTCCATGATATCACGGAAGAGTTTTACCTGATAAGCAGGACCATCATTCACCACGTAATTGGTATCTTGAGAGAGATAAAGGATGTGTCCTTCATTCTCTTTCATGATTTTAATGTACTCTAATACACCGTAGAGTGACATCTTAGCGGTGGTACCTAGCTTAGGCATGATGTCAGATTCAGTCAAGAGAGATTCAGTACGGCTAGCTACCCTATCTTTCTCTTCTTGTTCTACATTGAATACTTGTTCTTCTGCTACGGGAGTAATGACTTCTTCACCAGTGAGCAGTTCGTTGGTTTCAGTAGCCTCTTCTACCTGGTCTTTCTCCTCTAATTCGATAGGCTGATTAGAGTTAACAGAACCGAGGTTTACCTGTTGCTTTTGTTTACTACGTGACATAGTGTAAATTCCTTACTTATAAACGTTTATAAATTCACTAGCTAATGGCCTATTAGATAGTCAAATTAAAAAAGAAGGTAGAAAGGGAAATGCTCCTTAGTGGCCACAAAGAGCCACTAAGGAGTACTTTAGAGATTACAGCAATACATTGATTACCTTATTATCCACATACTCGGTATGTTTAATAAAGTAATCACCCGCTTCAGTAACGTAAATGTCTTCCATTCTAAAGAAGTCATCTACATCCACTTTACTGGGTTTCTTGTAGGTAATAAGAGGTGTTTCTTTATCCACAGAGAATCTAGAGATACCTCCTCTGTCCCTAAAGAGATTATGGTACCGCCGCATGGTATCTAACACGGTACCAATATCTACTTTACCTACGAAGAAATAGTGGTAAACTGAATAAGAACCAAGACCGAGTGGGGCTTCACTATCGAGATATCGATCACGAGAAGGATTGGCTAACAATACACCAGTTCTAGAGTAGTCTTTGTTCTGCATGTAGCTTACACTAAGACCTTTCTCTTTAATCTCTTGTTTAAGAGCTTCCTTCTCTTCTTTAGTCAATTTCCTTAATGGTTCCCTAATACCTGGATTAGTCATGGTACTAAAGTTTCTAGAACCTTCAGGTAGGTCTTTATCCGTGTGGATAATGAAGAGCTGTTTCTCGTGGAATACCTGGTAAGGTAAACGCTCACGGTAGAGGAAGTCACCAATCTCTTTCACGATAAACTGCTGGTTAATGCGACCGTAGAGGGCTTGATTACGCGAGATATCCTCTTCAATTAAGATACCGCTGTACCCGAAACGAACGATTTCGTTGTTAGAGCGGAAGTCTTCAATGATACCGAATAGAGTTCTTCTGTTTCTATCCACCAACTCAGGTAAGGAATAACGTTTATCCTTTTCCTTAATATCCTGAACAATAACATTAACCATTTCACGGATAACGTGACCTGGTAAGAGAAGGTTTGGTACATTCTGTAACTGCTTAGTACAGAAATAGTAGAGGTACTTACCGCCGTTCTCACCTGGTTCTTCGTATACCGAATGACAAGCAATCACACCAGAAGATTTAGCTTCAGGTATGCTCTCAAGAGAGAACCGAAATTCGCTGTCTTTCGCTATATAAGTAGCGAAAACCGAGAACATAGAGTATTCATTTAGAGGGGGTACCTCACCTTCATTTAACTGGAACTCCCTTTCAATAAACGGAAAGAATGAGAAGAGACCATCTCTAGATTTACCATGGTACTCCAATACCTTCTTATTGTCGATAGCATAGCCAGCAATACTGAAACGACCATCACCAATTACTTTAATGTGGTGACCATTTAAATCCACTTTTTCAGTGAATTCATTTAGGTCTAACAAGGTAATGGCTACTCTATCCAGGGTATCTTTTACCAACGTCTTGGCGTATTCGATAGCTGGATTAATATCCGAGAAGGCTAAGCTGTATTCTTTTAAAGAATCAAAAGCAATGAATTTCAAGCTACCGTCTTCTTCCAGGATATGGGGCAAGAATACCAGATTAGGGGTATTGGCTGTAGGGTAGTAGTTAATAGCATTATTGGGAATGAATGCTTCCTTAGGATTAAACATAATTGTTTTAAAGAATCTAATGTCGGTAAGGCGATTGCTGGTTTCCACCTCAATAGGGAATTTCTCTTTTAAGAGACTGATTACTTCCTCATGAAACTGACGGGTCTCCTGCTGTATATCGGTTACCTTGTTGCAAGTCAGTTTACGGTGAATATGTGGATAATAAGGTGGCCACAGGAACACCATGTTACCAAGACCACAATCTTTTAAACGTTCTTCTACTAAAAGCTTTGCATCCATTGTTAGAGTCCTTTCTAAATAGACAATAGTGTAGTCTGGAGTAGACTACTTTAGTGTTACCATGTAAATGATATAATGGTGTAATTTGGTTAATTAAAACAAAAAAAGAAGCTAGTCTACCAAACTGTAAACCAGCCTCTTAAAACTTATACTTTTTTCGTATAAGCGAGACAGGAGAAACTTAGAATTCACCCTTACGGCTATAGTGGTTAACCAGGATAATGAATCCTGGAATGCTAGCAATCACTAAGCTGATAAAGAACGAAATACCCTTGAAATTCAGTACCTGGAAGTACTGGGTATAGTGGTTTTCTACCAATGCATTCATTGCCATATTGGCAACGATAGCAATAGCAAAGAATACAGCAACTAATACGATACGGTTACGGTTGATTTTAGACATGATAGATTCCTTTTAAATAGAAAGATTGAAATAAACGGTTAATGAAACTCCAATTGAAATTCCATTAATTGGTTTATCTCGAAAGAGAGACCAGATAAACAGCGTAAGCTGCATTGAGACTGGTTTTACCAGTCGAGATAACTAGCCTCTCTTACTTCGCTTTAGTCATCAAGCTTGTCGATGACATAGCTCAATTTAGTTGAAATGTCATTCAGGGTTTCCAGAATGCCATCCCATTGTTCATTTCGACACCGTAGGCTTTCGTCTATAGACGCTAGTAGCTGACCAATATCGGAAGAAGGTGCCTCGTAGAGAGGGTCTTCCTCCAGAGTGAATATTAGGTCTTGGTTGTTATCTACATTGTTATCTACATTCAGCATGATTTTCTTCCTGTCGTTAGAATAAAGTATGGGAGTATAGACAGCCAATACATCTTAGTACACTAGCTGTCTGATTTTAGGTTATCTGGTTAAGTAGCCACCAGCAGCTTGTAACTCTTTACGTAGAGACATCCTGCGCAAGATGTTACTTAACTCCATTTTAGCTTTTTCGCCTTGTTCGGAACGGTAAGCTGCAATGGACTCAGCTGAAGGCAGTATCTTAGGTCTATTGACCATAGCTATACTCCTCATTGTATTGCCTAATAGTCTCGACCTACTCTACACCATTCGGAGTGGTGTAGAGTAGGAAAAGGCTTTTGGTTAATCTTAGAACAAGAGAAGAATAGGAGACTTTCTATTCTCTCGTTTTAGTAATATATAGGTATAAAAATCTAAAATGTAAGCTACTACACTACCCAAGATAGGTAGTGTAGTAGTCGTTATTCAGTTAAGATATCAAGTCAATTCTCCATTTACTAACGGACACAATATTCGAGTGCATTAACTTCATGCTAAGGTTGAGGATGATACTGGTAATCCTAGCATTGACGGTTACAATACCATTAGGATAGTTAGCTATATTGGGTCCTACACAGCACTTACATAAACTGCTGTTCTTAGCAATACAGTAAGCAGGAGACCTCATTTCCACTAGTTTACCCGTAAGATTAGCTAGGTTCTCTTCAGTAATCTTAATGGTTTTCTTGTTCTCCAGATAGTAGTAACCGATGTATCTTCTGTTCTTTTCGATGTCTTTACTGAATTGTACCATTTCCCCGATACGGCTACCGCAATCGTCTATAGCAACTTTTAGATTAGCGGCAGACCTAATCGCATCTTTCGTCTTCACACCGCCTTCTTGCGTCTCCAGGCCTCGGGAAATACTACCTGAGTAAGCATCGTTGGTATAAAGAGAGAATCTCTCTAAATCTATCCCTTTTCTTAAAGGTCTTTCGATAAAAGGTTCATCCTTATCGGTTAGTCCTTTAGGGGCACCAAAGTGGTTATTTAAACGACGTCTTACGTTAGAGAAAGTCTTACCTGATGTCCCTAGGAAACCCATGGACTCATCGTCTTTTAAGTATTCCTTATCCAGCTTCACCAGTTCTTCATCAATCTTAGCCTGTACTACTGGATCATTGAGTTCATGTTCATGCTCTTTATAGAGCTCTAAACGTCTCTTCTCGACGATTGGATTAGTCATTAAAGCTTTCTTAGTTACCGAAGCATTGACTGTTTGGCAGTAGTTGGTTAGATGTAATGCATTATTAGCGAAGGTAAGATACTCTTCAGTGAAGATTTCTCCTTCTTTAGCTGGTTCGCTTTCAGTAACATCTTTCTCACTACGAGTCCACTTCAATAGGAAGTAAGGCTCTACTGAGCGAGGAGAGAACCGTTTGTTGATATAAGGTACTTTTCCTTTAAATGGATCAATAGTCAGTAAGTAGTTCATGAGTAAACAACCTACAGAAGTACTGGTCTCTTTGGTGATATTGGGTACCTCTCCTTTGGTTAAGGTAAGCATTTCACCTACTCTTAAGAGAGGAGTATTGGTATCGTTGTTACCGGTAATCTTGATTTCATTACCGTTTTCATCAAAGCAGTAGAAGTAACCTTTGTCTCTTCTTACCAAGTAATGTTTATCGTCTTCTGTATAAAATAAAGATAAACAGGATTTCACCCAAAAGGCATCCTTAAACCAGCCTTTCTTTAATCCCATTTTGTAATAGTCTAGTTTATCCATTTTCAGTACGTTCCTAGTTTCATTTGGATTTGACCTACACCTCTTAATACGCTATCGACTTCAGCCATTTCAAAGAGGTAGTTTTGGATGTGTTTCTCAATAGTCGCTACTGGCGCATCACAACCATCTTGAGAGATAATAGCAAAGAGGTAGAGATTATAGCGGATATCCTTAATATCGAGATTGAAAATCTCTTCATTATAGAGATTAAGATAAGACTTAAACGACAAACCCATCTCTACACCATTACGGATTAGGTTAATAGCTAGGAATTCAGAATCGTTTAATACCTCGATAAACTGCTTGATTCGGTTAGAGGCTTTAATCTTATCGAAGGTTTCCTCTACAGCTACCTGGGTCTCCTTACGGGAGTAGAAGTATTGGGTTAGCTTGCTACGAGTAAACGGAGAGATTTTAGCAATCTGCTGGGTAAACTCGCTCTCATCTACCTCCAGTGTACCGACTATAGTGAGTAATTCGTAGAATACGGTTACATCATCTAAGTCGGATTCTAAGATAGACAAAGCAAAGTCTATCTGTTCATTGTTTTCAATTTCAATCATGTCCTTGTAGATACGATAAAGCAGAATAGTATCTAAAGGATAATCTTCAGCTACCGTGACACCGATATTCTCTAATAAAGCAATAAGGATATCCTGTACGGCCTTCTTCAGTAAATCACTTACTTCATTGATGGATACTTCGTCCGTCTGACTATAGATAATTAAATCAATGTTGTCAGCATAGTCCTCTTGTACCGCATTAATCAAATCCATGATTTCGGTATACCACTTGACTTCTTCCGGTGTCCAGTATTCATTCATGAAGTTTAAGAATAAATTACCCACTGTAAACCCTTTCTAGACGGATAGTCTAAATATAACTATTCGATTATCTATATGTCTGATAATCTCTCATTTTTCATAACCTTTAGTGTGTTATGGAAGCAATTATTACCCACTCATTCTTTCATTTTTAAGAAAGGCAACCAAAGAAAATGAGCCAGAAAGCAAAAACATTTCCGGTAACCGAATCCAGAGTAGAAGACGAAAGCCAATATGTTGACATGGCTCCGGTATTCGGTGACAAAATCAAACTGAAGGTACCGAAAACCAATAGTGAAGTCTCTTTAAAACGTAAACTGAAAATCGGTGAAGAGACCAAATACCTCATCAAGAACCCGAAGAAACCTTTTGTAGGTGATACCGATACTTTAGAAGCAGTAGTCAGCCATGCCAAATTACCTGCTGAATTGGAGGGTAAAATCACTCAGGAGCAGTATGCTGCTTTAGTAGACTCTACCTTCGAGTCTTGTGAAGAAACCTACAAACAGCTAAAAGAACAACTGAATAAGCCGATTAAGGCTATCCAGGAAGTCACTGGTGATGAGAATGTTAAGTTCTTACCTTACTTGCCTGAAAGAGACAAATTCATTACTTTAACTGATATGGTAGTCAGTGACAACAAGGAAATGACTAAGGAATTGGAATCCATTCGTTCTCTCTACACCAAGTACCTGGATGAAGAGGGTAATGTGAAGAAAGATGTTCCTCGAGAAGATGCTTATATCCTGGAGCTGATTACGGATATCAAATTGCGTTTCTTCGTATGTGGTAACCGTATCCTGCGTCTGTTTGAACCGGCTATTAAACATGTATCGGACTTCTACTCCACCATGAAGTTCTCTTACTACAGCCAGCACTTAGATGAAGCTCCTGCTGATATTAAGACTTTCTTACAGACCCGTTTGCATCAGTATACCAATACCAAGGTACCTGAAGCAGAGCACATTCCTGGTATTTTAAACTAAATCCTTATCCCATAAGGATTTAGTAGTAGCCAGAACAGCCTGCTTGAAGTAATAATCGATAATCCCTGAGTATTACAGTAATCCTAACCAGGGATTACTGTAATCTACTTTTTCTAACTTTGTTTTAAAGGACAGCATTTCATGGTAAACGAAATCAAACAAGATCCTTCTACTATTCCGACTCACGAAGAGCGTGATAAGGTGGTAGTAGACGGTATTGAAGAACCGGTATTCTCCGTAGGGGAAACCAATGGTTTAGGTATCAATAACGACGGTATTATTCAGTACGAAGAAGAAACCATTATTGATAAAGCATTAGATGCCGTAACAGAAGACGTTACTCCTGTAGAACCTACTCACGTTACTCCTATAGAGCCTACCCATGTTAAAGATGGTAATCTACATGAGAAGGTATCTGTAGAGGAAGCATTGAAACACAATGAACCGGTAGTGAAAGAAGTAAGAGAGATTGTTCGTGAGGAAGAGGTAGATGTGTTCATTCCTCAAGACCCTCTGGAAGAAATGAAAGAGAAATTACCTGAAATCAAACCGGTAGAAGAAGAGAAACCTGCTAAGAAAGAGGTTAAAGAAATCGAAGAGACGCCTCGTGAAGCAGAATTGAGACGTAAGACTGAAACCTTAGAGAAGATTCGTCAATTGGTGGCTTCTGAAGGTGATGTGGACGTATGGAAAGGTACGGGTTTAAATACAGGTGAAGAGGTTAAACCAGTTTCTAACCCAATTCAATTGGAAGAGAATCGTCCTATCTTGACCGACTCTACTCCGCTTACCATGGAGAACTTAGAAGAGACTATTGGTTCTATCTCTTTACCTCCTGATTCACCCGAAGCTGTACTGAACTATTTCAGTGCTAACCCAGAAATCTTCACCAATACCGATGATGCCTCTGGTGACATCTCTACTAACGTCAACACCATGATTAACTCACTTACTGACGCAGGTGAATTGATTAGTGTGGATTACGATAGGGTAAAAGATGCCATCAATGAGAAAGACACCGTACTGAAGCAGACTTTAACCATTCCGAATAACAATGGTAAAGCTAAGTCTCGTCTCTCTTACATTCCTAAAGAGAATGGTTTGCTGACTGGTATCCACGCTAAAGCCGCAGTAATGGATGCCTTAGGTTTGCGTTCTCACTTTACGGTAGTATTGCCTCATTCTGGTTTAGTGGCTGTGATTTCAGCTCCTACTTCAGCTGATTTGATTGACTTGCAGTTTGTATTGGATACTTCTAAGATTGTACAGGGTAGACGATTTGGTGGTTCTATTTACGGTTCTACTACTTGGTTTATCAGTAATGAAATCGTAGACTTGTTTATCCGTAAGATTGCCCGTATTAACCTGAAAGATGCCACTACTGAGAATATCCGCCGTCATTTGTCACCCATGGATATTCCGGCTATTGCTTGGGGTTTAGGTTGTGCGATGTTCCCTGATGGTTTCAATTACAACCGTACTGCTCTCTTGGATAACGGTAAACCTAAACTGGTAGTAGGTAAACTCTGGTTATCCGATATGGAAGTATTCGCAGATAACCGCTTCTCTACTCGCCAGAAACAGCACCTGATTGCTGCTCACTCTACGCCGTCTTCTAATGAAGAAATCGAAGCGTACAAACGCGATTGGAAGAAGAAAGAGGATGTAGAACCCTTCGAGCGTACGATTATGGTACGTAAGGAAGAGAAACGTAAAGGTACCATTACTAAAGAAACCATTCTCGTGTTGGGTGACTCTAACATGAATGAGTTTGTAGAGCATGGTGCTGCTTGGGACAATTACTTAACTGAATCCATTAACCAGACTCTGGCTATGGTTTCTGATGAGAGAATTCGTTCCAATTACTTATCCAGTAAAATGGCGGCTACTGAATTGCGTGAATTCAGTCACTACATCAAGAAAGTAAAGATTAAGGAGACTTACTCTTACTCTAACGACGTGGTGGTCTCTGAAATCGATTCACGTGAAGTCATTCTCTCCTTGTTAGACGATATTGCGACGCTCTCTGATGTAAAAGAAGCCACCATTAAAGTGGTTAATGAGTTTATTAATTTTCGCTTGAAAGCAGTATACGGTGTACCGACTATCTCCGACTTTGAAGAGAAGTACAATACTTCTAGTGTAAGTAACCACATTGTACCGGTGAACACCGTAATGACTTTTTTTACATTGACCGCACAGATTTATCGCTCACTCGGGATACAGCAAGACAGTTAGTTATTACTAACGCTCTAGGGGCAGTGAAAGACCCATTGTTTGGTATTTCTAATGTCCCTAGAGAGGAAATTGATCCTTCGCTAAAAGGTACAGAAGAGGGTAAAGAACTAGTCCTCGGTAATGCTGGTTACAGTGAAGTGTTTAAGACCATTCTTAAATCCCAACCCATTACTGACCCAGGATTACGTCACTTAAGTCTATTGACACTACACGATAGTGCTTATGGAATAGGTGGCTGTACCTTTAGTAAATACGAGACAGATACCGGAACTGATCCTTCTCTCTATCCGATGGACATGAAGGATTGTTATAATCTGTGTGGTGATGGTTCTCTCTTACAGCAGGTAGCAGATGATTTCGTTCTATCCGATGTGTATAAGTACACCGGAATGTCTCTAGGAGATTGGTTAAATACCACTCGTGTCGAGCAGAACATAATCAAGACAGCTATTGGTCGTAAGAAGAATATCGAAATAGAGGTTAGTGAATCGATTAATAACGAAATAGCTAACTCTAAAGAAAGAAAAAAGAACACCTGATGTAAACACTACTCCTACTACCCGTTTAAACGGGTAGTAGGAGTAGTATTAGGTTTATTGATGCTCTTCTAAAGCTTTTAATTCGGCTTCTCTCTTACGTCTTTCTCGTAAGAGTACATGGCCTTCTCTAAAGCGATAGTATTTAGCATTCTCACCAGAGTAGTGTCTATCGGATAGCTTCGTCATGGTAATACGACACCCTTTCTGAAACTGACCAATATCCACGTAGCGTAAGAGACTAGGTAGAGTATTACTGAATTCCTCTACAATCTTGTATTGATTAAATTCAAGAGAGTTGACGAAATAGAGCTTATCTACACCATTGACTATCTTGTTATAGAACTCAATGACAATCTTCTCCATCTTCTCCAGATTATCCCTCATTAAGGATAAATGGATTCTGAACTCCATCTCTTGCTCAGGATCAGTGGGTACACACTCATTAGAAGCAATCCCCAATAGCTGCTTCATTAGGAAGAGGTTTTCACTGAAACGACTATGCTGCTCCCTATCAGTAGTGCCTTGCTTAAAGCACTCCACGGTTTTGTACCAATCGTCCATTAGGGTCTGGATGTTCTTTTCAGTAATACGTTGCTCTTCAGTCTCCTCTAATAAGTCCATAGCCAGATTACCGGTAATGGTGCCTTTAGCAGCCAGTTTACCAGTACGGATATGGGTAGAGATATTCTTGTAATTGACGACTGACCCTGACTGATGTTTACGCTTAGCCAGTTTCTTTTGTCTTTCTTTCTTCTTAGATACAGATTTCTTGCTCATTGGAATAACCTCTAAATCTCATTTAGACGAGTTGTTTATGTAACCTACGGTTTCTGTAGGAGAGATACCCTTTTCTCTTACGAGATAGGTAGTTTAGAAACTCTACTCCGTATACCGAATAAATTAAGAAAACGACCATTTCGTAGTCTTTCTCTTTCTTGTATTCGTTAGGGTGGGTGATGATAAACTTGAATAAAACTTGGGGTGATAAAGAGAGGTCTTCATTCTTAATGGAAGTCTGGATATTCTCCAATACTTTAGGGAGTTCTTTATCCATATCCAATAGGAGGAACAAAGCCATAGCCTTAGCTGTATCACCTGTGGTTAAATCTAACACTTCATCAAGTCGATAGAAGGAGACGATATCGTCTTCACTGTAGTATTTAGAACAAAGCGTAGGCAGGATAACCTGTTTAAAGTTTTGCCATGCTTGTTCAGTTAATCGTTTCTGTAATGCCATGGTAATACCTTTAGATTATAGTGGTTAGTAAGGGGGGATATTTAAATACCCCTCAGTGAGTCAGTTTCACTGACGAGCTAATAAGAGTCACTAGCTAGTAGGACACACTAAGAATTACTCTACTACCCCAATAAAGAGGGTAGTAGAGTAATCGTATATTGTTTCACACCCGTTGTACCCATGGATTAAATGATGCTTCAGCATAATCATCGCCAACAGGCTTCTCCCTTAAGACAAACTGGGAAACACCTAGTCTTTCACCGACTCTGAAGTTATAGTGAAGTATCCGGTTAATCGGGTAATTCATCATAACTTCGTGAATTGAAAGCGATAGCTGGTTGAGACACTGGTACATAGACTGACAGATGGGTTGGATGAGAGACTCGGTAATAACAGCCTCATTCCTTAGTTTGCACTCTAGGGTAGAGACTACTTCTTCTAAGAGTCGATTGTCTTGCCATAGAGGAGTATGGGTATAGATTTGGTTATAGTGCCGATTGACTTCGGTTACCCTTAATCTACCTAGGTAGTCGTCGAGTACCTGATGGAAATCAATAGCAAACAACCTACCGGTTAAGTCTCTTTCCTTATAGAGGAGATAATCGATTACCGTAGCCTCAGGACCGATATCTACAATAATGGATAATAGTTCGTCTTGATTCATGTTAAAACTCTTCAATGGTTACGATGTACGAGGTATAATACAGTAGATACCCCATCATCCACTTCACGTCATTAGGAGAAACTCTTTTAATCGAGATTCTGGTATTAAAACAATCATGGGTATTCATGATACCAATCGTGACCAATTGGTAAGCTAACCAGTAATAGAGACGAGCAATGAAGTACCAGCCTCTTTCAGTCGGGTAATTGATAGATTGGAAGTTCTCAATATACCCTTCATCGAAAGGTTCTTGGTCAATGATGCTATTGATTATCTGGCGGTAATGCTCAGTGAAGTATTGGCCTAACACAGCTATGTCTACCTTACTGATTTCCTCACCTAAATCTAAGTCATTAATCGATTCTAGCATAAACTCTACTGTTTCCTTAGTGTCTTGAACATCTAAGTCACAGTGGTACTGATTTCTTAAGTCACGAATGGCACTATCAATGGCTAAACTCAAATCCAGTAAATGGAGGGTTTTTCTAGAGACCATTGGATTCCCTTCCTGCTACATGTACACTTAGTTTTAAGGTGTATACCTTTAAGATATAGTCGATAATGGCTCGTCTCTTATCGATATTGACCCCTACAGGGTAATCCATATTGCTTGTAATGTCCTCATGTTGGATAATGATGCTATCCCTATTCTGCAACATGATGTTACTAATGGTAGGGAATTTCTCAATAAACACCCTTAGAAACAAGTGGTAGATTACGGTAATGAAGATAGATTGGTCCTCTGTAATACCAGGGACGACTTCTACCTTATTACCCCATTTATCTCGATAACCAAATACCCCATCTCTCATTTCCTCTATCAGTAAACCTGCTTCTACCAATCCATCGGTATAAGACTCATCTTGATAGAAAGAATCCACTATTCCCCATTGCACTTTATTGTACAATTCATTAATCACCGGCATGGCTAAAGGTAACATACCCATGTAAATGTCCCTACCGGTAATCCTGATATTAAGGAATAAGTAAAAGAGGAGCTCTTCTGTTGTGCGATAGAATATCCTTCTCTTTGGATTGTATCCTCTCTCACCAGGTACATTGTAAGCCTGTGTAAACGGATTGCTACCGAATATACTGGTGGCTTCATCAATCAATTCACCGAAAGGATACTCCATGATGAGGTATTCTGGTAGATTCTTAGTGGTCATTTCCGTACCCATTTCCATCCCTCTTAATCATTAAAGTAATGGTTTCTGGATTCACGATATCCATGTACTTAGACTTGAAGTCGACTACCTTAAAGTACCAATCGAAGTTACCTGTCTTAAATTGGTCTTCTAAGTAAGAAACCACTTTCCTACCAATACTGAATAAGAACTCCTCTGTATCTTTACCTAGACAAACAGATTCGTAATCATTCACGAAGTTGCCCTTACTATCCGTTAAGGGATGGTAGACATTGAAAGTGCTATTGAGGTAGTTCTTGATAAAGTTCTCGACTAGATGACTCTCGTCTACTAGCTTGAATCCATCTAAATTATCCAGAAAGAAGATAAAGATGTCCATGAGTTCAATACCCATGGTTCTAGCAATACCGATTTCTCGAGAGAGTTCTTCCCTCGTTAGGTATATGTTTCTCGTGTCGAAGTAATATAAATTATTCATTTGTTGTTCAATCCCATTAGAATATAAACTACTACAGTCAAGTTGATAATATAGTTCTTAAATTACCTAGTTTGTAAGTGCTATACTCAGGTATATCGAAAAAGAGCTATGAACAATTAAATATCCTTTCTATAAGAAAGCCCAGTGAGCTAACCGCAGGCAGCGAGTCCACGATAGTGGGGGAGCTAAGCTTGCTTAGTGAACTATCCTTATCAACAGGAGTAAGTCAAGTGATTTTAAATTTCCCTATTAAAGGCGAGAAGTCTACCATTACTAGACCTATTGTCTTTAAAGTCATGAACGATTTAAAGGAATACCTGGGGATGTCTATATTCAGTCATTCCCCTATTGTCTATTTAGACGAAGAAGGTGTTAGGAAAGAGAGAGGGACTTCAGTACACTCCGATGGTAGAGAAGGCCTAAACTTAGAGAATAACGAGCAGATGCAGGTACAGGTACAAGAGGAAACCTTTGCACAAACAGAGCTCATGTACCAAGAATTCCAACAAGAATTCAAACCCATCTTCCTTGAACCTGTTACCGGTACCCACATTACGCCTTTCTACGCCAATATGGAGATGAAATTCAATATCTCCTATCGTGCCCAATCTAGACCGGTAGCACAAGCCTGGTTAAATAGCATTAGAAGCAGTTTAAGGCGTTATGGCAATGCTTTTCCCCACAATCTGGAATACCATTATCAGATTGACGATAAAGCCATGATTGCTTTAAGTGAAATCTACAAACTCATTGCCAATCAGGTAAAAGTAGAGAACATCTCAGACTGGATGCAAAAACACTTCATCAATCGTTTCGGTACCACGAGTGATTCTGCCGGTTTAAATAAAATCTTTACGGTTAGTGAAACCCAGCAGCAGGTATTCGGATACTTCGATTTTGAAGGCATGATTGAACCAGGAGAGCGTGTAGACGGAGGTGGCGGGTGGATAGTCTCCTTCGACTATATTATCCGTTACATGAAGCCTACAGACCTCTCCTTACATTATCCTCGTGTTATCTACAACCAAGTCGTACCCGATATCCTCATGGGTAATATCGATAACTACAACAATACCATCGGTCCACCTGATGTAAAACAACCCCTAGATACCGAACACACTTACTTTACCCAGTCTCAGTTTAATCTACTAAAGCATTCTTCTTTAGTGGATATGGAGAGCTGGAGCTGGTATAACGGTATCGTGATTCCTCGCTGGAATGAGTTTGCTCCCAGTCAAGCAGGTACCATTAGGGGTACCTCTAGATTAGTCGATATCTTGGTATTGTTCGATAAAGACGATAAACCAGGTACTGAGTTGTTGGATTTAAACAATCAAGACCTATTCGATATCTATCCTGCTCTAAAAGACTTTATTGTAAAAGAGGGTAATTATACCCTCTATACCGGTAAGTCTATCTTCCAACTATTGTTGTATAAGAACGATAGAATGATGGATAGAAGAGAAGATGGTGCTCTTTACTTCGAAGAAGGTAAAATCTATCTTAATAAAGAGATTGAGATTGGTGCTACCTACAACCTCAGGCTGGCTATCTATTACGATTGGCGATTTGTCGATACAGATGCGATTAATCGACTGATGAAAGAGGAAGACCTCTATAAGAAGATAGTAGACTACTGTAGAGGGGATAGAGGACCCAATGACAACAGTGATGAGTGGGGTAGAGACAGATACGGTAAGAACAACATGAAAACAGTACAGACCTTCTATACTGTTAACTACCGTAACAAAGATGACTTTATCCGTACGACTAAACGGTCTATACGAACATAAGGAATATAACCGATGGTTAAGCTAGTTAGCGATAAGTTCGAACCTACTAAAGCCAAGAAACTCCACGAGTATGTAGAGAAACCCAATATTACTCCTGTGGATTACAAATCGGCTATAGTGGACAATAAAGAAGAGAGATTAGACACCTTAGTGCAGTATGCAGATGGTGCTGCACAGAAGGTAACTTATTTTAGACAAAGACTGGGTGAAGATGAGACGGTTAGTCAGTTCAGTATGGATTTATCGACTTCTTCCCAGCAATACGAGAGAATTGATGGATTCGAAATCCTGATTCAGGGCAGTATTACTTCCTCCCAGAATACTTCGGAGAATCGATTCACTGAGATTACCTGCGAGGCTTACGTTAGACAGCCTGTTATCCCTAATGTAGGGGATGTGGTACTAATGGACTTTGGTAGAAGTACTTTAGGGTGGTTTGCTGTCTCTAGTGTAAGGAGATTAACTCATCGTAGAAACACCATCTACGAAGTACAGTTAACCCTACAGTACGAGATTGTAGACCAAAATAAAGACCCTAAATTAGTTCAGCTGAATAATAAGGTAGTCGCTGTCTACAAATACAGCACTGATTACCTGAAAGCTGGTCAGAATCCCTTATTGACCCCTAAACAAGCAGCTGTCTTTACTAATCTGCATGAAGAGTACTTTAGACTACTGAAGTACTGGTTTAGGAAGTATTACAATAAGTACTACGAAACCTGTTTCTTACCTAATCAAGAGAGACTGATTTACGATGGTTTCTACATGAGAAGGATAAGGGATTGGTTTAGTCTCTCTAAAGCACCTGAACTGATTCACTTTAGAATCTACAGTGATGAAGAGTTTCCTTTACTGAAAACCACTTCAGTGTGGGATGCCATTACTGAACAGGATAAGGACTTATTAGCTGAATCCTTTAGTGAAGCAGTAGGAGTAACAGTAGATGCCTTTACTAATGTGCCCCAGTTTGCCATGATACGTTATTCTGGCTTTCAGGCAGTAATAGCTCCTCATCAGCACACTTATACGAATGATATTTGGATTAAGAATGACTGGATTATCGGTAAATCCTTTGCTCCTATCGTCTCTGTAAATGAAAGGGATTATAGTGTATACCAGGATATTCCCCTAATCAATCAAGTCATTCCTTCACGCTCTTACGTCTTTTCTAAAGACTTCTACCTCAATCAAGTAGAAGGACAATCTCATTTAGAGCTACAGATACACCAGTATCTCAATAAGTCTACTCTACAAATGGATGTGATTGAAGAACTAGTAAAAGATGTTAAGAACTGGAGTGAATTAGAGCAGTACTACTACATTCCTGTACTACTGGTTTTAATCCATTACGGTGTTAGAAGAATGAATGGATAATGAGTAAGACAATGCTCTCTCTAGTACCCATTAGAGGTACTAGAGAGAGTGTACTTATTCTGTTTTTATTGGTAGTTTTTGGAGGGTTCAATATGAGTGAAACAAGAATTGTTATTCCAGTGAAGTCAGTACGATATTATTCTGGATTGACATTGACTAAAATACATTAGAATATGCCGTATACACGGCATTATTTTATTGTTTGGTATTCTTGTAGGGATATACGTTGTGTAATACTATTTATAGTAGTTTGTATTTGATTTTAATATATCGAATTAGATAGTAGATACAGTAGTTCAATATACCCTTATTGTTTCATTCAATAACACACTGTCTACTAACCCGTTTCTAGGTTAGTCAGCAGCTAGAAAACATTGAGCTTAGCGTCTAGCTAGGCGAAATAAAAAGAGTTTACCTACCCTACCGTAGTCTTTTACGATACGTCAATATCGTAATGGTTAGTAGACTTCAGTAGAGTAGGTTTCATTGTCCAATTAACATTAAGGTTAATCTCGATATGTTAGTACGTACTTACACAAAACCAAATAATGGTAAATGTAAGGCATTTGGTTCAGAGTATCTAAACTGGACCAAAGAGAAGTTAGTAAGCGAATTACTTAGTTTAAACCTCTCTTCCAAATTTACCTTACAGACACTACGTAATACCAAACTGAACCAAATGCCTCTGTCTCTCTTACGCAGAGAATACAGATTAGCTCTCTCCAAACAAAAACGTAAGCTAGGTAAGATGTCCAGAACCAAGCAACAAACTAGATACCGAAAACTCAAGAGAAGCAGGAAAGATAACTTCCTCTTAAAACGAATGATACACGTAAGCGACTTACCTCACTGGCACTACTTGAAACAAAACCCCGAAGTAGTCCCTCCCTTGAGAAAAGCGCCTTACTGGTTACTGGATATACTACAGATGGATAACAATGAAAGACGTAAACTAGATTACAACTACAACAAAATTAAAGACCTGATTCGTTCCTTCTTTATTCTCAACAGCAAAGTGATGGTTATTAGAATGGACTTGTGCTTGAATGAAGAAGAAAAAAGAGACATCGGTAAGCTGAATGGGTACTTGATTAAGCTAATTAAAGGCCATTTATACCACATTCCTTACTACTTAGGCTACTATTGCTGTAGGGAATACACTGAGAAAACAGGCGTACACGCTCACTGCTACTTCTTCTTCAATGCCAATAGAAACGATCAAGACTTAATCGTAGCTAAGAATATGGGCTTACTCTGGACTGAAATCTCTAACGGTAGGTGGTTTAGTACTAACTTCAGTAAAGACAAACTACCTGATGGTGGGGATTGTTTAGGTACGATTGAGTACTGGGAGATAGAAAAGATTGAACGCTTACTGAATAATAGCAAATACTTGTTAAAAGAAATGAGTAATAGGGACTGGTTAGACGAAATAGAGGGTGAAAACGATAAACGTAAGCTCTTTACTAGCAGTAAACTCGATAATCCAGAGTACTTATTCATTCAGCATGAAGCCTTACTCGTAGAAGACACGAGCCGTAAGTATCGAGTCAGCTACTCCTGGCTAGAAAACTGCAAGCTCTGCAGACACTATTCAGTACTTCCCCATCTAGAAGAGTATAGGAAACCTAATCCTCTCTTCAAGAGAGGAAGACCTAAGAGACTCTTACACTGATAGGAATTGAATATGGAGACTATCCGTTACATAACCAGAGAAGAGATGAATACCAATCTCTACCAGCTCTTTCACCGCTCTTTCTTAGTCCGTGTTACCTACATCGACCTAATGGACACCGAAGAAGTGAAATTATTCGGTACTCGTACCAGTGGAGACGAACAAGATGACATCTGCAACGCCAATGAAAAAGTGGTCGTTTCCCTCACCATCCCCAACCTACTCAAGCTCTTTCGAAGCAAAATCCCCTTCTACCTCTTCAACAAAAGCGAAGAGCACCACATGTACTCCTTAATCGCTACCCACCTAAAAGAATGGAGGGAATACGCCCAGTCTAGTTTAAACCTCAAAGCCATTCCCATGGAAGACTTAAACGACCTAAGTGAAATGGCTAAGCTCATTTACCAAAACAGAGACAGAGAGAAGGATACACTAGACGAAGACATTAAGAGCATTCGCAATAGCTTTACCTCAGGACAGATAGGCAACATGCTCTCCATTGAAGACATTCTGGTAAAAGAGCCTGAGAAACCCAAAGAACAGAAAGCTCCTCACTTGCAAGAGGTGAGTGTATTGGATGAAATCTTTTCAAGTCGTAATAGGTTTTAGTCATTCTAGTACTTCTGGATAGACTAGAAATAATGCAAATAGTGTTTAATGGCTCTAAATTGAGTTTATAGAGCGATCAGACCCCTCAGGTATACCATTGATACCCCAGTGGGTTAATCGCAATCCTAGAGGCTCTACGAGCCAGTAAACGATATTGGTGTTATCTCGACTACATTCGGTTTACTTGATTAGAGCTTATTCTAGTGAATTTAGGGTAAGTAAGAGCTAAATAGCTTACTTCTAGGGAATGAATATTATTAGAATCGACGCTAGGGTACCTAGGAGCGCCGTATATTGCGATTAGAGGGTAGGGTGGTACCCTAGGTACCCTTTGGTGATAAATTGAATCTAAGAGCACCCTGATGCATTTTAGAGTAATTGAATAAAAAATAAAGTAAATCAGCATTAAACAGACTCTAGTACCCCACCAAGAGGTACTAGAGTCTAATGAGTTTATCTATCAGGTCTTCTAAAGTCTCTCCAATGACATTACTGCCCTTCCAATTCACTCTCCCCGTAGGGGAGGGAGAGTGAAGAGAGGTTCTGCTTGTTAAAGCAGGTTCTCGATGAACTACTCTCTCTGTCTTGAGAGGATTAGAGAGGTCTAAGTGAATACCAGTCAGTTTAGGAAAGAGATAACCACAATAAGCAATGGAAAAGTGCTGATTAGGAAAGAGATTAATCACTCTCTGTAACTCTTCTCTAAAAGCAGTATCTTCCTGAAACCTTCTTTCGTATTCTTTACGAATAAAGTCTACTAATACCTGTCTTAGTGTTAAGCCATTGGGTAGGGTGAAACCATGGAGTTTAATGTATTCTTTTAACCACTCCTTAGAAACGGTTTTCTTTAAGAGATTAGAGAAGTGTTTGTAATACTCAATTTCAGGAATGTCTAAAATACCATTCTTGAAAAAGTAGATATTGTTACGGATATCGACTTCTTCGTAGAAGAGATAAGGTCTCTTATACGACTTAGCCACCATTTCAATGGTAATAGCCGTATCCTTGAGTTTGTTAGAGAGATACTTTTCAATGGCTAACCAATCTCCTCCTAATCCCTGTAAACGAATGGTATCGGCTCCTGTCCACTTAGAATCAATACTAGCCGGATCAGCTTCTAGATAGGTTTTATCAATCTCTTTAAGAGACTTAATCAGGTTATCTAGATTACCCTTAGTCTCTATCGAGATAATGGCCCTAGAAAACATTTGGGTATCTAAGTAATGGAAATCAGGACTACCAGCATTAATCCATTCGGTAATGCTCTTATACCAGAATGGGTATTCCTCTTTCAATCTCTCTAAGTATTGGTTTGTACCCTTGATAAAGATTAAGACCAAAGGTGTATTGGATTGATTAAAGAAAGGTTCTTCCTTGATTACAAGCATTCTGTCTCCTTTCTCTCTTTAAGAAAACGAGAGACGATACGGATAAAGAGCTTTCTGAGTTTAATCGATTGCTCTCTATCCAATTGGTATTCGAATACATGGTATCCTGTTTTCACCAATAGCTTAGGTCTACGATTGAGGAGATTGTACTCGAAGTAATGCAATTGCTGATGCAAGGTGAAGGTGAGGGTAAAGTACTTTTGCTTATCTTCAATCTCTATCTCATTCTCTTCCCTTAGGAAAGCTTCTAGGTACAGACTGATTTCGTAATAGTGCTTAGTGTCTATATCGGTTAGGAGCACCCTCCTATCCCGAATCTTCAGTTTCTCTACGACTTCTTCCGAGAGAAAGGACTCTCCCTTAGAAGTACGAGTAAATATCGACATGGTCTCTCTCCTCTAGTAATACACAATTCACCCAATACTACCTACTCTCTTTATCGGGAGTAGGTAGTATTGGAGTCAATAGGATTAATGGTGTTCGATAATACGGAAGCGATAGTTTTCCCTTATTCCTTCATCAATCGTTTTAGTCCTTCTTAAGTGACTTACCCAGTCGTGATTATAGAACACGACTTCATCAGTCTCTTTCACTTTCAATGGAGTGGTAGTCTCAATGAAAGTGAGATAGAAGGTATCGATGTAAGGGTGGAATTGATCGAATACATTGGCTCCTCCAATAAAGAAGATTTTCTTATCAGGGTAAGTAGACTGTATTGCTTTTAAGTCTAATGCCTTAGTACTTAACCACATCACCTTACTATCTATTCCATTGGGTCTATCCTGATTGGATAAGACGATGTTGATTCGATTGGGTAGAGGCTTATACCTATCCGGCAAGCTATCCCAGGTATTCCTACCCATGATGACTATATTGCCTTCAGTCATTTTCTTAAAGAAAGCTAAGTCTTCCTTACACTCTACCGGTAGTGTACCATTGATCCCAATGTATTTTCCATTGGTAATGGCCACGATTCCATAACAGGAGACTTTCTTACTCCTCCTAATCTCCCTATCGTTTAGCGCCTTCATGAAACGGTTTAAGTGTTCTTGTCTCTCCTGAGTCACTCCATTCTCTAGAGTCTTATTAGAGAGGATTAAAAACTTATCCACAATAGGAACTAAGGAGATGGCTTGTTCATCAGTGAAGGAAAAGGTTTCTTTGTAACCATTGACGTCTACTTCTACTTTGTGGATTCTACCCTTAATCACTTTGTTGAGGTGTAGGTTCTCCACATGGAGTCTGTAATACATCCTATCGGATAGGTTCTTACCGACACTGTAGTATTCGATAACGGTAGTAAGAAGTACTTTACGGACAATCAGTTTCTCAGTGTGCTTTTCAGTAACCGAGGAGTACTCAATGTCTTTATCGGTTTCTCCTCTTAGAACAAATCCTACTTTCCCTTCTTCGATTAAGGAAATGAATTTAGTTAAAGAGTTAGCAATGTTGTTGTACATCACTAAGGGTAGCTCTAATCCCTTTACCTGGAATAGACCTTTTACTGAAAACTTTCTGGGTTTCTTAACAAACATTTTAATAAGCCTTTCATTAGAGCCCCTAGGAGGCTCTTAGATTGAGTTTGTGGGTTCAGGTATACAATGGTATACCCAGGGGTGTTAAACGCTCTACAACAGGCTCTACGAGCCAGGAATCGCTATTGTCTTATATTCCACTAGCTTAATCTAGCTAAAACAACATAGCTTAGCAGGGTACCTGCACGCTGAAACAACATAAAACAATAATAGACTACTCTACTGCTTGGGTAGAGTAGTCTATCGTATTATTACTGCGCTAGCAGGAAGAGCGTAGCTAGCTCGTCTAGCTAAAGCTAGTGTCGAGCTCTACGCAGTAAAGCTAGGTGGTAGTCTTACTGTCTAGCTCTACGAAGTACAATGAGTCAGTTTCACTGACGAGCTACTGTTACGCCACTCTGTCCCTGATACAGACCTTTGTAGCGTAATTCAGAATCCGATTCATGTTCAGCAAAGTAGATGGTGCCGATACCTTCACCCACGTACAAGACTAAGTCGTTATTGGTTTGGTTGTAAATCTCTAAAACCAATTGACCAGACCAACCACTCTTCAGTACAGTGGGAGCCATGTTCATGCCTAGACGAGCATAAGTAGACTTGCAATACAGGAATCCTGTCATGTTGTAGGGAATGTTAAACTTCTCTACAGAGTGGGCTAAGAGGAAACCTTTGGCAGGGAGGATGATGTAGGCTGAATCCTTACCCGTGAATTTGGTTTTATTCACGTGGACAAAGTTGGGTTCTAGGTAGCCTTCCTCTAGACGTTTAGGGTTTAAGCTGTATTCGTGGTGGTTTCTAAAGAGACGAGCATCTTCTGCTAAACGAATATCGTAGCTATTGGCATTTAAGCCGTAGCTAATCACTTTCTCTCCCTTGACTTCTCGTACTTCTCTATCGATAAAGTTTTCAATTAAGGGTTTGTCTTTCATGCAGTACTTACGGATACGGGTATCGCTAAGGTACATTCTAATCTCCTGTGTTTTGGTAGAAGGAAACAAATTCGATTTTCAAACTTATTCATTCACTGCGTTCATTCATTTCAAACTTATTCCCTTTTACCGTTTTATTCAAACCAGTAGATGTCTAGCTCGTAGTCTAAAGACTACTCACTGACCTCTCCTGAGGAGAGGGTTAGAACAATACCTCCTCTAGGGTAACCACCACTCGATACTGGTGGTTTGGCTTAGCCACCCCACTTAAATCGTTTAGGCTAATCACTTCGATTCTAAACGAATAGCCTTTCATTCGTAATTCAATCGTAAAGGGATTGGTTACTGTATAGTCTTTAGACTGAAGCTCTTTCTTAAAGGATTCTAGCTTAAACTCTACTAGGCTCTCTGGGTAGAATTGAGTAAAGACTAAACCAATGGCTTTCATTAGATTCGATTCACTCACCCTCACCTTGAGTTTAGTGTTATCCTCAGTGGTAGTCGGTCTAACAGGAAAGTCACTGGCAGTAGTGTCTTGCTGGAACATGAATTCACTTACCCATTCTATTGGTTTTATTCGTAGTGCAGCAGTACGCATCAGTTCAGTAATGATGACATCTTGCTCTACTGGAGAGACAATGTGGAATAGGTATCTGTCCTCTAAGAGGACTTTAGTCTTACCTCCCTTAGCTCTACCTCTTACAGGGTGACTAAACTTGATTTCGAATAAGGTATCATTGACTACTCGTAAGGTTAATAAACCACGAGAGCTAAATGGGTGTTGTAGTAAGGCTGGTATCCCTTCACTGTAAGCTTTGTGTTTTAGGACATTGAGTTTCTCTAGATTGACTATATCGCTCTTCTCTAGGGTATTACCTAAAGCACGGATAATGTCACTGACCTGAGATTGAGTGATGTAAAAATGGGTTTGTTTGTGTTTAACGAGATTGTAATCTAGTTCTTGGTAATGTCTTTCTGTATCGTAAAGAAAACGGTAGTCTAGGACTAAACCGTATTCGAATAGAGCGTGGAAGAAGTACTCGCTAGAGAGACGAGAGTGTCTGTAGCGATTACTGGAGGTGTAAGAGTAGTAACTCATCGAGAACCTCCACTTGTGGTGAAGGACCTCTCTTCGCTCCTCCTCTCCTGTGGAGAGTAGTAGTGGCTAGATTCATTAGGACTACGCATGGGTAGGTATCTCCTGTGGTTTAGATGTTTGCATTAGAATAAACAAGGTAAACAGTCTAAAGTGACTATTTACATTACGATGATATAGAGCCATGTTACAATAGATTCAGTTACAGTTAGAAAAGGATAATAGCTACTCTCTACCCCTAAGTGAGGTAGAGAGTAGTAGTGTTGTATATTCAGAATTCATTAAAACCTAGTATAGTAGGCTCACTGACCTTTATCTCTTCGATATAAAGGATTCAGCCTTACTATTTCGGTAGGTTTAATGTAGTGTTTGTTCTTAGGGCTAAAGAGACTGGCTCTATTGCGTAAGGAGAGTAGTCTAATCCACCGGTAGTCTACTAGCCATTTACGCTTATTATCAATACCATTGTAGTCTATTGTCTCATGGTAGTTACTAGATTTACTGGGATAATCGACTACAGGAGTACAGGTAAAGAGCCTACTCTTGGGATTGTTACCTGTTTGTATTAACCAATCTCGTTCACTTAAGTCTTTTAACAAATACTTGTTGACGATAATGAGCTTTTCGATTGCTCTTATATCGGTGTATTTAATCAGGCCGAGTACTTCTTTTTCGTCCGGATACTTGTCCTTGTCCCAATTGACACAATTTAATGCCGTATTTTCGGGAGATAAAGAAAGCCATTTCTCTCTTACTTTACCCACAAACAAGTACCCGTCCCTATCTTTTTCACCATCCAAGAACATAAAGCAATGTAAATGGATTCCTCTATTAACTGTGTATTCTCTAGTACACAGCATAGCGATATAAGTATCATTAGTATTCTGTAACCACCTCAATAAGTCACTGTAGTGTTTGTTTACTTTGGTTAAATCCATTTCTTCAGTATAGAAGTCTAATCTAAGTACCAGTACTTTACTGTAGACAATGAACAGCGTTTCAATCAGTTCTTTAATGTTCCTAAAGGCGTGCTGTAGATTACGTCTTTTATCTATAGGCATTTCACTCACTCGGTCTACCCATGACTTGCATTTGGGTAAAGGTAGTTTAACATATTCTCTCCTAAAGTAATGGTCTATTGGGAACATCTCTCTGGTGTATTCTCTACAGATACCTAGATAGTCAGTGTAGTCTGGTTTATGTTTTCTAGATTGACTAATACGGTAAGACCTTTTCAATAGGTTTCTTAATGTGCGTTTGTAGAGAGTACGTAGTTTAGTAAGGCTAGTGATGTTAGGTAATGTTTTGTGTAACTTGTGGTGTTTGGGTAAGTATTTATGTAGTTTTTGGATTAAAGACTCTCTTGAGTGTTTCTGATAGTTTGAGAGTTCCTGTTCCAGTCGTTGCTGGAATAGTGTTCTTTCGTTTAACATTTTAAAGTCCTTATTTATAGTACCTGTCGCTTAGTCTTCCACTGGTGTTTCTCCAGTGAGACTAGTTATCTCGACTAGCGTAAGCTGCATTGGGATTAGCTTACGTTGTTTACTAGTCGAACTAACTATTCAGCGATGGGTACTATTGTTTTTTATTTTGGCTAGCTTTCGCTAAGCTCAAAATCCAAGAGTTTTGGTTAGCTGGAAATCCAGCAACCGACTGTAAGGTAAGTGTGTGCATTAGGGTATCTAGAGGTAGTGAAATCAGGATGACAAAATATTTTTTTTTGATGTTCAAATCCATCTTCTATAATTTGGAAAACTGACGTTTAAAATCATCTTTCCTAACAATAATACTAATAACCATCGGTTTTTAGAACTTTCTATATCTCTAAAACCCTTATCCAGTAAGGATTACAGAAAGATTGAATGTCTAAAAATGGACTAACTGTTATTGTCTGTAGATACCTACTCAAAATATTAACTGTTATTTCGTGTTTCATATCTAAAATATTGAACAAAAACACAGATAGAATAAGCTACTCTACTACCCTGTCAATGGGGTAGTAGAGTAGTATTCATTCAGCTTTATATAGTGTCTTAGTTACTAGCTTAGATGTTACCTTTAGCTAGAGTGACAGGAGAAGCATTGGTACTGTTGCTATTGAGTTGGTTTCTATAGGAAACCTTATCACTAGGACTTAATGCCGAGCTACCTTTACCTCTAATCTCAGCTAAGATTTCTTTCAGTGTCTTAGTCTGCTCTTTAGTTTCTTTTAAGAGCTCATTAGACACATCTCTAATCTCAGCTTCTCTTCTACTGGTACTGCTACCAGATTGAGCTAATCCAGTCCTTAAGTCCTGAGTATTACTATTGCTAAATCCTAATAATCTACCCAATAGAGAGGGGTTGTCATTACGATTTGCCATAGCACTTCTCATTAGAGACTCTCGATTGGCATCACTCATTTTTTTCATGGCTTCTCTATTCTGCTTAGTAGAGTGCAGTAGGGAGACCACAGTAGAAGCATCAGCTCGACCAATACCTAAGAGATTTCTTAAAGAAGACTGTAAAGACTCTACGTGAGCATCAATACCACTCATTTCACCTACCCCAGTACCTACACCTGTACCTGTAACTCTGTTTACGGTACCTTCAGGGAAAGCACCCATGGCATTAGCTACAGAGGTAGTCTGGAATAAGTCAGGTCTAGATTGAGTCAGTGGTGTTTTGTCTTCAGTAGAGGGTTTAGCTGCTTGAGGTACAGCAGCAGGACTCATGCCACTAGAGACATTAGCCACAGAAGCAGCATAGCCACCACCACTACCAGTAGCCACCGTAGAGGTTTCGCCTCCTGTATCACGATAGTACCAGCACTGTTTGTGTGGGCTTTGCCCGTAGGGGCTCAAGTCACGTCTGTGTCTAAAATCAGATACCCAGGTCTTACCATCGTAAATCTGGATGTGGCCATGAGGATGCCCTGGGATAGGACCCCACACGATTACGTCACCAGGAGCTTCTGGTGTATCCGGACTCATTTGGGTAAAGCCCATACCGGCTAGAATACCTTTGGTGTGGTACATGTAAGCGGAAGGCTGAGGAGTAAACTTATAGCCAGCAGACTGTAATGCTTCACGTACATAACGAGCACACTTACCGGCAGACTTACCGAGAGCACGAGCTGAAGCTTTAGCAGCCGCTGCTTGAGCTTTCTTAGACACGTTTACCATACTGCTCTGTAAAGTACGCCTAATCACGCCAGGTGTATTGTCAGACTTCACACCCATGCTGTCTAACCCAGAAGGCATAGCCGTACCGTCTACTTTTTGTAAAGTACGTTGTAAGCTACCACTACCAGAGGGATTATAAGACTGCAAAGTAGCTGTTCTAGTAGGTGTGCCAGCACTATAGAGTACAGCAGTACGAGTAGGAGTACTACCGGCATTACCATTTGGACTACCACCTTTACTAAACTTACCACCACTAACCGCTGGAGCTGTTTCACTACTGGGTTTAGTGGTATCGATACCGGCACCTCTCATGAGACCAATAAGAGCACGAGCGTAGTTCGGGTCAGTAGCATAACCACTCCTCTGTAACGCTACAGCAGCTTGTTCAGGTGTAGAAGCACTATAATAACCACCACGAGTATAACGTTTATTTTCTCTAATAAACGCTACACGGGCAGCAATACCATCTTCTAAAGAAGCATAGTCGGCGAAACGGTCATTAATCATGACGTTTCTGCCTCTAAGTACCTCTCTAGTTCTACGCATGGTACCAGGTTCACCTGGGCGGGCTTTAATACCGAAGTAGTTATTCTTACCAGACTGATGTTTGCCCCAACCCGATTCAAGAGCCCATTGAGCAGCCAATACAGCGGGATGAGGTTCACCTGCTTTTACTGCTGCTTCCATGATGGTTCTAAACTTATCACGGTTGTTACCGGATAGCTTAGTAGTTACCCAGTCTTTAGCGGCATCGTAGGCATCACCTACTGCACCAGTTACGGAATCTACTACACCACCAACAGCATTGGTGGTAGCATTGTAAGCATCCTTTACTCCCTGTGGAATAAAGCTAGCTATCGTATTTCTAGCAGAATCCACAAAACCACCAATGGTGTTCTTGATGGTATCGAAAGTAGAAGCACCGACACCGATATTGCTTAGCTTAGTCTTTTCAGTCTTCGCTAAAGCTTCAGTCTTACTGGCATTGGTATCTTTACTCTTCACTTCATTTTCTAGTTTCTTCAAGTCTTCGTCTATTGACTTGGCATTGGTATTGAGTTTGTCATCCCAAGGAGAGACATTATAATCCCAAATACTACCTTCACTTCTTCTTACCTTTATCTTAGCCGTTAGTACTTCGTTTAACACAATCAGTTTCTTAGAGGTTTGTGCTCGATAGAGCCCATCTAAGGTATTGCCACCAATGTGTGTTCTAGTACTAGAAACCAGATTTAGGTAAATCGGTACAAAGCGGTATTTCAGGTATTCGGTAAAGACTTTCACTCTACCGTTGTCTTCCTTATCAATCTTGAATAAACCGGCATTTTCTACTGCAAATTCAGCGATATCTTCATTAAAGGAAGCTCTAGTACCTTGCCATTTAATCTTACTACTTAAGGCATTCATTAGGGAATTGACAGCCGCTACCTTGTTAAACTCGTTCATGTTCATCAAACCGAACATCTTGTAGATGATAGAACGAGTAGCATCGTAGTTTTTGTCATCACCACTACTACCACTGGTACTACCGGTAGAAGCAGAGATTTCCTCTTTAGAGTTAAACCCTAACATGCTCATTAAGCCTTTTACTGCCATACCTAAAGGATTCACTGCTATTTTCAAACCAGTTTTCATCCAGTCAGGTATAGCACCAGCTATCTTCTTAGTAGCCCATTCACCTGCACGATACATCATGCCTAAGGGAGTAAAACCTAATACTTTCTTAATCCCGCTAGAGAGATTAGAAGCGGTATTGGATTTCTCAGGATTCTTACCTTTCTTAGAAGCAATGTATCTTAAAGCATCATCTCCAGTCGCTTGACAAATGTGTCCAGCAAAAGGAGAGTCTTGAATGGTGTAGCTACCAGGAGAAGGTGTAATAGCCGTGTAGTAAGCATCTAAGTCTTTATCTTTAAAAGAAGTCGCGTCTACTAAGGTACCGTTGGGTTTAATGCTACGTACCGCAGCCATGGCTTTCTTGTAGACAGGGGAGAAGCGTTGGTTATACCAATTACCCCATTTCTGGATTTGAGCCTGATCGTCTTCTTTAATCTCGAATATCTTTAGAATGTCCTTTAAGTTCTTACCTAAAGCACTTCTATCAATCTCACCACTGGGTGTCGTGGCTTCACCGAGTAATCTTTCAAACTCCATGACCTTTTTCATGTAGTCTTCTTCATTCTCTTTAAAGCCGTATTGGAGCATACGGGCAATCACCGGTTCGTTAATCTTGTTATTCTTAAAGTAATTCCAAGCTTTATACGCACCGTAACCTACTGCTGCGGTACCCAGAATAGCCCAGCCGATTGGGTTAGTGGCTAGGAAAGAAGCACCGGTCATTAGGGCACTACCTAAGCCAGGAGTCATGGCTACGCCTGCTAAGGCTAAACCACCATCTAGAGCAGCAGCACCGTAATTACCTTCTTTTAAGTTCTGGTAAGCGCTATAAGCGCCATAAGCAGCACCGGCTAGGCCTAACCCTTTACCAGCGAATCCTAAGCCACGAGAGAGCAATCCTGCGCCTTTAGCAGCGCCTGCAGCTGCACCACCCATGCCTAAACCGCCTAAGAGCTTACCTACACCAGGTATTTTACCCAGTAGACCTAATAAGCCCCTACCCAGTTTACCAATCAAACCACCGATAAACTGTCCTGCTATACCGGAGATCATGGACATGAGTCCACCCCCTCCTTTGGTTTCTCTACCGTCTTTACCTAAACCGATACCATTGACTGTTTTACCAATCATGTTAGCCAGTTTAGAGAAGCGGGCATTTTCACGAGCTTCACCGAGTTTATCTTTAGCAGCCTGAGCAGCTTTCTGTTTAATGTCAGCAATAGAGTTTTCTCTATCCCCGTCACCATCCGTATCACCCAGTACTTTCTTATTGTTACCGAAAGCACCATTGGCTAACTGAGCATTGATTTGCATTAAGATACGGTTACCTTCATCACCAATCGCTAGATTAGCGTATTGCATGTCTTCAGGACCCCGTATTTTGCTCTGGATTCTATCGAATACCGTACGGACACGTCCACCGATACCCATTGCTCCAGCAGCACCTTTAATCAAACCACCCAGTAAACCGGTAGCCATACCGAAACCAACTTTAGTAATCGCTCCGATACCTTTACCCATTTTACCGAGTACCCCACCAATAGTTCGGGTAGCCCACTTAGCGTAAGTTAAAGGAATATTGAGTAAACGACGACCTAAACCCATGTCGATGGGTCTGCCTTTAGAATCTACTAGACCACGCTGTAAATCGTCTTTAGTAATCACGTATTCCTGGGTAATCATGTCGATAACCGGACCCTTAATGTCATTTAAAGACTTAATGACTTTAGCTTCAGGTTTACCGCTAGATTCATCTACCCAAGCATAGTGACCTAATCTTAGTTTACGGGCAATGAGGGCAGGTTTGTTATCTCCACGTACGTAAACGTCACGTAAACGGCCTTTGTACTTATTGGAAATGTCTTTACCTACGGTAGAATAGAGACGCTTAGCAATGTAAGCCATCGGTACGACTGCACCAAAGGTCATGGTACCTAAACCTAGAGCTAACCATTTGGCTCGCTCTACGTGTTTATTGTTAAACCATGACATCTCTTTTACTTTCTTCCAAGTACCATCTACACCCTTAGTGAAGGATTCTTTAAACTCTTCGTAAGAGACCACCAGGTTACCAGCGGCATCGTAGATGTTACCTGTTACCTCATTCAAGGCAGTAATGACTTTACCAGACTCGTCTCTAAACTTACCGGCTACCACATCCTTAGCTTTCAAGATGGGTTCGGATAAAGAGGATTCGTGGTATAAGTCACTGACACGGGTAAAGAGTTTATTCTTACCTTTGTTGATTAAACCTTTCAGGTAATTGTAATTCTTCTTAGCAGTGTCTATCTTACCTTGGAATTTGCCTTGGTATTTGTCTTTAATCTCTTCGAAAGACAAACCTTTGTTTGCTTCGTAGAAGCCTTTAATGTCTCCTGCTACCTTACGGTAGTTTTCAGGATTCATGGCTTCTTGCTGTAAGTTCTTAGCATTCTCAATGGAGAGGACTTTCAGTTTCTCTAAGTCATCCTTGAACTTCTCGGTATTGTAACCTCTAGTCTTACGGGCTAAGGTAGAGAAGTATCGTCTAGAACGCACTAAGAATCGTTTAGCATGAGGATTCTTCTCAGCTAAAGCAGACATCTCAGCTACCTGACGATAAGCCAGAGAACCTAAAGTGTCTAAGCGAGTAGACAGAGAGTCGTTTAACAACTGCATCTGTTCTATTAGCTTTTCGTTTTCTGTTAGTTTCTTTTTACCCTTACCGTAGGCCTCTTTAATTTTGTCAATGCCACTTAAAGAAGAACGTCTTAGCGCTTCTACTACTCGATATCCACCCCAGCGTTTCACGTCTTCCTGACTGAACACCACTTCGTTCTTGTGCACCGTACCGGCGACTTCATTTCTATCACCAGGACGAGCAGAGTGACCAGTAAACCCACCAGAGCTAAATCGACCTAATCTATCGGCAATACCAGTGTGGCTAACCGAGTAACCGTCTTTATCCTGAGACAAGATACTACCTAATAGGTGTTGTCCTTGACCAGCAGCCATCGCCCCTTCTACGGTATCCTTATCGATTACCACATTGGCTTTCATGCCAGTGATTTGGTTAATGATTTTATTTAGTTCTTTAGCTGGTTTACCTTTAAAGGCATTCGTAAAGAGGGTGGCTTTCTCACCTAGAGGAGCAAAGTTACTCGGATTGGTTAACCAAGCAGGCGTAATGTATTCGCCACTGAATGAGGCATTTAAGAGAATACGGGTAAAGGTAGTGACGTCTTTATCGGTAATACCCCCTGCAAATGACCTTTCCCCTAGTGAGTTTCTAGAAGAAAGACCAATATCTTCCATAATGGAAGTAGAGGTATTCTTTAAAGAGTTAATAGAACTACCAATCACCTGGTTGATGATTTCTCTTTTGTTCTTATCCGATGGCATGAACTTACCGGAATTGTAGTTGTATTCCAGTAGTTTGGTTTCTTTACCGGTACGTAGCCAGGTGATCTGTTGTAAGATACGGGCTAAGTAGCCAGGTACCACCACAGCCTGTGCTCTCTGTGCTAGGGTGGATAAACCTTGAGGAGAAGCAAAGTTACGATAACCACCGACATCAGTAATGCGGATTTTGTTTTTATCGTTATTGGCTGCAGTGATAAATGGAGTGATAAAGTCGAATACCCTATCGAATGCACCATCACCGATACCGGCAAACTCATCAACATCTCTGCCAGTGAGTTTAGAGAGCATTCTCTGTAATCCAGCTTGGGTATTGTTACGATAACGACCAGACCTAAAGCCTTGCTCTAGGATACTACCCATGTTATCGTTAAAGCGAGCGACTCTAGAAGCCCCTCTACCTACTTTTCTACCCAATTTGGTTTTACCCATTCTACTACTGAGTAAACCACCTAGGAAACCCATTAAGGTAGTGGCACCTAAACTCCCTGCAGATTCTGCTGCAGAAGGACCAAAACCAGAATCACCCCCTAGGTTATTGAGACCCATTTCACCTGTACTGATGAGCTCACCTAAGAACTCTTCTGCACTACCGACTCTTTGTTTTACGGTATTACTGGTGATTTTAGCTAAATTAGAGAGAAAGCTGGATTGACCGAATAAGGATTCGAAGCCTTTATTCATGGCTTTCTGTCTAGCCATTTGTTTTAAAGCTTCAGCTGAACGCATCTTAACGAAGTCAGGTAAACCCGTATTGAGTTTAATATCGTTAATTGCAGTGAGCAATTCCTTATTGGATTTCTCTTGATTGGCGTAAATATCGGTTAAGACATGGTATTGTCTTAATTGTAATTCGATGGATTTACGATAGTAATTGAAAGTAGTACGATTACTGAACATTAAGGATTGTCTTAATGTCTTGTCGATACTACCTAAAGCTTTAATCTGGGAATCGAACCGAACCGACTCGATGGCTTCCTTGACTTCTTCCTTTTTAGCCTTAATCGATTCACGTTTCTGATTGATTCTTTCTTGTGCTGAAAAGAGACTACCTAGGGTAGCTGTAATCTCGTTTTCACGAGCATCTTCTCGGTTAATACTCTGATTACCGGCCTCGGCCTCTCCCGCTACTTTTTTCAGTAGTTCGGAGAGTTTAGACAAACCTCTTTCTTCTGCCGTGACACCGGCTCTTCTAGCCAATTCTCTTGCTTCTCTGGTGACTTTATTTAAGCCAGAGGAGGCATCGCTTATACCGGATACTAAATCGTTTTTACCGGCTACGATGTTATCAGCTAGATTGCCGTATTCCTTGGGTAAAGCTTTCTTAAGAAACTGCTCGACAGCAGACTTACTGAAAGCACTGCTTTTTACCCCACGACCAAAGTCACGAGTGGCTTTAAGAATAGGTTTTCTTTGTTTGCCATTACCAGAGTTTTCGTCCGATAAACCGTCACCAAAGTCGCCTAAGTCGATTTCAAAATCGAAATCGGCCTGGGCTTCCTGAGCGACTGCTTTTTCGAATCTACTTCTTTTACCAAACATTTCAGGTAACCTCTGTTAGTAAAACTGCAATTAATCATCGTCTTCTATTATCTTATAGTAGATAATAGGGACACTTTTTCATACTTTTGGTCTGGATACTCGTTAGTACGAGTGAAAGGATAACTCATCTCGTAGAGACTCGCTATACTACGTAGAACTCGTCTCTATCGAGACTCATTGTAAAGGATAATGAATGGCTGAATCAACAAAGTTTCCTCCTGTATTGAAGAGGAAAGCTTTTAACTTATCATTACTGAATCTTAATCAAGAAGCACTCTACAAACAACTCGGTGAAGTCACCTCCACCCAGATGTTCGATGGGTCTAATTATAACCTACATCCCGAAGGCTTGTGGAGTAATGAGCTCTTTGGTGCTATTGGTACACCGGAGCGATTGAATAAACAAGGCTGGATTAACCTCAATGTCACGGTTTTACATCCAGTGGTTTATAAAGAGCTAATAGCGGCCTCTAAACTCTTAGAGGAAATCATGTCAGGTGAAACCTTTGCCATCTTCAACCCTGAAACTAAGTTCTTCGACAGAAGCAATGCAATTGATGGACAAACTGGTTTTGAATTCTTCATGTCTCATGTAGACGAAATGAAGATGCCAGACACCGGCTCACCGAAAAGACGGGAATTGATTAAGCTATTAGAAAAGAATAGAGATACTTACAAAATCGATAAGATAGTCGTATTGCAGGCTGCTTATCGAGATGTGGAGTTCAAAGACGGGCAGATTACTCACGATGAAGTGAACCAAATCTATCGTGAGATACTCAATTACACGGCTTCACTTTCCAGTAATAGCCATAAGCGTAATCTTTCTCTAATCGATTCTACGCGTTATGCTATCCAGAAAACCCTATTGAAGTTATACTTGTACTTAGGGGAAATTACTGGACATGGGAAGAAGAAGCTCGTCCAGAACAAGTGGGCTTCACGTACGGTATTCAATGCGACTCGTAACGTGATTACTGCCCCTACTCCCTCTGGTCGTTTCACTGAAGCCCCGACTAATGTAGGGTATAAAGACACAGTGGTAGGTCTATTCCAGCAATTGGTTTCTTGTTTACCTTTCTCTATTCGAGGTATTAAAGAATCCTTCTTGAAAGAGAAGTTCTTAAACCCATTAGAACCAGTGGTACTGGCTAATAAGAAAACCTTAAAAAGAGAAGAGGTCTATCTAAACCAAGAGTGGTTTGATTTATTCCAATCGGATGAAGGGATTAAGAAATTAATCCAGAAATACCGTCCAGAGGAAGTACGTCACCGCTACATGGAAGTAGATGGTAAGTACTTAGCCTTAATCTATAAAGGCAAGGATGGTGGTTTTAAAATCATCAATTCGATTGAGGAATTACCTGCAGATAGAGATAGGGAAGATGTGTATCCAATTACCTTTACGGAATTGCTCTACATCTGTACCTGCCACTTGATTGATAAGAAGCCTTGCATTACGACTCGTTACCCGATTACCGGTATTGAGTCTAACGTAATAGCTACTTGTAAATTGAAGACTACAGAACGCAGTGAAATAAGACACCAGTTAGATGATAATTGGCAGAAGGATGAACTAGTAGAACCATTCTACCAGTTTCCTCTATACGGAGTGACTACTGTAAATAGTAGTAGTCCTCCGGTCGCCTCTCTGGGCGGACTTGGTGCGGATTTTGATGGTGATACAACGAGTAATATTGTTCTTTTTACAGAGGAATCCCTAGCTGAGGTAGAGAAATACAATCGAGAGAAAAGGGCTTATGTGGGTCCTGATGGTAATCTACGTTATCCTGTAGAATACGACACCATTTCTTTCGTTTGCTATAATTTGTGCGTCTTTGAAGAAGAGCCTAGCTAGAACACCTAAATATAGGTTTAATATCCCGAATGATTTGACCACTACTCCTACTGCCTTTTAGTGGGTAGTAGGAGTATATTTTTATTTTTCTGTTTTACCACAAACGAGGTGTAAATGATTACTTATAATGCATTTAACTTAAAGTTTGGTAATCGCTTTCCATCCAAACTCACCACACCTAGAATATTTAAATTAGACCAGTTGGTTCTACCTAAACAAACCTGTTATCACTATATCCCTTCCGTGAGTAGTGATGTCGGTCCTAATGCGTCTAATCCCTTATTTAAACCAGTAAAAGCCAGAATCCCCATGTACTCTTACATGGATATTGCTTCTCACTTAGGGACAATGGCTAGAAGAAGCTATAACCAACTCACTGAAGTACGTAAGTATATTCGTACTAATCGTAAGTTTAGAATGGTAATGGACTTAGATAAAGGTTATACACCACAGCCTATTATCCCTCTGGTCATGAACTACTCCTTAGTCGATAAACGGTATAAGTACTTAGGTAATACCAATCGTATCGAATACTATCGTAGCATGAACATCCTAAACACCGTAATTAAAGGGATGGTAGATGTCTACAATAGCAAAGGAGATTACCACAATCAGTTTCTGTTCTTAAACGTACCTAAGAACATTACACCGATTTCAGTAATGAAGAGGGCTTCCTCCTCTGCTTTTACCTTAGAACACTACAAAACCTTCAATACAGTCGATAAGATTGTTATCTTCGAATTGTGGAAGTGGATTGGTTTAAGAAGAGAAGCTTCTATCTTTAAGAACATTCCGCAGAAACTCTTAGATAAAATCAACATTGTTATCATCTACAACAATGTCTTTACCTTATTCAATCTAGGTACACTGAATAACTGGAGACAATCGGAAGAGAACCCTAAAGGTAATGTCAATCCCTTGCTCATGGGTAAACTCTTTATTCGTCTCTTGATTAACCTACAAATGGCTAATCGTGATTCCTCTTTAGTCGAATTGACTGAAGAAGAGCAAATGAAGCTAGCTGGTGAAACAGCTGATGTCGTGATTGAAGATGGTGAATCAGCAGAAGACATTAAAGAGGAGACGAGGGATGGATACCCAGAAGACGATACGCTTTCTGAAGAGGCTACCGCAGATAATCCAGAGACTGAAGGTAGTATTTCAGAACCTGAAGACACTTTGGAAGCGGATATCCCGAGTGATGAAGAGGTAGAAGAGTTACTGAAGATAGACGATATTGACATTGATTTCGATGCGGATATCGTGGGTTCAGTGATTGACGAAGACGATGAAGTCATTGAAGAGACTAAACTCGTAGCAGCCAATCGAGCTAATCAGGTTAGTAAAGTACTGGCTGAAAAGGCAAACGGGCTTATTGAACAAGAACCGGAATTTGAAGACATTACCGATACTAAGTTCGATACCGTAGACGTATTGGGTATTAAAGACATTCCCATTGAAGAGCAGTACAACTTAGTAGAGAGACCTAAGGAAGTGAAGTCTCCTAGTGAGAAGTGTCGTGCTGTACTCAATGAAGTGGCTAAAGACGAGAACATGACCGTATCTAAGTACGAGAGTCTCAAGAAGTCTTTAAACAAATACAAAGAACTCAAGCTCTCTAAAGACGATACGAAAACTGTAGCTGAGCTTATTGATATTAAACCAGAAGACATTACTATTACGGAGGAGGATAAACAGAAAGCCTCTACGATTAACGTCATGACCGGTAAGTACGTGAAAGAAATCATGCCTCGTGATGCTGTAGCGATGCTAACCTCGGTACAGAGTAATGGCGTCATTGTTTCTAATATCTCTAAGTCTACCGTAGAAGACATCTCAGGTAGCTACGAAGCTTACTCCATGAAGATTAAGCCGATTGTCGGTGAAGCTTCTACCGTTAGGGTGAAACTACCTAAGATTAACGAGGACGGTACATTCATTGTCTCTGGCTCAACGTACAGTCTAAGCGGCCAAAGACGCGATCTCCCCATCAGGAAGATTGATCCGGATACCGTTTCACTGACTTCCTACTTCGGTAAAACCTTCGTACGTAGGGATTCTTATCGAATTGCTAACTACGAGAAGTGGTTAATCCAGGAGATTCGTAAAGCCAATCTCAGTGAAAACAAAACATTACTAGAGACTCGTTCTGGTAATGTGTTCGATAATCTACTAAAAGCACCGAATGTCTTCAGTTTACTCTCCATGCACTTTAGGGCTATTACCACTAAAGAATGCTTTGTCTACCTAGATTACCATAAGGCTAAAGAGCGTTTTGGTGAGGAAGCTGTACGTAAGGTAGAAGGTAAACACTTGTTCTTCTGTGGTGTCTATAAGAAGAACTACCCCTTAGGTGTAGACCAAGATGATAAGTTCTATTACTTAGATTCAGGTAGTCTAATGCCCTTAGGTACAATTGAAGACATTTGTGGTCTTAATATCGTAAAAGCGCCAGTAGAGTCTATTACCGTAGACATCATGGGTAAAGCGGTACCGATTGCTATTGTATTAGGCTATAAGTTTGGTTTAACTAAACTCCTAACTCACCTGAAGCCTAAACACTACCGCACTCAGCCTATCAATACCAGACCTAAATTAGAGAGCCATGAATACGCTATTGCGTTTAATGATTTCTACTTAATCCTCTCTCGTGAGGATAAAGAAACTTCTTTAATCTTAGGTAGCCTACTGAAGATAGAGGAGACTAACAATGTCTCTATCTATTCCTTAAACAACAAAGATACCTATTTTAATCTCTTAGAATCCATTAAGATTCCAGGACGTTACTTAAAAGAGATTGACTTGTATTACAACATGTTTGTTGATCCGATTAGTGAACGTATCTTGATTGAAATGGGTGAACCCACTGATTTTGGTGGTTTGTTGTTTAGAGCAGTAGAAATGCTGAAGAATCGTTACCACAAAGACGAGACGGATATTACCGAACAGCGTATTGTGGGTTACGAGAGAATGACAGGTGAGATTTATACTCAACTGGTTAGAGCCATGCGTGAGCACAATAGACATGGTATTAAAGCCAATTACCCCATCGAATTGAATCCTGAAGCAGTATGGTTATCGATTCTAAAAGATACTTCTAAACGAATGAAAGAGGACTTGAATCCGATTCAGGACTTGAGGTCTACGGAAGAAGTGACTTTTGTGGGTAATGGTGGTCGTAGTAAGAAAGCCATGGTGAAACGTACACGTGCTCACCACCCAACGAGTATAGGGGTGATATCAGAAGCCTCTAAAGACTCTTCAGATGCCGGTGTAACGACTTATCTTAGTGGTAATCCTAAGTTTAAGAATCTTTACGGCATGACTGAGAACAGTACGACTGACGAATTGAATAAAGACATTAAACCTGACAATGTCTTGTCTACTGCAATGTTGATTTCTCCTGCTAGTGATACCGATGACGCCAAGAGAAGCCTTCTAGCCGCAGTCCAGTGGGCACAAACCTTCTCAGCAGAGAATTACAAAGTATTACCGACTCGTACTGGTTACGATAGTAAACTTGTAGAAAGAAGTTCAGACCGCTATTGCGCTACTGCAGAACAAGATGGTATTGTAACCGAGATCAACAAGTTCGCTATTACCGTAAAATACAAAGACGGTACGACTAAACAAATAGAGCTAGGTAGAAGATTTGGTACCTCAGGTGGATTTGCTACCCCACATGACATGGTAACCAATCTAAAAGAAGGTAGTAAGGTAAAAGCAGGTGACATCATTGCTTACCATTCTGGGTATTTCACTAAAGACCCCATGAATCCAAATAGCTTAGCACTGCGTTATGGTGCTCTAGCTAAAGTAGCACTGATGGAGAATGCAGATACCTTCGAAGATTCGACTGCCATTAGTCAATCCTTCTCTAACCAAACCAAAGTGGTTTCTTCAGCATTTAAAGACGTAGTGGTGTCATTTAACCAAAACGTCCACAAGATACTGAAGCCTGGTACTGAAGTAAACATCGGTGATGCTTTGTGTATTATCGAGGATTCTATTACTGCAGATACAGGAATGTTCGATGAGGAGTCTATTGACTTATTGAAGAACTTATCTAACTCTTCACCCAAATCAGCGTATCGAGGTGTAATCGATAGAATCGAAGTCTTCTATAACGGAGACAAAGAGGACATGTCGGAAACACTGAGAAAGATTACCAATATTACCGATAACATTCTCTATAACAAGGAGAAGGCTTTAGGTAATAAAGGAATGACAGGTGAAGTGACTGATGACTTTAGAGTAGAAGGTAAACCATTACTGATTGATACAGCAGTGATTAGGTTTACCATTACGACTGAGCACAATATTTCCATTGGGGATAAGACCGTCATTGCCACACAGCTCAAAAACACTATTGCTAAAGTATTCAGTGAAGATAAGGTACCTAGAATCAATCGAGAAAACAATACTCCAGGTGAACCAGTAGACATGATATTCAGTACCAAGTCTATCTACAACCGTATTGTTAACTCCCCCTTCTTAGTAGGTATGTCTAATACCATTCTAATTGAAGGCAGTAAACAGGTAGCTGATATTTATTTTAAAAATAAATAAAGAATAATCTCTACGCTAGTAAAGCGAATATTGCAAAGCAATAAGAGCTACTCTCCTTACCCCGTGAGGGTAAGGAGAGTAGTATTCTATTCTATTACCTCTCGGTACGTTTGTTAGCTCGTATAGACAAGCTATACTCACTGTAATTCGGACTGCACTAACGTTCAGTCCTTTTATTAGCGAAGGCTGCAAAGATTTGTCCTGGCATGGTATCCGCAGTAAATGAAGCCATTCTAGCCACACTAAAGCTACTTTGGATATTAGCCACACTGGTACGCAGTCTACGTTTCAGTTTATCAGACAAGTAAATCTGCTCATTTAAACCTAAACCAGACAGTACCGCTAGGTAATCCATAAACGGTGTATCGTCATCGAATAGGTCATTAGCTAGACCTAAAGCAATATCCATCAAAGCACTGCCACCAGCACCGGCTAGACCACCTACTAACGAACCACCAAGTATCCTAAACATGCTATTCTCTACATTGAAGGTTTCTGATATAGGCATGGCAATGATCTCTTCCATGGGTACGATACTGAAGTTTACCGTAATAGACATCACGTGACCATCAGGGGTAAACCCCATGGTACCATCACCACGGCTGATGGAGAGTGAATCAATCGCCCCCAACCGAGTCTGCATTCTGCCTTTATCGTAAAACTCTAAGTAGAATGGGTTAGAGTGGGAGTGTTTACCAGTAGACAGTGGTAGGGCCAATGCCATGATACAGGCAAGGGGAATGAAGATATCATTCAATGCACTTCTTCTATTGGCATAACGGGAAGTTAAGGTGAAGGAGTATCCTGGTTTAGGTTGTTGTGCCTCACTGGATTCCCAGTATTTCGGCATATCCAGTGTACCACCACCACCCATAATCAGAAGACCCTCTAAACCAATGGCCGAAACCGCATTCTCGAATAAATTCTTTACTCCACCTACCACGGATTCTACTACATTGGCAACGACACCCTCGCCTATATTACCACCCGCTATGTTAAACATAGTAGAACGAGAGGAAGCGGCAGCTGAGTTAATCTTTTCAGCTAGAGAAGAAGGTTTAAAGTTATTAGAGAAGGATTCGGATACTGAACCCGTATCATCTACCCTAAAGGAGATAAATGCACCACCGTCTCTTAATTCAGACTCCAGTAGTGTTTTAAAAGACGGATTACTAATTTCTTCTTCGGTAGGTGAGTCAGCTGAGTCAGCTTTAGCTGCACCGCCACCACTAGCTCCAGCAGCACCTTTATCTTGTTCTTCCTTACCTGACAGCATTTTATAAGGAGCAGCAGCCAGGTAATTCTGGATATAGCCGGATAAACTCATTCCAGAACGACCACCAGACCTCTCTTGGTATATTCTATTCAGTAGAGAGTTCATCCCTGCTTTACTGATATTGGTACTTTTCATTAAAGCTTCTTGCCTAGCCTGAGCCAAGCGCTGAGCCCTAGTGGCTATTTTAAATACGTCTAGCTGTACACCGCCTTGATGCAACCCTAACGCATCAGCAATATCAGGGAATAGAGAAGTGAGGTGATTGTACTCTGCCGCAGAGGTCTTTTCTGGTAAATCTACACCTTCACCATTAATTGGTTTACCATTGACATCGAGTGGTACAGAAGGGTAGAGTAAACCTAAGTTTACCATGAAGTGGTTAACAATGGTTTGTACTGCTGTCCAGTACAGTGGCATGGCTGGTTTTAGGTAAGCGTAACGACCACTGGGCTTTCTCATGAAGAAGTTGACTGCCTTACCTACCAAACCTACTAGAATGAAGGGTAAAGCCACTAAACGAACAGCACCGGCTAATACCTGAGAGGCTGCCCGTATAAACATGTAATCAGCACCCCTACCTTTATTGGCTAGAGAAGCACCGGCAGGTGAGTACATACCAAGCAAGAAACCCGTTAATGAGTTAAATGCCATGGTACCTGCTCTAAATGATACCACACGGTAGTTATCGTCGTAGGTTTCACTAAAGTAAGGACCTAAACCATCCATCCCTTTACCGGCCATGAAGCTATTGGGATTTAAAGGGTCACTGAAGTAGTTAGGTTGAGGTAGAGGGTTAATCACTAAAGAACCCCCTAGTCCAGTATCTTGGAATTTAAAGTCAGCTGAAGACCAAGTACGCATTTCAATCGGAATACCGTCTAAGTCTTCTTTCCCGACTAAGAACAGGTCTCTTACCCAGTTCTTATCGTTAAATTTAGCAGAGTTTCTATCTGCTGCCATGGTCTACCTCCGAAATGATAGAAATAGTTAGTAGAATAGTATAGTCAGAGAAAACGTTTAACTCACTAGCTGGTAGGTTTATTTGTGAAATTAGAATATCCAGCTATTTGAAATAAACAGGAGTATGTTTACATGGCTAAGAACAAACGTTCCCCTATCCCTGCTAAAGGTGCTTTAGGGAAAGCTAAAGGAAAAGGTAAATCCTCTACTATTGCAGGAGCCAATAGTGAGAAAGATAAGAAAGTAACCGTATTTAACTCGGTAGAGGACAAGAACCTACAAACTAAAGATGCTTACGAAGCAGAACTCTCCTCTACCATTAACTCGCTATATAAGTTCAGTACCACCATGAGTCTGGGAGATATTAGCTCCTCCTTAAAAGGTGGTGTGGGTATGCTCAGTAAGATTACTGGCTACATCTCCAAAGCAAGAGAGATTGGAGAGAAGGTAAAGAGTGGTAATATCCTAGATGCAGTAGGTAACCTAGCACCAGGTGCTAAGTCGGCCATGCAGAAAATGGGTATGGACCCCAGTATTGTCGATAAGATACAGGCTGCTGCCCAAATGGGCGTGAAAGCAGCAGATACTTATAAACAGATTAAGAGTGGTAACCTTAATGTATTGGATGGTGCTCAGGCATTAGCCAAAAGCATCTTAGGGGTAGAGCTACCGGTAATTAAAGACATCCAGGCAATACAAGCTGCTGTAACAGGGATTATCTCCGAATACTCTAAAGCCGGTATTGCCCTAAAAGAAGAATGGAAGAAGTTAGTACAGGAATGGAATCCTAAAACCAATTCAGCTGAAGGTAATAGCTGGAATATGGGTACGGACATTGCTTCTACCTTATTACCAGAATTAGCTAAGAACGGTGATTACGAAACCATGTTAGCTGCTATTGCTCATTCTGATCCATTGAGAATGGAGAAAGTGAGTGGCGATGTGATTAACAAGATGCTAAAAGAGTACAGTAACAATACCGTATTCAATCGACAGAGAACACCACAAGAGAACTATACCTTAATCATGAAGGTGATTAAAGCATTTAGAGGAGGTGAATTCCTCTGGGTAGATAGAAACAATCCTTCACGTAAAGGATTTAATCTAAAACCCTTTATGGATGCTTCTCAAGACTTCAAGAAGATTGCTACAATCAATCTGGCTAGTAAGGCTTACTTGAAGGATACTGATACTTCTGGTATTCTGCATTACAATTATACCGACGATAAGAATGAAGTATTGGTATTGCTGACTTCAGTGTTTAAACAGACGACGACTAATCACGATACTGAATTGAGAAAAGACTTCTCTGAGTTCATGGGTAATAAGACTAAACCAGTGAAGTCATTGGTTACGCCTTCTGAGTTTAAAGCTAACATTACCATCTAAAAAAGAAGTAAAGAATAGGTATACCCTCTCTACTCCCCGTAATGGAGAGTAGAGAGGAGTAGCTTATTTCTCTAATTGAGAAGATTCCACTAACTTAGGTTTCAGTTTGTTCAATACACGAGTCATTTGTTTATCCCGCATTTTGAACTTACCTTTCTCGTCAATGTAATAAGCCACAAACGGCTTATCGTTCTTCAAGAAGAGTTCTAATAGAGGTGGTGAGGATAGAATCGAGTAATAGAGAAAGGTTTCCATGATTGCATCGGATACGTATTTCTCATTGAAGATACTCTCTTCTTTCCCTTTAGCCAATTGAGATAGGTAATCCCTCAACTCATTACCATTCATCTCCCTAATCTTGTCATTCTTCTCTTTCAGTTTGTACCACTGGATAGCAGTGTATACTGATACGAACGAACCGTATTGTGGGTGATGAAACACGCGATGTGATTCAATGGTTAGGTTTCTACCGAGTAGGGTATTGGCTACTTTGTCAATTCGAGTGTGGTCTACCCCATCTAAACTGGGGTTGATATTACTCAAATCCACCTTCTTCATCTTCGGATAACGCTGAAGATTATCATTCATGTTGCCCCCTAATGTTACTCTTGCTCAGCTCCTTCTGTATCACGGCGGCGTGGACGACGAGAATTGTTGCGTTTCTCGTGGTAGTTAGCCAGGTTGGATTCAGGGGCTTTGTGCACTTCATCATGGATTCCTGACTTCTTGATGTACTCAGGAGTTAAGTCAGGTACGACATTGTCGCTGACACCCATGTTACCGATGTGGTAAGTATAGGACTTTACTGTACCTGATTTACGTTGCATACTGATAGAAATGTCCACCCATTCCAAGTCCAGAATGTGCAGAAACTCACCCAGTACTTTCACGCTGATGAAGTCACGAGAAAACTCTTTCAGTAGACGAGAACGCTCGGCATTCAAGTCATTACGAGAAAGAGTGTTGTTGTTGTACTTCTGCAGAGTAGATTCGATAATCTCCTCCATTTGGGTGAAGGTGATTTTCTCATCTTCGAATTGAGGGCAGTCTACTTTACCCTTACCGTCGTAACGGTCTTTAACAATCTTCCGCAAGAGTGCGGCTAACACCCCACCCCAAGTGGCAGGGATGTCCTGCATAGCACCATCCTTGGATTCAGTGATCTTTCTAAACCCAGTCAATTGTAAGTTTTCTTTAATACTCATCGTAGATTCCTTTAGTTTTAGATTCAACATTGGCTCCACTGATTAGGTGGAGGATATACTAGTTACGGTAAATGACCAATTCATCTACCACTTCATTAACCGATAAGGCTACTAGGATAGCAAACCTTATACGGGTTAATACGGCATACGCCTCTAGGCGCTTTACTTCCTTTAGTAGGTTGATAACTGATACCAGATAATTCGATAAAATCTCCTTATCGGTACCCCTCGCATTATACCTAAGGTACTTCCTTAAAGTATAATAATTGTCAGTAACACTCACCATGAATACCCGAGCAACATCTCTTAGGTCTAATGACTTAAGATAGGTATTCAGTCTGGTTTGTTCTTCTACCGTGAGGTAAGTGTTCTCTCTGTATTTTAATCCATATACCTGCTCTTCGTACTCCATGAAGTAGGTATTAGGGATTTCATCTCCCAGATAGTCTATTCTCTCTAACTGGATTTGGAAATACCACAGTAAGCTATCGACCATCTCTTCAGTCGTGATGTTGTTATCACTTTCTTTAAATAAGGCGATATTGGCTAAGTGCTTTTCTCGTATTTCCTTTTCATGGTCTCGTAATGTTTCTTTTATCTTCTCTTTACTACTAGAGAGAAAAGAGCTGATTTTGTTTAGTAGATTCGGCATTTGAATAATACTCCAATTTTAGAAAAGCACGTATTTACGTACATTTCTTTGAATAGACACATTAGAATACGTGAGTTTTTGAAATGATTCTATTCTTTTCAAAATCACGTCTCTTATCACTTCAATAATATAGCCCTATAATCTTCTAGAATATAGGCTAAGAAGGAACATTAAAGATGGAACAGTTTATCGAAGATCATGCTACTGTTAAAAGCAGTAGACCACCACTGGGAATCGAAGCATTCTCCGTGAGTGGTAGTGTTTCTAAACACGATAGACAAGGTATCCTGGACGAGAATACTAAGTTAAGGCAATTGATTGCTCGAGGTATTCTAGCCCAAGACAATATCTTGGCGGATAAAGACATGATTAATGTCGCATTAAAAGCCATGGCGGATAACGATAAAGTCGTGATTGCTCAGGCTCGCTTAGCGGTAGATGAGGAATCCAATAATGCTTCTAAAGACCTGGTGGCTGCTATTGTTAGCGAAGTCATTGGTCGTCCACTTAGCACACCCAGTGTTAATCCTGAGATTAGAAGAGACATGGATATAGAACTACCTGATGCCTCTCGTGAGATTAACGACGATGAGTTAGTCGTCGGTACAGAGCAACTTAGTGAAGCTGAAGTACTCGAACAGCTCAATGGTAGTAGTGAGTAAACCATGAGTACTACATTGAATCTCGAAGAAATGAAGGGAGGACACGATAGTGGCCGAACTGAATAATCTCACTCCTTATTCATTAGGGATTGCTGCAGTTAACTTAGAATTAGGCACCGATATCCTAACGGTTTATCCACAATCTATTCTACCCATGCGAGATGGTGAAGTGATTGATGCCATGGAGGAGACTAGCCAAACCATTACGGATTCCTTTGGCCGTACTTCTACGGTAAAGATCAGCACCTCTAATGCGATTAAAGCTAAGTGGTATTGTCAGGACCCTAACCTCATGACACCACCTAATGTCAGACGTGGTGCTAAGGTGATGCTGTGGCGTCAAGCCAATACTGACTACTTCTATTGGTCTACCACGACTAATACTGACAATTACCAAAAGTTAGAAGAACGTGTCTATGGTTACTCTAATACCAAGAACGAAAGTGTAGACCACACTAAAGACCCTAATGCTACTTGGACTCAAGGTGTTTCTACACTAAGAAAAGAAGTCAATCTTATCCATACGACTAAGTCAGATGGGGAACAGTGGGCTTACGACATCAATGTCAATGCCAAAGAAGGCTTTATTGTCTTAAAAGACGATATTGACAACATGATTAGAATTGATTCTAAGAACCACATTATCCGTTTACAGACTACAGATGGTGCTTTTATCGAAATCAATAAGCGTAACATCAACATTGGTTGCGATAACATGAGTACGGTAGCTGACTCTACCATTAGTGAAAAATCCACTAATAAGACCGGTAACTACTCAGCTGGATGGAATACAGAAACCCCTGTACATTCTCAATTAGGTAACTACAATATTACCGGTGGGATTACGGGTAGTCCTGGTAGTGGTGGTAGTGGCTTTACGATTACTGGTGATATTAACCAGATTGGTAGCATTACTTCTACTGAAGACCACAAAGCCGGTGGTATATCACTGATGCATCATCATCACACCTGCTCGGCTGGTGAATCTGGTGAACCCCATTAAGAGATTTAGTAGTAAATAGCAATTGCTGAGCCATAGAAGCTCTTAGAAAGCGATTAGACTATAGAGTAATACCTTTGTACCATTTTTATTTAAATCGCGTATAATCGCAAAATAGAGCGAATTACGCTCATTCTGTACTTTCGTACTAAAAACTCAATCTAGAGTGAAAATAGACCCATTAGCTCGCATTACTAACATAATGCTCACTGTAAACCCATTACTAACGATTCGTTAGATAGACACTACTCTCTACTCCTCATCAAGGGGAGTAGAGAGTAGTCTTGTCTTATTTGTTTTCAGGAGTCGGTAGTACAAAGTCATCTGGTAGTACAATACAGAATTCTCGAGTATCGACAAAGGTAAAACCTATCAGTAAACTGAACAGCTTTTCCATCAATACCTCTTTACTCCCCATTTCTTCTAACAATTCATCGATTCCATCACTGGGTAAGAGTAAGTCTTTACTCTCCTGCTCAATCTGCCTAATCTGGTCAGCGGCTTCTTTTCTAGAGAGAGGAAAGACCTTAGGTACCATCATCACAACCGAATCAAGTCTGTGTTTAGATAAAGGTACCCAGTGGAACAATAACCAGTCGTACCAATAGTAGGTAAAGAAACCCACTACATTCTCATCTAGAAAACCAGGAGTAATATCCGTATAAGGGGAATTGATTACCCTTACTGGTACCATGTTATCAGTGTAATACTTTAAACAGAGTACAAAGTCGTTAATCTCTTCCTTATTGAGCTGGTAAGGATAGATGTTTAAGATAAGCTCAGTACGGTTAATCTTACCTTCTCGAGTGGAATTGTAGATATACCTCGCTACGGTATCTCTTAGATTCACTAAAAGAGTAGTCGGTTTAGAGTGCTGGAGCGTATTGAGGTTTCTCTCCTTATAGCGTTTCCTAAACTCATGTAAGTCTATCCCATCGAAATCATCTCGCTCACGAGTGAAGTATCCGTTTAAAAGTATCTCTTCCGTGAGGATATCATCCATGGATTCTAATACAGCTAAACGAGTATCGAATAAACAATCAATATCCACTAAGATACCATGGGACTTAGCTTTTTCTTTATCATTCGCTATCATCCCTTACTCCTTTAAGTCGGAGTAGTAGATAATGAAGTTATTGATGCAATAGCGATAGTTTTCCTTAAAGGTAAAGATTAAGGCTAAAAGGACTCTTAACCAGCGATTGTCTTTATCTCTTACCAGCTTTTCGTAATAACTGGTATCCGCACTACTTTGCTCGTCTATCAATTTACCCATGAGATTGTTGATGTCATTGGGGTAATGCACGACGTATAGGCAATATACTTGGTGTAATACGATAGCTAATAGAGAATCCGGTAAACCTCTAGGACCTAAGTGTTTCTTACTCAATTCACTTAAAGTATCGTAATTGAGGTAATCGATTAGATTATACCGATAACGAAGAGAATCAATGTTGCTGTATACCTTGGTTAAGTCTTTATCACTGCACTTAGAGAGTACCTGAGCAAAGACTTCGTATAGACGATACTCCATTTGTTTTAATGGAGACTCCATTACTTCTTCTTTTAGGTTAGTGAGGTATTCACTGGCCTTGAGGTAATTGGCTTTCTCTTTATCGGTTTTATTCAAACCACTGAAATCAAAGTCTTCTAATGCTAAATTGGTTTCCATTCAGTTCTCCTAATAGAGTAAGGTAGACTTCAGCATCATGGCAGTTAAGTAAGAGTGTAACATCTTGTTAGCCCCTACTTGGCCTGTATAAGGTTTCAGTGCATTAGCTGATGCTTGCCCCATCTTAACAATAGATTGCTCCAATAGACGGTTACCGTTCTCAGAACCACCCCTAAAGTGCATCATTTCCTCAGCGGTTTTAATCAAACCCATGGAGAGTAAGTTGTTTACCTCAGGATAGGAAATACGACCACCTTTAGATTCACTACCGGTAGCCTGTAAGGTAAAGGAATCAATGTGGCTATTGTCTTTAGGAATAGAGATTTTCTTAGAAATCATCTGTTGCTGAATACGTACCGGTAGGTGCAATACCATGGACTTCTTATTAGAGAGTTCACGTGAACCGTCATCCGAATACATCCAGATTCTGTGGTAGAAGTTGATGTTGTATTTATCGGCTACATTCTGTAGATTATCGATATCCAAACGGTAATCATCTTCTCCTACCGGAGTGATGATTTGTAGGTAATCCTCTTCATTCTTGAATTTTACCATCAATTCTTCGAATTCTTTATCGCTTAATGCCTCTAAACGTTTACGGGTACGTTCACCGTTATCCGATTTAGGAAGCATGTCTTGCACCAATTTCACTGCGTAATCAGTGGCCTTTTTTCTAGCTTCAATTTGGCTCATTTGTCTTTGTCCTTCTTAAGCTAATGTAAATAGAAATAAAACACACAGTAGTCATTCAGACTACTGTGTGTCTATCTATCGATTAAATTAGTTTAGGTTCTTCTACAGAAGTCTCTTCCTCTACGGTAATCTCACCATCTTGCTGGGATTCCTCAATGGCTTGATTGACTTCCTCGGTAGTAAATTCACCACTAACGGTTTCTTCACCTTGAGTGAGAGAAAGATTCTCTTCTTCATCGAAGAGACCTTCAGTTGCCTGATTGGCTTTTTCTGCTTCTTTCACCAGTTCACCTTGTACAGTAGCCAGGTCTCGTAGAGATTCAGCCAATTCCTCAATCTCATCACCTTGCTCATTCTTCACAAACCAGTCTTTATCGAGTTTACCGTTTTTACCATATTCGCTCATGTAAGGGAAGATGGTTTTATCCAGTAACTCTAACCATTCTTTAGAAGGCAATACATCACCTAAGAGGGTACGGGCATTCAGGGTAGAAATACCCGAAGCGACACCGAGTTTGTAAATCAAGAGGTTCAGTTCACGATTGAGTACGTAAATCTGCTCGGTAATGGGTTTGTTTACCAAGAGAGCCTTAAAGGTATTCTTATTAAAGCCCATTTCGTTAAACATACCAACAAAGTCGATTTCATGCTTTTCACAAAGCGCTTTCACATCCCTCAGGATGAGATTAGGGTCAGTGACAAAAGCCTCTAAAGACTCGTCTTTAATACCAGTACCTTCTAATTCCTTCTTACCGGTAATCTTTTCGTACTCTTCATTGGCTTTATCAATGTCGATTACTTCTACTTGATCCAAAGTATCCATATTGCATTTGTTCCTTAAAATTGACTATTTAGCACTCTCTCGTTTTGCACGAGAGGTATTGTCTTCAATAAGACTATTCGTTTCAGAAGCATTTACCATTTGTTTGGCATACTTCTTCTTAATGGTCTTCTTATCACTCTCTAACCAGAAGGGATGATAAGTACCTAAAGCCATCCGCATGATGTCCAGAGTAGAGAGCTCTAGTTGTTCATGTGCCGTATCATCGAGAGAGTACCAGTAACGGGTATCCAGAATCATGTCCCAAGAATAACCGTTTTGTTTTACTTTCTCGTACAGTGTAGCAGGAGTCAGCTCCAATAGACGTTTGTCAATGGCTCTTAGGTGTTCAGCCCAGTACTGGGACATCTGCAACATATCAGCACAAATGCTAATAGCACGAGATAAGCGACGGTTTTCGTCTAAGAGACTACGTACGGTCGTACGAGATAACTTCACTTCAGGTAAGAGAACACAAGCCACATCTTTAAAGTTATCGGTACCGGTAATCTCACCGGTTAAACCGTACATGCCATGTTGGCGTAAGAAGTGGAAATGAGTCAGGTTCTCTAAAATACCATACTTCTGGGAAACGATGATTTCCAAATGGTAACCGGAAGGACCGGTTTTACACCGCCACTGTTGCATCGTAACGATATTCAAGTCATCGGGATTGTTATCCTCACCTGCATCTCTCAATGGGTACTTCTGTACGTTCTTATCGGTTTTAAAATGTAGTTTGTTTACGTTCTTGATCAGCCACATGCAAGTGGACAAGAACATGATGTTTTCAGGTACGCCTTTTAGCTTCTTACCGGTTTCGGAGTATTGGGATGGTTTGTGTTGTGGAGCGTAAGGGTCTAACTGGAATGCTTGGCCATAGTGCACCGTACCGGTAAAGTAGGTATTGGTTCCGACTAACAGGTCTGGTAGCTGGTCAATCATGTTTTTCTTGAAGCGGCCAGAGTTCATGGCCACCATGTTTTGTTTGGCATCACCTAAGTCGGTTTTATCGTAAAGCTCTTGAACGGCTTCTACAATAAACATGGAAATGGAGTCAATGCTAACGAAAGTCGGTAGGAGAATCTTGATGGCTTTACCATTTTTATTAATTAGCGGAGTGTCTACTTTAAAAGAAGCCCCTTGTTTCTTCTTAGAAAGCATCCAATCCTTAGCCATCTTAAACCACTCGTCTCCTTTGTAGAGCGATGCTTCTGTTACTAACCAGCGAGGATTTTCTCCTTCGAACCAATCAGGTTCATTGGGTTTAACGATTCTTCTTAGTCTGGCTTCTAGACCAGGAATATAGGTGTTGTTTTCAGTATCGTATTTCTGTCCAGGACTTAGGTGGTGGGCTCGAAAGGCCGCTACCTGATTGACGTAGTCGGCTAGGGCGGATTTGTATGAGTTTCCTGGCCCCACGAAGATAATGGAGCCATTATGCCCGCCATTGGTGAGGTATTGGCCATTAATGGCTTTTACAGGTGAGCCAGTGGGGATGTCCATCAAGCACCCTACGTTTAAGTTTACCCGTAGGTATGGGGACTGTTTCGCTGGCATTTGAAAAAATTCAGACATGTAAAACTCCGTTCTGTCTAATGATGATTAGATGGGGTAAAGAGCATGTAAAAGCATCGGTTTTTTGTTCAGATATTGGGAAGAACCGATAGAATTTAGATTTCTCGTTTTCGATTAAAAATCAGAGTATATTTAGAAGGAATTGAAGTGATGGATAAAAACGATTGGCATGTCTCAGTAGCCCTGTCTGTAGAGGCACTAAGAGGTGATATTTCTGCCCTAAGAGAGATGGATCTCTCGAATGAAGGTCTGGCTACTACACTAAGTAATCTCTTTAGAAACACCTACAATACATTACGTCTATCCATTAGTGGTTTCTTGGAAAAGAACGACTATGGTGTATTGAAGCTGGATGAGAATCTGGTACGTAAACTGGATAAGAGTAAACTGAGCAAGAACTACGCTTACTTACTGGATACTCAGGTAGAAGTACCGGTAGGCATGAAAGGTCATTACCTACCCTATACTGAGGTATCTCTAAAGCTCTCTACTTTGTTCAGTGGTTTACAAAGCCAAGTAGAGAAACTGCGTAGTGACATTGGTAGAGTAATCTCTACTGAAAAAGGACTACTGGACTCTACTCTCTTCGATGATAAGTATTACCTAGAAGAGAACAAGGTAGTAAAGAATGCGATTAAAGAGTGGTCATTACACAGAGTAGCCAATGACATTGTACCTTCACGTGCTTTTGGTGATGTCTTCCGTAATGGTAATGAATTGGTGGAATGCATTGGTGTAGCCCGTCAGTGTAACGATAACCTCAATCAGGTGAATCGTAAGAAGCTGATTGCTAACATTGAAACCACCATGACTTACGTGAAGGACTTGATGGAGGCAGCTAAAGAAGGTTACTCTAAACCACTGATGCTGAAGATTGCTAATGCGATTGCTGCAGTAGCTGAAAATGTGGAAACACTGTCTGCTGCTGTGTATAACACTAAGATGCTGAATGTGGCATTGGATAGTGTTAATGAAAAGGTTACTTCTCTAGTAAACTAATAGACTATACTACTCTCTACTCCTCTAGGTGGGAGTAGAGAGTAGTAGGTTTATGTTGTCTTACAAAGCAATAGAAGGTTTCCACTTAGCTGGCTCTTGTAGGTAGTTCTTAACATCTAGATAGCTATCTACAGTAGAATAAGGGTTCTTATACAGGACTAGGTTATCCAAGTCCATATTCCTCTTATTCCCATCCTTAAAGGTAACACCAATCTGTTCTAACTCTAAACCATCTGGATTCTTAAAGGTAAAGACCAGTAATACAGCTAAATAGAGTCTCATCTTCCTTTCACGGATGTTACTATTGTAAAAGGGACGTAGTCTCATCACTACATCGCCATTTCTATCAATAGCCCCTCTAACGGTTCTGTACTTGTTCCTACCTCCAATAACGACTTCTCCTTCTTTCGATATCTTGTAGGTATCGCTAAATCGTTTATCGGGTATGGTAAAGTATTCCTTATTCGATGTATCCATCTTTTATCTCCCTGTTTGGTAAATCCAGGTAATAGGTATCGCACATGTAACGAGTGAGTAGATTAGCTAGAGATAGGTTGTTTTGGTTACCATCTCGATATTCTACTTCTACAAAGTCTAATCCGTATCGACCAGGATTCAAGAAGGTAAATGCTAATAAAGCATCTAGGTAAACCTTCTTCTTCATCTTAGTATCTCGATTCACTCTTAAAGCAACGTATAGTCTACCATTGCTATCTGCTTTAGGTAGTACGTTTCTATTCAGCTTACAATCGTACACGATACCGTTCTTAGTGATTTTGTAGTAGGAATAGAAACGAGTATCGGGAATATCGTAAGTAATATCAAATTCTCTCATTGAGTACACTCCAGTAGTATTCAGTCTCATTTCTACTCTTCTAGCACTAGCTTTTCATCTAGTAAGAAATATAAAACCTGAAGAAGGTGCAATATCAATGAAAGTCAAATTGGGAGAATAGAGGGAACTACACCTTCTTCTTTGACTTTATAGGATTTAGATTTCAATGAAGGAGTGAGAAGTGAAGGCGGAGTATATGTCAATATACGAACGACTGAACGCTACGAACGAGTGAATTAGAAATCTTAAGAGTATAAAGGTTTCTTCTTGCAAGGAGGGCTGTTTATGGGTTTCTGACGCCGTAGGCGTCATTATAGATAGATAGATAGTCCTAACAGTTACCTATTCTGTATTAATTTAATTATACTACACTACCCTTAATCCATTCTATTACTCTAATCTAATACTAATACCAAATAGACTAATAGACTAGAAGATAGACTAGAGAGACTATTACCTTTCTTTTTGCTTCTTTTTCTTTACTGATTACTCTACGTTAGTAGAGGATGAATGAGCCGTTAGGTGAATGAATACAGACCACTACTCTCTACTCCATTTAGGGGTAGAGAGTAGTGTAGTCTATTCTGTATTACATTAAGGGCTTTGTTTTAACCTATTGATTTCAGCTTCTAGCTCCTGTATCTTATTGTAGTATTCAATCACCTTCTCTTCAGCGATTCTGAGTTTAGTCTTAATCCCTTCTCCGGTATTGGTTAATTCCAGTAATCGCTCTAAGGTAGGTTTCTTTTCCTTCTTCTTCTCTTTCCTGACATTCTTGATTCTTTCATGGTCTACGTTATCGACTATGTAAATGTCGGATAAGACCATAGACTCTGCTTGAATATCGACACCTAATTGTAGATTGGCTAATTCTTGGAATTGCTCAATTAAGGCTTCAATATTCTCATCTTTAGGTAGAGCACCTAAACGGATACCGATACCCATGGTCACGTAGGCTACACCCGTACCAATAGGGTAGGATTCTAGGTAATGCAGAGGAAAGGAATAGACAGTACCTGAGTCTGTCTTTAAGAAGATAATCCTACCTTCCTTATCCATGTGTTCTTGGAAGAGAGAATCGGGTAAACTGTACTTACGGTAATAGGTAGAGAGGACATCGGTACCCATGTTGATTAACTGACCGTAATTAGAGATAGCAGTACAGGTGAGAGGGGTATTGACTGGGAGGAGGTTATGGAAGGGATTATTGAGCTTCCAGAGACCTCTACTACCCACAGTGGGATTATTCAGCATTTCGTATTCCTTTAAGGGTATAGGGGAAAATTCATAGCAGTATAGTAAGAAGGCTTAGTGAGAGTATAGCTATATGCTCTATTTTGCCCTTAGATTGAGATTAGAGTGAGTATAGTAGGGTAGCTTACCTTATACTGTTAATCGCTCCATAACACGCTCTATAAGCGAGTAATCGCTATTCTTTGTATAAAGACTGGGTAATCTACTTTATAAAACAGTGCTACGTAGTAAAGTGAGTGCTGTTTACAGTACGAACTAAAATGATAATAGAACACTACTCTACTACCCCATCTCTAGGGTAGTAGAGTAGCTTCATTGGGTATTACTTATTGTCTTCTTTAGCGAGAGGAGTAGGTTTAGTTGGTTGTACTTCTTCCTCTAGGTTATAAGCTTTCTTATTCTCTTCTACTGCTAGTTCTACCCTTACTGGTAATTCTGCTTCTTCTTCAATGACAGTTACAGTCGGTACATGGGTAGGGTAATGGTAGTTAGAGTAACCAGTGACGGTAGTCTCTTCAGTAGGGTGTACATGAGTCTCTAATACGGGTGCTGCTTCTGCAGTCAGTGCTTCTACTGTTTGGTTCTGTACTTGTTGTACCTCTTGTAAGGTTTCAATTACCGTACGGTAAGCAATCAATTGTAAAGTAGTGCTCTTTAACATCTCTTCGAGTTTATCGACTCTAGAGAGTGCACTGGTGAGTTCTTTACGAACAGCAGCGAATTCTGCCATCATTTGGTTATCGAAGAGGACTTGGTCCCCTACTTGTTGGGAACGGTTTTGCCATTCTTGCATGTTTGGTTTCCTTTACTAGTTCATCGCTAACCCTATCTGTCGATAGGAACAGCTCTTCACTCATTGGTCATTGTCTAGTGATACTGATACCAGTATTGATATTATTCGGAGGTAACACAATGTTATCCTCGCTAATAACACAATACACGATATCGGAGAGTACGGAATACTCCATGAAGGAGTGGGAGATTAAGAAGATTTGGTTATCAGGGAATTCCTCTGCTAGCCGTTCAATTAACTTAATCACGTTTTCTCGATGTTTGGCATCGAAGGTTCTGCCTGGTTCATCTAAATAAAGTGGATAGTTATCCAGCTTTAGAGACTTCATCACCATGAACTTGAAGGCTAGGTTAATGATTTCACGAATACCATCACTCCCTAGTGAAACATCAGGTTTCAGGTGATTAGAATGCCCTACGGTAATAGGGAATCGATAGGAGAGTTCCTCTCCTGTCTCTACCTTAGAGGGATGAACAATGAGAGGGTAAGACCAGATAGAGGCAATGAATCCGTTTAAACGAGCTAAGAAGATTCTAATATAACCTAATAAGCCTTCAGCAATTAAACCATCTTGAGGATTGAGCGCTTCGATAATGGCTTGGAAGACGACTCTCTCCTCTTCTAGAGATTTTACGGTTGTCTCTAATAATTCAATTTGCTTCTGCTTACCAGCTAGACTAATCTGTTTCTTAGAGAGTAGAGCAATCTCTTCTCTAAGATTCACTACAATCCGGTGTACGGTATCGTAGAGGTCTTTCTCAATGATCTTAAAGTTTATCTTTTCCTGTTCTTCTACCTTACTGGCTACATTGCGTCTATAGTCATCGTAGACCTGATAGCAGTGTAGCTTATCCTCTAAGATTTTCTGTCTCTTTTCAAAGTGAGCCAGCTTCTCTTTCAGTTCAATAGACTCCTTCTCAAGTTTCACTAAGGTCTCTTCTAAGGAGAGTCTATACTTCTCATCCACCCCATTGAGGTTCTTAATCTTCTCTTCAATCTCTTTTAACTGTAGCAATAGCTCATTCTTCTTCACTTTATCCTTTAATCCCTGCTTGATTCTATCGATACAGGAATAGAGGTAACTACCATTCTGGTAGAGTTTCTTCTCCTTGATCTCTTGGATTAGCGGAGAGAATAAACCATTGAAAGAGGAGAGTAGGGTTAAGAGCTGTTTCAATACTTCAATATCTCGATTTAGAGTAGTCGCTAGAGCCTGTTTCTCTTTTAAAGAGTGATTAAGGGTAGAGAGTTTCTCTTTCTCTTCAGTTAAGGAGAGATTGAGTTTCTCTAAAGCTTCTTTAGAATAACCTAAATGGAATTCATGGTGACAATTAGGACATTCTACTTTAGCTTGTCTTTCCTTCTCTTTAATGGAATGGATTCTCTCCGTGATTTTCGCTATTTTAACATTGGATTGATTAATCGAATGATTTAGGGTATCTACTGCTTCTTGATATTGCTTTAGGAGGCGATAGGAGAGCGTTTCACTCTCTATCTTAAGGGATTCCTCAATGTAGCGGTTAATCTCGTTGTATTGAGCGTTTAGCTGCTTTAGAAGCGATTCCGGATACTCTAATCTATCAATGTGCTTATCAATCTCAAATCCCTCAATTTCTGCTTGTAATTCCGTTTGGGATTTCAATAGGTCTTCTAAACTAGTGGACCTTAATTGATTAATCTCTAAGAGCTTGTTTTCTGTTTCGGTATAAGACTCTAAGACAGTACGGTATCGATTCGAGTGAGAGTAGCTCTCGTGTTTATAGTGTTCGATGTTCTTGAGAATGTCTTGTAAGTCTTCAGGACGAATATATTGCTTATAGACTTCTTTACTGGTTTGGTAGAGGTCTTTAGACCACTTGACTAATTCCTGGTTATTCTTACCTTGTTTACGGATTAAGTCCTCTAGGTAATCTGGGTCATTCATCTCGGGAGAGAAGGAAACCAGATTGTTTAAATATTCGATTTCTTCCTCTTTATCCCGAATGGCCTTATTAATCGCCATTAGGTCTTCACTCTCGAGATTACCCTGAGAGACAGAGACTAACTGCTGTTTGGTTTTCTTGAGAGCACCTACCGTGTCTCTTAGTTTTTCCTTGGCTTTATTGAATACCGAGAAAGCGTAGGTATAGTCCGTATCGCACAATAAGGTAAACCACTCTTTTCTCTTTTGTGGGGAGAGACGGGTAAGGTATTCCTTATCGGTTAAGAGAGCATGGATTTCCTTAGTGTAGTTAAAGTAATCCTTCACTAACTGAGTCTGGTAGGTGATCGTACCACCGATATTGAGTTCTTCATTGGTGGCTAAATCGATAAAGGAGTGTTTGTTCTCCTTAAAATCGTTAATGAGTTTATAGGTATTACCTAGGTGCTCTATTACGATTTCCTTGTATCCGTTTTTAGTAAAGTCTACCTTATCAGCAGGTAGAGGGGAGAGGTAATGCAATAAAGAAGACTTACCACTACCATTGGTACCGATAATGGATAAGACATTACCTATCTTGGTAAAATCGATTTCGATTTCTGTAATCGAGGAGAGCTCTAATCGATAGCATCCTCGAAGAATGAGTTTGATGATTTTCACTGATTGAACCTCTATTCAGTTTTCTTAATTCAGAATAGACTAATCATTTCGATTAAATGGCAAACAGAATAGATAGTACACTCTACCTACTACCTCACTTAGGGGTAGTAGGTAGAGTAGTATACTGCTTTTTAAGCAACAGACAATTGTAATTTCATTCGATTATCGACTAAGCGTCCCACGTCTTTTTGCATCTCTTCTTTACTGTAGCGCAACCAGCGGGGTGTCTTAGCAATGATTTCACGAATGATCTTCTCTTTAGTCTCTTTACCTATCTGGATTTTGCCATCAATCAATTGGGTTTCAATTACACCCAATTCGACATTATCCCAGAATACTCGGTTCAGTTTCATGCCTACGCCTAAGGCTGAATCGGTTTCACAGACAGATAAAATCTCATTGACTTTGTGGAAAATATCATCTTCCAAAACCTCTACTTTAAATAGCCTGCTGTATAGCGAGGAGAGAAACAGAATCCGAATCATTCTTTCAGGAAAGATTTTATCGGCTAACCAGTAGCTAAAGCGAAGAAAATAAGATTGGTTACCCATGATCTTAACTCCTCAGGATTAGCGTAATAGGGGGGTTAAAGACAAACTGAATAGTGATACTAGTTTCTACGGAGTAAAGCGAGTGTAGAGACTACACGAGCTATTCAGACAGGAATTGAGACGAATAGGTACCTCGAACAATCATGTAATTCTTCAGTCTCACAGTATTGCTGTCTACCTTCTCGTGTAGAGCGATAAAGACAGCATAGCGATAGACGGCTCCTGATTCATGCCAAAGTAAGAGTTTTGCAGTAGGCATTTCATCCTCAATCTGCTTAAACTGATTACGTAAGGGGAGGTCTACACCAAAGCTTAAGGTAATCTCTCTTTCTAATCCATTATCGAATTTGATCTTAGGTTTAATACAGATAACATCTGTACCTAGGGTTTTCAATAAAGACTTACCTAAAGATACTTTCTTCTTCTCATTACCCTGAATATCCTCCTCTACTGTCATTTCCTTAGTGGTATAGAAGTGTTCGGTTAAGTCAATCTCCCTAATGTGTTCGGCTTTATTGGTATAATGAGACAAAACATGGTTTAGTTCCATGATTTGGTCAATATTCCTCATGGCTAGATAGATGGGGTCATTAACATAGGTTAAGCCTTTACCGTCTATGGTCTCGAGATTAGGTACCCCTTTAGGACGACAGAGGTAATACTTACCGTACTTGTGTAGAGCACTGTATACCTTAGAAGAGGTAATATTGTCCATCTGTAAGCAGTAGATTAAGTTGTTGTGCTGATAGTGCTGCTTTAACCAGATGTCTTGTACTTCTTCTATCATGTTGACTATTGGGTCACCACCCTCTAGATAGAGGATAGCGATTTGGGTATCAGCTATCATCTTTCCGGTATAGAGGTCAATGGGGAGTTTCTTTTCTACTCCGTTGATGAGTTTCTTAGGGGCAGTAATACTACCAGGATTACCTAAGAAGAAGAGGTTCTTATCCTCTCGTCCTTGATAAGAGAGATACATCCTCTTATTGGAAAGCAGAGGATGAGGTTTTAATGGTTTCTTCTCTTTTGCTAAGTCTTCTAAAGTAATGTCGTTTTCTAGAATACCTTGGGTTTGGGTGAGGTCTACCTGGTACTTGAGGTTATTAGCCAGATTAGCGGCTATGGTAGCCATCTTATCGGCAAACACATTGGCAATATTAGACAGAGTGCGTTTGTCTGCTTTCGCATCTCCGTGTCCTTTAATCCACTGAGGAGCAAAGTGTAGTTTCTGCTCTCTAATCTGTTGCAATAGGTAATGGATGTCTAACCATTGCTCTTTATTGGATAAAGGTTTACCGGTAGAGCTCATCCAGTTCTCTCTAGCCCATTTATCCACTTGCTTCAATCCCCCTAATACGTATTGGGAATCGCAGTAGAGTAGAGTGAAATCCACTTTCTCTTCCAGGATAATGGATAGAGCTTTCTTCATGGCTTCTAATTCAGCCAGATTGTTACTGCCTGGAGTAGGGAATCCACGAGAGTATTCCTTCATTTTCTCAATAAAGACCAAGTAAGGTTTATCGTTCAATACCTTCTTACCGTCTTGAATACGAATGAAAGCGTTTCTGAATTCTTCTACTGAGTTGACAGTAGGGAATTCTTTAATGCCTTCAGTTTCAGGTTTCTTACCTTCCCAATAACCTAAGGTAGTCGAGAAGAGACCATTGATGGGAAACTTAGCATAAGGCTTATTCGAATACGTATACCAATGCAATCCACAGCCATAGGGACCAGGGTTTTCCCTGAAGTTACCGCCATCGCAGTAGATAACCATGCCGCTGCCAATATAAGACACGAGTGGCTCCTTAAAGTAATTGATAAATCAATAGAAAGTAATAGAAAATAACAATAAATCAATACTGGATACCCCTGCTTTTCAGTGGGGGTATCCAGTGTATCGTAATATCAAATTTAATCGAGGTAGCTTAGATAAAACAAAAGTAGATTTCTCTTGGTGGTGGTGTTCTAATTTCTCTTGTTGGGTAGAGGGGTTTTTTCAGGGTCTCTGCCATAAGCTTCAGAGGCAGCCCTTTTGGTATCGGAAGCATTGAGTACTTCTTCTCTCTTTGCATTCCTGTCTTCTACAATCTTATTGGCTACTTCTTTTACTGTTTCGGGTGTGTTCTCTACTGGGGGTAAATCACCTAGGTGAGCAATGAGCTTCTGGTTACTCTCCTCCAATAATTCGATTCTTTCTTTGTATTCCTTCTGCCTGGTTTCTAGGGTACGAAAGGCGTCTCTCCACAGGGAAGCTCTGTCGTATAAAACCTTATTTAAACATAAAGAAATCGTCAGGATGACGAGCATAATTAGTTTGGATTTATGATGTTTTAGGGCATCCTTAAAGGAGACGCCATTACCCATAAACCATTCCCAGATAAACCCCCGAATGATGTTAAAGATACTAAGCATCTTCAGTATTTCCTTACCGTGTTTTGTATTCCCCCTTAGTATAAAGGAAAAATTTCATTATGTCAACATCTTTAAAAGCTTTTGCTACACATAGTCTATTCACGACTAATACCCGTCTAGTCGAGCATACTTTCGGTGAGATTTCCACAGAAAGTAGGACTTACGAAAAAGACGTACAGCTATACTCACATAACACTGATAAATCTATCGGTCTGGTATTATTTTCTTACCGTGAGAACAATAACGAAATCGCTGTACCGGTAGAGAAAGTGAATTACGTATTGGATATCGCTAAGTCTGTCTACGATTACCTCACCTCCTCTGCAAGAGAAATCTATAAAGACGAATTGAAGAATAAGTTATTGGACTTACACAGAACAACATCTCAACACTTTCAAGTAGGTGAGATTGTCAACGATGGCGAGTATTATTGTCCCCAATATGTCGTGTGGGAAGACTTAGAAGGCAATCACTTTCACTTGTGGTTCAGTGATGCTTCCTTCCAGAGTGAATACGACCAATTTGAAATTGAAGTCGTGCCTCCGGTAGATAAGATTGATATCTTCTTCTCTACCAGAAGTGAGGTAGAGAAAGAGTTGGCTAAGACGCCTGTAGACGTATTGACGAAAAAGGCTAATGCTAAGAAGGCTCACTCTCCTGTAACCGTATTTAGATTGGATATCTTCAAGTGGCATAACCCTGTTTCCGGTAATCCTGAATTGGATACCAACTGGTACATCTTGATTTGGGGTGATGCAGGGGATAACATTGATGCCATTAAAGAGAAGCTACAGACAGAGATTCTCAGTAAGTCTAAACACAATCGAGATGAGTGGAAACGCATCTTCCCAGAAATCTTTACCCGCAGTGAATTCATCATTGTGCCTCAGTGGGATGTATTCAGTAATGAGAATAAGATTAAGTCTAAAGCTTCTCTCTATTCTCCTTTTGTTAGGTATAAGGATGCTTTACCTAAGTATGCTATTCCTTTCATGACAGACATGAGTGAAGAGCACATTAAGGAGCACATGCAGATTACTTCTCTCTATTACAGAAGCATTGCAGCTATTTGTTGTGGTTCTCCTGAGAATAAGGATAATAAGTTCCATATTACCGATGTCTTCCCTGACTACATTGATGTACCTTCTACTTCTACTGACTTTAACTATCAAGATGTTACGACCCAGAAGTGGAGTATTAAGATTCAGGAAATGCTGCATATCGCAGAGGAGATGACCGAAACCTCTGCTTTACCAAGGGAAAGGATTACCTTAAATAATGGTCAAGTAGTCAATGGAGAAAAGATTTACTCTCGAGTGATTCGAAATGGTAAGCTCTTCTTAACCATGAAGTTTGGTGATTACCATTACCTGATAGCTGCTAAAAAGACTATAGCTTAAGCACTAACCTCTCTTTTAGAGAGAACAGTACTACGCTGTAAAGACTATAGCGTAAATGAGATAAAGATTACACTACTCTACTCCTCTCTAAAGGGGGAGTAGAGTAGGTATCTTTTGTTCAGTTTTTCACTTAGAGTTAGTAAAAAGGTAGGATATTGACTAATGTAAATACAGAGAATACCTTTTACTGGCTCGTAGAGCCTCTAGGATTGCGTTTATAGCTATAGGGTATACCCTAGCCTACATAAGAGGCTAATCGCTCTAAAAACGCAAATTTAAGCGAGTTATAATAAATCCCTATCTTAAGGGTACTACGCTAGTAAGCTATTCTCTTATAATCGTGTATATCTACCTTTTGTTTTTCTAGGTATCGGGAAATGGGTTCAGCTAATCTGTTTTTATAGAATCGTCTATCTACCGTGTCTTTAAAGACCGTATCATTGTAGTTTAGACCTATTCTGTATAACCATTGGTAGCTCAAGTGGTAACCGTTCCTTACTATTTTGTTGTTAGAGACACCATTCTCGTATTGTTTTATTACATCCAAATCCTTTACAATGCTACTACAAGTAAAGAGTTTGTTAGGACCATTACCCTCACTTTCACCCAACCATTCTCGATTACTGAGGTCTTTTATTAGGTATTTCATGCAGTGTAATAGCTTTTCTATTCGGAAGAAGTCACTGTAGTCTACTCTACCAATAATGCTATTCTCCTCCCAATGAGGTAATTTGTCTTCAGCTAGGTTACGGCTATACCACCGTTTCCCACCTAGTTCTTTCCATTTTTCACCTAGTTTCCAAATACGTCTATAGGCAGTGGTGAAACCCATGTCTTTAAAGAAGAAGTAACAGTGTAGGTGAATACCTTCCTCACTCTTTTCACGACTACAACAATAGCTTAAGAACATATCGTCCTTGTATATCCTCTCTACAAACAGCCTATTAAACATAGCGTTCACCTTTTCTAAATCTTTGGCTTCAGTGTAGTCAGTAAACAAATCCATTCTCACTACGTAAATTCGAGTATTACGGATAAACAACAGATGTAGTAGATTCTTAATCTTGTTGAAAGCGAAGATAGTGTTGTGGTTAGAGGGTATTTTATAGTGCCAGTCTAAGCTGTTTTTAACAGGTACAGGGATATAAGGTTTCTTTCTTAGTACGTGCCATTCTGGTAATAGCCGTCTATCAGTACGCTTTCTAAAACCTAAGTTATCTTTTTTGTTGTATAGTCGGTATTGTCTTAAACCTTCTTCTTTCGTTTTGTTTATCTTCTTGGTTCTGTTTAGATTCATTCTTTTCTGTTCCATTAGAATAAGGCTTATTTGTTTATCGGTCAGTCTATTCAGGTAATCTGGATTAGAGAGGAGTTTATGTTCTAAAGTATTCTTAGGGATAATGGATTTTAGTTTAGTAACGAGGTATTCTCTATCCTGAACATTATCCGATATTTTTACATCATCTGAGATAACAGTAGGTGTTATGTTACCACTGTTAACTCGTGTGTCGTGGTATGTCATTTTGTATCCTTGGAAAGTTGAACTTGATTGAAGCGACACGTTTTACTAAATTAACAACTGGCTCAGGTGGTGCATTGTGGTGCACTGCCTGGGTTAGTTGTCTTCATTCGTTACGGTATTCACCTCACTCATTCAGCCTGCTCTTCTATCGAAGAGTTGTATTATCAGTCGCAATGGTTTATTGAAAATTAGATGTCTGTGTGTTTAGATGTGGTTTTGAAATGAGAGTAATTTATAGTACCTACTGCACTCGTTCGTGGGGACCCATACCCACTCACTTGCCGTTTGTAGTGCTCGCGTTTAGGTTGGTTGAAAAGTATGTGTTTTTGATGGTTTGTAGAAAGTGAAAAATCCGCGAGAAAGTGATGATAGCTATAATTTATAAATAGAGAAATCAAGTACAAATGGCTGAAACCCTTATCCAGTAAGGATTACAGAAGGATTTAGTGTTAAGTAAAATAGAATAATTGTCTAGGTTCCATCAGTAAATAAACACGTAGGTTTTTTAAACTTACTCTCATAGGCATTGGAATTATAACAAGCTAATAAAATACAGTAAAAACAATACTCTCTACTACCTAACTGGAGGTAGTAGAGAGTAGTCTAATTCAATGTTTATTACCTTATAAGAAAGACAATAGATTAGCTCGCATTACTAACGTAACACTCACTGCTTATTGTCCTATAGGAAGGACAATAAGTTAAAGAAGTAAGCTACTGGTATTCTCCTTCTGTTAGTGGGAGTACAAGCATCATTATAGTAGCTATCTTCTACTAATGGAAAACTGGTATTATAGACCCTAGGTTTATACTGACAATCAGCAGTCTCCAATACGTATTTATCTACATCATGTACATAAACGTATTCCTCTAACTTACCTAACCTAGTCATCATGGGCAATAAAGGTAACTTATCCGTTAGGTAGTTATTCGGTATACCCCTCTGTTGAGGATAAGTAATCTCTTTAAATATCTCTTTATTATCCAGTAATACGATAAAGGAGTAACTCAGTGTTAAGTACTGCTTAATAAACTCATCACCGTACAGGTCCTTTAAATTAACATTAGTCTCACCGTATCGTTTATCGAATAGGGTATCACTGATGTTTAAATCCTCCATAGAGAGGTGAATCCTCTCCATTAGAGGAGTATTCTTCAGTTTAATCTTAATCGCACTATTGGATACCCTGGTAAAGACATCGTAATCCAATACATGGAGAAAACCCCCTATTACCAGCATAATGGTTTTCTCACTACAATCTTCCCCTATATCAATACAGCATTCCTGATACAGATCCACATCCTGATTAAACTTAGAAATCATGCTCTCTGTAATTGGAATCTGTTTCAATTCACCTAAGTTCTCGAAACTAATCACCCCAATACAGATTTTGTCTCTTTTACGAATCGTTTCGTATCCATTTGTCACCCATAAACCTCTAGCGTTCGCATCTGTAGCGTGGACATAACCGTTTACGGTAATTAGGCTATGTTTAAATAGGTCTATTGGGTCTACCTTCTCTTTCGTGATAAACAAGTCCTGATAGCTGTACTTATCCGACAGATTACCGTCTGGATATTTACCTCTCTGCACAGGAGAAACTTTAAACCGATTACTCAGTGCTTCATGGTAGAGTAATCCCTTCTTACTTAAGGTAGTCTTGAGATTACCTAATGGTAGGGCTTTGTCTCCAATACTCTCTAAGTAATCTTTAAAGGTTTTGGTTTCATCACGAATCTCAGCTTCGTAATCATCCACCAGTACAGAACCCTTCTCTTTAGTATAAGGATTCTCTAGACTGGCTCGAATAGTAGAATATCTTTTATAGAGTCTTCGCACTGGGTATTGTTCTAGATCGACTTTCTCCCACTTGGCTTGAGAGTCGATTACCTTACCAATCGCGGAAATAATCTTATAAGGCATAACGCGTAACCTCCGGAATCTAAAAATATGAACATTTAGCCAATATAGCTGTAATGTAATTACTTTCTACAGTAATTACCAACACCATTAAGGCCTATGTTTTATTACGTAATCAAACAAGACATATAGCTATTTTTCAAAGAATAAGGAGCGATTTAATGCTTACTTTATCTATTTCCCTAGGGGAGGTATAAGATGCCGGCACCTTATGCATTCGACCCTACGTGTCGAAATCCGGATAACTTAATCCTGGATGAGCGACACACCATTACTGTTAGAAACAGTTACGACTTCAATTACCTGATTCCGGATTACGCCCCTTTCTTCACTCGTGACTTCAAGGTATACACAAAAACCAATCTAGGGGTAAAACAGTACTTCACCGAAGGGGTAGACTACGTATTTGGTTTCCGTTTCATCCAAGGTACCGTTTCTACTGGTTTACCTCTCTACGGTTCATTGCAGTTTATTAACCGTCAGTTCTCTGGTGATTTGTGGTTAGAATACCGTACACTCGGTGGTGATTGGAACTTAACTGCGACTAAAATACAGAAGATTCTGGCAGAGTGGAGACACAACCCAGTACTCTCTACCTGGGAACAAGTAGCAAATCTGCCGTATCAGTTCCCACCCACTAGCCACAACCACAATGTGGAAGACCTGACTACGGTAAAAGACCTCATTGCTGCTATTCGACAGATTACCGGTAATGACACTACTCAGTTAGAGAATATTGTCACCACAATCGTTACCAATAAGCTGCGTAACATCTCTAAAGCAGACTTAGGTTTAAACAATGTATTGAACTTAGGCATTCTACCCCTGAATCAGGGTAGCAATAATACCGATAACTATTACGTTACTCCTCGTGGTGTACGTGATATTATCGACAATTACATTAAACCGAGTCTAGATGACCACATCCGTGCCCGTGGTAACGTACACGGTTTAACTGCTGATGACATCAGTGTCTATACTAAAGCTAAGGTAGATGAACTCTTAGCCGATAAACTCGGTAAGACTGAGAAAGCAGAAGACACGAAGAAGGTAGATGGCAGAACACCAGAACAATACAAACTCTTCGTATTAGAAGGCACTGCCCAGAACACCACCAAGTTCAATAACCTCTCCTACAGCGAGATGATGGACGACGTGATTAAGCGCATGAATGCCTTGATTGCTTCCTCTGGTAACAGTGACCCTAACTTCTTACCGGCAGCAGTAGCCAAACTCACCGCTAAGAATGCTTTGCATTTTGATAGTAAAACACCAGAACAGTACCGTGATTGGTTAAAAGACAATCTCTTTGGTAAGACCTACGACCAATGGCTAGCTGACTTGAAATCCTCTATTACCTTACTGGGTGGTGAGTCTAAAGAGGAAATCATTGCTGAAGCTAAGCAAAATGTCAATGCTACTCAGTTAGGCAATAAGACTCTGTCTGCTTTGATGCAAGACGTGAATGACTTGGTAGCCAATGCACCTAACGCACTGAAGTTTGGTGGTAAGACTTATACTCAGGCTAAAGAAGACATAAGTGAACAAGTACTAGACGATGCATCCGAATCCTTTGTTTCCATGGGTTCAGGTGCCAGACAAGAAGTTGCTGAACGTACTGGCCAGAATCTCTCCAAAGTCGTGAAGCTAGGTAAAGAGATTGGTAAGAACAACGTAGCGGTTTCTTTGGATGATACTGATTTAGGTAACCTCTACCTAGCTCGTCGTCCTTTAGGTCCTTCTGTAAACCTCAATACCTTAACAGCAGACAATGGTACCGGTATCTATTCTCTAGAAGATAGTACTAACCCCATTACCTCTCTTAACTACCCAGTAGATAAGAAAGGTAGCTTGATGGTATTGCCTTCTGCCAATAAAGGTATCCAGCTCTACTTCCCTGAAGACGATAACCGTATCTACAAGCGCTATACCACCAATGCCAATGGTGATTGGAGTGCTTGGAGTAATATCTCAGGTGGTAGTGAATTCAGTAACTACTTGAAACTGACTGGTGCTAATACCACTACAGCCGGTATTACCTTAGCTCCTTCTAATGCCAATGGTGCCTGGATTATCGAACAAACCAGCAACGGTAACTTGACCTTCTTCCGTAAAGCTGCCTCTAACGGTGAACCGACTGGTAGCCCGACTGCTTCAGTAACGATTCCTACTGGAGTAGGTAATAGCAAGATTGTGGCCTTAACGGATAATACCGTCGGTCTAAACGGTAACCAGACAGTAAATGGCATTAAGACATTTAGCCAATCTATTACCGGTGCTAAAGACATCGTACTGAACCGCAATGAAGCCAGCACTAGACCTGAAGTCATCATGAACGATACTTCGGTTAATGTACAAAACATTCCTACCAACAAAACTGTAGGTAGAGTGCTGTTTAATGCCGGTGAAGATGGTGCGAAAAACGTCTCTTCACTCAGTGCGGTTATTCATTCCGATAAGACCACCTCGGCTATCTTGGGTACTTACAATACCGGTGGGGCTAGTGTTACTAACTTGCGTGTCTTCTCCTCCGGTAACACGGTTATCGGTAATGGTAATGACGACAGGATCAATAAGTTACAGGTACAAGGCACGATCACGGCTGCTGCTCCGGAAGCAGGCGCCAATAACAATCAATTGGCGACCACGGCATGGGTACGCACTCTCTTGGGTACTGCCGCAGGTACGACAATTAAGCAAGCTGTCCTAGCCGAACTCATTGACCCAGCAACGAATAAGTTTAAACAAAGCTTAATGCCGCCTGCTAAATGGCAGTAATGCCACAGCATCACTACCTTCTACCGAAGGCAGTAGTAAGCAATAGACTAGAGTATAGGGATTAACCTATACTCTAGCTATCCGTTTAGACTGTGTTTGTATTTAGAATAGGATATTTCAATATGCCTTTACCAAACGTCTATCGGTACGAGTTTGATAAGTCTGGACAGAATCCAAACAACCTCGTATCGAACGAATCCCACACGACGACACAGAGGATTCGTAAAGTAATCGTACCGCACTATGGGCATTTCTATACCAATTCTGTCGTGATTACCGATGTAAAGACAGGCCAGGTATTACCCGCTAGTGCTTACTTCTTCGATGATATATCGGAGACCATTGCCATGTTGACTGGTTTACCAGCCGCCATGGTGATTATTATTAAAGATCAGACGACTTCTAATCAGTTCAGTGTGACTTACCAGGCAGTAGGCGGTGAGTTTTCCCATGCTGATATTCCTTTATTGGCTAAGAAACTAGAAGAAGCTCATTTGGATACCCGTCCTGTGGACTGGAACAATATCGCTAATAAGCCCTCTTCTTTCAATCCAGCAGAGCACTTACACCCCATCTGGCAAACCTTTGGTTACCAGCATTTGGTGTATGTAGTAGAGCGTTTAGTACAAGCTACTCACTTAGGTGATGAACGGTCGCATGAAGTCATCTGGGAAGCATTAGAGCGACTGAGACAATTGATTGAAACCAAGGTAGGTGGTAATGACCAGAAGGTCAATCAATTTATCATTGACTTTAATGCTAAGATTGAAGAGTTGAAACGCCGAGTAAAAGCAGTAGAAGACAATAAACTCGGTAAAACAGAAACCGCTGCCGATACCAGTAAGTTTAACAACAAAGACTACAATACTGTTAAGACCGAGTTTGAAAACGGTACCATTACTCGTGGTTTACGTACCTTTGTAAACAATGGTAATGGTAATCGTCAGTCTGCTACGGACATTGTGAAAATTGGTAAAACGACTGATGGCAAGGTATTGGCTGCTTCTGTAGGTGATGAAGACTACGGTAATCTCTTCTTAGTAAGAAATAGTCTTGGTACAACTGATTTAGACAGTCTAAAGACCGCTAGTCATGTTGGTATTCATGACCAGGACGATGACGGTAATGCTACTGCTGTTCGTCACTATCCGACTACCAGAGCCGGTAACCTATTGGTATTACGCACCATGAATGGTGTACAGCAGATTTACTTCCCATATAGCGGGGATGAAGTCTATAAACGCGGTATGAAAGGTAACGGTACCTGGAATGATTGGATTCAAGTATCCAATTACCGTAAAGACATGACCAGTGCACTGAATATCGATGATGAAACTAAAATTGCTACTGCTAAAGCAGTAAAACAATTGAAAGACTTGATTGATAGCAGCATCAGTACACTGACTAACCGTCTGTTCGATACCAATACCGGTAAACTGAAAGAATCTATTGTACCGCCACCAAGATGGCAGTAATACTTTCTATAATCTACTTTCTCTTTACTATCTCCTTAGAGGTAACTTCTCTACCTGCTACTCCATTTAGGGGTAGCAGGTAGAGTCATTGCCTTTTCTAACGAAAAGGTAGTAGAGGGAGGGTATTTTATTGGGTTTATATGGAAGACACCTGGATTACTTTGAATTTTTACTCAATAGGAGAGACAGACATGCTGTATGTAGTCATGAACACCAAAGAAGGAGTAGAGGTAGTTGCTAAAGATGTTGCTAAGGAGGCATTAGAAGCAAACAATATCTCCCTAAGCTATCATTGGGAAAACATTACCAATAAGCGATTAAGTAATTTTAATCGTTATAACCTATTGTCCTTTGCGACTACTGCTGAACACAAACGGGTGTTTCAGCCAAACGAAGGAGTGTTCTTTAGAATCAACAAAGAGGGTTATAATGAAATCGCCTCTAGTGAAGAGCTAACTGAATCCATTACCGATAAACGCTCAATTACTAAAGTCAATAAACTGGAGAAGTTTCATTATCCTCTAACAGAAGAGATAGCAAAGAGCATTCGTTTTCTATTAAGAAGACTACCTGTTCTAGCTAATGATTACAGTGATGAAGTGAGGAATATCTTAGGTGGCCTAGTTACACACCCCAGTATCCTTACTAGCCATGAACGCTTCCTTCAATCCTTAACCATCCATGGTTTCTATGGTAATGAGAAGAGTAAATCCTTTCCACCACATACCGACCCCATGGTGACCTTAATGATCCCTATTGTTACTGAAACAGAAGAGGATTATAAGGTAGCGCATTTCAGTAATCCTTATACCAAAGAAAGAGAAGTACGAATCCCTTTTAGAAAAGGTACCGTAATCGTAATGCTACCAGGTGTCATTCATGAACTAGAATACCACGGTAAAACCGATATGCTCTCGATTGGTATAGAAGACGATTACTTAGTAGACAACGAACACGTAAGGGAGCTATTCGCTAAACATGTCGGATAAGATGATTTACCTGAAGACGACTGAAACCTGCAACCTAGATTGCCCGCATTGTTTCACTTCAGGTTCTAATGGAAGAAAAGTATTTTGGAATGTAGAGAAGGTAAAGAAGTGGTTAAGTAATCTTAACGATTACCAGCCTAAAGAAGAGAGCTTCAATATCGCTCTACATGGAGGAGAGCCTTTCATTTGTAAGATGAAAGATCTAATTGATGTGGCTGAGCACGTTTATACTTTCGATAGAGAGGTAGAATTGACTATCTCTACTAATCTCGTCTATAAGCTCACTGACGAGCGATTAGACTTTATTAAAAAGTATATTCGTGGTGTAGCGACTAGCTGGGATATTACCGGTCGATTCCAAACACCTGAACAATTAGCCCTCTGGGAGAAGAACATTGCTACCTTGTTAAAGATAAGCGATGATCCAGAATTCGTTAGGGTACACACTGTGCTCTCTAAAGAACTAATCCAATTCGGTGTAGAGCGCTATATTAAAGAAGTCATCGACAAGAACAATATTCGGTACTTCACGATTGAAAAGATTACTCCCCATGGTTCTGCTAAGGTAAACTCTAAAGAAATCATTCCTTCTAACAAGGATGCTAATGATTTCATCTATTCCTTACACCGTTACATTACGGATAACAACCTAAGGGATAAATACCAGATAGACTGTTTACGTGACATCTACGATAAGGTAGAGAAACGCTTAAGTAATCAAGGTATGTATTCTAGGCACTGTGAGGAGTCTATTTATACCGTTAATGCAGACGGTACTGTGAGTGGGTGCCCTAATGATGCTCCTAACATCCATTACGGTAATATTGGCCAGGACATGGATAAGATTCACCATTCTCCCAAACGCATGATACAGATACACAAAGAAGTCGTCCTGAATGACGAATGTTATTCATGTGACTTACTTGAGTATTGTGGCGGAGGATGTTATAAATTACATTGGGATGACACGGGTTGTCCGACTCCAAAACAATTGATTTTAGACTTAATTAAAGACAATTAAGTGAACATTTTACTATACTCAGTACAGTCCTCAACAGGCTGTACTGAGTATATAAAGGAGTTTGTATAATGGCTGATTCATTTCCACCATTACCCAATATAGCGACACAGGAAACTGTGGACAAAATGAGAGAGATGTACAAGAAACGCAATACTAGCGTTACTAGGTATGGTCCGTATACCGATACCATGCCTCCAGAGGAACCTACTTATCCTGTATATGGTGGTCACTATCGCTCCAAAGAAGAGCTGGCTAAGATACCTGAGATATACAACAACTTCCACGAAGAAGAATGGTTTAAGGAGACACCTAGAGAGAAAGTAGTAAATGGAGTAAAGAAAACCATCTACGATATCATCCATGGTCATCCAGACGGATATTACACTAAAGCAAACAACCTGTTAATAGAGCTGAACAAAGACGCTACTAGGTGGAAGGATAGTATCGCTCTACTGAATAAAAGGATGAATGAACTATCTCTTATTTACAACCTGAGTAACAAAAAGCTATACGATCCAGATAACTACAAACCAGGATTACCT